AGCCAGTCATCCAGGACATCGAACCATCCTCTTTGTGAAATTGGTTGTGAAAGTGTTGAAGAAGTCATAACCTCCTATGTATTTCTCATATTTATCTTAACATTCCTTAACAAAGAGGTCAATGAGTGTTTGTGCTTATCCAATTACAACAAGAGAATCAAATGAGCAGTCATATGTTCCTTTACGATTGGTGTCTAAGTATCTAACTTTCATTGCGATTGGAGGAAAATGCTCATCATCTTTATCATACATGAAACCTAGAATTTCAAATTCTCTTCCATACCTTCTTTGATTTGGATTATCAATTCTACAAATATCACCTACTTTAAAAATAAACATAAATTTCTATCCCCAATAAATTACCCCAAGAGTGAATAAAACAAATACAAGAACTGTGAATACCATCATACCTACACCTGCCCAGATTACCCAGTTAGGTACAGGTTCGTGTTGAGTATTATGAGACATAAAAAAAGAGGGTTGTTATACCCTCTTAATTATATCAGTTATTCAGTTTTTATCAACCGATACTAGGAGCAGTGAGAGCAACAGGAGTGTTCTCAGCAGCAGCAAGATCCAGAGGGAAGTTGTGTGCGTTCCTTTCGTGCATAACTTCCATACCAAGACCAGCACGGTTGAGCACATCTGCCCAAGTGTTAACAACTTTACCTTCAGAACTCATAATGCTCTGATTAAAGTTGAAGCCATTCAAATTGAAGGCCATCGTAGAAACACCAAGAGCAGTGAACCAGATGCCTACAACAGGCCAAGCAGCAAGGAAGAAGTGCAGAGAACGGGAGTTATTAAAGGAAGCATATTGGAAAATAAGGCGACCAAAATAACCGTGAGCAGCAACGATGTTATAAGTCTCTTCTTCTTGACCGAACTTGTAACCGTAGTTCTGCGACTCGTTTTCAGTGGTTTCACGAACAAGCGAAGAGGTTACAAGCGAACCGTGCATCGCACTGAACAGAGAACCACCAAATACACCAGCAACACCGAGCATGTGGAAGGGGTGCATCAGGATGTTGTGCTCAGCCTGGAACACCAGCATGTAGTTGAAGGTGCCAGAGATACCCAGAGGCATCGCATCAGAGAAAGAACCTTGACCGAAAGGATAGACCAGGAACACTGCAGAAGCAGCAGCAACAGGAGCAGAGTATGCAACGCAGATCCAAGGACGCATACCTAGACGATAAGAAAGTTCCCACTCACGACCCATATAAGCATAGATACCAATCAGGAAGTGGAAGACAACGAGTTGGAAAGGACCACCGTTGTAGAGCCACTCATCTAGGGAAGCAGCTTCCCAGATGGGGTAAAAGTGCAGTCCAATTGCATTGGACGAAGGGATAACAGCACCAGAGATGATGTTGTTTCCGTACATGAGTGAACCAGCAACAGGTTCGCGGATACCATCAATGTCCACAGGAGGAGCACCGATGAATGCGATGATAAAACAAGTTGTAGCAGCAAGCAGACAAGGGATCATCAGGACTCCGAACCAACCCACATAGAGGCGGTTGTCGGTTGAAGTAACCCAGTTGCAGAATTGTTCCCAAGTATTTGATTGTCGTTGTTGTGAAAGTGTAGCAGTCATTTTGTTTAAAAGGGTAAGTAAAAAGTCCAGGGGGAACTGGATGTTACGTTATTCCCCACACCACCCCCAGTGTGGGCATGAGAGACGTAATTTATACTCCCATAGGTCTCGGTTAACGGGAGTCACAAACATTAAAGAAGTGTTACATTCCTTAACGTTTTGATGTATTTATAATAACATTGTCAGCAAACCCTGTCAATAGGTACAATTGCTCAACTGGCACATCCTAAATAAAGGGTTGATATATTGATAACCGTATAATAATTAAGATATAGTATTGCTAAATAAAATAAAGTAGATTTATTTAAAAAGATGTTAAACGAACCTACTCGCAAGAGACTTTTAGCAATCTGCACAAAACTTTCTAAAAAGCAAAAAGTTTCTGACTTTGATTTATCTTGGGCACAAAAAAATGCCATTCATGATGAAGAAGCAGAATCTTTATTAAAGAAAGTTGATTTGTTTATTCCAGCAAAAGACCAAGAAGACACCACTGAAGTTTAATGTATGCCCAGAGAGTGGAACACTCCAAAAAGGGAGTGTTGGAATGCTCCTATCCACCAAATACTTAAGGCAATAGATAATCACACCCGTCTCTGGTTGGAGACGGGTGATTTTTGGCATCAAGAACAAGCACAAATATTAAGAACATATTTACACGAACTCAAAACCTGGATTCATCGTCAAGAAGGAAGATGAAACTTAATCTAACCAAACTTATCTTTATAGTTTGTTTCTCCGCTATTGGATTTGTTGGAATTAATTTTATTTCATGTAACTTTATGTTTCCAGGGTCAATCAATGCTGCAAATGCATTAGGAAAACTAAAAAATCCTCCTCCCTTAGATTGTAAAGAATCTGAGAGAAGAGGATATGAAACTCTATTAGCAATTCTAACTACAGTAATCGCTCTACGAACAAAGGTAGAAGATTAAGAAACCCAGAGTTTACCCTCCGCTTTTCTTCTTCTAAGTAATCCTGCTTCAACTTTACTACCAGGATTACGATACATCTCTAATGTTTTTGGGATTGCTTTCCAATTCTTCTCACGTAGATTGCGGGTAATAGTATTGAAATTGCTGTTACCATAGAAGCCAGCACCGAGATTATAAGCAAAGCTGAGAAGTGCTCCACGTTGGTTGTCATTCATTTCGCTCCAATAAGGTATTTTTTGCAATGAAGGAAGAAATCTTTGTTCAAGGTCAAATAACAATAATTTATCTGCATATTCTTGAGTAATTTTTCTACCCAATTTAAAAGATTTACCATCAAAATCTTTAGTAGAACCCCAACCAATTGTAATTGGAAGTCCACCAGTTAGTGGGTCTGGATAAGCATTCAAGTGACATCCCTCAAACTCTCTAATTAAATCAACACCACATTGAGGGATTTTTGATTGTGATGTTGATTCTACTTTTTTACATCAAAAATTCTACCCCAACCATCATTACCTTTAGGGCACCATCTACGAGATAATTCGGAACGTTTGTAAACAGCACCCTTACCATTGTTCACGGAACCAGTATATCCATCATTTAATGATCCATAAGGGTCATTAACGACATAATCACCAGAAGGTGTCTTACCAATCACCACTACCATGTGTCCTCCTGTGGGATTAGATAAAGTCCCGCGATGAAGAATGCCAATAACAACAGGTCTACCAGCGGCAAGCTCTCTATCAAGATCAGCAAAAGTAAGGCTGTAGGAAAAACTGGATTTAATACCGTATGACGCAAGAACTTTGGTTTGAACCAGGTGATCAGTTGTGTCACCAATTGAAAAAACTTTTTGTACATAGGCGTCATCGCCCTTAGGTCCTTTTAGTGTGCCAGGTTTGAAATACTCAAGACACATTGCACAAGCAGAAGAGTTGCAGGTTCTATTTGCATCTCTATAGTTATCTGTTTGTGGATAAAAAGGAACTGGTAAAATAGTTGCTTGGGGTTTGTTCTCTTTTGTTCTAAAAATCCTTACCCAATTTGCTTCGTCTTGCATCAATTCGTGTGCCTTTAAAAGCAAATCTTTTTCAAATTGTTCTACCGCAGCAACATGCTTTGGATTATTTTCATCAAAGTGTTTAAAAAAATTGTGAAGATCGATGAGCATTATAGTATCCAAACCCTGCATTATATTTATTAAAAAAGGAGGGATAAACCCTCCTTCGTTCAAACTGTTGCTACTTCACGAACAGTAGATTTCACATATTCCAAAACAACTTCTGGAGTAGTCGCTTCGTAAGGGTCGGTTTCTGCATTGTCCCGTTGCCCATCTTCAACGAATAGTTTCTCGATGATTCCGTTATCCACGACCGCAGCATAACGCCAAGAGCGATCACCGAAACCAAGGTTAGACTTATTGACAAGCATTCCCATAGAACGTGTGAAATATGCATTGCCGTCAGGGATAAGAGTGACGTTCTTGATGTTTTGATCTTGTGCCCAAGCATTCATTACAAACCCATCATTAACAGAGACGCAGTAAATAGCGTCGATGCCACTACCAATAAAGTCGTCGTATTTCTCTTCGAATCCAGGTAACTGATAGGCACTGCAAGTAGGAGTGAAAGCACCAGGCAAGCTAAAAATGACCACACGCTTTCCATCGAAAAGTTCAGAAGATGTACGATTTACAAATTCACCATTCTCACGAAATACAAATTCTACTTGTGGAATTTGATATCCTTCTTTACGCATAGGCACCTCCATACTAATTTTTTCTTTATATTTGTTGTAAATTTTTTTAGCGAAAATTTTAATCATAATCACCATACACCAGGAATAATTTGTCCCGTGGTCATGTAAGTGCCAACAGCAATTACAAAACCAAGCATGGCGAGACGAGCATTAAGAATTTCTGCTTCAGGGGTGAATCCGAATTTCATTTTGTTTCTCCTTGATAAATGTGTTTTTGTTTAAGATCTGGGTTTGTATTGCAAACCATTTTTTCTTTGACAGGTTTGATAACAATAAACTTATCATTCTTGAGTGTGCCAGCGATCTTGACTTCTAGTTTTACATCTCGATCCCAAACACCACTGTCAACTAATTCTTGGAGGGCAAGATTGAATTTCCCAAGCATTCCAGCACTCACAGGTTTTCTTCCTGTTCAGTTAGAATGACGCAATCACTAGTTGGATATGCGACACATGTAAGAATGTATCCTTGTGCAATTTGGTCATCATCAAGAAATGATTGTTCTTCATTATCGACAGTTCCACTAATAAGTTTACCTGCACAAGAACTACATGCACCAGCACGACAAGAATAAAGCATATCAAGTCCTGCTTCTTCAGCCGCTTCTAAAATATACTGATCACTAGCACATTGAATTGTATTCTCAGTGCCATCTGGGTTTTGAAGAGTAATAGTGTAAGTCATTAATAAGTCTCACAAAGTTTTTCTACAGATGCTGCCAACAATACGAAGAAGGCAACTGAAGTCATTGTAAATAGAATCTCAGTCATTGTCAATCAATTGTCAGAAGATGCAGAAGAAGAACTTACCAGTGATAGCATAAGAAATGAACCCAGCAACAATACCGACCATAGCCCAGCGTCCATTCGTCATCTCCTTAATTTCATTAGGGGAATACATCCCATAATTTTCATAATACATAGTGGGTTCTTTAGCAAACATATTTTGCTGCCCACGTTCATTAGTGGTAACTGTCATTGATTTTGTAACGATTTACAACAAAATTATATAGTAATTATAAAAAAAAGTCAAGGGGGGAAATCCGACCCTTGACTAAATCAATTAGATTTTATTTTTAAATCAGAACTTGAATCCCAGACCCGTGGTGAACACAGGAGAATAGGTTCCGTTAGTTGCACCGTAGCTGTTAGCAGCGTTGGTGGTGGGGAACTTCAGATCAGCAAAACCAACCAGAGAGTTGGTCAGACGACCTTCGATACCCAGAGCGAGAACAACTTGACCACGATCACCCACAGCGGACTGGAAGTTAGCAGCAGTGTTATTCACGAAGGGGATTTGATAACCAACACCAGTGTAGATGTTAGCCTTGCTCACACCAGAAGCGGCACGGGCGAGACTCCAATCGTAGGAGAGGAGGGCACCACCAGCAGCACCGATCTGACCAGCAGGAGTACCAACAAGGTTAGTATAAGGACGAACAGCAACAGCATTTTGATTGCTGAAGGTCTTCACAGCATAACGACCTTGGATAGTAGCACCAGAGATAGTACGGTTCTCGGTATAACCGTTACCAGCGGTGCCTTGCTTGTTCAGCAGTACACCAGCACCCAGGTAATTACCCACGCCTTGTGCCTTCTGAGCGGCAGCAAGTTCAAGAGCACTTACACGGGCATTGGTAGCACCGATTTCTTTGGCGAACTCAGCACGGAGAGCAGCAGCCAGGGCAGCATCAGCAGCACTTTGGAACTCAGTAATGCGATCCAAACAAGCATTAGTCAGGGCAGCAAGTTCAGCACGAGTAGCAGGTTGACCAGGCTGGAAGGTGCCATTGGGATAACCAGCAACACAACCATAACGCTCTACCAGATTAGTAATCGCTTGATACGACCACTGGGTAGGTTGAACATCACTCAGTTGCTTAACACTGGTGACTTGTGCCATGGCGGGAGCAGCAGTAGCAGCAACAGCGGCGGCAAGAATAGAACGAATAATCATAGTTAATTTGTTTTAGATCTAAACGACAAATGTTAAGAATTACAACATAATTCTTAAGTACCTATTTAGTATAGGTTTAAGAATTATGTTTGTCAAGTGTATAGGGTTTACCGCTGTCCACCAGATGGATCAGTGACTCTCCCTAGATAAGGATCATAGTCGGTAAGTTGATCAATTGTCAATTGAGCCCCTGCTTGAGACCAGAAATTAAATATTCCATCATGACTGTTTCTGTGAAAAATATCAATATGATCAGGATGAATAGAAGAACCTAACTCAATTTTATACAATAATAATGGTACTGAATAAGTATTTCCAGAATTATACAATAAATCATCTGCAACTGGCCTTGGTTTTACCCCATTGTCCAGTTTATACTTACCATCTCTAATGTGGAGTTTAATTAATTTTTCTGCATGGTGTCTAGTGATTGCGTAACATGCAGTGGAAAATTCATTCACAAATCGTTTATGAATTTTCACATGAATATCACCAGTACAAATAATTGCCAATTGAACAACATCCCAATCATAGGGAACCCTAGAAATAAAGTCTTCCCAGGTAAATGTCCAAAATCTAGCAATATCTAAATTGCAATCATCTTCCATGATAATTGCATAAGGACTATCAGAATTATTATACCAATGTTCAATTGCTTTAAGATGTGAGGTTACACATCCAACCTCACCAGATGACATATTTTCTGGATACCTTCCTTTTATGATATCACTTAAATCGTCATCTCTACCATCATAGGCAGAAATTCTAGTATAATTTTCAATTTCCCAGTAAGAAAACTGTTCCTCCATATACTGTTTTCTTTCTGGTTGACCATCCAAATTCAAATAATAAACAGGTCCAAAGTTTTTCAATTTACTTATTGATTTATTTTTATCCATGATTTTCAATAACTTTAACTATACTAGGAATATAATATTTTTGTAAGATTTCTTTCCAATCAAAGTTTTTAGAATATTCTAAAATTTCTTCCCGATGAGAAATTGAATACTCTCTATTTTTTACAATTTTTTCTTCAATGTATTCTAAATCATCAATTTTGTCTTCTGGAATAATAGTAATAAATGGTTTAGATTGATCGAGATTTGCTTTGCCCCATTCACATACTACTACACCAAGACCTGCGGCAAGAGCTTCCATACAAACTAATGGATGTGCCTCCCCATCAGATAGAAGAACAAGGTTACCATAATCGGTGAGTTCATTGTATAGAGTTTCTTTAGACCATTCACCCAAATAGTTCTTGTTAGTATTAAATCTACTATCAGCAAGATTTCCAGCAAACCAAAGACTATCAATAGACTGGAATAGATGTTGACGTTTTCTATAATCAATCTTTGCAAGATAGATTGATCTGTCTGGGTATTTTGGAGATTCTGAGACTTTAAATTGATTAATATTAACTCCGTTTGGAGTAATAAAAAGATTCTCTTTAGGAATATTAAACATTATTTGATATACCTTAGAGATTCCTTCAGATAAACAAAAAATATTTGGTTTAATAGAAGCAAATTGATTGGCAACATTTGCATAACCATTAAACATTTGAGGTCTCTCTAAATATCCAAAATGACTTGTAATTGCAGATGGATATTGGATGTATGGACAAAGATTAATAAATTCATCATAATGCACATGCACAAAATCAGGTACAAATGCATTTATTTCATTAATAATTTGCCTGTAATCTTTAGTATTTACAATTTGAACTTCATGCCCCAGTTCTTCTAAGGCAAGTTTAGTATCCCAAATTAATATTTCTACTGCACCCCACCCAGTAGGGGGAATAGGCATAATGCCTGGTCCAACTAATGTAATTTTCATTTTTTTATTTTTTGAGGATAATCTGTACAAACACCATAACAATCATAAGCAATCAAAGTATTTAATTCTTCTCGTTTAATATAATTTTCTGGCATAACAATTATACTAGATGGTGTATAGGTTTGTCCAGGATATGTCCAAATATAGTTTTTACTGGTTAGCGTAAAATCATCTGTTTGATGCCAAAAATAATTATATCCACCAGTTTTATGAACAAAATGATAAAGTGCTTCAATATTTTTACAATGAATCCACAGGTTTTCCATACGTTCAGCTAACCAATATGGAGTAACCACATATTGTGGATCATCATGACCTAGATAAAATTTATTATCAAATGTATCATATCTAATATCAATTTCAACATCAAATCCCATTGATATTGCATTATCAATAGTATCTGGATGGTTTTCCGTTAAAGGATTGGGACCATCAATATTTCCTCTATGTGCAATGATTTTCATAATTAACCTCGGATACAAGCAGCATCCATAGAACAAGGAGCAAGATCAGAGTGTTCAAACCACTTTAAAAATGAACCCATTTTAAATGCTTCGGGAGAAGGTTCCCAAATATCTTCATATACATCTTCAATATCATCAAAAGCATTAAGTGCCCAAGTCAAATATTTTGGACCAAAGAATTGGATTGTATCAGGGAATCTAGGATGATGTCCTGGAAGATAAAACTTATACTTATCACAAGTATTAAGATCTGGGAAATTAAGAAGTACGGTATCATACCTTGCTAGTACAATAAAATCGTAACTGGTATTTGTATCTTCTGCGTATGATTTAACAATATTAGCAACAGATTTAATAGAATACAATTGTGACATTACATTGCTATAGTTTTTAGGATTCCAATGGTTGCCACTTTCTCCATATATTTGTCTAGCAGGATGCTTATCAGTAAACTTCTCATCAATAAATTTTTTAGCTTTAGGTGGCAATTCAAAAGTCTTTGGATCTTCAATACCTAAAATTAAAGGAGAATAATTATTGGTAATAATTTCTGGGGCATCCTCAGAAACAGGGCATTTGTTTATCTTAGACCAAGAAGAGTAATCATATTCTCCACCATTTTCTTGCCACCACATGTGACCGAATACATCAGTATCATATCGATTAAGAATTACTTCTTTGTATGTGTTGATAATTTCTAGATTATCAACAAATCTAGGTTGCCCAAAAAATGCTAATGCTACTTTCATCACACTTCTCCATTATAATGTTCGAGGAAATAATTTAAATCTTCTGGAGTTCCAATACCCCACATACCATTCCTATCAATCTCTTTGATGCGGATTTTTTTACCATCACCGATTGCTTCATTAAATACTGGACAAACATAGAACTCATTATTAACCCGAATGTTCTTTTCAATCATTTGTTCAGCATACTTAACATAATCAGAACCTTTTTTCCAGTAGTAAATACCTACAGTGGCATGTTCAGAGATTGGTTTCTTCTCAGCAACTTCCTCAACATAACCTTCTTCACCAAGTTTAGCATAAGACCACTTAGGATGGGTTGCGGGGAAGGTTACGATACCGCCATCAACTTCACCATTTTGGAATGCATAAAGGGTTTCGTTGCTATCCCATTCAACAAACTGGTCCGAATTTGCCATTACAAGGGGTTCATCATTATCGATAAACTCTTTTGCAAGTAAAGTAGTGCAACAAGCACCTTCAGTAAGACCATCAACTTGGACAATATTACATCCAGGAGCAATCAGAGGAAGCAGATAGTTGAGATTATACTTCTCATAATGCTCCTTCTGAACAATAAAAGTATAATTTGCTTTGATGTTCAGGTTCTCAACAACCACTTGAATCATTGGTTTACCTTTAACTTCAATCAAAGGTTTGGGGAAGGTGTAACCCTGACTAGCAAATCTGCTGCCAGCACCTGCCATAGGAATAAGAACATTCATAGTCTTGCTCTCCCACGCAACTTTTTGTTTAGTACCATTTAGAATTTTTTTGATGCGGTCAATCTTTACCTGATTAAGATCCTTACGGTCTTCAACAGGAACCAAGTGTGCCTTACTATCAAGAGCACCTTGACGACCAATATGACTATCCTCAACAATTACAGTATCTGCAGGAAGTGCTCCAAGAGCAGTCATGCACTTCCAGTACATTGCTGGGAATGGTTTATTGCGAACAACGTCTTCATTAGAGACGTACATATCAACAAACTCAAGAAGACCAAGACGCAGAAGAATAATCTTTACAGTATTGCGAATACTGTTAGATGCTACGGCGATTTTATATCCTGCATCTACAAGTTGCTGGAAATAACCCATTAACTCATAATCTTTTGCAACACAATCATTAAAGATTTTGAGAGTTGCCTCTTGCTTATCTCTCCAAATCTGGTCGTAAAGGTCTACAGGAAGACCCTTATTTTTAGTCAAAAGTTCTAGTTTTGCTTTAGTGGGAAGACCATCATAAATGCTAACATGCTCTTCTCTGCTGATAGCATATTCTTCCCCAAGTGCTTGGTTTAATGCTTCGTAATGATAATCTTTACTATCAATTAAGACGCCATCCAAATCAAAGATAACAAGTTTAGTCATTATTTTTTATCTCTCCAAAGTACATAGTTCCAGTTGTTTTTAGTAATGGGAAGATTGTGTCTTTTTTGTGCATTAAACCCAATAAGACATTCTGGATTGATTTCCGCACCCATTTCACATATTTTAACAAAATTGTCAAATACGTCAAGATATTTATCCATCAATTCAGATGACCCAAATGCAAAGTGGTCATTGATTCCATGTTCAATGTGTGCCCATTCATTCAATACATTAACTGTATTTAAATCATAGTTTGATATGGGACCAATAGGAGTTTTAAAATATTCATCAGTTCTTAAACGAATAACACAATCATACTTAAACCCATTATCATCTTCATACTTTTTCTTGAGATTATTTGCTTCATTCAAGCTATAAAACATTGAGATAATGTTGTTGACTGGATGAGGAAATCTAGGATCAGGATAAATATCTTCCGCTTCAAACTCTTTTGGTTCTTCAAAAACAAGACCTTTGGGTTGCCAGTTATCAACCATAAAATCTTTAAGGTCTGCTTCCCAACGCCCACGGTCTTTATATTGGTCCCAAAAATAAGTTCCTACCCATGCCTCGTCATACCAAATATGAGCAAACACATCAATTTCACAATCTGGATTTGCATCCCAAAAAGTTTGACGATGATTTTCATAACATTCTTTTAAGTGTCTCGGTTGACCCGAGTAAATCATAGCAATTTTAGACATGATACTTACTATTATCTTTAGATAGATGGACAATTTTTGGTTCAAATGTACATACTTTAGCGAATACTTCTGGGTATGCAAGACTTGGTGACGCTACAAATACTTCATCCCGATGTTCAATATAAAACTTATTCAAATGACTTTCATCATGCCAAGTAGCAATTATATTATTTTTTTCATCTTCAGTTGTTTTTTGGTCAAGTTCTTGAATCATATCAAGAACATAAGGAAGTTTACCACCCCATAAACATCCTTGAAAATAAATTGACAAATCATCAGATTCGGAAACACATGCATTAGATAGTGGAGTTACATCAAATGCTCCAGGAAGTTCATTGTGTGGTGGCATGTTCAAATAATGACATGGATGATGAACCCCAATATATTTTTTAGAATCATCAAACAAGTCTTCTGCAATAACAGTATCTACTACTCGCATATCTGCATCTAGAAAAAGTAACCAATCACAGTCTTGAATATCTTCAAAACATTTCTGGATCATTTTAAAACGATACAGGGTGATATATGGCCACTCTAAATGCTCTTGATTATATACAATAGCATTTTCTGGAGATTCTGGAACCTCACCATCAGTAAAAATTATATACTTTTTTTCGGTGCTTGGCAATAAGAATTGCTCACAACTCTCATACCATGAGGGAAGGAAGTTAAGGTACTTCTCCGTTCCAATAAAAATAACAGCAACTTTCATTAAATTACAGTCCAATCTGGGCAATAAAGATCTTTAGTATCTAGGTGTTGATTATCAGGTCCAAACCATTTACTTGGTGCAATAACCTTATCACTCTTTGCCAACCATGCACCCCACCAAGAGAATGAAGAGTTTGCAATAATATGCGATTTACATAGAGTCATCAAACAAAGGTCAACATAATTAGAGTTTCCTTCCGCAATTAAAAATCTATCACTTTCAAATAATGTCTGTGATTTGCACCATTCTGGGTCATCAGAAAAAATAACAACAGTTCTATCAGTATCAAAATGCTCTAATGCCTTTTCATAATAATCTAAATCGAGATTGTTATGTTGATGTGATAGTTGTAGATAATCAGTCCTTCTAATATGAAGAGAAATTGGATCATCTATAGTTTCAATCATTTCCTTTGCTGGATTAAAAATATGGTCATGAAATTCAAAATCTTCTCTAATTTCATCTTCAATATCTTTAAAATATTTTTCTGATTGAAAGTATCCTTGAAGATTCACCCACTTTGGGCAATTGTTATATAATTCCTCATTAAATCCAAATTCATTTTCTACAATGGTAGGTCTTTTACCATCAAGATATTGGATATTAAGCAGCATAACGTTATGAAGCTTAAATGGAACAAACAATTGGTGATCTTCCCATTCATTAACATTAGTAGATGGAGGGAGACAATAATTGTAATCATTTTTTCTTGCAATACCTTTTAAAGACGCAAGTTGGAACATTTGATTTCCAAGTCTACCAAGTTTTCCTAAAGAATTAAATCCGATCATTGACATTGTTTTTAAACCATTCGTATGTTTCGTATAAACCTTGTCTAATCCCAGTTTTAGTATCCCATCCAAGAGATTTAATTTTATCAACATTCATCACTTTTCTTGGGGTTCCATTGGGTTTAGAAGTATCCCATTTAATTTCACCAGTGTAATCTAAAACATTACAAATTAATTCTGTTAGATTTTTAATTGTAATATCCTTGCCACTACCGATATTAATAATTTCAGGGTTATTATATTTAATCATGCAAGTATAACATGCTTCAGCAAAATCATCAATGAATAAAAATTCACGTAATGCAGATCCATCTCCCCAACACTCTATAAAAGGTTCATTATTAATTTTTGCCTTATGAACTCTCCCCATTATACCTGGAATAACGTGACTACTTTCTGGGTCAAAATTATCATTAGGTCCATAAAGATTAGTTGGCATTAATGAGACTGCATTAAATCCATACTGTTTATTATACGCTTGGCACATTTTAATTCCAGCAATTTTTGCAACTGCGTAGGCATCATTTGTGGGTTCTAATGGTCCAGTAAGGAATTGATCTTCTGTAATCGGAATAGTTGGATGTTTAGGATATATACAAGAAGACCCTAAAAATACCAGTTTTTTTACACCATATCGGTAAGAGGCATCAATTACATTTGTTTGAATTAAAAGATTGTCTCGAATAAAATCTGCTGGATAATCTCGATTAGCAACGATACCACCTACTTTTGCTGCAGCAAGAAATACATAATCTGGTTTATTTTCAATGAAGAATAAATCAACTTGACATTGATCGGTAAGATCTAGTTGTTTTCTATTTGCAGTAATAATATTATTATACCCTTTTGACTTTAAATTTCTAACAATTGCAGATCCAACTAAACCATTATGACCAGCAACAAAGATTTTAGAATTATTGTCCATATAAACACATGTCCTCAACTAATTGTTCAAATGTAATTTTTGGTTCCCATCCTAGTTTTTCTTTCGCTTTTGATGGGTCTCCCAACAAAGATTCAACTTCTGCTGGTCTAAAATATTTTGGATTAACTCTAATTATTACTTTTTTAGTAAGTCTATCAATACCAACTTCATCTAAACCTTCACCTTCCCAAGCAATTTTCATTCCAAAATAAGGTGATGCTTCTTCAACAAACTCGCGTACCGAGTATTGTTTTCCTGTAGCGATTACATAGTCATCTGGGTTATCTTGTTGAAGCATTAACCACATTGCTTCAACAAAGTCTTTAGCATGTCCCCAATCACGCTTTGCATTCAAATTTCCGAGATATAATACGTCCTGTTCCCCAGTTGAAATTCGTGATAATCCGCGAGTGATTTTTCTTGTGACAAAAGTTTCTCCTCTGCGAGGGGATTCGTGATTGAAAAGAATTCCAGAACTTGCGTGTAATCCATACGATTCTCGGTAGTTTTTAATAATCCAGTATCCATAAAGTTTAGCGACTCCATAAGGTGAACGAGGATAAAAAGGGGTTGTTTCTTTTTGTGGTACTTCTTGAACGAGACCATATAGTTCAGAAGTAGATGCTTGATAAATTCTTGTTTTTTTCTCCATTCCTAAAAGACGAACTGCTTCAAGAATACGAAGAGTTCCAAGACCATCAACCATACCAGTATATTCTGGCATCTCAAAAGACACTTTTACATGACTTTGGGCACCCAAGTTATAAATTTCATCTGGTTGAACCTGCTGAATAACTCTTACAAGATTGGTAGAATCAGTAAGATCACCGTAATGGAGATTAATAGAATCAAAGATATGGTCAATACGATGAGTATTGATAAGGGATGCTCTTCTAACAATGCCATGAACTTCATAACCTTTTTGAAGAAGCAATTCTGCAAGATACGATCCATCCTGTCCTGTTATTCCAGTGATAAGGGCAACTTTCATATGTTAAATTATGATATGGATTGCATCCTAACATTAAAACAAAATTCAGTCAATGAATTTTTTCATCGGATTAGACTTTATAAATTTTTGAGGGTTCTTAGGACACATGCTACAGACAGATTCTGATCCTCTATTAAAAAATTCATATATTTCTTCTTCAGTAGAATCTGGTGATAATGGTTTGTATTTTAAATATGGATCCCATTTTGGTGATAATTGATCTCCATATTTTCTTTTTTTAAGTTGTAGATATGCAAGTGGCGAACATTTATACATTTTTCCATTATATAATTGAAAATTCTGTTGTCCTGATGGGCATCTATCCCAACTCATTTGTGGATCATTGTCTTCAAAAGGAAGTATGTTTTTACCACTACCATGATAGGTTTTTATCCAATGATTAGCAGAATCATTTAATACTACATTAATACCATATAATTCAACCCATTCATTTATTTTAGATAAAGATTTTAAAAACACTTTTAAGTATTCTTTATCATAAGAATGCATTGATACTGTCATGACACAATTAGTATCATATAAAGCTTTTGGTAATTCTGGATGCCTATCAATTAAAACACCATTAGTAACTATCTCATAATATTGGTCTTCTTGAATATTCCATTCCTCTTTTGTCATGTAAATTATATCAATTAAATCTTTGTGTAATAAAGGTTCTCCACCGAGTATTGATAATTCTTTGGGTTTTATTTTATTTTTCCAAAGTGAATACCATTTTTTTAAATCATCAATTGATATATGCTCATTATATCCATCATTAGTAAAATGCCCACACCCCTGACACATAAAATTACATGAATGTGTTATATGCCATTCTAAGTGAGATACTTCTACCATAATAAGAATTAAAAATGTATTTATTTTATGGTATAAAAAAAGATGGGATTTACCCATCTTAGTAAATTCAGGCTCGCCACTTGCCCTTTAACTGGAGGCAAGAAACCAGGCGGAGAAAGAATTCCCCATCCGCACCACTTGCTTTTTAATGGAAAAGCAAGAAACCAAAATGAGGGTCATTTGACTCCACCAGTACTGTTAACGCCCATCCGTGGCGAAAAGATGGATTAATCTAGTAATTTCAATAAAAGCATAAAATCCACATATTGTTACAGAATCCCACATTTTTAAATAAACAAATGAAGGAAGTAACAAGATTCCAGCAAGAAATTTAACAATTAATCCAATTTTTTCATCTCCCCATAAAAGAATGTAATATCCAATTATGAGGAGTGCATTACCAACATACCTAAGTATAGTTGTTTTATCCATAAGGGGTTGCTCCCGACCAGGGTTTTTATAGTCTCTCCATGACTAGGCAACTTCTACAGTTTCAAGATCTTGATAGAGATATTCCATTAGCATTTCATAATCATCCAAAGGATCACCAGAGAACACTACACCTTCACCTTCATAATATCTGCGAACTTTTTTATAAAGTTTCGGATTCTTTACATCGAGATAAAAATCTCCGTTTGCAGCACCGCGAAGAGTTTGAATGTCTTTCTTGAATTTAGTTGTAAGAGTCATTGTTTTGAATGTTGACCTTAATATTATAAGGGGTTGACTTGGAGAAGTCAAGATGGACAGATTAAATTCTGTCCGAGTGCTCGTTGAGAGGATCGAACTCTCCTGAGGCGAATTATGAGTTCGCTGCCTTCACCAGATGGCTAAACGAGCATTCGTTATTCGCAAATAGCGAATAGCAATAGGAATACTGGGAGTTGAACCCAGACTAACCCGTTATAAGCAGGCCGCTCTAACCATTAAGCTATACTCCCTTGGTAGGACTGCTGAGAATTGAACTCAGTTCACACCGTTATAAGCAGTGGGCCTTAACCAATAGGCGACAGTCCCGTGTGTTTCAACAAATCAAAGTTAACATGCATCGTTGTGGTTTGTCAAGACCTCTATCAACTCTTTGATATCTGTCTCTGATGCATCTTTACTTGACTCATTAGTAAAATCTATAGATTCAATTTTAGAAATTTCCTGTTGTGATTCCATTTAAAAAAATCATTAACTAAAATTTAAATAGTAAAATTACAAAGATTTTACTAATCGGGGTGATAGGATTCGAACCTACGGCCCCTGCTTCCCAAAAGCAGTGCTCTACCAAACTGAGCTACACCCCGTAATAAGATTATTTATCTCGGTGTATAATCATTATACCCATAAAAGGAACAACTGTCAAGCCAAAACCGCAAAAGAACAACCAAACTGGACTCGCTGCAAGAGTCTCTACAATATGAAAAATCATCTTTCTCTCCATTTAAATTATCTTTACTTACGCATATGCGTTTGTAAGTCCCCATCTGATGAATAAACCAATTAATGTAAAAATTATTATTGCAGATATAATTGTTTTATCCATTATTAGTATCACCAAAAAACTTTGCTAAAGGGTCTCTTTTAGTTTTTACTATTTCACAGGCCCTACGATAAAACATGTTATTTGTATTACCAGAAGACTCAAAGGTTTCTTTAATCTTCACCCAATTTTGGTAAGTATGATCATCCATTGGGGTTTATAAGTAGTTGTACTACTATATAATAGTTTTTAATTTTTAAACGTCAATGTATTGTGTTCATTTTATAACACAAATTAAAAAATTGTTAAACGGAAGGAGGGGGAGTCGAACCCCCAAGGGCTTTAACACCTCAACTGTTTTCAAGACAGGTTCCGTCGCCAATCGGATTGCCCTTCCAAGTTAATAAGAAAACTTTATTTTCTTATTTAGTTAAGATTTAACGTATTTCAAAATCTAATTTGCGAACTTTTCTTTTTCTTCTAGATTCTTGATACTCAAGTTCTTCTGGAGAAAATAAACTTGTTTTTTTATGAGGTTTTTTATTATTTGAATTAATAATAATTACTTTAGTTAAATCAATGGCTGATATGTTATCAGCACAGACAGTCATCATATTAGAACATCCACAACACTGAGTTTTAGATGGATGACTTGTCAACTCTTTGTTGCAATCTTTGCATCTCACTACTAACATTTTCCATTAATCTCCTAATATCTGCTAATGATAATTTAATACTATCAAGTTCTTCATGGATATCTTGATGATGAAATCTTAAAGGTTTTTGAATTAATTTTTTGAATTTTTTATCTTTCATAAGTTATATATGCTTCATTTTATATATGGGCGATACTGGAATCGAACCAGTGACTTACCACTTGTAAGGAGGCCACTCTACCGCTGAGTTAATCGCCCGATGATTTTATTTTAACAGAGACAAATTATTTTGTCAACTATTTATTGATTTATTTGAAGTATTTTTTCAATTTTCTAATAAAATATTCACCAATAATTTTATATTGTTCTTTTTTAGGATGAAAACTAATTAAATTTATTAATCCATTTTCTTCAGCATATTTAAAATTATTATTCAAAACTAATCTGCCATTTAATTTTCTAGCATGTTCATAACAAAGCATCGATAAAAGATCTCTCTGTTCTTTATATTGATCTAAAAAATTATCAAATTTTTCTTTATAATCTAAAGAATTAAAAGTATCAAACCACATATTTTTTACACCAACCAATTTAAAATATTGATTAAAAAATAATATTTCATTTTTTACAACTTCTTCCTCAACCTCTTTAACATAGGACCATGACATCATTGCTTTTGCCAATTTGTCTTGGTATCTATCATATTTAGATTTAGAATAAAAAATGTTTTGGTATCTATTAGTATCTTTACACCAAAAATAATTTCTATATGTACTGGTAATTCCCCACAAAACAACAACATTATTTCTGCGTTCACTAATTAATTTTTTCCATTCTTCTGTTACAAAATATTCCCTAGCAGTTTTAAACTGTCTTTGATTGCTACTTCCTGGAACAGAAAAGTTTATGTGTCTAAGATTATAATGATCTACTATGATTTTTCTCCAAGAATTATCATAACATATTTTTTCATCCTGTTGAATTTCTTCATATTCATTTTGATCCATTCCATCAACATATCCAGATCCTTCACCAAAAGTCCAACTACATCCAAATGTAACTAATATATTATTAGTCATTTTTTAGTTTTATTTATAGATGTATGGGTCTTCTTCTCTACATTTTTTAGATACTTTTTTAAATTCAATATATGCTTTTATATTAAAATAGATTTTTTTAAAAATATTAATCATTTTATTCCTAGATTAAAACTCCCCCACCTGGACTCGAACCAGGAACCCCAGAGTTAACAGCTCCGTGCTCTGCCAATTGAGCTATAAGGGAATGTGGTGGCGGGGGGAGGAATTGAACCTCCTTCTTGAAGCTTATGAGACTTCTGTGCAACCGTTACACTTCCCCACTTTGATGGATTGAGTGTGATACACCTCATAAGGATGTAACAGGGACTCAACCTCTATCACTATTATATAGTAACAAACTTTTGTAAGTTTGTCAAGCGTCCTCTGCAAGATTTGAACTTGCGACTTCTTGGTTCGTAGCCAAGCACTCTGGTCCACTGAGTTAAGAGGACAAAGCACCCTCGGTAGGATTCGAACCTACGACTAACCGCTTAGAAGGCGGATACTCTAGCCACTGAGTTACGAGGGCATAGGCGAAGGATGAGAGATTTGAACTCCCACTAACGGTTTTGGAGACCGTCGTGCTACCGTTACACCAATCCAACTTTTTGGAGTTCAGGGTGGGATTCGAACCCACGGTAATAGAAGTTTTGCAGACTTCCGCATTCGACCACTCTGCCACCTGAACGGGGTGTCGTATGGGAATTGAACCCATCTAGGTGGTTCCACAAACCACTGCCTTACCACTAGGCTAACGACACAAGGCAGTGGGTAGAATTGAACTACCGACATAGAGGGTATGAATCTCTTGTTCTACCACTGAACTACACTGCCAAAATGGACGCTGACCTGCTGGGTACTCTTTCTGAAGAGGGAGGCGTCAGTCTTTTATATCCTAGCAAGCACCTTGCTGGAGTCCTATGGAAACAACTGGACTCGAACCAGTGGTCTTTCGATTATCAGTCGAATGCTTTACCAACTAAGCTATGTTTCCAATATGGGTTGCTGTCTCTTCCCTTTACCTTTCCTCAATTCGCATCCCCAAGAGACGGGGCAGAGGTAATTCCGAGTTTTCACCCTACCGTATCCTAGAAATACAGGAGTGTTTCTCATATCGGGCAGCAACCCAAGCCGAGGAAGGTGGAATTGAACCACCGACACCATGCTCTTCAGGCATGTGCTCTACCAACTGAGCTATTCCCCGTGGTCGGAATGACAGGATTCGAACCTGCGACAACTGGTTCCCAAAACCAGAGCTCTACCAAACTGAGCTACATTCCGTTGGTAGTCCCAGCGGGGTTTGAACCCGCGTTTCAACCTTGAAAGGGTCGCGTCCTGACCAATTAGACGATGGGACCTTGATGGGAGGGGTATCCCACACGAAGTTACTTACGGATTACGCTTCGTAGCCTTATGAATCCTGCCATCATCCGATGGTGGTTAGAAATCCCTCCCCAATTCCAGTTATTACTACAACATTCTTCTGCAAACTGGCAACCTCTGAAGAATGCGTGGGAGTTAGAATACTGACTCCCAACGACCCTAACGGGATTCGAACCCGTGATACCACCGTGACAGGGTAGCGTGATAGACCACTTCACTATAGGGTCAAGGTGGGAGAGGAGGGAATTGAACCCCCGATGGTTCCGATGTAACGGTTTTACAGACCGCAGCCACACATATTGCCAACAGTAGCCACTCTCCCGAACAGTTTATGTTTAACGACCGAACTGTGGCGGTCAATGGGTCTGGTCGGGCTCGAACCGACGACTTACAGGTTAAAAGCCCGCTACTCTACCAACTGAGTTACAGACCCAAGGGTTAAATTGTCAAGGTGCAAATCGTGGTCTCTCTCGACCACTTGATTAGAATACCACCGTTTGGTCTCTTAGGGGAGATTGGTGGACACTTAGGAACCTGTCACAGGCAACAAAAAAGGGGAGGAAACTTTTTGGTTTCTCTCCCCTGTCTTTTTGTTTTTATGGATTACATACTACATATGTTTATCCATATCCACAAACAGGGGAGTACCCTCAATATGCCAATAACGGCAATCGAGATTACTAAACTGTTTGGGCATTGGATAAGACATTGTTTTCGACCTAAGTGTTATTATTTATAAGACTTTTTATTTTAAAAGTCAACGCCTCAGGCAGGATTCGAACCTGCGGCCAACCGCTTAGAAGGCGGATGCTCTAGTCCACTGAGCTACTGAGGCATAAGTGGCAGCATTCCACTGCCCGCGACTTTGGATTACAAGGTAGTCGTCACCCCGTCTCTCAAACTAAGGTAGCAACTTTGCTACGAGAGAATGCCACGATTTTGTTGGCGTTTGTTGTTTGTTCCATCAACAGATAAGATCATAACACCCCGTCGAAACCTTGTCAACCCCTTGATTTATGGAGTTGTGGGGAGTCGAACCCCAGTCCGAAATGCCAGTGGATCTCTCCTCCTGAACAATCTATATAGTACCCTAAACGTCTTGCTCTGTCAACCCCTTTGCCGATTTTCGAATAACTTCAGCATTCTTTCTATTTATTTCAAGAAGAGTATCATAATTTACACCAAGATATTTGGAAAATCCTTCCAAATCGGTATGTCCATATAGATTATTTAAATCTGATGGACTTGGATATTGTTTTTTAATGTCTTCCATATTGTCTAAAGTATCTTTTTTAATTTATATTAGTTTCTTTACAAGAATCTATCCAAGGAGAACAAATTCTAATTTCTCCTCCAAGCGATTTACACTCGTCGGTATAACAAACAGAATCATCCACTGGTTTTTCTAATTTTTTTGGTTGATACTTCTTATCTGCTTCTTCAATAATTCTATCATATTCTGGAGTAACTTTTTGAATAGCATTATCAACATCTCTTTTTATTCTTCTGTTTAATTTTTCATCATCTTTAATAATAAATTCATTAAGAATAGTTTGTGGAAAATATTTTCTTTGAATTTCATCAAATAAATCCCAAACGCTATTTTCAGATACTCCAGAACACTGAGATAATACCGCAACGATAGAAGAAAGAACTATCCCTATTATTGCATACTGTTTTATATTTGGTTTCTTTTTACCAAAATTAAACATAAAAAAGGAGAAAGTTGGTTAACACTTTCTCCTATTTATTATAAAAATATTAATTTTTTAAACTCTAGAATAACATACGCTGGCAACACCTTGCCCTGGATGGGCAATAGTGGAGAATGCTCCATACGACAGGTCTAGGTCTCTGTCGCCAACATAAGGTCCACGATCATTTACACGCACAATTACTGACTTACCAGTTCGTTGATTTGTAACTCGTAATCTGGTTCCGAATGGAAGCCATCTATGTGCAACTGATTTACCATAAGCGTTATACCGTTCACCATTAGCAGTAGTTTGTCCGTGATAACCATCGCCAACTCCATAGTGTGAAGCAAGGGTACAACCACTTGCTGCTTTTGCCTCAAGGGGTGCTAATCCCGAAACAGCAATAGCAAAAATTGAAAGTGTTTTTAAAAGCATTAAATTTAATAGAACTCTACATCCGTATAAGCAAAGGAGAAGTTCCCCTTCTCAGGGGCAGTGCCCACGGCTCTAAATCATTGTCACAGTCTCATAATAAAATACCCTGCTCATAACAGGGATTTTTACATAATAAGTTAATATTTATGTTTTGTCAAGATTTCTAACAATTAGATTTGCTTATACTCCAGGTACATGATATCTAATTGTTGATTAGAATCCACATCAAGGTCAATCCATTCAGAAAATTCTTCTGATATAGATACCGCATCCATATATTGTTGAAGTTTTAATTTTTGTTCTGTACTATCTTGACACAGATAGTGAATTCGGTCAATTGACCATTCACGAATATCTGAGACGATATCTTCAGTCGTCTTTTCCATAATAATCTTTTCGGAAGTACCTGTTGAGGATGTTGCTATTGTAGTACCTCGGGGTTCCGTCGTCAAGGGATTCTGTAAGGACGTTTTTTGTAAATAATTGTCTTGTTTCTTCAAAGTTAGTTTTGCCCTTTGTTTTATGTAATGAAATAATAGTTCTTGTAAAATTTTCTTTGCCAAATTTTTGAACATCTTCTTTTAGCTCTGGACATGATCCATAATAGTTTTTCCAGTCAGACTCTGATTTAACTTTTCTAGATTTTCCCTTCGGTGTTCGGAAACTCCAGAAATATTTTCTACCAATATAGTCCCTACCAGTTGTATTGCAGTGAATATGATAAACAAAACCAAAATAATCTTGTATATTATCAGACTCAAAAACTTTTCCATCATAGACCCATGGATTAGTATAACTGTAACTCATTCACATAGTCAATAGCTTTGCTCAGATATTTATGGGCAAGTTCCTTCTCCCCAGGATATCTAGACTCTTTATCAATTTGATGTTTTAACTTATCTAATCTTGCCTTCAATTCGTAAATATCAGTTATATGGACCATCGAATTTTATTTACATCTATCAATAGTTATAAAAAAAGAGACCTGTAAAAGGTCTCTTTGTTGTTATTTGATTACATTTATCAAATACTTTCTAAAATATTTTGTCTCCATTCTTCAGACATATTTGCCATGATAACTGTTGCTGATTCTGGAGTCTCTGCATATCCATTTTCAATTAGATGCTCAAGAATAACATCATAAAGATCGACAACCTCAGTCTCTTCACCAAGTCTTGAAGCAACCTTACCAGCACCGCTAGCAACCGCCCTTGCTGCCTTACCTACAGCACTCTTAGCACCTCTCTTAGCAACTGCTGCCTTGTTCTTAGCAGATTGAACTGCCTTGTTCTTAACATCAGATGCTGCTTGCTTAGCAGACTTTGCGGCAGCATAACCAGATACTGCTGCAGATGCTGCTTTTTGCTTTACTTTATCTGCGGCTGCTTTAATCTTAGCACCAACTCTTGATTTAATATCTTTTGCAACTGCAGAACGAAGTTCCGATCTACCTTTACTTGATTGAGTCTTAAGACCAGCCCCTTTAACCAAATTACGCTTATTTGCGTACTTAGCAGCAGCTACGTGAGACTGTTGCTTAACATCCTTTACCTTTTTCTCTGCTGCCTTCTTTGCTTCACCAGGGGCAGACTTTACTTTTTCAACACCCTTTTTAATTGCACCCTTTACTTTAGCAATTCTTTCCTGTCTTCTTTTTGCTTTAGATGCAGATAATCTAGATGCAGCAGCCATTCTGCTACCAGATCCAGAAGTTACTTTATCACTTCCACCTGCTTCACCACCACGACCCATGGTTACTTTTGCTTCTAAAATAACTTCTTCAAAAATTACATCAAGTTCTTCAATATCAAATCCTTCGTTTAAAACATCATAAATTGCTTCTTCAACAATAGAGTCTAATTCTTCATCTGAGAGTTCTTCTACACCAACAAACTCCTCATTCATATCTTCAACTTCAGATCTCAAATCTTCGTCATAAATGGCATTATATGCCTCGGTAAGTTTAAAAACGCTCATTTTTCTATTTTTGTGTTTAATTATATTTATAAAAAAAGGGGAGGTTAACCCTCCCCAAATATTCAAAGTTTAAATCCACTAAAAGTATCTTTTTTAAGATCCTGCTTAATTCCACCAACCACATAAGATTCAACTTCAGTTTCTTGGGGAGCAACTTGAAGTCCTTTAGAAGAAATCCAATGTTGAGTCCAAGGAAGTGGATTATTGTTTGCTGAAATATCATAAATTGGTTTTAATCCAATTGCCTTCATTCTGCGATTTGCAATCCATTCGACATACTGCTGAAGAAGTTTATCATTCAAACCAATCATACTTCCGTCTTTGAACAGATAATCTGCCCAACGTTTTTCTTCATTTACTGCACGGTCAAACATTTTATAAACCCACTCTTCTTCTTCTTTTGCAATTTTTGCCATTTCTGGATCATCACCATCACGCCATTTGTTTAGAATATTCTGAGTAATAGCTAAATGTTGGTTTTCGTCTCTTGCGATAAGAGAGATGATTTTAGCTGATCCTTCCATAAGCTTAAGTTCACCAAAGGCGAAAGAACAAGCAAAACTAACGTAGAACCGAATACCTTCAAGAATATTAACGTTTGCGATTGCTCTGTAAAGTTTTCGTTTGACATCATTGACGGTCTCTTTTGCGTAATGTACTCCTTCAAGATGATGTTTCCATGTTTCAGATGAAGCATAAAACTGTGCAGATTGAATAAAATCATCATAAGATTCAGTTACACTTGCAGCACGTTCTAAAATACGGTCATCTGTTATAATTGCATCAAATACTTCAGATGGATCGGAATAAACATTTTTAATAATATAGGTGTATGAGCGACTATGGATCATTTCCATAAATCCCCACACTTCCATACACGCTTCCAATTCTGGAAGAGAACAATAAGGAATAAATGCCATTCCTGGTCCACGTCCTTGAACAGAATCTAACATAATTTGATACTTCAAGTTAGAAGTATAGATATGCTTTTGTTCTGGGCGAAGTGTTTGATAATCTCCACGGTCCTTCTGAAGAGAAACTTCTTCAGGTCTCCAAAAATAACCTAATTGTTGTGTGGTTAGTTTATCAAAAATTGGGTATTTGTATGTATCGTATCTTTGAATTCCTAGTGGTTTGCCAAAAAACATAGGTTGTTTTTTAGTATTAACTTGATCAGTATTAAAAACTGTCAGTCCCTTGATCTTCGATTGATTTTCGGTTTCCAGGAATTTAAATTGCATGTGTTTTCTCCGTTTTGCTAATAATGTAATCCAACCATCACCACTAATATTTAAGATTTAGAATTGTTATGAAAACTAAATCTTACAACTCTCACAATCTTCTTCATCTTTACTGTTTAAGATCTCTTCCAATAAATTATTCAATTTTGAACTTGTTGTATTATCATCAACTTCATCAGTTTTAATATCATAAGTGTTTTGATAATATGAAGTTTTCCACCCGTACTTATATGTAGTTAGAAAATCGTTCGCCATTACAGAGACTGGAACTTCATTATCTGGATAATTTTCTGGATTATAAGACCAGTTGCCCGAAATTGCTTGGTCAAAGAATTTTTGCATCACAGCAACAATGTTAATATAGCCAGTGTTACTAGGCATATCCCAAAGAAGCGTATAATTATTCTTGAGAGTTTGGTACTGAGGAACAATTTGCTTAAGTGGTCCCTTCTTTGACTTCTTAATGGACAAGTATCCACGAGGTGGTTCAATTCCATTGGTTGCGTTTGACACAACGGAACTGCTCTCCGATGGCATCTGTGCGGACAGTGTTGAGTGCCTGAGACCGTAAGCCAAGATTGATGCTCTAAGTTCTTCCCAATCATGTTGGTATGGAATTGATGAAATTTCGTCTACGTCTTTTTTGTATGTATCAATTGGTAGAATTCCTTGAGAATATTTTGTTCTATCAAAATACCCACAAGAACCCTTTTCTTTAGCAAGTTGATTTGATGCTTTTAGTAGATAATACTGGAAGGACTCAGAAAGTCCATGAACAGCATTCCAAGCATCTTGAGATTCATATTTAAATCCAAGTTTTGCCAAATAGTGTGCAAGACCAATATAACCAATACCAAGTGATCTACGTGCCTTAGTGGCGATTTCTGCCGCCATTACAGGGTATTTCTGATAGTCAATCAATTCATCCAAACCACGTACTGAAAGTTCACAAAGTTCTTCAAGTTCCTCATCAGACTTTACTTTTCCAACGTTGATTGCAGAAAGAATACACAGGGCAATTTCACCAGAACCATCAATATGTTGAATAGGGTCTGTTGGTAATGTAATTTCTTGACAAAGATTAGACATGCTTACTTTATCAAGAAAAGAGCTATGTGAGTTACAATGATCGATATTCATGATGTAAATACGACCAGTCTCTGCTCTCTCTTTCAGGAGGTCCAGAATAAGTTCTTGAGCACCAATAGTTTTTCTTGGAATAGATGTATCTCGTTCATAATCCACATATAACTCGTCAAATCGATCAGTGCCAAAAGCATCATACAAACCAGGAACATCATGCGGAGAGAAGAGGGTGATTTCTTCGTTGCGAATGAATCGTTCATAGAACAGTTTGCTGATTTGGATAGAGTAGTCTAACTTACGAACACGATTATCTTCAGTTCCTTTATTATTTTTTAAGACGAGAATATCTTCTATTTCTTGGTGCCAGATAGGAAAGTGAACTGTAGCAGAACCACCTCGGATACCGTTTTGTGTACAGCATCGGACAGTTGACTCAAACTTTTTAAGGAAGGGGACAACGCCTGTATGTTGTACCTCTCCACCTCTGATTTTAGAGTTGATACCACGGATTCGACCTGCGTTGATGCCGATACCAGCCCTTTGTGCAACATACCTGCCAATAGCCATATCGCTGCTAAAGATACTATCGAGGGTGTCATCAACATCAACGAGAACACAAGATGCAAATTGACGAAGTGGTGTTCTGACCCCTGCCATGATTGGTGTGGGGATGTTGATTTTGTGCTTTGAGATTGCGTCATAATACCTCTTTACATAGGAAAGACGTGTTTCTTTTGGATACTCTGCAAAGATAGTCAGAGCAATCATCATGTACATAAACTGTGGTGTTTCATATACACCACCACTGCTTCTATCTTGCACGAGGTACTTATCAACGACTTGACGTAGACCCGCATAAGTGAACAGATAGTCACGATTATGATCAATATATGCATTTGCTTTATCAAGTTCTTCTTCAGAATATTTGACAAAGATTTCATCATCATAGACACTCAATTTTACACAATTGGTAATATGCTCTTTAAGATGAGGAAGTTCCTTCATTTTACCATAAAGTTGCTTCCTAACTCCGAAAAGTAATAAACGAGCAGCAACAAATTGATAATTCGGATGATCTAAATCTATTAAATCACTAGCACTTCGAATTAGAATTTCTTGAATTTCAGAAGTCGTTATTCCATCATAAAATTGAATACCTGATTGCATTTCAACTTGAGATGCAGATACTCCAGCAAGATCCCTACATGCCTCTTCAACCATAACATGCATTTTATCCAAATCAATGCTTTCAATCAATCCACTTCTCTTTTTAACCTTTAATCCGTTACTCATATTTTTTTCCAGGTTGTAAATTTAAGTTTTGCTTCTAATCCACAATAAGTATTTAAGTTTATCATCTTTTCAACGTTATGTCCAGATAAAACCATATCGTTTATATCTTTCTCACGTATGGTATTTGGCCAAATAACTACCTTTTCTCCATTATCGATGCATTTTTCGATTCTATTAACAATGTCTGTGTTACGTGGTTCGTTATCATAAATCCACACGCGATTGCTAATACCCCACTTACTAACATCACCGTCAGCTCCACAAAGAGCAATTGCGTTGCGAATGAAAGTTGAGTCGAATGGACCTTCTGTGATGTACACAGTTTTATCGTTTTGTACTTCATCGAGACCATAGATTTTTGGTGCGTCATCATCAATCATTATAGTAATGTATTTAATCTTATTTAAACCTAATGCTCTTCCTTGAAATCCAACAAGTTTATTTTGATAAATTAAAGGAATTATAATTCTAGGTTCATCATAGTCCAAACTTTTTTGGTCAAACGTTTGAACCATCGAATTAGTCCATTCTTTAAATTTATCTACGTAATAAAATTTTTCTGGATTTATTTTTCTTCTTTCCAAATAAATTTTTGCAGAAGAATTTGAAGAAGCTTTTGGTATATTTAGTTTTAACTTTTTAGTCTGATTAAATGATGGTGGTGCAAAATTAAATTCTGGTTCTTCAGCAACTACAAAATTTTTACCAGTAAAACCTTCTTTAAATTTTTCTAAGGTATATTGTTTATGAAGATTAGGATCTACTTTTTTTAAAAAATTGTTAAATGATATACTAATACCACAATTATGGCACTTGAAGTTAGTATTATTCTTTACAGAATATAAGTATCCTCTTGTTTTATTTTTATTCTTCTGAGAGTCCCCACAAATAGGACATCTAAAATTGTAAAGATTGGTTTTTACAAACTTAAATTTATCCAATCTAGGAGACAATAAGTTCACATACTTTACATCAATAAAGTCCATACTAATATTTTATCCGATGCTCAATGGTATCACTGATTAAATGACTTGTCAATAGATCTGGTCTCCTTAATCTGAGAGGATATTAAGGAAGTCCATTTAATGACAGAGTTTGTAATTCTTTGAATAAAATATAAACTCTTCAATTTTCTATACTTATTTTTTTTCATGTGGCATAGTATGCCATAATTCCAAATTATTTATTTTGTGGTTGTTCGAGAATAATATTTTCTTGAATTCTTGGACTATAATCCTGGGCACTCATCCATCCAGATAAAATAGTTGATATTATCGTTGCGACTACACCAGATAATATACCCATTCCAACCAACATCCATTTAGTTTGAGATAATCCTCTGACAGTTTCTTCTACTGTTTCTATTCTTTTAATAACCGATTGATGTTCAACAGTATTTGATGCTTTAACATCTTCGATCATTTTTATAATCACTTGGTCAGTTTTAATAGACTGATCAATTCTTTCATCATGTTTAGCGAGAATATTTGCGATTCTTTGATTAGACTCTGAAATTTTATTTACTGCAGATTCTAACTTAGAGAGCATCTCTCTAGAAAGTTCTTCATAAATGTTTAACTTTTCTTCTAAAACTGCCAATTTTGTGTCTGACATTTTAGGTGCTCCTATTTGGTTAAACATTTTAAAATCTCTATGATTTTTTATTAAAATGATCAATCCAATTTTTACGAGATTTTCTCCCGCCATAAATGTATCTTTTTTTGACTCCAGTTCCAATTAAAGTATCTTTACCTGCAACTGGACCTTCTTCGGGAGATTTAGTACTAAATCCGCTACCAGATCCTGGTGCGTTAGCAACCATCATTTCTCTAAGTATTTGAATTACTTTATCAACACTTTTCATTTCGGTAAATTTTTTGAAGTTCTCCTAAACAAGTTATATCAACTGGTATGTCATGTATATAACATTTTGGATACTCTGGCAATCTGTTTAAAAACAGAATAAATGTTTTCATTACTGACCACAATTCTTTTTCAATTTTATAAAATAACATTGGTGTAGTGGCATCACCAAATATATTATACAAAATTATAAAGTGATTAATTAAAAGATGGGACTTTAATTGTCCCGTATTTTTATATCTTTTAAGCAATCTTTTTATGTATTTGAAATGATTCAAATCTTTATCAAAATCCTCTTTGGTTACCGCATGAGGATTTTCATAATGCTTAATAGCAAATAATAAAAAATTATTTTCATTCAGTTCATCAAAAAGCATAAGTTATATCAAGCTAATGGGTTACCGTCATAGATTGGTGTGTTACCTGTAGTAATACCAGACATTGCAACAAGAGTTTCTTTCTTAACTCTCAATTCTCCAGTGCTATCTACATAAGTAGTAACTCCAACCCATCCTTCATGAGTTAATTCATACTTAGTGGTTAATGCAGCATTACGTCCACCAGTAGCAACACCGTAAACACTCTTACGATAAGTACCACTAGATCTTGTAATATTTACACTAGCACCAGCAGCAAGAGAAGCAGCAATGGTTGAACCAAAAGATACTGTTGTAGAAGCAATAGAAACAATTACTTTAGAAACACTACCACTCACGAATGTGTCACCAGCAATAATTCCAGAAGTGGATGCAATCGCAACAGTTGCTACACCTACAGCAGCAGTAGCAGCAACGCTTGTTCTAACCGCAATTGTTGTTTCTGCAGTATTATTCTGAACATTGAATTGTGAATAATTACTATCAAGGACAGTGTACTTAGGAAGTTCACTAATATCGAATCCTAATCCAGAGATAGCAGCACCACTTAGTCCAGCAGTAGATGCAATAGATAATTGAGTTGTACTTGCAATACTTACAATTACAGCATCTCCAACATAAGTAGAATTATCTCTGCTACCAAATCTAATTACGTCTCCAGTAGCAGCAGCACCAACTGCACCAAAAGAAGTGCCAGCACCAGTTACGACGAGGGTATTGTAATTAAGAGATACTGTGCCTCCTGAAAACTTAGCATCATTATTTCCCCAGAGTGCCATGTTTTTTCTTCCGTAAAATTTATTTTCCTAAAAAGTATTTATAAAAAAGAGAGACCCCAATTAAAGGTCTCTCTGTAAAATTTGTACTTTTAAATCAGCAACCTTTCATTAATGCAGTTCTTACTGTGTTAGAAATAAGATTGTCAATATCATTATCGGTTGTTTGAACATAACGATCCAAAAGATCACATACTAATTTTTTAGTGTGGCAAGAACCCAAAAATGCAAAAAGTACTGGTCTTAAGACTTCTACAATTGCTCCCATGGTAATCTCCTAAAGTGGATCTGTAAATATTTAGAGTTATGAGTTTTTATATTCAACTCTTTGGTAATGATACATCACAAACCTCACCATTTTCATCAAGTTTAAACACTGGTTTAAGTTCTTCTAATGTAGCTGCATCTTTATAAGAAATTTGTTCTTTAAATGCAGCTTTTCCAAAAGTAACATCTCCCACATGCTCAGCGGATACTGTAAATCCAGTATAGTCTGAACCCACACAACTAGGTTTTGTGCCATTTATCCATCTTTGAACGGACATAAAACGTCCACCCTTTGGTCCTATAACACCACCGTGTGGATCTTCTGGACGAACACGTATGCAATAATAATCTCTATGTTTGAAATATTTTATTTTTTCATACTCACCTAATACCCAATTTCCACCATGACTAAAGCACATAGATCCACCCATATAAACTTCATAACTATCTACATTTGGATGGGTATGCTCTGGAACAATAAAATTTGGTGGGCACTGAAATATTTGAATTTGGAATTCTCCATCATTATATAAGTAAAACTTCTTAAATCCAGGAACTCCATTTAAATAATCTTGAAACTCCTCATCTTTAACAGATGCGGCTTTTTCCATGAGTTCTTCACTATCAAGAACAAATTTTAAAAACTCTTTAAGAGGATCAAAAGTTGCACTCATTTTTAATCAAATCTAGAATGCATCATATCTTGTGCTCTTTGAGCAGCAGCACGACGCTTTGCTACTGTTTGTGCGGGTGATTCCCTCTCAGATCCATATTTACCAGCTTCAGGTGGTTTTTTACCTTTTACCTTTGGTCTTTGTCCAGCAGGTCTACCACCAGACATATTACGCATCATCTTAGATACGCTTTGGAATGCTTTATCACTTTTTGCACTACCACCTTCGGGTTGTGGTTTTTGCTTTCTATAATTAACACCAGTTTCTTTAGCGTATCTTGTTTTTTCATCAATTACTTCATCATTCAATTCAATATCCTCTCCATAATTTAAGGGTAATTTACCTTGTTTTTGTTGCTGGAATTGCTGTCTCTGAAGCATTTGCTTTTTCTGCATTAATTTTTGTTGTGCAGCAAGCATTTGTTTTCTTTCAGTATCTTTTTGCTTATTAGCAACTTCACTGCCTTGCTGACCAGTTACTGTAGAAATCGCTTCAGTTACTTTACTTTTATTACGATGCATTGCATACCATGCACCCAATGCCCTATTGATTCTTTCTTTTTTAGTATCTCCAGAAAACTTTGGATCATTAGATTTTACAAAATCACTTATGATTTTTTCTTTTGAAGTTTTAGATGTTATTTTTTCATCTAAAGATACTTCTTCTTTAGGAACACAGTTTGGAACTTCTTTACCACGCTTCTTTTTAGTCCCCACCATTTGATACCCTTTCCAGCAAGGATCTTCGCCTTTCATCTTCTTTGCTTCACCTATAATATTACCTTCTGGTTCATATTGCTGCATTAAACCTTTACCCATAGATTTTCTTACAAGATCTAAAGCATCTTTACTAGTTTTTTTGTATTTTTCCATAGATGCCTTTCTTTCAGCATCAGTTTGTGGTTTCGCACTAGATCTTCTTTCTGGAGATGTTGAAGAACGAGCACCCATTCCACCACGCTCTAGCTGACGATCTCTCATTCTATCACTTTCTTCTTCATCAAGATGTGGTGCTGCTTTATACGAAGGATGCCCCGCCTTATAATTTTGCCATGCTTTGGTATTTGCCTTTTTATCAGAAGCAGTGACAGTCATTCTGGTATCTTTTGGTTCTGGTTTTGTTCCACCATAAACCGCCTCACCAACTACTGCTTTCTTTACTTTTTTAGCAGCAGTGCCAGTTGCCTTAACTCCAGAAGCAACACCTTTACCAAATTCAGATGCACCTTTAGCAGCAACTTTTAATGCCTTACCAGCAGTTGCAGTTGCAGCTTTATGACGCTCCATGCCTTGCTGATATGCCTTAACAGCACCAAGAACACCTTTTGCAATTCTATCTTTAAGTGGTTTTTTAGAACCTTGTGCTTCTTTTGCTTTTTCTACTGCCTTTTTACCTTTATCAGTTGCAATTTTTTTAGCCACAGATGATTGACTTCTAAGAGCAGCAGTCATTCCTAAGGATTTGGAATTAGATCCTTCACCAGATCTCGCTGCTTGCTTCTCTTTACGAAGACGATTAATAGCTGCAGTTTTTGCTCCACCTTTGAGAGAACCAACAGATTTACCACCCTTTGTTACTGGTTCAATACGTCCACTTCTTCTTGCCTCGGTCAATTCATAATCTTCAGAAATATAAAAAACAAAATCAGTGAACTTTTCTAATCCAAGTTCTTCAATAACCATATCTAATCCATATTCATTTAATCCACACTGATAGAAATATTCAGATGCAATATCAATAGATTCGTTCAAATAATCTTCGGTAATTTCTTGAACGTCAATAAGTTCTCCACCAAATAGAGATACCGTTTCTTTTATATCTGGATTAATTTTAATTTTATTATTTACTTTTTTCTCAGAAATTTTCTTTTGGTCTTTTTGATTATCTAAAATATCAGCAACTTCAATAAGATCTTCTCTCCAATTTGAGAATGACTCTTTTACATTAGATGTATCTTTACCATCTGGTTTTCCACCTTTTTTGCGTTGAATAGCGTTATGAACTGCACCGCGATATTCTTTTGCACCACTTTCTACTTTTCCATCACCATCATAATCTTTTTTAGCCTTCTTTTCGGGAGTCTTATGCTGAAGTGCCGCAGCAGTTTGTTCTCCTTTTTTCTTTTCTCCCTCATAAGGAGTTCCATAAGAAGTACCAACAACAGATTGAATTTGTGGGTTTCTTCTCAATTCATATTTTTTCTTTAAAGTTGCATATCTTCTATATGGTTTACCATATCCTTTTACAGGAGTAACTAAAACCATTTCTTTCTTATTATCATCTGCTTCATTAATATTACCATCAACATCTTCTTTTACTGAACCACCAAATACCATACCTTTGGCAAGTTCTTTAACTGGAGCAGATGCAGAAGAATTTTGAAGAACTTGAGACCATGCTCTCTCTAAAGGTATACCTTCTCTTCTTGACTTATATCTAGTGTCGTATGCAAGTTGTCTTGCTTGCTTTTTAATTTTTTCATCTGGACTTCCACCAGCATCAGACTTATCTCCACCTTCTTTCTGAGGAGCTTTTTTAGCTAATTGTGGTTTAGTTGGAGTTTTACCAAGTTGTGCTTCAAACTCTCTTAAATAGACCCCATGAAGGTCAGTTACGATATGTCTTAACATTGTATTAAAAATTAAATTTACTTTAATTTGCCTTATATTTATTTATGAAATTCTTTATTCTTTTAGTATCAGTCATTTTCATTGCATATTTTCTAAAAGAATCTGTTCCTATTTCTCTTTTATCCGCAGGAACACCAGATTTTTCAGTCCACTCAACAACATCTTTTATCCAAGACTTGAACATATTATTATCTTCAGTAACACAAATTAAATAATTCGTTCCTCTACGAATTATTTTACCAACCATACCTGTGTTTAAATTCTCAACTATTGAACCCTCATTGAATATTTCTCTTGAAATATATTTTTCTCTTAGTATCTGTTCATCCTGTCTATCAGGTATATAATTTTCTTTTTTTATTTTTTTAGAGAAAGTTTGAGTCGAAACAGGTCTTTGATTAGCGGGTGTTCTAATTTGTTTAGGATCTGGTTCTCCAATAATTTGATTTTGATTATAGAATTTTAATCTACCACCTTCGTTCTTGGCTATAAATTCTCCAGTTTTTTTGTCATAAAATCCACCATGCCCATCTGGCACGAGACCTAATCTCTTACCGTGAATTGCGGCAAGAGATTTATTAGATTCATTTAAAAATTGAGAGAAGCTTTTCATATTTGTTTTGATATACTAATATTTATGAACTGATTAAATTTCTTTATTTTTTCTTCTAGATACTATATATCCTTTGGTCCAAATACCACCTCTAACTCCATATATGGTTCTTCCATTATAAGTTATCTTTCTATATCTTTCACCAGTTCTAGCACCTAAAACTGGATCATAATCTCTAGATAATCCAGATAAATCACCTTTTCTAACAATTTTAGTAGAGAACATAATATGTAAAACAGATCCCCTTACTGAAAATCTAGGATCCCCCTGAATAAAAAAATCTACGCTATCATATCCAGATGCTTTTTTATAATCTTTACCAAATACAGATTGTTTTTTTAAATTTCTATCAGATATTTTTCTATGTAAAGTAGTATAATCATCAGATAAACTTTCCCAGTTATTCACAACATCTTCATTAAATTTTTTAACCTCTGGATGATTAGATATAATATCTCCAGACCTTTGAGTTATTCCCCCATATTGCTGGAAATCTAATGAGGTGGATCCACTTTTATATGAAATAAAGCATACTTCATTTCCATCATAATCTATTACAACAAAATCTGCTTTTTTTGTTCCAACTCCACCAACAAATCCAGCAATATTTTTATATGTTTTATTTTTTATTTTAATATCGATTGGTTTTCCGTTACCACTTTCTTGTATTTTAGAATTAATTAATCTCAAAACATTTAATTCATAGTTATTGGATGGTTGCCTTTTCAAACTAGAATTCTTAGGAAAAACATGCTTATCTAATAACTCATTCCAAATATTATAAGATTTTGAATCTGCACCATCTGGAAATTTAAATAATATTCTTATTTCTTTTTCTCTTTTACCAAATTTTTTAAAATCAGTTATTGTCAATCCAGGAAAAGAACTTCCTGTAACTCTCCCTTCAATATATTTTACCCCAATATCTGTTAAAGCATCAGTAACTACTTCTAAAGTGTCAGACCTATCATTAGATTTTATAATTACAAATGTGGTTTGTTTGGTGTTAGTTTTATATGCATAATCACCTTGAATATCTATTTTTATTTTATTCCTACTTTTTAAGTGTTTTTTTAAATCATCTATTATAGTCTTTGCACCCCTTAGTTCCATTTTGGAATTTTAACTGCATTTAAAATATTTAGTGCCCAAGAGAAGATTCGAACTTCCACGCTTTTTAAGGCGGCGGATTCTAAGTCCGCTGTGTCTACCATTCCACCACTTAGGCATATGGAGAATACCAGAGTCGAACTGGTGATTGATGCTTGCAAAGCACCCGTTTTACCACTAAACTAATCCCCCATACTCCATATTATAAAGTCCCCCTCAACTTTTGTCAAGGGGGACAAAAATTATATTTTATTTATTATCAATCTGGTGTGTGCTGCATCATTGTATCCATCATCTTAATACCACGCTTTTCTTTCTTCTTACTTGCGGAATCAGTTTTACCAGCAGAAGAACCCATAAGTTTTCCTGCTTTATTCATTACTTTTGCAGTTGGAAACTCTTTATATGCTTCAAGAATTTCATCAATCCAAACTTCACTAATATTTTCTGCCATTAATTCTGCAGATTCAAAAGTATCAGCATAACCTTCAACAAACAAATATTCTACAATAGCGTCAAATTCCTCTTTATTAACTCCAGGTTTTTTAACTGGTCTTGGAGGATTGTTTAAAGGATTTTTTGAAAATGCCGCACGATGGTCTTCAGGTGGATTTCCGCGAGCAGCACGAGCACCACCATATCCATCTGCTCTTGGATCTTCTCCACGTTCTATAGCACCACGAATTGAACTCATCTTCATTGCACGATTTTTAGAAGAACCTCTACTACCACCTTTTTGAGAAACAGCTGCTTTTCTATGCTTTTCCTCTTGTTTAGCAACCTTAGCAGAAGGAAACTCTTTCTTACCTTCTTCAATATCAACTTCTTCTGAAAGATATAGAGAGTTGTACAAATCTCTCATTCCGTCTGGGTTACAAAAATCCATTTTCCTAATTCTTTTTATAAAAATATTTATAAAAAAACCTCCCAATATGGGAGGCATATTATCAGAGATCTCCTTCTACCCTATTTTCGGAACGGTAAACATCAAATGTTCCTTCTGGATAACGAGCACTTAACTTTTCATAATTCATTTGAAGGATTTCTTCAAAATTAGTATCAAGTGCCATACACGCTTGAGCAAGATACCAACAAATATCACCAAGTTCACGTTTTAAGTGGAAGGCATTTTCTTCATTATAAGGTTTACCTTGAAGAATAATTTTTTTAACCACTTCAGTAAACTCTCCAGCTTCGGCACTCATACCAAAAGCTGCTGTAATCAAACGAGGAACATCGGCATCATGAGTTGCCTCAAGTTCGGTCATTCGGGAAAGAAGTTGTGTAAAGTCGCTACTTGCAGGACTTGTAGTTTGGCGAACAAATTCAATATATTTTTTTGTATCAATGATTTGCATAGGTTTTTAGATTCTCTTTAAAAGAATAACAGATTTTGAATGTCTAGTCAAGAACCAAATCGAGTGTTGCCGTAATAAATTACGTTAACATCATTTGACTTAAATTTTCTCCACGGATCCAGAACAACACTTCCTTTTGGAATATTGCAATAAAGTTCATCATTACTCTCATCATGCCAGTAAGTTGTAGATGCACTGTGAGCAAGAAGAAAAACTGCAGGACCATCAGGAGTATATTCGTCTCCAGTATATTTGTCAACATAAATTGGTGGTTTGCCCATCTCAGCACAATAATGCCCAACTAAAAGACTATAACTCCCATCAATATAAGGAACCTTTGGTTTATATGCTTTTCCATGAATGACAATTGGTAGGACATCGCCAGCAAGTTCAACTAACTTTTTAGCAAGATTTTTTGCTTGAACTTCTCTAGAACGCATAATTCCTTCAAAGAAATCATACCCCAGATCTAGTTTTTCTGCAAGATAACGGAGGGCAATATTATCTCTTGGATGGCAAGCACCACCATCACCCATTCCTGCCTTCATATAATGAGGACTAATGATTCTAGATGCACCAAGGCATAACGCACTTGTAACAACATCAACATTAATATTCTTAGATTTTTCGGCAACATCTTGTATCATATTCACAAAACTAATTTTGTTGCTAATAAATGTATTATAAAAAACTTTAATACATTCACATTCATCCCACGTACCAACAACATATGGGGGATCATTTTCCATAACAGTTTTATAGAATTCAATGAGTTGTTTAGCATCCCCAGTTTCAGTACCATCTTCAGTACCAATCATTACCATTTCTGGGTTGACCATATCCCAAGCAACAGACCCCATTGCAATAAGATATGGATTATAAACAAATCGAGTATTCTGGACTAATCTCGAAAATTGATTTCTAGTTGTTCCAGGAAGAACTGTAGAAATAAGAACCAAAAGTTGATTCTTATTCATATAACAATTTGATTCAATCAAACACTCCTTTACAATGTCATAACTAAAATCTTTTGGATTCAAGTCCATACATGGCTTACTACCATCATATTCTGGATCATGGGGAGTTGGAACAGCAATAAAAACAATATCGCTAATTTTTACAACATCCTCAATACTTTTTTTAACTTGTACTAGGTTACTATTTTTATCACAAATATCATACCCATATACATTATGCCCATGCAGAACTATTTCTTCCGCACATGCCATACCCAATTTACCCAATCCAATAAATCCAATTTCCATAATTATTCTCTCTCAAGGTCTAAAGTTACGCAATGAAATCCACCACTTAATGTTCTTTGTTGTCTCATGGGAAGCATAGCACACTCAATCCCATATCTTTCCAATACTTGTCTAGTTGGATGTTGATGTTCTTCCAAGACTACTAACTCATGACTAACACTAAGCAAGTTCATATTGGACCAAGGTGATGCATGATTATAACCTGGATAGTATCCAGTGTCTACAGGTTCTGGGCACCAAATTATTTCCCACTCATTAAATGGTTCAGGCAAATCATCTTTATCTTTTATTCTACTTGGATTTGCAAGTAAAAGACCTTCTCTTAAAAATGCAATAGTAGTATCAATATGAACATATGAATATACATTTTGGAGAAGATTTACCTGAACTTCTCCATCATAATGTTCATCCAAAAGTGATTGTAAATATTTTGCACCCGCAACATTTCCACTATTTGATACCAGATATAAAATCTCATTATTTGCACGAATTATATTGGCGGCATCAAATGCAGGAGTTACTTCAGTCAATGCAAGAATGTCTGGATTTCCAACACATTCTTCATTGTAAAGATCATCGAAATAACAACAAGGCATTTCAATAACATCGGTCAAATGATGAGAATAAGATCTCCAATTACCCAATCTGGATCTTAATGGCATTGGTGTCGCTAATGCAACTTCACCATGAACGAATACACAATCTCTTGGGCAATAGTTATAATAATCTGTTTTTTCTCTTTTTGGTCTCAATACTTCTACATCTTGAGACTTTAAAAAATCTACAAGTATTTCTAAATCTTCATTTGCTTCTTCAATTACTTGCTCTGGATATGGTCCAACCTTGATTTCAGAAGTATCCTTAAGATCAGCATAGTTAATAGTCCGCAAACTTTTATCAACTGGGGGAACTACAGCATAGTCAGCAACACCAACTACAATTTTTTTTAATTTTCCCCACTCATTAGTACTATACATTTAAATAAAGACATTATAATCATTTTTTATTTAATAGTCAACCGTACTAATAACCATCTCTTGATCGTTTGGTTTTCCATAGGTAAAAAATTCATCTAAACTATATTTCATACTTCTCTTCATCCACCAATAATAATATGCGGCTCTGGATTTAACATGATGACGCCTCTCTATTTGTATGTCACTTTCAGTGCTACCAAGATCAACATTTGTAGTTATCAATGGAATAGAATATGTTCTGCCAGTATGTCCCATAAAATAATCTACTGAAGTAGAACAAACTTTAAAATTATAATCTCCCATCAATTTATCTAAAGAATACTTATCTTCCCCAACACAATGCAATCTTAATATCTTTTTAGCATATTCTCTAGTAATCATAACAGGTCCAAAATAACTATGTCTTAATTTTGGATGTAGAAAAAATGGAATAAATTCTTTTGATTCAAATCCCAATTGAATACAGTCCCAGTCATAAGGCAACCTAGACATAAGGTATTGCCAATCAAATTTCCAATACTGTATTAAATTCAAATCATAATCATCTTCCATTAATATCACATAATCATCGCTAGAATTATTAACCCAATCTTTTAGAAGTTCTAAGTGGGTTATTGCATTACCAACAACATATGAGGATAAATTTTTTATGCTCCCATCAATAACTTTATTTGCCCAAGATTCAGACTCAGATGCTAAGTATTTTGAAGAAGACACTCTAGTATAATCTTTTATTCTCCAAAAATCAAACTGGGATTCCATATATTTTTTTCTATCAGTTCTATTATCCAAATTTACATAATAGATATGAGGAAGCCCTTTTAACTTGTTTGACAGATTAATATTCATAATTTTAATTATTTTTTACGAAGTTTTTTTACCATTCCAATATCATTATATTTTCCGTAAGTAAATATCTCATCTAGATTAAATTTGCTACTTTCTTTCTTCCACCATTCATGATATGCATTTTTACAGATATAAACTAGAACATATTTTTTAGTATTTTTATCAAAGAATTCTGGTTTATTTGGAAATAATGGCATCGAATAAGTATTTCCGTTGTGCCCAATGAAATAATCAACTGTTCCCGATTGTCCGCTAAAATACATATTTGCAATATAATTATTCAGTTTATATTGACTACCAATACAATGCAATTTAACTATTTTTTTTACATAATATCTATTGAGTAACGATGGACCAAAAGTACTAGAAGGAAGTATTGGATGTAAATAAAATGGTATGTATTGAGAATTCTCAAATCCAAGTTGAATACAATCCCAATCATAAGGAAGTCTAAATTTTAAATAATTCCAATCAAATTTCCAATATTCAATTAAATCAAAATCAATAGTATCTTTTGTTATTATTAATTCTGTTTCATCAGTTTCCTCCAACCACTTTTTTAAAAATTCTAATACTGTGATTGCATATCCAGCAATATTTGGTGTTAACTTATAATTCTCAACATCTATGATTAAATTTTTCCATTCATCATAATTTTTGGATGTATATTTTGATGCCGAAATTCTTTCATAATTAGCAACCTTTAAATTACCAAGATTTCTATCCATATGGTAATTTCTGTTTTTGTGCTCATCATAATTAAAATAATATACTTTTGGTATTCCGAATAACTTATTACTTAAATCCATATTTTTTCAAGAATTTTTCTCTACATACTTTGGTCTTTTCTTCAAAATATTTAGTGTCACAATATTCGAGATTTCTTTCCATAATTTTATCATTTACTTTTCCATAAGTAAAAAATTCATCCAAAGTAAACTTATCTCTATCATTCTGCCACCAATCATAATAAGAATCATAGCACATTTGAAAATAAGATTTAGGTATCCATTTATCTTTATAGTACCAAAAACTAAAATAAGGGTTTAATGCAATTAATGGAATTGAATAAGTTCTTCCAGATTGACACATAAAATATTCCAAAGAACCTGCAGCATTTTTATAATTTCGTCTATCTCTCCAATGACAATTAGAAATATTAAAATCAAACCTATATTTAAATCCCTCAGAATGAAGTCTTAAAAGTTTCTCTACATATTCTCTTTTAAACAAGCAGGGTCCAAAAGAATAGTCTTCTTTTACTGGATGAAGATAAAATGATATTACATTTGAAGTTTCAAATCCTAATTGAATACAATCCCAATCATAAGGCAATTTAGACATCAAATAATTCCAATCAAAATGCCAGTATTCAATTAAATTTAAATCATAATCATCTTCCATTACGAGAATGTATTCTTCATCTGTATCATGTAACCATCTTTTAAATAACTCAAAATGCATCATTGCTGGAGCATAAAGTCTTTGATCAGTATCACTTTTATCGCCAGTTACTTTATTTGTGGTCCAATCATCATAATTCCATATAGAATATATGTTAGATGACATTCTAGTATATTCTATCCCCCAACGTTCAAATTGGGTTTCCATATATTTTTTACGATCTCTTTTTTGGTCAAGATTAAAATAATAAACATGGGGAAACCCTTTTAATTTATTTTTTAGGTCTATAGTTTCCATATTGTTTTTGGTCTAATATCATTTTGCGATCATGTTTTTTTCCATAAGTAAAAAAATCATCTAAAGTAAACTTATCCCTTTCATTTTGCCACCAATAATAATATGTATTTCTAGCCATCACATCGCCATTATTTCTATAGAGTTTTTGAAGTAAACTATTATTCTCAAAACTACCAAAAGATGGATTTATTGTTATTAATGGTATGGAATAAGTTTTACCACAATGACATATAAAGTAATCTACTGTTCCAGATCCACATCCACCTTCCTCAGCATTCCAAGCACCATTAGATATGGTATTAATTAGTTTGTACTTATCATCAACACAATGCAAGGATATTAGTTTGTATACATAATCCCTATTAAGTAAGCATGGTCCAAAATCATGAGATGTTGCCATTGGATGTAGATAAAAAGGTATTCCTATTGGATTCTCAAATCCCAACTGCAGACAATCCCAATCATATGGAAGTCTAGACATTAAGTAATCCCAATCAAAATGCCAATATTCTATTAGATTTAAATCATAATCATCTTCCATCAACAGAACATACGGATCTGTTGTTTCTTCATACCATTTTTTTAAAAACTCCAAATGAGAAATAGCATTTGCTGCAATAGGAACTAACAATTTGTAGTTTTTTACATCAATAATTAAATGCTTCCATTCTTTGTTTTTTGAAGCTAGGTATTTGGTTCCAGATACTCTTTGATAGTTTATGCCCCACCTATCAAATTGTTTTTCCATATATTTTTTTCTATCTGTTCTATTATCTAAATTAAAATAATAGACTTTTGGCATATTTTTTAATTTATTTTTTAAATCCATAACATTATTTTTTCAACTTTATCCATATACACTTGCTTTTCTTTTAAATCAAAAAGAACTTCCATTTTCCAATCATATCTTTTATTATATGAAAAGAACTCTTGCATAGAAAATTCTTTAGACTTTATTTTCCACCAAAACTCAATAGATTCCGAAGAGAGTTTACACAATGTATCTTCGAGTTCTTTAGGTTCACCAAAATGTTTTAAACTCAAATAAAATACTGGTAAAGTATAGGTTATTCCCAATTCAAATAAAAAGGATTCTAATGACCCATACTTATATTCTGGTAATTTTAAATTTCTATTATTAATAAAAAATTTGAATCTTCCATCATGATAATGAAGTTCTTTAATTTTTTTAGCAAACTGCCTAGTTATCATATAACAATATACACCTTTTGTATCATCATCTTTTGGTTTTAGATGCATGTTGATGGTTCTATTGCTATAAAAAAATAACTGTATACAATCCCAATTATAAGGTAGATTTTTATAAAGTGTTTGCCAATCAAACATCCATTGGTCTATTGATTTCATATCAATCAAGTCTTCCATTATCATACAATATTCTTCATCACCATTATCATACCAATCAACTATTGTTTTCAAATGATTAATAGTTTTTGATATTTCTTCAGGTGTCTGTAAAATATTTTCATCTAAAATTAATTCCGACCAATCATGGTAATTTGTTGGTGAAAATCTACTAGTAGGAACTCGCTCATAGTTTTTTATTCCCCACTTTTCAAAAGACCATTCCATGTAATTTCCTCTATCTGGTCTAGAATCAGAATTCAAATAAAAGATTTTTGGAAATCCTATTGTTTTTAATTTATTCAATTCTACGTTCATTTTGGAAGCACCTTTCTATTAAACTTTGGTATTGGTACAATCATCTTTTTATGTATAGAACCACCATAACTCAGAATATCTTCTGCTTTATATTTTGAACTTTCATTTTCCCACCATCTCCTTACGCAAGTACTAGCCAATATATCGTGAATTTTGTTGTGATATATGCTTATAACTGGATCATAGTCATCTTCAGTCTCATCTTCTTGCATTTTATTATCAGGAGTTTGAGAAAGTCTTTGGTTTAAACATAGAATTGGTAAACTATAACTCACACCAATTTGATATAACAAGAAGTCATCACTACTATAACACTCTTTAGGAACACTTACATCCTTCAAATTATTTTTAAGTTTAAATGAGTTATCTGGTTGCAAATGCATCTTTATTAACTTTTCTGCGTACCATCTATTAATCATGTAACAAGCAGCAGAAGAACTACCATAACTTCTTTTATGCAAATGCATACGCATTTCTTCATTGTGACAATGATAAAATTGAACACAATCCCAATTATATGGCAAACTTTTAACGATAGTATTCCAGTCGAATGACCAATAATCAATTAATTCCAAACTTAGGTCATCTTGCATTATTATACAAGTTTCTGATATACCAGAATTATACCAATCAATTATTGTAGTAAACTGATTCATTACAATGGATGCATCAGATTTAGCCAATAGCATCAAGTCTAATCTATGACCCCACTCATCAATTTTTGATGTTGCAAATCTAGAAGCAGATATTCTAGTATAATCAGTTATACCTCTTTCTTTAAACTGATTTTCCATATATTCTTTTCTATCTGTCCTATGATCAAGGTTCAAATAAAAAACTGGGGGGAGACCTTTAAGTTTATTTTCTAAATCCATTTTTTTTAAACACCTCCATATCTGGCAAAAAAGGATAATCTAGATATCCCCATTTTTTTGTTTGTTTTTCAGAAATTTTACTAAATTTATGTATGCCAGTTTCAGCAACTTCTGGCGTCATATAATAATGATATCCTATCGTATCAATATTTTGTTCCATCCAAGGTTTTTCAGAAGTTCTTCCATCATACACCATTTTTTTGAGTTCTTTATAAGATTCATAGTTATCCAATAATATCATACCACCCCTACCAAGATTTAAATGTTTTTTATACTGAAAACTTAAACACATGTAAGTATTCGGAATATAACCATTTTTTTCCCAAAAAACTGCAGCATCTATTATGTTTGTATTCCAAATATGATAGTATTCACACCACGAATAATTTTTTTTCCACTCCCATTTTAAATTAAGTTTTTCTGCTGTAAATGGTATAGAGATATAAGTATGCTCAGGAATTTGTATATTATCATATTTTTCATACCTTAAACATAGTTCTATAGCATGAGTACAGCAATCTGTTGCTACTGCATAAGGAGATCCAAAAAAATTTGCTATGATTTTTTCAAATTTTTCTACTGTATTAAAGTTATTCATATTGCGTTTTTATAAAGGTCAATGTCTATGCTGTAAAGTTTATCAAAATGAGTAGTATCTGGTTTTATATAAACATCATATAATTTTTTACAAACACTTATATAATTCGGTATAAAATACTTGGAATTTCTTAAATGTGGAAGTTTTAATGGAACGTATGAAGTTCTAGTAGATTCATTTTTCAAAGAGCATCTAATAACGTCATTTATTTTTTTCTCCATATCAGAATTCATTTTTATACAAGTAAGATTAGCATCATTTTCTATACACAATCTTAAAAATAAATGTTGGGGTGCTGTATGTTCATCAAAAACATATCTTTTATCTTTTAGTTGATTTATTACATATTTGATTGGTGGTCTATATCTACACATAAATTCGTTCAATCCAGACATCCACCTAGAAACTGGATCACGAACAACAGTAAAAAATTTATATTCTTTTTCCACTAAAAGTTTAGCAAACTCTTCAGACTTTGGAATCTTATCCATTCTTAAAAAGTAAGGTTTTTGATCTTCCAATGCGGTTGTAATAGAGGTACTTCCACACTTATCAATATGCATATAAACAAGATAGTTTATCGAATCAATATAGCAATTAACAAATCCTTCTTTATGAATTACTTCTCCAGGTATTCCTTTTTGGAGTTTGAACGTGAAAGAAGAACAATACTTTGGATACTGTTCTACTAGTTCATCTATAACGGCTCTTCTTTTACTCATCGTCAATCGTTGCAGTTATTTGTAATGTATATCTATTTTCTCTTCCAATATTAGCAGCAATGTGTGGAGTATTTCCAATCCACATACAATAATCACCAGATTTCCAGTTTATTATTGGATTGTCACAAACTTCAAAATAGTGTCCAGATTTCCAATCGTCCATAAACACCAATATCCTACAAATTTTATCAACCTCACCAATATTAAATATTTTTTTATAATTTAAGTATGCATCTTGATGCTCTGGCATTATTGTACCTGGAGGCATACAATATAATGAACAAGAAGTGTTGCAAACATTTAGTTGTTTTTTTATTTCTAAAATTATATTTTCACACCAGTCTGGCAATCCTCGATATTCTTCTCTAATAAAGCCAGTATAATTTACATACAAATGTCCGAGATTTTTCCACCTCTCAACAGTCTCATCATCTCTAAATTGCCTTCTTCCAGGATAATCTATGTTTTTAAAATCTCCAATTAGATTACTATCTATTTTACCAGTAATAAATGTATCTTTCATAATGTATTAAACAAATAACTTTAATTTTTCTTCTATATTAGATTCGAAGTTTAAAATTTGATTTTCTACCCATATATTATAATGTTTTTTATTATATTCCAATCTCTTATCAATTTCTAAATTATCATAAAAATCATTATGTTCAAGAATATGTAAATTGTTTTTTATACATAAGTCAATCTTTTTTTGATAATCTATGTGATCAATTTCATCATATTCATAGTTAATTATATCATCAAACATATCAAATCCACCTATTCTAAGATCTTGAATAATATCTTTATATCCAATTATTAAAGGTATTCTTTTTGTCAAAAATGGAGTAGAAGTTTTCTCAGTATATAATGGTCTCAGTGATTCTTCTACTTTATCATAGTTAAATGATTCGACAGTTAAAAATATATTACCTGGAATATTTTTATCAATATAAAGAATATTTACTAAATTTTTATCTTGATGATATTTATGATTTCCATCATAATAAAATTTATCAAAAAATTTATCTTTGGATATATTATTTCTAATGTCTTCATTCAGGTCTAGAAAAAATTGCCCACAAGCAGTAACGTATCCTTCAGGTAACAAATTATAATCGTTCAATCTATATAACAAAAATTCTCTAACTTGATTTTTTGTCCCATTTAATGAGCAAAATGGCACGTCCTTTATTTTATTTCCGATTAAAGATTTTCTTATTCTAAATGATCCGTAATAAAAATTAATGACTTCTAACAGTGGTTCAAATATATAATTTTGTATCTCATATTTTTCAAAATAATCAGCAAATATTTCAGTTTTTACAATATAAATTATATTTTTATGTTTGCTATCTATTTTTTTTATACACTCAAAGAATAATTCAATTTTTTGATATTGTGGTTCAAACCGTTCATCATCAATAAAAAATATTGTATTGTCACTTATCTTTTTTTCTAAAAATGAGCATACATTTTTAATATAATTATCTTTATCACTTTCTAAAATATTAGTAATATGAGATGAATATCTCATCATATCAAAGATTTTTATACTCTTTTTATTATACTCAACCCTTTCACTTGTCAATATTTTAAATAATTTTTTCATTAATTATATTCTTATTCGTGATTTTATTTATAGGTAATAAAAAAAGGTAAAGAATATAAAACTCTTTACCAAAATACTATTAAAATTTAAATCCATTAAATTTTTCTTTTTTTACTGTTTTATCCTGTTCAGATTCAGAATATTCATTATTGTCAATAACATCATTTTGGGCAGATTGTTCACAATCATACAATCTCATTTTTGCTCTGTCGATACCTACAATAAATCTTTTATAGATTGTTGGGTCATTATAACGATTTTTTAATTGTTTTACCATAATTTGCCCAAGATTTTCTAATTCTTCAGTACTGATAAGAGCAAACATAAGGTCTGCAGTTGCTGGAAGACCAAAAGACTCTGATGTATCAGTAAGTTCTACATCAGAATTACCATAACCACTACGAGTAGTTTGAGTAGCGGATACAATTGGAACGTTAAATTCCACGGCAAGACCACGAAGTTCTTCTGCAATTGCTTTTACAAACGTATAAGAATTAATGTTACTATTTCCCTTATATCTGGAAGAAGAACAGATATTAAGATAATCAATAAAAATAATATCTGGTTTAAAAGATTTTTTAAGTGCTAATTCATTAAGCAATGCTTTAAAATGTCCACTATGTGCAGATGCTGTTGGATATTCTTTAATAATTAAAGACCCTTGTGTTTTACTGGCAAGTGTATTGACTTTACTTTCAAACATTGCCTTTGGTAATTCTGATAACTGTTGAATAGGAACGTTTAATAGATTTGCATCAATCCTCTCAGCAATTTTTTCTTCTGCCATTTCGAGAGTAATGTATAAGACATTTTTTCCTTGAACTAAGACAGAAGATGCGACATGGCACATGAACAAAGATTTACCGACACCAGTGCCTGCAAGGGCAATATTTAATGTTTTATTTGGGAGACCACCTTTAGTAATTTTATTAAAATATTCCAAATCAAACTCGATTTTATCTTCCTTCCTGTGATAATAATTATATCTTTCTTCATAATTTAAAAGATAATCATGTCCAATATTATTATCAAATGATACCGCTAAAGCATCAGATAAAATTGAAGGAATTGCATCTCTATTTTTTTTATCATCCTTACCATCAGCAATATAAATGGATTCCATTAAAGCGAGATAAATGGCACGGTCTCTGCACCATTTTTCAGTAGTATCAATTAACCACTTTTGGTCGGATGGTTGATATTCGAATGAATTGATTAAAGATGTTAAAGATTTAATATCACTCTCATTTATATCTTTTCTGTTAGATATTTCAATTAAAAGTGATTCTAGTGTAATTTGAGAATTATATTTTAAGATAAATTTTACAGTTTCTTCAAAAATAATTTTTTGAGAATTATCTTCAAAATATTCTAGATTAATAAATGGTATTACTTTTCTAGAATATTCTTCATTAAATATTAAATTTTTTAAGACTGTTAATTCAACACTTTCCATTTAAAAGAACCATAAACAATAATCAACCGTAACTAAACTCCTTCTTAGCAATCTCATCTAATTGTTGCATCACTTCTTCAGTAAAATATAATTCTGGTTCTTTTAGAATTTGCTTAGCATAAATCTTTTTACCATCGATCTCATATCGTCCTGCTACATTCTTCCAGAGTCCACCAATCTCACCAAGTTCCAGAAGACCATAATAACGATCAAGCCCCCGCTCATCGTAATAAAGACGGACTTCAACATCTTTGTTCTCCTTACTTAAACGCGATTTAGCAGTCTTAGCCTTGATAATATTTCCGACCACTTCCGTTCCATCCTTTTCTTTCTTTTTGCTGAGATAAATGATCGTACTTGCTGCGTATTTGAGTCCAGAACCTCCTCCCATTTCTTTAGTTGGTACGTAAGCTCCGATGACATCGTATGTATGATTTGTGACAATGAGCGGGACATTTGCTTGACCTAGTTTGAGTGTGAGCATTCGGAATGCACCTTTGACCAATTGAGATTTGGTCATATCACGAACTTGTTTATCGTTCAGTGCATCAGTGATTTCTTTCTCTGTTGAAAGCATACCTAAAGAGTCTAGCACAAACATGCACGGTTTGCGTTCTTCTAAAGGTTTCTTAAGGTACATATCAACCGCCTTAAGTGCTTTACCACGAAACTCTTCAATGGTAACAACATTTACAACTACAAGACGTGTAGTATCAATACCACGAGACTCTACAAGTGATTTAGTGATAGCAGCTTCAGTGTCAAAGTAGAGACAGTAACCATCGGGATTAGAATCAAGAAAATTCTTAACCACGGCGAGAGAGAAAAAAGTCTTTCCAGTAGAAGACTCTCCAGCAATAGCAGTAATCTTATTGCCAGATACACCGCCAAATACACTACCTGAGACCAGTGCATTAAAAATGTATGAACCCGTATCAACATAAGTTTCGGTCTCGTCTATATCAGATGCCAACTTTGTAAAGTCGTCACCAATCTCTTTTACAATATCCTTTAAAAAATCCATCACTTATCTCCAATAAAAACATAATCTTGATTTTGAGATTTAAACATCTCTACTGCCTCTTCAGTTCTAAAAAACTTAAAGAGTGTTGTATTTGGAAACTCTTTGATGTAATAATTCAGTTTAATCATCACGCTACAATCCCGTATTCTTTACGAAGTATTTGTTTATAAGGCAAACCTTGCTCTCTAAGTTCTTTTACTAATTTTAATTTATGGTATAAAGAGGCATCTCCACCAAATCCCAATGCCTTAACAATAGTATTCAGTTCTTTATCATTAATAGGAAGTTCCATCAATCATTCCAACGCAAAGTTTGTAAATATTCTACAACATTTTCACGAACATCCATTAATTCATGAAAACATTTTTGATTATGAGCACATTGCCTAAGTTCGTTATCTGGTTTATATACAGATTCTAAAAATAAATCTAAACCCCTATTCCATTTGTCTTTTTTAGTTTCAATATCTTCATTATTAAGATTTTTATTTGTCATGAGAAAAAAGATTCTAAGGTATTTATTTTTTCAACTTTCCATCCGATAGCATCTAAAATAGATCTAAATGGTTCTAAGAATGCCTTCTCAAATTGTAAGTCATAATCAATGTACTTGTCAATACCCAATTCTTTTGGGAATTCTTGTATAAAAGATATAATATTTTCCCTAATGATATTTGGTTTTTTTAAATAAATAAACTTCACTTTTTCACCATTACCAATAAGAGAATATTTATTAGTTAATTTTTTTTCTTTGATATAATGATTAAACAATAGTGCTCCACGAATATGAACAGGTGTACCTTTTATATAAATGTCCGATGACGATTTATATTTGCGAACATCAGATGCACTTCTTGGGAATGCAATTTGTTCTGGGGGAAGAGTCTTAAACAATTGTCTACATTTATCGATATACTCGATAACATCATCTTCCGTTCCACTCATCATTATTTTAAATCCATCTTTAAACATTTTTCTGCATGGAGCAGGAGTAGATGATTTAATTGCTTCAATTCCTTTAATTTTAAGTTTAGGTTCTTCGTAACGAACACCTTCACTATCCCAAACATTCAGAATGTAGCGTTTTTTGGCAGTCCAAATTCCACGTTCAGCAACACATTCACGCTTCATAAACATCTTCTGATCATAGGCATTCACATACTCAGCCAATTCTTGGTAAGAACTTTCAATATATTTCTCAAATTCCACTTGACAGACCTTATCAAGGAACGAAACAATGCCTTGAGTAGTTTTCTCTCTTCCCTTGAATACACTGTCAACCAAAGGACCCATATTAATATAAAGAGAATCAGTATCCGAAGCAATAACATAATCAACATCTCCCGTCTTAAGAATTTTATTCAGATAGGCATTCATTTTATTCATAATCCACTGAATAGAAACCTGTCCAGATAAAGTAATGGCTTCAGCGTTTGCTAGTTTAAAATAACGAAAGTACTGATTGCCGATAGCACCATAAGCAGAGTTAAGTTGAATTTTCCTCGCCATTTGGATGTTGTTGCATCTTGCAATCTCTTTTTCCAACTCTTTCGTCTTTTTCTTTTCATATTCCTGTTCCGCAGCAAGCATTTTTTTCTTAAACACCACACGTTCAGTGTAAATCTTTTCCATCAGTTCTGGAAGGAATCCACGAACATCCTTACGGTACATTGCACCGTTAGCACATACGGCAAAGTCTTTATAAGAGTCAAATGTTAGTTCTTTATTAAGAATTTTATCTACATTTACTGTAGGATGGCGATTATCTAAAAGAGTCTCTGGAGAAATGTTGTATTGCATAATAAGGTGAGGGTATAGAGAGTTCAAGTCAAAACTCACAACCCAGTCATAAGCACCAGGAATTGGTTCTTTTACATAAGCACCAGCATATTTGGAATCTTTATCAGATCTTTCATTTGGAGGAATTACAATGTTTCTCTTTTTGAGATAATTGTAAATGATAGTGTCCCACATCCTAACCTGAGAAAATACATCCTCATAGTTTACTTTGGCGTCATATGCCATAGTAAGTGCAAGTTCAATCAATTTCATCTTGTCTTCCAAACGGTCAACAAGTTCTACGTCAATGATGTTGTATTCTACAAACTTCTGCCAACCTTTAGTATAAAAGTCCTTGAACGTATCAAACTCAGAGTGATCTAGTTTTTTCTGACCAAGTTCAACTTCGGCAATATAATCAAGTCGGTATGATTCCTGTGCCTTGTAGGTGAATTTTTTATAAAGGTCAAGATAGTCTAACTGCGAGATACCCCCAATATCATAAGAAATATTTTTACGACCAGAAATATAAACTTCATCCTCAGTTACCAAACCCCAAGGAGACATTCTCTTCATAAGTTTTTCACCAAGCACACGGTCTAGGCGACGAACAAGATATGGAATATCGTAAAGTTTACTATTCCACCCAGTCACAACTTCTGGAGTATTATCCATCCACCAATGAATAAAATCATTCAAAAGGTCATACTCGTTGTTAAATTGTCGATAAGTAACTTTATTACGATTATGCTTGAATGGTCCCATACCCCAAGTAATAATTTCCTTGGTTGTATAATCTTGTAGAGTAATGAGAAGAACTTCTTCTGCAGCATTTTCTACATCGGGGAACCCATTTTCTGATGCAACCTCAATATCCAAGGTCATTAATTTAATTTTACTAATATCAAATTTGATTTCATCCTCAGAATAATTTTCGGAAATATACTGATAGATATATCTCTCATTCCCGTAAATTTTAAATCCTTCTACACCATCATATTTTTTTATAAACTCCCTACAATCACGAACAAAACCTGGATGAATTTTTTCTACATATTCACCATTTAAAGTTTTATAATTAGTTTTTTTATTTGAAGGCACAAAAAGAGTCGGAGCAAATTTCTCACGAGTCATGAAATGATTTCCATTTTCATAACCACGAACAAGAAATTGATCTCCGACCATCTGAACGTTGGTATAAAACCTCATTACTTCGTCAATTCTTCATATAGTTCAATCAGTCTAGCAGTAGGTTCGGCAATAGTCAAGATTTTATCAGAGTGAATCATAAATTCATTCTGTTTAGTGTATCCACTCAACCAAGATTCCAAAGTTGGTGCCATTCCATCAACTTGAGGTTTTTTAACTTCAAATGGATTAATTAATTTGCAATCTGGTTCTCCAAGTTCAGATGGTGATTCTTCTATTTTTGTAATTAAGATGGTTTTATCTAAAAATACTAATAATTTAATCATTATTGACATTCCTCACAATTATCTTTTAAAACGATATTTTGCTCTTCAATTTCTTCAGTAGTTCTTAAAATATCAGTCTGATACATTAATTTTAATTCATCTACTGGTTCAGAAATTGTAACAACCCAGTCAGTAGGAACTGGAAATCTAATTCCTTTACCTAAAGGTATCCAAGGTGTCAATTTAATATCAAAAGATGCACCTCCAGTATCCTTATTAAGATTCAGGTCTTCTATTTTTACTACACACGGTTTTATTAAAAAATATCCAACAACTCTATCATCAAGAATCATTTCTTCAATTTTTGCAATAATTTGCTCACCTGTTTTTACTACTACCAATTTAATAGACATAATTATTTTTAAATAATACTTTTTACTAAAATTGTATCACAAATAAAAAAGGGAGTCAATCTGGATTTTGCCAGAACTCCCTTTGATAGCACCGACGATATTTGGGGTAGCCAATTCTATTTATTCACCATCTCCACCACTTCCATCACCACCATCTCCACCAGAACTAGAGGATGATCTTTTCGGAACTGCCCTTCCAGCACCAATATTTGTTACCCTATTTTTATTATATACCTTGTGTGGTTTTGCCATTTTAAAACTTATGGTTTTAATTTCTGCAATAAACTGCTGGAAGGTTTTCATCTCTCTAAATAATTTAAAATTATTTAGAGATAATCTTTACGTTTATGATGATCTGGGACAATCTTTCTTAAGTTGATAGAGAGGAGTCCATCTTCAAATGATACTTCTGCGACTTCTGTATCATCTGCCATTGTCCACGCTCTTTTGAAAGATCGTTGAGCCAGTCCCTTATGGACGTAGTTGGTGTCAGATTCCTTATCCTCTTTTTGTCCTTCAACGAATAGTTTCCCATCTTGTGTATAGACATAAACCTCTTTCTTTTTAAATCCTGCAAGTGCAAGTTCTAATCTTGATTCCACATTACTGACTTGAACTAAATTGTATGGAGGATAGTTAGAAGTTGTTTCATGTAAATGAAATAGACGGTCAAAATATTCATCCATACCAATACTGTTGCGAGTAATCCTATCCATCAAGGCAGGAAGATCCGCATGTGTAAACCTAGATGTTGCAAGGTTGGTCATTATAGTAGCTCCTTTTAAAGCGAGTTTGTGTTTTGTGGACCCCGAAGGCATCCAATATTAATTATACAAGATATTAAAAAAAGAGGTGCGGAAAAACCCGAACCTCTTCTTATGGTATTCCGAACCTATATTTAAATATCACTCATCTTGAGGTTTACCTTTTTTAGATCCGATATTATACTTCTGCTCCAAAATCCAATCACCTTTATCTTTATAAGAAAGAACTTTAATTTGATTAAGAGGTGCAATGTCGAGGATTGAATCAGTATTTACTATAGTAATTAATCCCCAATCAGAAAGTAATCGAGCAATACGATTACGACGCTGAACATCATTTACGGTAAGATTTGCATGTTTGCCATCAAGTGCAAACAACTCTTTAAAGTGTGTAATATAATATCTACCTTGTTTGTGAAGAATGTGGCAGCTCTGGTAGAGTTTTTTCTCCTTCCTAGATGCCACTCCGATACGGGTTAAAGTCTCACGAACTTTCAGAAAATCATCAGGTTCATTAAGAATAACTTCCACCATCATATCAGGTGTCCAATTTACTTGGGGTTCGATAGTTTGAGTAGTCATTTTGTTCCGCCAATATCAAGTCGTTGTTTAATAAAATCGAGTTGTGATTTTGATAAAATTTTCAAAGCCTGAGATGCCTTCTCATTACTATAACCATAGTAACGTTTAACACATTCTAAATCTTTGACTTTATCCTTTCGGAGCCAAGGAGAAAATCTCTTTCGCTTCCTCAGAGTATTTATATAAAATGAATATTGCATATCTTTATCAAGATGATGATACTTATTCATTTCATTGGCAAATAAAATACAATCAATATGAGCAGAAAGACACTTATTGATGATATATGGTGTATATTCTTTTACTGATTCTGGATTTTCATCCATTAAATTAGTTTTAGTTTGATTGATTGAATTCAACCAGTCCTTCAATTCCATAATTAAATAATAGCAATTCCTTTCGTTGTTTTTGCTCTCGCATATATTCACCAACTGACCTCATTGTATAAGTAAGGTCAAATTCCCCAGTATTCCAGTTCTTAAAACGATCCTTTACCAATTGGTCTGAATTGTAACTGATTAGTTGATCCATATTACAAGAATCGCAATCAGTAGCAAACTTATCGTGATCAAATCCTTTATGCATTGATCCTTTGTTCCCATAGAGATTATCCTTAATGTCATAAGGAGGATCGAGATACACAAAAGCACCCTTGTTTCCATCCATTAGATAATCATAGGAGTAATTAGTTATACGCCACCTCTCAATTAATTTGGAATATTCTGGTAATTTTTCAATTCCCCTTATAGAGAAGTTAGACTCAGATGCCTGTTTTGAAAAGGATGAAGATTCCGTAAGACCAGAAAAAGAACACTTATTAATAATATAAAAACTAACTGCACGTTCTATATTTGATAGATTCGTATCATTAATATTTTTTTTACTCACTAAAAATAATTGTTTTGCATCATCTGGATTATTGTGTAGCGATTTAAGTTCTAAAAGTTTATCTTTTAGATCCGTTCCAAAAATTTGAAGTTGTTGCCAAAAATTAACAAGAGGTTCATACAAATCATTTACCCAAATATTTAAATTAGGATATTTTTTGGTAATATGAATTGCAACACTTCCCCCACCAATAAATGGTTCACGAAATTCATCATAGTTACGAAGGTCTGGGAAGTAAGGATCCATTTTGGTGCAAGCACGAGACTTGCCTCCAGGATAACGAAGGGGTGTTTTAAAATTTTTCATTAAATTTGAAGTTGTTTATTAGGAGTAATAATACTACTAAACATAGATTGATATTCTTGCACCATTCTATCTGTAGTTTCCGTAATATACACTACAAATTTTTTATTAATGGTTAGTTCTTTTACATCTTTATTAATTAGAGGTGACCAAGGAGCAAATCCAATCTGACCATTTCCAGCAGGAACAGCAACAATAGGATCACAAATTGTAATTTGATTATCAGTCTCCTCAATCAAATCACAAATAATATCTTCACCAGATGACATACGAATAAGTTTTACATTCATTTTTTAAATTCCTCTCTATTTAAATTCACATTCACACATAATTTCGGTTAATGCTGCTAAAAGATTAATCTCCTGGTCAGCAACAAATGCAATTTGATATTGATACTTAGCAATAATAAGAACTGCAGCAGGTATCGACTGGGGTAAAAGATTATCATAACATGACTCATATACTCTACGAAGAATGATATTAGGGTCATTATCTAAATTAGCAACTACCCACTTTCTAACTTCAGTAAAATTTTTCTCCTTAAGATTTTTAAGAAGTTCATTTACAGATATATCAGAAAAAGAAGCAAGAATACCAGAGTCAATCTTACCACTAGTAGAATATCTTTGAATTTCGTTTAGAACACGTCGAAAATCGGGAAAGTGCTTGGATACGAGTTCCGCAACGACCTTTTGATCATACTCAATCTTTTCCTTATCAAGGATAAATTGTAACCTTTGAAAGAAATTCCCTGCAAGTTGAACTCTTTGTTTTCCTTTAATTGTGAAGTCGATGACTGCACAACGGGAGTGAAGGGGTTCAATGATTTTATTTTTGTAATTACAGGTGAAGATGAATCGGCAGTTGTTATAAAATGCCTCAATATTCGCCCGTAGTAGGAGTTGTACGTCGTTGCCTGTGTTATCCGCCTCATCGATGATGATGACTTTGTGTTTAGAAGATCCCGTAAGTGAGACGGTCGAAGCGAAGTTCTTTGCTTGGTTCCGTACAGTATCCAAGAAACGTCCTTCGTCGGATCCGTTGATGACATAAAAATCTGCTCCCAACTCATTACACAATGCTTTTGCAATGGTAGTTTTACCAATACCAGGAGGACCTGCAAGAAGAAGGTTAGGAATCTCACCCTTCTCTACAAACTCCTTAAATGTTTTTTTAGTTTCATCGGGAAGAATACAGTCATCAATTACTTGAGGACGGTATTTCTCCACAAAAAGAAATTCACTTGTCATAATTTAGACCCAATCAGGTTTGCGTTCAGGCATACGAAGATAGTTATCAGAAACCCAAGGTTTGGATGCTATGTATCTTTTGTATGCTTCAAATGTATCAATAGTGTCGTCAAACTTCCATTCCTCAGGCATAGCACGAGCAAATGGAGTCACTTCTGTAATCTTACCCTTGGGAAACAAATAGTATGCATCCACAAGAGTTTTATAACAGGAGTGAGTTTTATTATACCGCAGGCAGTATTCATCAGACAAGTTCAGTCCCCATTTGATTAACCAGTAGGCATTATGGATACTCTCCATTGCCCACTTGGTACAAGGATGATTGCGGAATGCTCCTTTGTCGGTCTTGTAGGGAGTTCCATCTGCCTTAGGAAGAGTGCCGTACCCATGTCCCCACTTGTCAGAGGCAACGATAGAGAGCATCTGGCAGCACTCTAGAGGCATCTTGACAATGTGTTTATCGGGAAGACATACAGCACTCTCAGCGGGCCAAGGAGAAGTTACAAAAATGTTCATCAACCAAAAGTAGAATCAGGCTCCAAGGCAATATGATAAGTCACATCAAATCCAGTATTCTTGAATCGTGACAAAAGTTTACGTGAAATAACAACTTCATAATTACCAGGAAGAATCTTGATATTTTCTACTTTAAAATTAAAGGAGAACTCATCTTCAGTCTCACCGACAATCACAGAGAAGTCATTAGAAGTATCGTTCTTCTTATCACGAACAACTAGTTTTACAACACCTGCTTCTCCAATAACTGACAAATCTTGAAGTTGATAAATTGCAGCAGCTTTAAGGAGTTTATCTAGTTCTTTTGTATCCAGAGTAAATGCAACATCTTCACTTGGAAGTGTAATATCTTTTTCTGGAGGAGTGATGATTACATTAGGGTCTGCAAAGAAATACTTGGAACGCGATTTACCTTCTTTAATAACGACATAACCATCGTTTTGAAAATCAAGTTCTGCATTCTGATGAAGATTTAAACCATTCAAAAATTGATTCAGGTCATAGATACCAAAATCTTTGGTAAATTCTTCTTCTACAGTTGCTTCTGCCAAGATGTTCTTCATTACTGAAATTGTACGAAGAGAATTGCCTTGTTTAAACAGAATGGATTGATTAATCGAAGAAAAATTCTTCAGAAGTGTCAGAGTTTTATCAGAAAGTTTCATAGTTTGATTTCGAAGTTTCATTATTAAATCCAGCAAAATGATAAAGAAGAATTCCGTAGTGAATAATCTTTAGTGCATCCAGACGAGACATCCCCTCTTTTTTACCAAAACGAGAAGAATATTTAATCAGATTATCTCGGCAAAATGGAACACCATCACCAATTGCATCAATAATATCAAGAACTTGAACTTTAGAATTATCAGATGCGTAATGTGCTTTATAAGTGCTGATAATGTAATCTTCTACTGCTTTGAGAGTTTTACCTTCACCAAATTTCCAAAAATTGTTTTGCGATTCATCTTTGGGGGTTGGTGGATTTAAAGTGATACGGTCTTCGCCCATGGGAGCAGGATTACCAGTAAGACTAATCCCATCACTTTCCCAATATGATTGATCACTCATTCCACCGTAAAGTCTAGATCCAGCAAAAGAAATAGTGTCGGGCGAAGGATAAGAATCTTCAGTTGCGATAAAGTCTCCGTAAATGGAAGTAAAATTTTTATTTTTATCAGGAATTTCAGACATTTTGTTTCATAGTAAAAGGACAAAAAGAGGAGGCAGATTTACCTCCTTATATTTTATCAGGATTGAGTTTGTTGGTCAAGGTCGTAAGTTACATGCTCATATTCTTTAGGCATCTGGAAGTCAGCATCAACCTTGTCATAAAGTTCAAGGAATGCTTGCTTAGTTTCGTCATCAAAACGATTGACACAAACTTGGATTGCCTTTGCTTTATCCTGGAAGATGCTGTAAGCACGGATGATATGAACCAGACGACGGGTGCTAATGATTTCTTCAATACCACCATCGTAGAAGGTCTTGCGGATGATATCACCCCAGTCCACCAGACGCTTGCAGAAGTCACGATCCTCTACTCCAAGGTCCAGAGCGACCCCCTCAAGGATTTTCTGCTCAGTTGCTGGGGCGGGATAGGACTGCTCGAAGGTCACAGGGAAACGCTCCAGGAATGCTTCGTTGAGCACGTTGGTGCCGATGAAACGTCCATCATCAGAACCTTTACCCTTGGTGTTTGCGGTGGCAATCACGTTAAACCCAGCAGCGGGTTTTACCCAGCGACCAATCTTTTTCAGGAAAACACCTTTGCCTTCAAGGATGGATTGAAGACACAGGATTTTGTTAGATGCAAGGTCGATTTCATCAAGGAGAAGGATTGCTCCTCGTTCCAGTGCCTCAATAACGGGACCGTTATGCCAAGCGGTATTTCCATCAACAAGGCGGAATCCACCGATAAGGTCGTCTTCATCAGTTTCAATTGTAATGTTTACACGAATCAATTCACGCTTAAGTTGAGCACACGCTTGCTCAACACTGAACGTTTTACCATTACCCGAAAGACCCGTAATGAACGTAGGATAAAAGAGATTGGACTGAATAATGCGTTTAATATCGTTAAAATTACCAAACTTGACGAAGGTATCATCTTTATCAGGAATGAGATTTTGCTCTACAGGAGGAACCACTGCGGGTGCTTGATAAGTACGTTCGATTTCTTCCACTTTTTGTTGAGTCACTTCAAGATTCCATTTACCATGACCAGTTTTATATTGATAAATTTTATTAGTAACAGTTTGGTAATTAGTATCATTCATACTACACCAAGCACGAACATCGGCACTGGTGATGTTGTTGCCATAAAGATTTTGAAGAGAGGTGCGGATGTAATCAGAAGAAAGTGTCATAACGATGTGTTTGTTCAACTCAATAATTATAAGGGTAAAATTGGTTCTGAAAGGTTCTCAGTGGTCAGTTCGCCAACTGGCTCTTAAATTTTTCAAAGTAATCTCTACTCACAATTTTGCCCGTATATCCTGGATAGTATTTTTTTACAATAGCAGGAATACCCATAGCAGTAATTGCACTATCACAAATTACTAACACTTCTTTAGTGTCATATTTGACTAGATGTTCAAGTGGAAATTTTTGTTTCATGCAACTAAAGAAATGAATTCACCAAGAACTTTTTTATTTAGTTTTTTGGTCTTCAAAGATTTAACAAATGCAGATTTGATTTGAGACTTAGTAGCAGATTCTGCAACATCAAACTCACTATCTTGAGAAAGAGCAGCGGAAGACATTCCAAAATAAGCATTATATCCAGATTTTGTAATGGTAAAACTTTTCACTTTTTTCCAGTCATTTTGAATTTTGTCATAATCGTTATCACCAATTTGATGATAAAGACTAATAAATCTTTGAACACCACGACTCTCAAGGACACGAATACCAATGAAGTTTGTTGAAGAAAACTTATCCTTTAAGTTATTAAGTAAAACATCAGTAAATTCATGATACCCATATCCAATCTTGTAAGTAGTGCCAAGTTTACGATCTCGCAAAAAAGTACTCATAGCATTAATATGTCCAACTCCCATATATGGTTCTTTTTCCCAATGTCGCCTCACTTCTTTATGACAAACTAGTTGATTTGCCTCACCATCAGTCAAAACAATACATTGAACTTTCTGGAGTTTGTTTTCCTTTTGGAATTTTGGAAGGATTTGATGAAGAGAAATCAGTGCTTCATTCAAAGGAGTTCCAGAAAGACTCAAACGATTTGGATAAGTGTACGTAGACCTATAAGTATTTTTAAAACAACAAGCAAGTCTCCAAATATTCAGCATTTGCTTTTCAATCTGCTTACCAGAAACTTTACTGGTAAGAATATTCATCATGGAGAAAGATTCATCCACAACCAATAAATTTTCTTTCTTTTCATAATGCGAAGCACGGTCTACCGCAATATATTTTCCAGTTTCATAGTCATACTCCCCTCGACGCCACTCGTTAGTAAAAGCATATACCTCAAATGGAATATTAACTTTTTTACAGAACCAAACGAGATTGAATAGTTGCTTACAAGTATCAACCATCACATCAGACATAGATCCACTCCAGTCTAGAACAAACACTAGTCCATGATTCTTACCATCAGGAATTACAGAAACCTTCTTGAAAAGGTCTTCGTTATATTTGTAGGTATGAAGTCGAGCAGTATCAAGAACACCAGTGCGAGCAGTTGACGCACGAGCATACTGGTCTGCTGCCTTGCGACATTCAAACTCTTTCACGAGATAGTTGACTTCTTTCTGTGCTGAAGATTTGAACTTCCTAAACTCAAGATCAACATTTTCATATAAATTTATTGTGGGATAACCACTCATTTGAGAATGCTCATTGTGAATTTTTTGTTGATGTTCAAAAGATGCATCAATATCTTTATGAACATCAGAATTTTTACCAATAACACTGTCCAAATTTAGTTGAGGAACTTCTACGTACATATTTTCATATGAATCATTCCCAACAAGATCACGAATCTTTTCCTCTAGAGAATCAGCAGTACGAACTTCAGGTTCATTATCATCCCCAGAAGATTTGATTGGAGTTTGTTCACCTTGAGAATTTCCACCAGTTCCTTCATTCTCTTTTGGTTGAGAATTATCACCATCACCATCTTGTTCAGAATCAGAATTATTAGTCTCTATAATTTCATTAGAAGGTGATTGAGAACCTCCTTGTTGCTCATGAGAATCAAAGTTAGCAATCTTTTGTTCTTGTTCTTTTTCTTTTTTACAATATTTGTAAAGTTCTTCCGCTGCAATTAAAACATCAGCAAAAGTTTCAGTAGCAGAAATCATGTCAATAATTTCTTGCTCTTCTGAGTCGAATTTTAAATTTACAAAATTACCAATTTTAAAATAAAGATTGGTACGGTCAGCAAGATTAAAAGTAGAGATATCATCATCAGCAATCTGGAAGAAATCTTCCTCGTTTAATTCTTTGTATCCATTGAAGAAAGTTTTAGCAAGTCCTGCATACTTACGCTTCATCAACTTCTCAATGCGAGCATCTTCTACGATGTTTACAAATTGAGCAGGAACCTTTACTTGCTCAGTCCAATCCTCATCAGGAGTGAAGAGAGCGTGACCAACTTCGTGACCCACCAGAAGGTCATACACAAGATTGCTTGCTTTTTCCCACAAAGGAAGTGTCAGAACACGAGTGTGGACATTAAAGCAGGCAGTAGAAACTTTTTTATGCTCGACAACGAGATCCTCAGTGGCAAGCAATTTGGCAAGTTGAGACTTGATTTCGTGAGAGACAGGCATTTGATTTATGTCGTATGTGCGTATAATACAAAAAAAGATCGCCCATTGGACGACCCCTGTGCCACTCTTTAAACTGCCCTACTAAATCCTTTTATTTTCTCAAATTTAATTACGTTATTAAATTTATCTCGCATACCTTCTTTATGAGAGATTACAAATACATTTGCGTCTTTAATTACATACCTAATAATCTTTAAAAACTCATCTGTACCAAATCCATCTAAAGAGGAATCAAAAGTTTCGTCAAAAATTATAATATTACAATTCAAAGAATTTTTGATTTTAGCGATTTCTCTCCATGTAAAAAGAAGAGCCAAATCAATTCTCATTTTTTCACCTTCACTAAATGAAGTATATGAAAAATCTTCATGAATCGGAGATCTAATGGATTCAGAAAATTCTTCATCCAAATGGAAATTAATATAGAAGTCCATCATTTGTAAATAACGATTGACTTGTTGATTAATAAGAGGCAAATACTTTTTAATAATTTTAGTTTTTACTCCACCATCTTTTAAGAGACTGTAGATATAATCGTAATAATTAATTTTTTCCTTTACAGAATCTAAATCACTCAGTACAGAATTCAAATTATTTTTATATTCTTCTAACTTTTCATGTTCAGAATTTCGATTTGCAAGGTTTTCGGTAAGAGTTTGAATTTCAGATTCAAGATTTTTGATTTGTCTTCGCAATCCATTAATCTTAATATTGTTTTGAGAAATGCCATTCGTTAGATTTGAAATCTCCTTAGATAGAGAATTGAATTGACACTCTCGTTTCTCTTCCTCTTTAATTGCCTCCTCTAGTTCTTTATAACCAGATTGCAACTCTTTTGCTTTATTTTGAGCGTCATCAATTTTATTTATCCTAAATTCCTCATCAATTGATTGTGTGCAGGTGGGGCATACCGTATTCTCTGTAAAAAACTTATGCTCTTTAGTAATTGTAGATACCTTTTGAGAGATTTTTCCTTTAAGGTTTCCTAACTTACGAAGTTTATCTGCATATCCCGCAATAGCATCTTGCTCACGAATAAGTTCTTGAAGAGGTTCTTCTACAGATTCGTTTTCCTTCAAATACTGTTCGATTTCCTTATCCAAATCGGAAATTTTCCGATTATTGTTGCTTATATTATCCCTTCCTCTATTCTCAAGTTCTTCGATAAAACTCTCTTGCATATCAACTTTATCTTGAAAAGATTCTCGTTTTAATTCAAGAACTTTAATCTCATCTTTTACTGAACGGATTTTTTCTTTCACTAAACCATTCATAGATGAAAATATTTTAATATCCAACAAATCTTCAATGACTTCTCTGCGATGAGCAGCAGAAAGTTGCATAAAAGGAACAAAACTACTACTACCCAAAATAACAATTTGAGTGAATGACTTATAGTTCATTTTAAGAACATTTTGCTCCAACCATTTTTGCTGATCAGTGGAAGCAGAATCTTGATTCAGTAGTTTATCATTTCTATAAATTTCAAAAATAGCAGGTTTAATTCCTCGAATAACCTTCCATTTATTAGAACCAATTGTGAATTCAACCTCAACTACACAATCTTTTTCATTAGTAGAATTGACCAGTTGTGGTTTATTTACTCCTCTAAATGATTTACCAAATAGAGAAAATGTAAGGGCATCCAACATGGTACTCTTACCTGCACCATTATTACCAATAATTAAAGTAGTAGGACTTCCCGTAAAAGATACTTCAGTAAATTGATTGCCAGTACTTAAAAAGTTTTTATACTTAATTTTTTCAAATAAGATCATTTTCTTGAGGGGGAATTACAATATCGTTTTCAGTAATTATTGCGTATTGATAATCATTCATTTCACATGTTTTAATAATAACATCATCATCAATTTCAATAACATGCATAGAAGGATAATTCATATCTTCTAGCATCATAGCAAATCTAACTGCATCGTCTTCTTGTTCAAAGAGATACAATATTTGTTCTCCATCTTCATTTACTACGGAGTATGCACCTTCATCTTCTTTTCCTTCTATTGTTAGAATAAACATTAGATCATCTCACATGCCTCTTTGTATATATTTTGGATAATTCCTTTAATAATATTTTTATCCAAAATTACATCAGAATCTTCAACATATCGGTTAAGTAAAGATACAGTATCTTCAGATTCTAATTCATCTATTTGAATCTCTTCATCTATTCTAAAACTTTCTACGATTTTAATTTCTGCAACATTAGCGGCGTATAATTTATCTAAAAATTTGTCGAATTTTTTAGGATCAGATTTTTTTCTTATGATTAACTTTACTATTTTGTTTTCATATTCTCTCGCATCAAACAGTTGTGGATCATTGTCCTCATAAAAAACTGAATAGAACATGCGATATGGATTATTAATTGAAGTCAATTCTAAAGAATTCAAATCAAATAAATGAAATCCTCTGGTATCATTGTAATCGTTTAAATATATCTCGTAGGGATTACCGAGATAATATATTTTTCCATTATTAGACCTAGTATGATAGTGTCCAGAAAAAACTCTGGTAAATTTATTAAATATTTCACTATCATGCCCAGATGTCATCACATGACCTTTGTATGGAGAAAATCCATTCAATTCTAAGTGCCCCATTGCAATCTCGGAATTGCTTTTATCAATTATTTCATATGTTTTTTGTTCATTCTCAGAGTTTATCCAAGGAATAAACAAAATATTCTGCTCTCCAATTTTAATATGTTCTGCTTCTGATATTACTCTTACGTTTTTATATTCTCTCAACAATAAATCAACAGCATTTACTTGATTGGTATTCTTATAATAAGCTGTGTGATTTCCAACTACAGTATAAACCTGACACCCCAAAGACTCTAGTTTATCATAGTAATTATCTTTTGCCCATGCCAAAGCGGCAAAGTCAATACCTTTACGACTATCAAAAGTATCTCCCATATCAATGATAGTGGTAATCCCGTACTGTTCCAGCGTCGGGAAAAACACATCATTATAGAATTTTAAAAAATAATCATGAAATAATTTAGAATTTTTACGAGCACCAAAATGTTGGTCTGTAATTATTGCTACACGCATCAGTACCTTGTTTTAGAGTGAATACTATCCTTGATGCTATTATAGTCAGAATAATTCATTCCGTCAATATGGTTGTCGTCAAAAAAGACCTCATCATATCCAGTTCTTTCAAGAATCTTATTCTTAATTTCCAGTTGCTTCTTTTCTTTCTGAATGCGTCTCAGAAATGCGTAGTGAATAATCTGAGTGAAGTATGCAAAAGGGTTTTGAGATTTTTCTGGATTGAAATTATGGATGTACTGAACACAGTTTTCAATACCATCACTAATCATATCATCCTTAAAGATGTAATTGACAAAATTTGGTTTAAATGATAAATGAGTTGCAATTTTTAAAAAGCATTCACCAAGATAATTCGTAATTTGTGGTTTTGGGTCACCTCTACCTTCAGCATCAGCAATTGCTTTTTTATACTCAATTAATGCTGCTAAAAAATCTTTGTTATTGACGTAATGAACCGATCTCTTCCTCTTTGTCATGGCATTTGTAGTTATCATAAGAATACCTAATTTAATATGTATATCAATTATACCATCCATATGAAATATCTACAAACTTGACAAGGATCCAAAATATAGATAAAATACCTTTGTTAGGTTTGAAACATTATATCTAGCTATTTTTATAGAGCTTTTCTAATATCTCTTTAGCATCATTAACATTAGAGATATATCCCATTTTTCTATTAATCTTTTTTCTACTAGGATAATCGTCACCGTAATCCTTTGATTGTCTAACGTAATTTTGATACATGATAATCATATCAATATCTTTAGACTCACTAATAGTTAATACATCATTCATATTAATTAATAACATATCTTCTTTACTAGTCTTTAACCAAGATTCTAATTTATACCCAGACATTCCAGATCTTGATTTTACTTCAGATATTGTAATCGGATTAGTTATTAATAATAAAGTTTTTTCTTCTTCAAAGCATGGAGATACTTTTGCGTATATTTCTTCTCCATTCTTTAATTTAATTGTTGCATAAAAATCTTCTTCCATCATGGCGTTAAATTGATTGTAATTATTTCGTAGTTAAAGTTTTCTTCATTATAAATTTTAATTCTTTCTATCAGGTGATTTAAAGTATAATTTTTTCTTGCTTTGTGAGTGCAATCATCGGAAATATCATAAAGCATTGCTTTTGTTTTATTTTTACCCTTTCTTAAAACTCTACCAATACTTTGAAGATTGCGAACTCTGGATTTACTTGGGGATGCAAAAATAACATTATGGAGGTTTCTAATATTTATTCCAGTAGAAAATACACCATAAGAAGCTACGATGATTGCATCATTCTCTCGTTCTGTTATTTCTCTGACTTGCTCTCTTTCTTCAGTATCAATTCCTCCATGGACAAAAAATACTTTACGATTTTCTTTTTTGTTCTTATTAATTAATTCATACAAAGGAAGTCCATGAGTCTCGACTCTAGAAAATAATATAAGAGTATTACCCTTTAAATCTAAAGCAAGGTTTTTAATAAAGTTATTTCTTTTTTCGTGAGATATAATAAATTGAACTTCATCTTCATAAGTCTCAAAAATCTGAGGAGTATGTTTTAACACAAGACAACGAATATCTAATTTGGATACGTGTCCCTTTTCCATTAATTCTGCAGTTCGTGTAACTTTATATGATGGTCCAAATAAACCTTCAAGAACCCATTTGTGAGTTTGAGTTCCATCTAAAGTTCCTGTAAATCCAAATCTATATTTTGCATGATGAAGTTTAGTCATAATTTCAATAAGTGATTTGCTCTTGAATAAATGAGCCTCATCACCTATAATTACACCATAATCTTCAAAGAATGAACGTTCTAATTTATATACGGATTGCCAAGTAGTAATGGTAACAGGATGTTCGTTTGTCTTTTCTCTACCAGAATAAATTCGGTGACAATATGAATCAGCATCCCAACCATAATCCTGAAAATCCTTGTACATTTGCTCTACAAGAGATGTCGTTGGAACAACTAAAAGTATTTTTTCGTGTTTACTCACATAGTATCTTACTAGAGAGTAAATCATCAGAGATTTGCCTGATGCTGTGGGACTTATCAATAGCCTTCGATTATGCTTTAACGCATCACATACTCCATCTATTTGATAATCCCTTGGAGAGTGGGAACAAATAGATTGCATATATCCTTTAACACCCTCAAGAGTAATCTCTTCATTTACTTCAAAGGGTAATCCGTAGAATTTATTTTCTACAAACTTGTAATTGTATCCATAGTTTTTACAAAAAGAAATTAATCTATCCAACAGACCTACGTAGAGCTGCTTGGTTCTCATGTCGAATAGATGAATTTCTCCATTCCAATTTCTGCCTCTATATTGAGGCATGAATTTTGCATTCGGTACTTCGAATTTAAAGTGATCCCGAAGTTCATATTCAATGTGTGGTTCACATTCTATTTTTAAATAAACTTCGTTGGATTTAGAAATTATTAGATCAAATTTATCAACCATAACCTGCCTGGAATTTTAAAAATTCGATGGCATTCTTAATTTGGTAAGTTCTATTCTGAATTACTTTAAGAATACTCTCTAAGTAATTTATAATGGTTTCATAATAGTCTATTTTTAAACTAACTTGAGACAATTTCTCATCTGCATCTAGATATTTTTGTAAAGTATCTTTGTCTCTAATTTTTTTAGGGAATGGATTTTCTATATAAACATCTGGATCTGCTTTACCAGTAAAATATTCATATCTCTCGTGCCTAATATTTTTTCTTTGTTGCTCTGCTTTTTTCTTTAAAAGAATGATGTTATTATATAAATCAAAATATTTTGCATGTAAAACTGGGATATTGGTAGATTCTGTATGCAAATTATCCATGTCAATTTTAGAATCTTCTTCCCACATTTTTTGAATCATTTCAAGGTCAATAATCATAGTTTATTTCCACTAGCATCTAATATATTGTAAATAGTATACTTGAATGATACTTCTGCTGTAAAGTATTCGACATCTGGATTTGTTGAATCAAACTCCAGTGCAGATAGTGAATATGGGAACATATCTTTGAATACAACTTCAAATTGAACGCGATTATTGCTATTCAGTGCTTGCAAAGTTCCATCTGAATAGATGTTCATTTGCTTGTTCAAAGAAGTATTTAAATTTGTTTCTTGTTTTTGTAAACTATAAATTTCATTCAAAGATTCTGGATATCCGAGACCTCTCATCCAGTTTTGAATTTGCATATAATTTTCTAGATTTTCATCAACAATAAATCTTAGATTAAAATCTTCAAAAACCATTTTATCACCAGGAATATCAATATCCTTCAAGTATGTTGGTTGTTGGGCAATTCCTAGACTTAATCCTGGGACATTTGCGGAATTGGAAAAGAATGATACTTTACGTGCCCTAGTTAATGTAAACTTAAACCCAACTGAGGATAAAAAGTTTCTATTTTGTATTTGATTACTAAAAGCGTTTCCGACTGCCATTGTTTTTTAACTATTTAGAATAAAAAAGGGACCCTTTCGGGTCCCTCTTGATAAATGTGACCAGAAATCACATGAGGTTCTTGATTTGAACTCTTCTGTAGTAACGGTTTGCGTTAACTTGAAGTCTGCCGAGACCTTGAGTGGTGCCTTCAGCAAATGGGTTAGCAACAAGACCATATCTGGTCTTAAAGCCAATCTTAGGCTGGAAGGTGTTCTCACCAACGGCACGAACCATTTGGAGAGGAACATATGGGCAGTAGAAGAGACCAGCATCATATGGGCTGGAACCCTTATAACCAACAACGTAGTACTGGTTAGCAGATACGTTTGCTGAATATGGGTCGATATATACGCGGAACTTACCGAGCAGAACACCAGCGAAGGTGTTACCAGTGTCATCAACGTTGAGGTTTGCATTCAGAGCAGGGGTGTAGTCGAGTACACCAGCCATGCTGAGAGCAGATGCAACGTCAGCAGAACACATGATAACGTTACCCTTACCTCTACGAGTTCTTTGTGCGATTGCGTTAGCATCACGCTCGATTTGGAAGAGTAGACCCTTGAACTTCTCAACAGACCAACGACCGTTGGAATCAACGTCAAGGTCAAATACACCAGCGGTAGCAGTATTTACAGCAGCACCTTGCTCAGCGACCTTGTAGATGGTTCTGATAACTTCTCTGTTGATCTCAGCGAGGATCTCAGTGGAGAGAATGTTAGCAAGTTCTGCTTCTGCGTTTAGACCGTGGATAGCCTTGAGGTCCTGAGCGAGTTCTAAGGAGTACTCAGCTTTGAGGGCTCTTGACTTTGCTTCAACGAGAACCTTCTCGATTGAGAATGCCATCTCATTGAACTGGTTGTCATTACCGTTACCGAGATTCTCAGAATCTCCAGTGAACATACCCTGACCAACGTTGTAACCAGAAGAACCAGTGGATGCACCAGTACCAACAGGATTGAGAAGACCTGGGTTTGAACCATACTGGGTAGTAGTACCCATACCTGCGGTTACATCGCTAGCCGCAGTAAGACCGATACCAGAGTTCTGACCAGAGAATGCAGTATCTGCTTCGTTGAATAGAGCTTCGGTGCCAGACTGATCGCTATAGCGTGAACGCATTGCGAAGATGAGTCCAGTAGGACCGCTCATTGGTTGAACACCAGCGAGGTCATATGCAACGAGGTTAGGCATTGCACGTCTGATTAGAGAAATCAGAACTGGGTCAAAACCTGCTACAGGACCACCTGCAGCTGCGGAACCTGAGAAACCACCAGATGCACCAGCAGCATTACCTGCATTGGTTGGGGTCTCCATAAGAACGCCGCTTGAGAAAGCTTGCTGTTCTCTTAAGAATTTTTCTTGGTTTTCGAGCAGGACAGCGGTTACAGCTCTTCTATGGGAATCTTTGATTGGATCAAGACCATCATAGTCGAGAAGTGGTGCCCACTTTTCCTGCAGATGCTCAGTTTGGAACATTTGCTTTTACCTTTTACTAAGTGTAATTGTGTTTTATTTGAATAATATTAAGTTCACTTTTTAGCAACAGCTGAAAGAGTTCTCAAGTAAGCGTGCATTGAATCTGAGTGATACTCAGTAGCAACGTCTACTCCTTCAGAAAGAGTTTCAGTTTTTGCTTGTGGAGCAGCTGTTTTTGAAGGGAAATATGATTCCTTCAAAGTCTCCAGTTTTTCACGATATTCTACGTCACTTTCAAACTCAACACTTTCGGCAAGTGAAGCGAGCTTCTCTTTCTGAGAAAGTGCTAGACCCTCAGAAACACTATCAAAGATTCCTTGTGCAACCGACTCGGAGAGACGCTTGTTTAGGGAAATGTTCTTCTCAATCTGCTCGTTGAGTTTTGTCTCCATTTCATCAAGTTTTTCTACCATGCTCTCTAACACATCATATTTATCTTCAGGGATTGATACATAATGCTCTTCAAAAAGTCCTCTCATTCCTTGGAGGAATGATTCGGTCATTTCGGTCTTAAGACCGTGCTCAATTGCTAATTCGTTTTCTGAAATCCATTCTTCAGAAACATACTCAAGGTAAGAATCAATTCTTTCCTCAAGAGATGCCTTAATAGCATCTACTTCTTCAATAAGTCTCTGCTCATACTGAACTTCTAGTTCTTCTTTGATTTCAGAAACTTTTGATCTAAGGGCAGATTCGAATACTACCTTTGCCTTTTCTTTAAACTCTTCGGAGAGTTCTTCTTCATCACCAGTGTTTAAAAGAGCATTGACATCTTCTTCAATATCAAACTCTTCTTTCTTCATTTTTTTGTCTTCTTCCTCACCCTCTTCATCTTCATCTTCTTCATCCTCTTCATCCTCTTCTTCTTTAGAAGCTTCGGAAACTACTTCTTCTTCAACGTCTTCTTCAACTTCATCAAGATCTTCGTCCTCTTCAATTTCTTCTTCGATGAGGTCTTCATCTTCTAGATCTTCATCTTCTTTTACTGCTTCACTCTTTTTGAGACCCTTCATTGGATCAGCAGCTTTAGCACCTTTATTTACAACATTCTTTACTTGCTGTAAAGTTTTTCCTGGGGTCTTTAATTCTGCAGAACTATCATCGGAACGATAGTTTTCTGGAGTAGGACCACCAAGATCTTCCCAGCTACCAGTCTGACCAGCAACTGCACCAGGTGCTAGCTTTTGCATTGGATCCCCTGCCTTTGCACCTGCATTGACAGCGGTTCTGGATTGCTTAGTGCCTGCTTCCATTTCTTGTAAATTTTTACCACGAGACATTTGAACTCTCCGATTAACCTTTATTAATTTAATCTATATTTATTTATTAAAATCTAAATTTAAGATATTATAATGAATTCAAAAATTCATTAAATAACTCAATTTTATTCTCTTCTAGTCTTCTTTGATCGACTAAATTATTAATTTTTCTTTTGGTATTTTCAGCGAGTTTTTCACGGAGAATGCCACCGTCCCAAATCCATTCTTTACCTTCCATAATGCCTTGAACAAAAGCATCAGGAGCAGAAGGATCAGCAACAATATCAGCCGCAGTTGCAAGCATGAAGTCTTCACCAACTTCTTTATATCCTTTATTGTTCTCTCTTAATGAACCAATACCACGGGATGAAACACCAAGAGTTACACCATCCTTAAGAAGAGATGCTGCAATTTTTCCCATTGGAGTTGATAAGATTTGTGCCTTACCTACAAAATTATTACCACTTTGCTTTAATTCAGTAATTTTATGAGAAACTCTATCGAGATTTACTGTAGGACCATCTGGATGACCAAGTTCTCCTAATGCCCTACCTTTTTTAACATAATTTTCATTATAACGATTTACTTCTCTTTCCATAATCGAAAAAGGATACATTCTACCATTACGATTAACTGTTTCGCTTTGGAGGAATACACCTTGGATATACATTTGTTTTTTACCACCAACATCTTCGGTGATAAGTTCTACCTTTTCGATTTCTTCTCTGATAAGTTTCATTTTTCTTAGTTAGTAAATCCTACTTTTGTTACTTTTATAGATGATGCTGAAGCCCAGATAATATCAGTGGGTAATTTTTGTATAAATTCAACAGCACCAGATGGTAAAGTAAATGAATAAGATGCACTCGCCCCAACAGATGCTGAAATTGCAATTGTAGTTGCTGCACCAGCTCCATTATATAATCTTACGCATGTTGCAGAAAGTATACTTGTTCCAGCACCAGAAGAAGTTGCTAAATCAGTTTCTATAGAAAGTGGTTTTGTTACTTGCATTATTATATAATAAAGACTTTATTAGTTATTTATAAAATACTCAATTACCTACTAATTTCTTCCCAGTCCATTGAAGCAAAAATCTGCTCACCATTAGTTGCAGCAGTAGCAAGAAGTGTGAGTTCAAAAGGTGTAGAAGTCAAACTATTTCTTTCTAACTGAAACTTGAATAGTGCTTCTTTTAGAATATCAATTGATGGAGAACCTTGATTTGATGAGTTTAAAAATCCACTCGCAAGTATTCTTCCACCAGCATAAGAAGTTCCAGTAAGATTATATTCAACACTACTATCCACACCAGCACTCACCCAACTTCCAGCTGTTGTAGTTCCAGATGCTCTTACCTGCCAATTATAATTAACTCCATTACCAATTCCCATAAGAGAAAGTGCAGTCATAATGATAATTGCATCCAAAGCAGTAGTTTTCAATCTCAAACTAACTATAGGATAAAAAGTCCCAGCAGTTGTAAGAGTTCTTGGTGCCGTGATTGGTGTTCCTATTGCCTGTTGTAATCCACGAAGTTCATAACCACCTTCGGAAATTACAGTAGAACAAACTTGTTTAAGTGTGCTTGCACTGGTTGTAATTCCAGTATTTACAATCTCATATCTTAATGGTAGTGATGCTGTTGTGATATAAGTTGAAGTGATTAAGTTTGCGTGATGGAATGAATGGCAGTGAATAAACTTCCCATCGACTACAAAACCCAATCTAACTGTTCCAAGTCCTAACCATTCAATATCCATCCACAAAATTTGTGCTTTGGAAATATCTAATGTAACACCAGATGGATTGAGATGTCCTGCACCAAGCATTGTATCAATATTCCAGTTATTTTGCGAAATTTGTGTTGTTATTCCAGTAGATAAACTTCTTTCCGCAAAATATAAAGTGCTTCCATCAAGTTCCAGATACATTCCATTATCTGCACCAAAGTATCCTACTCTTTGACGAAGATTTGCTTTTGGTGGGTTCATTACAAAAGTATTCATCACTTGTAATGATTTTCCTGGTTGATAAGAGAATACTTTTGTGGTTTCCCTAATCGCAGAACATCCAGCAGTAGTTCCTATACTAATATTGACTAAACCTTGTGCTGTTACAAATCCAACTGTTGAACCAGTTCCTACAACTAAACCACTCCAAAGATTATTGTCCTTGTATCTGTGGGAACTATCAAAAAGTGTAAGTGGAGTTGAAGTTCTTAAACGACCAAATGCATCAGTTGCTATTGGGGGAAATGTAATAGATGCTGCTGCTGATGATGTGGAAATTGATACTGTTCCCGTAACTGGTAGGGGATTACTAGAACTTACAGGAGCACTATTGAGATTGAGTGATACTTGCCCAGTTGTTCCAATTCCTACTGTTCCCTGAACTGTAACAGTAGAACCAATACCTGATACTGCGACTGTTGTGACTGGATTGGTTACATAAAAACTTGTATTTGAGATTGATACTGTATTGGCAATTGATACAGTTCCTCCTACGGTTACAGAAGTAACGGGATTTAGAATATAAAAACTTGTATTTGAGATTGATACTGTATTAGCAATTGATACTGTTCCACCTACCGTCACAGAAGTAACAGGATTTAGAATATAAAAACTTGTATTTGAGATTGATACTGTATTCAGTAATGAGGAAATGCCAACTGGAAGATATGAAAGATTTATATTTACTGTTCCAACACCAACAGGAAGATATGGTGTTGTTAATGCACCACTGGTTCCAACTTCAACTATATGGGAATGAATTGGATTTTCTGGTGTACTTGTAACAGTTACTATTCCAGGAATACTAATATCACCATTAATTGTAATACTAGAACTTCCAAGAGATACTGGAAATGGATTATCAACACTAACTGGTTGACCATCTTTAGTTGCAATATTATTAACTTCAAATAAAGATCTTTCTTGATTTAGATAATCTTGATTTTGTATATTCCACTGAGCCATTATCAATCAATCCATTCTAATTTTGAGGGGTGATATCTTTGTACGTTTTTAATGTTAAAGTTCTTTTCTTCTGCTGGATAAATCTGATGAACAATTGCTCCAGGATATTGTCTTTGAAGTTGCTCACCTAAATCCTGTTTTGAGGGCAATCCAGATTTGGTTACTAATTCCAATCTATACAAGTTTCCTTGCCACATAACATCAGCAACATAGTTTTCTCCTACTTGCTGAGGTTGTTCTGTTTCGGAATTAATATAAAGATTTCCAGTAAAATCACCAGCAATATTAACTGATTCAGATATAAATTGCTTGAATGATTTCATATCATCCTACCTCTTCTTGATTCCCAAATAATGAATTTCCTGCTGCTGGTCTCAATGCTTCAATTTTATCCGCAGATTTTGCGAAAAGAAGTTCTTTAATTTTATCACTGACTTGTGCAGGTGATTCGTCAGAGATAATCATATCTAAAAGTTCGTCCATTTTTTAATCATTTAATTCTGATATATTTATGATAAATACAACATACATAAAGTTCAATGAAATGAAAAACATATATTTATTTCAACCACAATATTCTGTAGAAGTTAGAAAACAAGAAAATTATTGGATACCATATAGTGTTGGATGTATTTGGAGTTATTGTAATCAATTTGATGAAGTAAAAAATAATTTTATTTTAAAGGATATAATTTTTAAAAGAGAACATCCAGATAAAATATTAGAAAGATTGGATAATCCTGTTTTATGTGGATTTAGTTGTTATATTTGGAATGAACAGTATTGTCTAGGAATAGCTAAACTCGTAAAAGAAAAATTTCCAAATTGCATTATCGAATTTGGTGGACCTCAAGCATCTAAAAAAATGCAAGAGGAAAATGATTTTATTGATACTGTAATAATTTCTGAGGGTGAAGAAAATTTTCTAGACATACTTAATTCTATTATAGAAAACAAAGAAATAAAAAAATATTACGAGAGAACTAGATTATCTACATTAGATTATCCAAGTCCATATCAATCTAATGTCTTTAGTAAAATAATTGAAGAAAATCCCGATGTAATTTGGGCTGCAACTATAGAAACAAATAGAGGTTGTCCTCATAGATGCACTTTTTGTGATTGGGGTGGAACTACTATGAGTAAAGTAGACCACTTCGACATAAAGAGAGTTGAAGATGATATTACTTGGATAAAAAATAATAATATTGGATACTTATTTGTTGCTGATGCTAATTTTGGAATGTATAAGGAGCGAGATATACTTATAGCAGAGATAATCAGAGACAAATTAAAAGAAACCAATGTTGGTGACGTTGTTTTACAATTTGCTAAGAATTCAACAGAAGCAGTATTTAAAATTGCAAAAATACTTGAAGAACATTGTCTTAGGGGAATAACAATTAGCGTTCAAAGTATGAATCAACCAACTTTGAAGGCTATTAAGAGAAAGAATCTTCATATAAATGATTTGACTAATCATATGAGAATGAGTCAAGAATATGGAGTTAAAACATACACTGAACTGATTTTGCCATTACCCGAGGAAACTTTAGAAACTTGGAAAGACGGATTATCTAAAGTTTTGGAGTGTGGTCAACACGAATCGATTGATGTTTGGTTCTGCCAATTATTTGGTAATAGTGAATTGGGAAGTGAATTATCTAGAAAGATGCACGGAATTGAAACAGTAAAGGCGTATGACTATATTTCATTCACTAATCCTAAGGAATATCATGGATTCAAAGAAATTGTTGAGATAGTTAATAAAACTAATTCAATGGCAACTTTGGAATTAATTGAAAGTTATTTGTATGCTTGGACAGTAATACAATTCCATATAAATGGATATGCTCAACTAATAGCAAAATATCTTTTTTACAATAAAAATATAACTTATAGGATGTTTTATGATGAAATATTTGAAAAGGTTCAAACTGACAACGGAATAATTGGTGAATATTTTCAAAAATTAAAGTTCGATGTAAAAAATTACTTAACAGAGGGAATTTTACCAGATAATAAAAGTGGACATTCATTAGAATTTAATTCTCCTAATGATTTTTCATTTTTTATGAATAATAGGAATGAAGTATTTGCCTTAATTGATAAATCTCTGGTAAAATTTGGTGGTATAACTAATGAATTTTGGGATCTTCAAAAAAACTTTGTTTATGACTCTGAGGTAGATTATCCTATTACTATTTCTTCTTCTGTTGATACAACAACATGGGAAGATAAACCAACAAGTTTAATGGTTTCAAATAAAAGAGATGAGTCAATACGAAATGATTTTTGGGTTTTAAGAAGAAAGGGATTACTAAAAAATACTATATCTAAAATTGATGAATGAAAAATATATATTTATTTCAACCGCAATATTCTGTAGAAATTAGAAATGAAGACACATATTGGCTTCCTTACAGTGTTGGTTGTTTATGGAGTTATTGTAATCAATTTGATGAAGTAAAAAATAATTTTGTATTAAAAGATATTATCTTTAAAAGAGAGCATCCAAATAAAATACTGGAAAGATTAGACAATCCAACAGTGTGCAGTTTTAGTTGTTACGTTTGGAATGAGCAATATTGTCTATTTTTATCAAAACTAATAAAAGAAAAATTTCCAGACTGTATTATTCAATTTGGTGGACCACAAGCAACTTTGAAAATTCTTGATAATGAATTTATAGATTGTGTAATAATTGGTGAAGGTGAAGAAAGTTACTTAGATTTATTAACTAGTATTGTTCAAAATAAAACAATAGAAAAAATATATCAAAAAAGTAGAATAGAGCAATTAGACTTTCCAAGTCCATATGAATCTAAAGTATTTGATCAAATTGTAAAAGACAATCCAAATACTCTTTGGGCTTCTACTATTGAAACTAATCGAGGGTGCCCCCATTCATGTACTTTTTGTGATTGGGGTGGATTAACCTATAGTAAAGTTAAAATGTTTAATCTAGATCGTGTAAAAAATGATCTTGAATGGATTAAAAATAATAATGTTGCATTTATATTTTGTGCAGATGCAAATTTTGGAATGTATAAAGAAAGAGATTTGGAAATAGCAAAATTAATAAGAGAAGTTGCTGATAATAGCAAATTAGAATCTGTTAATTTGCAATATTCTAAAAATTCTACAGAAGTAGTTTTTGAAATAGCAAAAATACTTGGAGATATTAGTAGAGGTGTAACTATAAGTGTTCAAAGTATGAATGAACCAACACTTAAAGCAATTAAAAGAAAAAATATGAGTATTAATAACATTACATCTCATATTGAAAAAAGTAAAGAGCATGATGTAAAAACTTATACCGAGTTAATTTTAGGATTACCAAACGAAACTATAGATTCTTGGAAGGAAGGATTCTCTAAAATATTAGAATTTGGGCAACATGAATCTATTGATGTTTGGTTTTGTCAAGTTTTTGGTAACAGTGAATTGAACAGTGAATTATCTAGAAAAATATATGGTATTGAAACTATCAAAGCAGAGGATTACGTTTCATTCACTAATGAAAAAGATTACTCAGAAGTAAAAGAAAGTATAGAATTAATTAATAAAACCGATACTTTAACCACAGATGAATTAATTGAATGTTATATGTACGGATGGTTGATTGTTCAATTACATATAGCGGGATATACTCAAGTGCTATCGAAATATTGCTTTAATATTTTAAATATAAGTTATAGAAAATTTTATGATAATTTATTTGACTGTATAAAAAATGATGATGGATTCATTGGAGTTCATTATCAAGAAATATATAATATTGTCTCTACTTATATTAAGACTGGGAAGATAACACAGGGTGCCAAAACTGGTCATTCTTTACATGCTAGTAGTTTTGAATTCTTATTTAAAAATAAATCAAAACTATTTGAATTTATTGAGTTATATTGCTCAAATATTGTACAAATTGACTCAGAAATTATTGATATTCAGAAAAAATTTATTTTTAATGAAAATCAAAAATATCCATTAACTTTAAACTCAAAATATAATATAGAAACTTGGGAGAAAAATAAAATATCCTATAAAATCGATAATGACTTTATAGGATATGATAAAAATAATCTTTTTATACTGAGAAGAAAAGGACTTCTAAAAAATAAATTTATTAAAGTTACTTAACTTCTGTACTTGAACCATCTATCCCTGGTTCTGTAGGAACTTTTCCTGATGCACCATTAATATTATCTTGGTTTGCATCAGAAGGCATTGGCATACCAGTTGCTGGGTCTATTGGTGCATTTGGATCTGGAATAATGCCTGCTTTAATTTCTTTTTTGATTAATTGATCTTGCTCAATAATCTCTTCATCAGTTTGACGTAAAATCTTACGTCTTACATAATCTTGAGAGTAGTATTTGCCGATATAAGGTTCTGCAGTAGCAGCAATATTTAACCTTTCGGTCATCAATTCTGCTTCTTTTAGTTCAGAGAAGTGATTATCATAAAGGAAGTCATATTGAATATGCTCACTCATTTGCTCCCAATCTTCTGGAGTTACGATATTTTTTAATATTAATTGGGTCTTTAACATGTCATTAAACATGTTTGAAAAACGCTTCCTTAATCTACCAACAAATTTGGTAAATTTGAGTTCATCTCTCAAAATTTCTGAAGATCTACCAAGATTAAATCCACCTTCTCCTTCCATTCTTGATGGAGGAACGTTCAATGATTTGTATAATTTACTCTGGAAATATTTGATATCTGTAATTTCTCCAAGATTCTGACCACCAGGAAGAGTTGTAATCTCTGTACCTCTACCACCTTCTCTACGAGGTAACCAGAAGTCCTCAAGCATACTCATAAACTTCTTATCATCTCTAATTTCACCTGTAGAGGCATCGTAAACTAATTTATTGCGATAACGCATCATAACATCACGAAGATATTGCTCTGCCTTAATTTTAGGAAGATTACCTACATCAATATAGAAGATACGACGCTCTGGAGCACGAGACAATCTGTAAATAACAAGACTATCCTCAATCATGCGGAGTTGATTGAGAGACTTAATTGCTTTATGTAAGTATGACAGACAAGTTCCTTTATTTCTATCTACTAATCCAGAAGTACAATAAGTTATCGCATCTCTCGCAATTTTGATTCCAGAATTTGCCTGACTAGAATTTCTTCCATTCATAGACCCAATTGGAGATTGGGCAGTAGGATTATAGATGAAGTATTCTTCAATTTGTGGAAAATCATAATCCATTGGATTTTCGTCGTTAGAATTTTTTATTCTAACTCCACCATTATTCTTCTTTTTAGAAATAGATTGTCTAACATAACGCATTTTTAATGCGTCAACATATCTTAATTCTTGAATACCCTTTTGTGGATTTTTTAAATCGATTACTTTATGATAATAAAGTCTTCCATCAATGTACCAATTCCTATAAATTTCATGAGATTTTTTATCAAAATCTAATAAATCTAAAATTGTTTTAAATTCTTCTCTTATCTTCTTTTTTAATCCATCACTAGCATTTAAATTAGATAATTCAATTTGTACTGGAGTATCGTTTGTGTCACTAACAATAGCTTCATTAACGATATCTTCAATAGCACTGTCTACTTCTGGGTGAAGTGACATTTCTCTGTATCTTTTAATTAAATCATATTCGGTTCTATAAACACCCTCTATATCTACATAAGATCCAAAAAAACCACTTGTTAGATAATGATCAACCCCGTCCTCATTATTTTGAGGAACGGGGGATACTACAGAAGGTGAAAGAGATTCTTTATTCTCTATAGAAAATCCAAATAATTTTGCCATTACTAAAAATAACCTTCTAAATCTCTACTATTTATTATCTAATTTCAGTACCAGTTTGGTCACTACCCTCAGTTTGCCACCACTGAACTTGGAATTCTACTGTATACTCTTCAACTGTATCTGAGGTATCATATGAAAGATCAATTTGAGATACATTAGTTGGGAAAATATCGTAGAACTTATAAGTTCTCAATGCGGTATTGGTTAAATTATCAGTATTTCCTGTTGAAAATCTTGATGCACCTCTACCTAATTGATAAACAAATGCGTTTACCATGTATGATGTTGGACTTGTGGCACCAGTAGCATTATCTAATTTACTAATTTGATTCATCCACTGCTCAAATGCAGTTCTTAATTTAAAGTCTTCATCATTGATGATAGTAACAGTCCAGGTATCAAATGTTCTGTCCCCAGCAACTTTTAAAATACGACCTCTAAATGGAACATCAATTGGTGCTACGTTAGAAGCTGGTAAAGCAGCCGCTTTACACATAAACTGGAATGTTTCATCGTCCCACCCAGTTACTGAAGATGGAAAAGATGGGATAGATACTTCAAATAAATTTGGTCTGGCTGCTCCACCTTGTAGTTTTGATTTAAAATCAGTGATTGTTCTGATGTTTCTATTTGACATTGTAGGATCCTCCTTCGTTAATTAATAATATAGATCAAACTCTACCAGCCACTTCTTCAAAACTTACCCCTGTTCGAGTAGCAACAAAGGTCAATGTAATGTAGTTGATAGATTTAGCTGGTTTCAGGAAGATGTCAGCTCTAAATTCATTATTATCAATAATATCTGGTGTGTTATTAGTTTCATCACAAATTACTAAGAAGTCATAAACACCCCTCTTTGCCTGAATATCACGTAAATATGGTTCAACAATGTTTACAAAGTTTGCCCTTGTAATTTGATCGTTGAATTCGAAGAGTTGTGCTTGAGCAGCTCTTTCCAGTGCTTGTTCAACAGTTAAGAATAATCTACGAACGTTAATTCTATCAAATGCTGATGCATAAGATAGTGCAGTTTTATCACCAAATAGAATAACACCAATTCCAGGTTGATTGATAATTGGATTAATTCTTGCTGAATACAGGGCGTCTCTTTGTGATTTGTTTGGATTGTATGCAAGTTTAATTGCATTTTTAATAACACCTCTTTGCTGACCAGCAGGAGAGAACCAAGGATATGCAACTATGTTTGTTCTGCACATTAATCCAGCGATATCACCATTACATGGGATGTATCTGAAGGCATTATTAAATCTATCATATGTATATTTGTATCCACTATCAAAAATTGCATACGATGAAGAAGATAATGGACCAAAGAATTCAATGATATTATTTGTTTGTGTATTTGAATTTAATATATCAATTACTCCAGTTCTATGTGGAGAAATTACTGCAACACAATCTTTTCTTGAGTCTGCTATAGATATTAGTCTATTTGCTTTTGATTGTGATTCTGAAATTGTTTCGCCACTTGGACCCATAAGTAAGTAATCTACTGCAATTTCATCACGATTAGCAAATAAATCATATGATTCCATAACGAATGAAAGACTAGATCTTAAAGCACCACCAGCACTATAATCAACTCCATTACCTAATGTATAAGTAACTTGTCCAATAGTGCTAAAGATCGCATCTTGTGCTGGTCTATCCCAAACAGTTTCACCGATAGTATATGTACTAAAATCTGTCTCAAAATTATCTGAAGTGTAATTACTTCCGTATGTGAATATATTTGCTTGTGGGTCAGTTAACCAATATCCATCATAAGCATTTGATGGGTTAGTTCCTGCATAGATGTAATTCGAGAAGTTTGCAAGATAGTTTTTATACCAAATTTTAGTTGGGGAATTGGAAGAAGAAATAGCATCCGTTGATTTTGACAAGAATAAGTGCTTTTCTAAAATATTACCTTTTACACCACTAACAGAACCAGAATCATCTACAACAACAATGTGCATTTCATCCGCTCTACCATTTCTTTCTAGAGCATATTGGGATGTTCCAGGTTTTGGTGCAATTGTGTTCCAGAATACAACTCCATTATCTAACTTTAATACCTGTTGACTATACCAATCAACAGTAAGACCTGCAATAATACTAGAAGCAACTTCATTTACTTCTAAGATAATTTTATCGTCTCTAAGTGCAGTAACTGATAGAGTGAGGTTATCTGCTGGGGCAGTTCCACCAACTGTATTTCCAGGAATAGTAATTACTGTTCCTACTTGATAATTTGTTCCTTGGTTAGAAACAAAAACTGTTCCAATGCCACCACTACCATTTCTAAAGATTGTAAATGATACTCCAGCACCCACTGTGCTTACACCAGCAACTCCAGTATAAGTAGCATTTGCTGCAGAAACAACTGTTGTTGAGGATGTTAAACCAACAGTTCTTATAACACCATCAGATAAATCAAATCCACCAACATCACTACCAGCAATAGTTACAGAATCTCCAGTTGAATAACCAACACCAGGATTTACAACTGCTGCAGAAAGAACTCCGCCATCACTGCTATTTCTAGTAATTGTGAAAGTTGCTTGAGTTCCAGAACCAGATGATGTAGCACCTACTCCAGTATAAACTTCATCTTGTTGACCGTTAATAGAGGTAAACGTTGTTATTCCAACTTCATCAATTGAATCTTTTGGTGATATTACCGCACCATTATTATCTACAATTGATAGTTTACTTCCCTCCACAATAGAGTTTAGTGTATTATTCTCTGCATAACTAATTGGATACTCAGTTCCGCCTGTAGAGACTCTAGAAATTATCTTAACGTAGATTACAGAACCGCCCCTAACATTATCTACTGTTCCAGTAATAATACCCTTCAGGTATCCTTGGAATACTGAAGTTGTTCCAATACCAGGAAGAACTTCTCCACTAAGATCAACGGTAACACCATATCCTACTTGAATATTAATGTTTGATAAAACTGTAGTCGCAATACCGACAATTTGGTCTGCTTGGTCATCAACTACACAAACTTTTAATCCATTTGACCAACTTCCTGGATTTTTTGCAGCAAAATAAAAGTTATTTACCGCACCTATAAAGTTTGAATTGTAGTCATCAAAGTTTTTAATTTTTGTAGATACAAATGATGCACCAACACCAACATTGGCGTTACTTAGTGTAGCACCGTCAGTTCTTACAACTTTTAAAACTCCGCCGTATGTTAAGAACGATGATGCAGTTAACCAATATTCGTATTGATTGTCAGAACTAGATGGTCTACCAAAAGTATTAAGTAACTCTTGCTCTGTAGTGATACTAATTGGTTCATTAACTGGTCCAATTTCAAAAGGACCAGCTATAGCACCAATATTATCTAATACATTTTCAGCTCTCCCGACAGTTAAATCAACTTCCCTGACCAATACACCAGGAGATAATTGAGGAGTCGCCATGTTTTTCTCCGTAATCTCAGTTTTGCTCTACAAAATATTTATTAAATTGTTACTTTACATATAGTCCCACATGTAAGACATATCACCATATTCGTCCGTATACCATCTATCTCCAGTATTATCGACAAAAGATGATTGATTATTAATACCATCTACAATAAATCCAAATGGTGCCATATCTTGTTCTATTTGATTTTTTTGTTCTTCGTATAATTTCTTTCTTACATCTTGGTCTGTCAATTCTTTAAAATAATCTTGTACAACTAACCAAGCGTATATTACTAAACACATAGCCAAATCATCATTACATCCATCTTCTGCTTCAAAAGAATTTGACTTTTGAATAAATGTTGTTAATTCACTAATAATATCATAATCATTAAAATATAGTTTATCCTCTTCTATCATTGTTTTTAAGTTAAGACATCCAACCTTTTTAACAGTTTTAGACATTTTAACTCCAAGTTGAGTCTTCTTGCCAGAAAATCCTTGTCCAACAATTTGTCCAGCTCTACCACGCATAGAGCACATTAAAACATTTTGATACTCCAAATCATAGTGAAGAATTGATGCTACCTGATCACCAACATCATTAACTTCACACAATACATAGGCATCATTATAACTCTTTGCTACTTCGTGTACTATACTTGGAAATAGCATTGGTTTTATTTGGTTATCTCTATACTTTGCAACTACCTTATGTGGAAATTGTGTGATGTCTATTACAACAAATGCAGAATAATCATTACCGACACCTCTAGCAACGTCAACAGACATTACATAATTATGTTCATCTTTACAATCTTCAAAAACATCTAAACCACCACTTCTTAGTCTTGGAGATTCGTAAACTAAATTTCTAAGCTTATTTGGAGAAATTAATGTATCAACAGATCCTAAAAATTCACATTCAAACTCAACTTTAAACTGCTGTTCACTAGTATTTGCAATAGTTTGCTCTTTCCATTTTTCATCTCTACCTGGAACTTCACTCCAGTGTACTTCTGTTGGAATATATTCATTTTTTTTACGTTCAGCATCATGCCAAATTTTATAAAAATGGTTCATCCCGTGAGGGGTAGAAACGATAATTACTTTTGTATTTTTACCAGATGAAATAGTAGGATAAACAGAACTGAAAAACTGATCAGCAATGTGGTTAGGAATAAACGCAAATTCGTCCAGGAATATAATATTATAAGAGCCACCGCGTACCGCAGAGGCAGAAGTAGAAGCAGCAATAATTTTTGAACCATTTTCTAACTCCAGTGATGCTTTGTTCCAAGTCATTACACCTTGCTGTAACCACTTGGGAAGGTTCTCGTATGCAGTTTGTAGGCGGTCTAAAAGGTCTTTAGCAGTAGATGCCTTGTTAGCAAGAATTGCTATGTTTACATTGTCATTAAAAATTGCATAGTGTAAAAGATACGATACTACAATTGTAGATTTTCCAGACTGCCTTGGTAGTTTACATACATTAAATCTGTAATTATGAAATCTTTCAATCATAGTCTCCTGAAATGGATATGGTTTAAATGGTTGCAAACCATAGTCCAAGGTGACAATTTGTATATAATTTTTCGCAAAGTAAATAGGATCGTCTTGACAACGAGCAAATTCTATTATTTGTTCTTCTGTAAATTGAATAGCAGTATTTGCTTTCTTTAGAAGAGGATTGCCAAGATAATGTTCGGCCATAATAAAACCAGTTTTTAATTACAGTTCCAACGTCTTAGTGCTTTATTAATATTGCTATCTGGATCTTTTGCGGTATCTGAAGAAGTTAATTTTGACTTCATCCCTTTCATTCGACTACAAAAGGATTTACGGCGTTCTGCTCTTTTTCCTTCTGGATTTTTTTCAGTTACAGCAGTTTGTAGTTTAGAACCTGGATTTTCTTTGCGATATGCTTTTACTGCTTTTTTACTTAATCCATCAGTCTTATCTTGACGATTGACTTTTTGCCAATCTTCTTCTAACTCTTCACCAATAGTTCCATTATTTAGTAAATAATTTTTTGATTTAGAATTTTGTATTTGTAAAACTGGTGCTCCATCTTGACGTAAATCTGTTACATGAGATTGTAAAACTCTTGCTCCAGGATATACTTTTTGGAGTTCGAATTCCACTTCCTTTCTAGATGGCATTTTTACTTGTGGAAAGAACATTTTTAATGAATATGATTTGCCTCTCCAGGTAAAAATAATCATCATTAATTGACCATTTTGGGATGGTAGTCTTACTGCTTCATCTACCTTGTTTTTTTGTTGATTTAACTGTTTAGCAAGATCATTTGCTCTTCTTTGTTGTCTTCTATAAAGTTCCTGCCTTGCATCAGAACTTGCTTGTGCAGTATCACGATCAGCAACTGTTTTTATAGTTTTACTGATTTTATTTGCTCTTTTACGATCAGCAGGGTTTTGTGATTGACTTAATCGTTTTGCTTTATTTGTTGCTTTTTCTTCCCCAGTCTTTCCAGAATATCTAAAGTCTCCTGCCTGACGAGTAACAGGAATTTTTTTCTCATCAATAACATCTTGCGGTGTAATCAAATCTATAAATTCAACAAATGTATTACCAAACATATCTTCAACGGTTACACTTTCATTTTTGATGGATTTTTTTTCCACCTTTTTTAACTTTGTATAATAATCTGGAAGTTCATCCAAATGTTGCAATGCAGTGATTCTTGCCGCAGTTTTACTTGAAGTATGTTCTTTTTCCACTTCAAGACCCATTTCTAATTGTTTTTTAATTGCCTCTAAAGATACACCATGTTTTTTAGCAATTTCTTGAGGTGATTTATATGATTTTACTGGACCTCTAGGATCTTTTTCTTCTTTTAAAGAACAATCATTTTTACCATGAATGGGGCAATAAGTTCCTTTTTTGGTGTGGTTACAAGATTTCTCTTCTCCAACAGGTTTGCCGATTCCAACTTCTGTTGGTTTTTTCTTTTGCCCATCAACATTAAATCCTTTTGGTATGGGTTTGCATACTTTATCAGTATTGCACCAATACATTCCCTTACCACATTTTTCTTCACCTAGAATTTTTTCAACCAAAGAAATATCTTCACCAAATAATTTTGGACCCTTTGTTTTTCTTTCTGCTGCTTGTCTTTCACCTTCAGTAGAACCTTTTTGAGCAAGAGTTCTTATTTTTGCAGATCTTGCATCTGATCTAAGTTTTTTGGGATCTACGGTAAAACTAATGGAATTTTCATCTAATTCTTCATCACTTTGAAGATATTCTGCTGCAGTATCAATATAATCTGCTGCTTTAGTGATTTTAGATTGAACCCAAGCAGGAAGTTGAGTGTCACTCTTTTTTATTACTTTTCTTAACTTATTAACAGATCTTTCGATAGCATCCATTTCATTGCGAGCCATATATCCTTCATCATCTTTTCTTTTACCACTTGCAATTTCTTTATGATCTTCGGATATTCTTTTCATTTTTACAAAAGAGTTTTTTATTATTTATAAAATATTAAGTATTTTCACTTTTTTTGTTAGATTTTAAGAATTTAGATAATTCTGCAGTAGAACCAATAAAAAGAGCATTGTTAGTAACATTGGTTTGGGATTTTACCTGACCATTATCTTCAATATCTTTTAATTTTTTCTGCAAATCTAATAATTTATCAGTAGCATCTGAGACATTTTTTATTAATTGCCCAACAACCTCATAAGCTCTGGGTTGTCCACCATCTTGTGCTAATTCTAATGCACTATTTAATGCTTCTTGACCCTTTTCTATAATGGAATATAGATTACCTCTGGTATATTCATAATCTTTTCTAACATCATTATTTAATTCTGCAACTTCTTTTGCAATGTTTTTTATTTCTTTTAATGTATTTTCTGTCTGAATAATTTCAGTCTCTACATCAAAAGCACTCTCTAAATCGGTAAATTTTTCTGCCATTTTTAAATTTAATCAATAGAACCATCAAATCCAAAATTATCATTTTTATTTACTAGTAAATTATCTGCATCTGTTATTAACTTAACAGGACTTCCAGAAACATGTTCAGAGGAAACTGTATTATAAGATCCTCTAATAACAACTAAAGTATTATTTGAATTGGATTTTACAAATAATGTTTCATTATTTATTGTTATATAAGAATTGGTTGGAATTGTGGAACTATCATCAACCAAAATAATAGTATCAGATGCTGCAATATCTTCAACAATATTTGTTGCCACATCCCCAGTATAATTTTTAGTTGCTTTTGGTTCAACTGTATATACAACATTTCTTCTTGGAGTATCTCCATATTCTCCAGAAGAAAGACCCAGAGAAACTTTTTTGATAATATCTTTTGCAGAATCGGATCCAGAAATAGGTCCAAAAAGATAAGTTTTTGCTGTAAACTTTAATGTATAAATTAAAGATCTTCTTGTCGAATAATCACCTTCATAATTATCTTGCATAGAAATATTATCTAAAGTTATTGGGATATCTCTTTTTTCACCAATACTTGATACTAAATCAATACTTAAGTTATAAGATGGTTGGAAATATGGTAATATTTGCTCTACAATTTGCAACATATCATCATTCAACAATGTCATTATTGATAATTCAAAATCCATATTATAAGGAACTGGCATATATGCCTTCCTTAAATCGGTATTATCAGTTTTTATTGTTGCAATAAATGATTGTGTTGGTGCTAATTTCCTTGCAGTATCATATCTTAAACCAACCATTTCAAAAGACATTCTTGGTAATGTTATTTGAACTGGTTTATTTAAATCAGGTTCTTGTTCTAAACGAGCCAAAAACTTTTGAGTTGGTCCATAAGCTAATGGAACTTGAATTATAGAGTCAACACTATTATCAGAATTTTTTCTTTCAATGGTTATTCCATTAAATAGTGTACCAAAGGCTACAATGGTTTTTCTAAGAATTTCGTGGTAAAAGTGATCAAACATATTGGAAATTTAAAACTCTACTATGGTGTTCCAAATGGATTTGATTCACTAAAATCTATTATTTGGTTTGCTTCTTCTTGAATAACTTGATTTTGAGCAAATCCATCATTATTATCAGTATTTAGTGATTTAATTCTGTAAATAGCACCAGATTCTTGTCCTACTAGATTTTCACCAGAATTAAATGACCCATTAATTTTAGATAACTGTAATACTTTTGTTATAGCATTCCAAGATTTTACTCTAGCGGTAACACTACTAGAGCTACCTACTACAACCTCATTAAATATATATGTTCCGTATCCTACTATACTTTCTGGGGACGAAATTGTAATAGTAGGTGTTGATTGATATCCAAGGCCAGCATTATTAATTAAGATTTGTGTTACAGTACCACTGGCATTTATAACTGCGGTTGCTGATGCTTGTATAGTTGAAATTCCTGTAAAAGTAACAGTTGGTGGTAAAACATATCCAGAACCACCATTAGTTACTGTAATTACACCAACTATTCCATTTCCAATCACAGAAGTTGCTTTAGCACCCGATCCACCACCTCCAATAAAGGTAACTTGAGGTGCTACAGTATATCCATATCCTGGATTAATTATATTAACTGCTTGCACTCTAGATAAATCTGGATTTGGTTCACAAAAATCAATAATTCCAGAAATCATAGATGCTATTCCAACTGCAGTTAAACCATTTATTGGTGCTGATGAAAATCCAACTACAGGAACGCTTGTATATCCAGTACCTCTATTTAATAAATTAACTCTTGTAACACCACCATTAACCACAGAAGTTATAGCAGAAGCCGTAGAACCAAATCCAACCATTTGATAAAATTGAATAAATCCTTCAGATTCAACATTATCATCTATAAAATCTATGTTAGTTTCTACTAATTCGTGATTATATGCGAATAATTCACAACGTAATTCATAAGTATAACTTCCTTGAAGCTGATAAAATGGTTTTTCGTGTTCTACATATTTAATTTCAAATAATCTGTCACCAAGAGGGAAATAAATCAAATCACCCTCTTTGGGTCTATCTGCTAATTTTATATTTTCTTTGTCATGAATCAAAGGTTTTACTGAAAGTTCATATCTTTCTTTTGAAATAGTTAATGTAAGATCATCTAATTCTTGAACACCAAATTTTGATAATAACGTACCTGCACCACTATATCCGTCATATGTTTCTACATATGCTTCTAATGGTACTGCATATTTAAATTCAGATTTTGAAACTTCTTCTATAATAGTTCTTTCATTGACATAACTTCTTGGTATATAATAAATTTCTACACCATACATCCTTAATTGTTCATTTACTAAATCTTGAATAAGATTTTTTTCACCTATAGAACCATGAAGAAAGAATGGATTTAATGCCATTTTGATTAACCTATCATGTCTAATGGTGGTAATTCATATGTAGATGACATTTTGTTCATAATTTCATCAATTTCTCTTTGAGCATCGTCATACATTTGACGACCATTTAACTCAATTCCTCCAGGTAACTTTACACCTTGGAATTTAATTAAATTTTGACCCCATTGCTTTTTAATAAGGGCAGTTAAGTATGGTTTTAAGAAAGAATCATTCCATACTCTTGTATAATCATTAGGATCTAAAGCTCTATAACAATCTATTATTAGATATTCACCTACTCTTAAACTAGACCAATCAACGTCTAGATATAAACGATTCATTCTTTGATTAAATCTTATTTGTTTTTGTGTTGTTAATAAAAAGTCAATATCTTCAAGATATCGTTTAACCATAGAATAAGTTAAAAGTTCTGTTGAACCCCAATAATAAATATCATTTAAAAATAATTGATATTTAATACTAAACATTCCACTTGAAATGCTGTTAGAACCTTCAAAGTGGAAAATTTTATTAATTCCAATAACAGAAGGAGGAATTTGTAAGTAATTACTAGTTTCGAAGTAGTTAAATGTTGTTGGGGTTCCAGCAATATTTGCAGTTGCAGAAGTTGTTGCAATTCCAACTCCCGATACTTTTGCTCTACCTCTATCAATATCTTCTTGTGTTATTTGGTATTTCAAATACATTTGAGAGACACCATCAAAGTGTCTCTCTTGAAAGAACTGAATAGCATCATCAACTAAGTCATCAATTTGTTCATCTGCAACATTTATTTCCAACACTGGATAACCCAGTTTTCTCTTGCAATAATCAATTAATTCTTGTCTTGATGCTGGTTGTGCCATTAAATTTTACCTAACTGTAATAATACTTCTTGTTGCTGGAAGTATAATTTAACATAAGATTTGGCAATAGTCTTTAATTGCTCAAGGCTCTCTATATTATCTATATCTCTAGATATTTTCTCATATTCAAATGATTTGTTAAAATCTGTTAAAGAAATTTTGTCAGGATCCATTTGCAATTTGCCTCAATAATGTTTTAATTTCATCCAAATCTGACTTTAAACTATTTAAATCATTTTCGATGTTATCAATCCTACCTTTTTCACGTTCTTTTGCAGTTTTTAATGATTTGTAAGATTGATAACCATCTTTATTCATATTAATTATTGCATTTGATTGTACATCACGAACTAAATGACTATGACCTTCAACTTTTAAATATTTTTTATCCATTTTAAGCCAATGCAATTACACGTAAATCTTTTATTCTTGGTGGATGTGCCTGATTTGTAGATGTTCCAATTAGTTTAATGCCAAAGTATCTAAATTCTGGTAAATTATCAATAAAGAACTCATAATCTCTAAAGGTAACTTCATTATTACCAAAACCAAGAATATCTGTTTTTGGTACTAACTTATTAGGTAGTCCATCACTATTAAAGATATCAATCACTTTTCCATTTACATCTAAGTTATTATATCCTGGGAATGGATAATAAATTGGATTTGTTTCTAATTTATTAGATATGGTGTAAAATGCTCTAACTTCACTAAAAACATTTACATAAGCAGATAATAAAATTTTAATAGATGATGCAGAATTTTCTAAAGAAATCATCTTATTAGTGTAAATGAAAGCTGTTGGATCTTCGTATATTGAAGATGTTCTACTATCATTTACGTAATCGTCAATAACATTATTTACTCTATTAGTTGTTAAAATTAATCCAACTCTATCTAAATCAATAACAGGAGATACTGTATTATTTAAAGTAGATAGGTTAAATGTAACGCTTAATGATTTATTTCCAGGTAAACTGGACAATTTATCAGTTTCATTAACCTTAGATGCAACAATTCTTGGAGTATCGAAGAATGTATTTTCTGTTATATTTAATGGAAGTATTTCAGATTCAATAAATGATACTTCATCACCATCAATACTAGTTCCAGTTACAGTTTTAATTGATGAACGAATGTTAGTTTCAGATAAAACTAATGTTTGAACTATTGGTCTTGCTATTTCATATTGTATATTTTGTGATGCTTTTACTGAATTGCCACCAGAAGATTTGGATTCATTAATGTATAGTTTTTCAAATCCATTTCCACTATTTCTATCAGTTCCATTTGATGATGTGTCAAGTTTAATATAATAGTAATCTAATCCTATTGGTCTTTGTACTAGGGAATCTTGTAAATCATGAGTTTTGTTTATTCTTCTTAATGAAACTCCATTCAATTCATATTTTTTAACTATTGAACCAGTAGGATAGTTGTAAGATCTAGTTTGATCTATTTGTCTAGTAATACCTATTAATTGTCCATCACCAACTCCAGTATATGAAATTATTTCATTATCTATTAAAACATATCCTGGATTTGTGGAAGCAACCGAAACATTTTCAAACGTTGTGAAAGATGTAGTACTTGCAATACTGATACTTCCAGTGTCAGAATTTGTATAGTCTGCAGTCAATATGGTAGGTGTTATATCAGTATCAACATGATTAATCTGAACTTTATTAATTTCAGAATGCATACCATGATTTTTATGATTTACTTTAATATGTAAACCATCTGTCTCAAGGGAATAAAGTTCTAAATCGGTAATTACTGCATTTGGACCAGAAGTAGTTAAAATTGTAGTAATTCCAGCAACACTATCAACATATTGTATAGGCATTGCCCCATTAATTTTAAATTCACCTTGAACTTGATCTAAAATTAGTTCATTAGTTCCAGAAATATTTGATAATGATAACTGTAAATTTCTTCCTAATGACTCAGAACCGATTTGTTCAACTGTAAGAACATCGCCAATTTGATAACCAGAACCTCCATTGGATATTGTTGCAGCAATAGCAACACCATTTAATCCATTAACAGTTCCAATAGTAATATTAGCAGTCGCATTTTTACCATTTCCAGTAGAAGATACCAGAGGAATATTAGTGAATGTAAACGATGAACCATTAGATGGTGTATATCCAATACCAGGATTAACAATATTTAAATTTCCAGAAGCAGAACCACCAGCACCAACATAATTTGCAAAAGCATTATTATTCATTTGAATAATAGTATTACCCAAATCTACTCCAGATAAATCTACAGTATCATTTAAAGTTACAATAATTTTTTTAGCATTAAATTCTAAAGAATCTTTTAATAGAGTTGCAATTTGTGCGTTACCTTCTGATAATTCTGGATTATAGAATGTTATAGATCCATTACTACCCTTAAATCTTGCCGAATATAGATTGAATTTTAAATCTTCATATTGGCTAGGTGTCCAAGTGGAACCATTTTGTGACTTGAATAAAGAACCAAGCATTGGTTGTGCAGAAACTAGAACCTGTCTAGATTCTGGTTGAGATAAAGTACCAATGTCAATTTCACCCATTCTAGAAATCCAAACAGTGTATTCATATGATTGTGCTAATAATACAATAGCATTTTCTGAATTTGGATTTAAATAAATTGGGGAAGGGAATAATACTTTAGTTGGTAATGAACCGTCTGAAGAAGTAACAACATCTTTAGATTCAACAACAACTTCACCAAATGGATATACTTCTGTAGATGGAACACCATTAACAACAGGTCTAAGCTGAACTGTTACTGGAAGTGTTTCGTCTTTAGTATTAAAGAAAACATCAACAGCAGTTACAAAAACTCCAGTATTATTAGTAATAAAGAATGATTGTCCTAGTGGGTCTCCTCCCCATGGTGGATCTGGTGGTGGTGGTGGCGGTAATGTAATAGTACTAACAGTTGTAAATGTACTTACTGCAGTAGTTGATTGTACATCTACTGCCGCTCTAGATTCACTTACTGTCTCTTCATCAAATCTTGGTTTTCTAGTAGTTCTAATAGTTTCTTGTTGATTATTAATTGTACCTTGAGCAAAATATTGCTCTTCACCATCTGTGCTAACAAGTCCACCAACAGAACTATTTGTAGAGCTACTTGTTAATTTAAATAATTTAATTCCAGTTTCAAAAGATGGATTTGATATAATATTTGGGTTTGGAATAAAGAATGAACCTATAAGAGTCCCTACATGGTCTGTAAACAATCTTACATTTGTTATAACTGCTTCACCCTCTTCACCTCTCAATCTCATACCTGTTTGTATGAATCCTCTATACAAACCTTGAGTTATATCTGATAGTGATGCAGTATCAACATTAAGAAGAATTGAAGAACTAGAATATTCTTCTGGAATTGTATATGACTGATTATATGGACTTACAGTAAATGTATCTGTAGGATTGGAAATAGGACCATACTTATGATTTGATTTTGCAACTCTAAAAGTTATAAATGGAGTAGAGTCATTAATTTCAGTTTCAGTTCCAGTTGACATTCTACCAGTTATAATCTCACCAACATTAAATTTACCAGTGATCATTTCAATTTCAATTAATTTTGGTAAAACAAATCTATTTACATCTACACCATCAAAAAATGTGTATAGTCTAGTAAAAGGTCTAAATGATTTTCCAGTAAATTCAACATTCCTAGATCTCATGAATGGAATGACAGAAGTGCTAACAACTCTATCTCCTTCATTAACAACATCAACTTGTTCAGCTAATCTCAATTGAGAACCAGATCTAGTTTCAGTTCCAGTTCTAGTTACTGTTGTTGTTTGAATATTTCGGAAAGTATTTGTTGTTGTTATAGTTCTTCCTATTTGATTAGAAGTAGATCCAGCAAATACTGCAGAATTTTGTACTGATGTAGTACTACCTGTCCAAGTAGCTTCCCAAGCATCCCATGTTACTGGAGTTAAACCTGTTTGTGGATCGAAACCAGAATGTATTAATTCTTCTCTAGACTCTGTATACAGGTCTAATTCTAATCTTTGTGGTTCTAATCTTACTTGGTCTATCCAAATATCAGAAGATGGGAATAATTCAATAGTTCCTTTATAAGATATTACTAAGTAAGGAACTACGTTTTCAACTCTTGTCGCAAAGGGTTGTTTTATTTCAACTACTTCATCATAATCCAGTGTAATTAATTGTCCAGTTCTTCTTACATTATTTCCAACGAGATCATTTACAAATTTTGTGTCTGCAATTGGGGATGCGGTAGTACCAATACCAATAAGTGATTTAGAACCTATTTGTAAATCAATTTCTGTTGTGAATGGTGAAGGTCTCAATTCTAGATTTGCTGGGTCAATACTATTTTTTACTGGACCTACTTTTACTTGAGAATTTCTAGTTGAAAAATTATCTACAAAAATTCCAGATTTAAATCTAGATAATCCATTTTCATCAGGTACAAATAAATTTTCTGTATTTGTTTCTAATAATGATAATGCGGTGTAATATTCTAAGTTTTTGATTCTATCTTCAAGTTGGGCAACATCTTGCATTCTATAACGCTTATGCTGTTTTAATGATATATCTAAAGAATTAGCGTTACAAATATATGGTGGAAGATTTATTGTTGCAACTTCCAATGAATCGTCAATTGGAATTGGTGGTAATGGATTCTCTGAAGGAATACCATTGATTAATTGGAATCTTCTATTCTTATTCAAATAAATTTTATCTATTCTTGGTAAATAGAATGAATAAGTTAAAGTTATAGATTCATCAGATGCAATTATATTTTTTGATGAATTATTCTCTTCTGAAAAAGTTCTGCCAAAGAATTCGAATGGTGAAACACTAGATTCTGGATTAAATGGTAATACCCTTGGTCTAATATCTAAAATATCAGTAAGTCTAGTACTATCATTAATTAAAGGTAAGTCGCAGTAATTTATTTGATCATATGAAGATGCTGTTGTTAAATCACCACTATCTGAAGATGAATATTGGGATGCTTCAAATATAATTCTTAATTTTCTTTTTGGTTCTTTATTATTAGTAATTCTAATCAATTTTGAATAGTCGCAAATAGTCTCTTTTTGTCCACTGTCTAAAAGATATCTATTTGTAATATTTGAATCACCTTCAACAAATCCATTAACAACACCTCTAATACTTGTTTCTTTAAACTCTATGGTTTCATTTAACTTTAATCTTAATTCATTTAAGTATATAAATTCTAAATTCAAACTGTCTACTTTGTTTACAAATATACCAACAGCACCACTTTCTCTACCGATAAACTCTTCACCTATTATTAAATCGTCAACTCTTCCAGTAGGTCCATTTAAATTGAACAATGATATTCTTGGTAATTTTGGATCTGTGGTGTCTGAAGATTCAAAAATTCCATATACCTTAGTTACGTCTGGAACTAACAAGCACAATTCTTTATCTTGAACTCTTAATCCATATCCATAATTTCCATAAGATAATCCATCATTTAGTGTTGTAGAACCAATTCCTGATTGGGCAAGATTTGATTTATTAACAATTATTGAATTTACTCTACTTATATTTTTTACTTTATTTTTTATATTGATTTTTTCTAGAGTTGCAATTAATCTTGCTGATCCAACACTGTTTACACCAAAGATTCTTATTTCTCTGTTTCCATTAGTATATCTAAATTTATCTGGAGTTAATGGCTCAATATACCCAGAAGAATTTACTAAAACATATCTTTCTTCATCAAAAGGTAAGAAAAATTCATCTTCATCGGCTTGAATAGTATTAGTTGTATTTGCAGTAATAGTTACATCAAATTCTTTTCTAATTGTCAAATTAGAATTTGTTAAATTAACATTAGATATCCATTTTTTAGGTAATGGTGTATATAAAGTATTATCTGATGATGATTGGAATTTAGATTTTAAAATAGAAAAATCTACAGGGGTAATTTGAGATGTTGGTAATCCACCATCACATATGTTAGATACTGTTGTTATTCCAGAAATTATAATGTTAAAATCATCAGTTACGCTTACAATTTTTGCAAACGTTTTTAATTGTGCATTATTAATTGCTGGATTTGTAAATGATACTAAATCACCAGGCTTTACTGCATTTAAAAATACTAAATCATTTGAAGTTACTGTACAAATTCCTGGTGCTGCACCAGATTTTGGAGATATTCTAACTTGACCATATGATAATTTTAATTGTGGTTTGACATCCGCGTTAAATGTAATGCCAGATCCAACTAAAGAGTATAATGATTTTACATCATCAATACTATAAGCAGTAATTGCTGTAGATACTCGGTTTCCTTCGATTCCATTAAATATTAATTTTTCACCATAAATGAATTTTCCTTGACCATTATATGCGGTTATAATTCCAGAAGTGGTATTATATCTTAAGTATGCAGTTGCACCGCTAGATTTTCCTTCAATAAAAGTTGGTGCAGTTAATGTTAAAGGTTCATTTAATGTAATTTCAGTATAAGTCTGAATATCATACAGTGCAATATCCCACTCATTTAGATTTTGGTCAAAAGAAGAATAAGAACCAGATTCTAAGGCATAATCATATACTCTAGCAACACCAATTTCTTTTCCTGCAAATATTGAATGTGCTACACCTATTCTTTGGTCTCTTAAACTAATTGTATTATCGGTTGTAAATCCAATTGTTGGAGCACCAAAAACTCTGTTTAAAGTTAATGTTGGTCCAGTAATGAAATTTATTTTTTGATTCTCTAAAGTTTTTGTAGTTCTTGTTTTTTCAAAATCTAGAAAAGTAACTCCTCTTACGTTTACTTCATATCCCTTAATGAATGCTTTACCTGGAGATATTTTGTAAACACCCAAGCTAGAATTTGGTGTTAAATTACCATAAGTTAACTGATTAGAATTAAAAATTCCATTATTACCTTTACTATCATTTAAAGATTCTCTAGAAACTATTGAAAATGGTTTTACATAAAAATCACCAGATTGGTCATATGTTCTTCTTGCTAATTCATCTACAATTACATTATATTCTGGTGTTTCATTAATATGAGAAACTGTTCCATTTCTTACTATTAAAAATTCTATAAAATTTTCATTTTTTTCAGAATCTAAAGGTTTTTTAGTAAGAGATGCAGTTATTTTTAATCTATCAGCACCTGGTGCTGCATAATTATTAAATCCTTTAGCATTATCATTTAAAGATTGATCTTGAGAAGAAGTAATAACTTCCTCTAATATTTCAAATCCAACTCTATAGGATGGATTATTTGCGTGTGGCTCTAATATTAATACTTGCTCATCAACTTTAACAAAAGATCCTCTAAGAAAATAAATTCCCTCTGATAAAAATAGTGCAGAACCAGTACTAGTACAATCTGTAGGTGCAGTAATAGCAAATCCTTGTCCAGATTGGAAGTTTAAATTATTTAATACTAAATTTTCTTCTAATAATAATGTTTCCCCATTAGCAAATGCTTGTCTTTCATCAGTTCCAGAACTGAGATAATTTATATAAATTGTATGATATCCTCTTTCCGAAAATTCTGGACCTATTATTAGAACTACCTTTGCACTTACATTAGAATTTTCTCCCCTTATTACCTTACCTAGCAACTCACTAGCATAACTTGCAAAGGGGATTCCGAGATATTCTGATTCTACTTCTACTGCAAAAAGACTATTATTGTAATTAATTTGACCAGGTATAACTACAGAACCCTCTTTAAATAAATGGTTTCCTAACTGCTCAATTTGATTTTGTAGTACGGACTGTAAAGAGGTTAACTCTCTTGCTTGTACTGGTAATCCTGGTTTAAAAAGAACCTGATAATATTGTTTTTCTGGATCAAAATCGTCAAAATATGGGGATACATTTAAATTAGTTTCTTTTGGCATGGTTTGTTAGAATTGCAACACTACTTTAATATCTTCTCTTTGGTTTATAGATCTTGTTATCGAAGGTCTATTATCGACATAAAGAATATTTCCAGAATATTTTTGAACTTCTGGATTTGATACCCCACTAATAAAAGTTTGTCCTAGGTAATATGTTTTATTATTTATGACAGTACTTATACCAGGATTGTTTTCTGAACCAAATCCAGAATCAATATATAAATCTTTATTACCACCAACAATTCTTAATGTGCCAGAACCAGTAATTTCTGAAGTAAAACGATTTATATTATATCCATATTTTGGAGATTGATTCTGTGTTCCATCTGTATTAAAACCGACCATTGTGCGGTCTTGCCAATATCTCAAAACTCCTGTTGTTTGATCATATGAAATTACTTTTCCAACTGCTGTTACACCAGTACCAACTGTCTGAGTTATAATTGCATTTGGTTGAAAAGTAGTTATCTTATAATCATCAGTATTTGGACTTAATCCTTTTAACATTAAGGCATAAACACCACTAGCTCTATCATCAGTCAAAATAGTATTTGATTCAAATGAGTTTGGATTTTCTACAATACCAATTCTAGCAATTTTTGTCCCAGTAACAAAATCTGGATTTTGATCATTATTTTCTATTCTAGAATAAATTAGAACATTTGTAGAACCAAGTTCTCTGTAAATGTCATATCCGTGTCCATTACTTGGAGGAATAATAACATCAAAAGTTGGTGTGGTGTTACCTAAAGGTACATTTCCACCAATTAAATCTACTGAACCGTATGTATATCCTGTTCCACCATTAGTAATGGTAATTGATTCTACTTTAGAATCATTATTTACAACTATTGTTGCCTCAGCACCAAATCCATCACCCTTTATAGGTACTCTAGAGTAAGTTGTATTTGGTGGACCAACTAAAAATCCTCTATTAGTAATAGTAGAAATTTTTATTTGTCCGCTACTTAAAGCATTATTTCTAACTGAAGCATAATCGGTGTTTGTTTCCCAATCAACTGGTAATGGAATAAAATTAATAGAATCAAATTTTATTACATCACTTGGACTAATAGTAAACAAATACTTCCAAATATAACCATCACCACTAATACCAGCAGATCTTGGTTCTAAATCTGTAAATTTAGGTTCATCTAATGATGGTCTTCCGTTTGGGTTTTCTGGATCTACCCCGTTATTTAAACAAATATAAACTCTGTATTCGCTATTAACTACATAAAAGTTTGAAGAATATAAACTAGTTTTATTGGATGGTCTGGATAGATTAGTTCGTGTTACATCATGACGATACATATCATAAATTGTAGCAGAAACCCAGGGAATTCTTCTAACAACTGGCCTTACATCATCTACTCCAATTTTTTTTAATGCTATAATACTATCCCAATAATCATTTTGTTCATTAAAACTATCTTTTGGTGGGGGTGGATAAGAATCCCATGTAGAACTTATTTCCGACGCATTAGGAAGACCAATAAAAGTGTAATATGAATTATCACTAGATCTAATTTCATTTATAAATGACCTAGCATTTTTAATTCTCAATTGATCAGTTATAATTGCAGACATTGCCTATTAGCTTATTTTGTTCTATTTATTAAACAATATATCCAAGATATTTTAATGGGAATGCCCTTCTTACTATTGGATTTGATGATATGCCAACAAATTGATTTGTTTCAATGTTAAATTCAACTGGTCTTGTTCTAATTGGAGTATCTATTCTACCCCAACTATAATTGCCATAGAATGCTGTAGATGCTATTCCAGTCAAACCATTATAGTTAGCAATTTTTGTCACAACTCTAACAACACTTGTTGTTATACCATCAGAAGGAATATATCTATTAATTAGAGAAGTTGATATAACTTCATATACATTATCTAAACATGTAGAACCAATTCCCAATACACCATTGGAAGATGTTAAAGATACTGAAGAATTACCTAGAGATGAATCTGTAACTACAAAATACTGACCTGTTTGAATTCCTGATGTAAAGATAGAATAATCTCTTCTTAAAATGGAATTTAATGGAATATAAAAATCAAATACTACTCCTGTAGAAATTCCAACATTAGTAGTTCCAACACCAACTATATTTCCATAATCACCAGAATAAGTGACTGAGAATATAGATTCAATTTTTCTAGCTGGAGGGGATACTAAAACGACTGGGGGTTTAATGGCAGATACTGTAAATTCCATTGGTCTAGTCAAAGCATATTTTCTTTGTGTTGATGCTAGTCCAACATTATCAAAAGTGTCTATGAATAATTGATCACCAAGTTGATAATTATAACCACCATCAATTATTTCTAATGTTGTAATGTTATAAGTAAATGGATTTAAAGTAATAGTAGCAGTAGCATTAACACCAATTCCAGTTTTTGATTTTAATTTAGCTTTGATAAACCTATTTGTAGATGGATCAATTCTTGGGAACCCTAAACCTTGAGCAGAAATTGATAATGCTTCAACTGGACCATAAACATATCCAGTTCCACCAAAACTAACTTGAATAGATGTAACTATACCAGAAGAAATTGATGCTATTCCTGTGGCAGTAGAAGATACTGACGTTGCATATCCTGGAGACTGTATAGTAACCATTGGTGCAACGGTATATCCAAATCCTGGATTTGTTACTGATATTGAAGATACTGTTCCTCCTACAGAAATTATTGCTTCTGCGGTAGCAGTAACTAAATCTTCTTGTGATACTAATTCTATTGTAGTTTTTTCATCAATAGATATTCCTTCTAAAGGATAATCAAAAAATGGTCTTAGTGAAGATACAAAAATAGCAGTAGAACCTAATCCAACATTATGTAAAATATTTGTAGATGGTGTTATTGCTGGTTCATAATAAATTCTATCTTTAGCCACTTCATTTTCATCAATAATTTTATCTACTGTCTGTTTACACCAACTAATTGGTCTTTCAAATAATTCATCTGCAACAACACCTTGACCAGCATAGTTGTTGGTAATAATTGTATCTGCAGCACTAATATCAATTACCAATCTATCTTCTTGATTTAAGGTTTCATCTGTATCATTATAAAGTTGAACTTCATCTCCAATTTTTACAGTTGGTAAAACATCAACTTGTTTAACGTCAATGGTTTGTGTTCCAGTATAAATTAATAGTTTACATCTATCACCTTTCGTAGAAATACCAGCGATACCTCCTTTTGGTGCTTCACTAAATCTTAAAACGCTACCACCAGTGAAGGTATATCCTTCTCCAGGAGTTTGTAAAATATCATTAACAAATACTAAAAGGTTAGATTGTAAATCAATTCCAGAATTCTGTCTTGCAAAGAAAGAAATTCTTTCTCCATTAATACTTAATGGGAACAGTCTTCTTCTTCCATTAAAGAATTGTTCAATATTATCTAATACTAAGAAATCACCAACATTCCATCCAGAGAACTTAGATCTATATGTGGAATCCACAAAAACTTTAAATTCATTAAATGGTAGTCCAGAAGATGTTGGTATTCCAGATAGACCACCTACAGGAACTGTTAGAATGTCTCCCTGTCCATAAGCATAGCCATAATTTTTAAATTCAAAATTAATTACACTGGAACCTTGACCAACTACAATATCAACAATCGCACCAGTTCCAATTCCATTTGGTGGAGAATCTGAAGAATAAATTAGTGGGATATTTGAATAACTTAATGGGTCATCGAAGATAACTTCTGGTGGATTTGATGACGTAAAACCACTACCTGGATTTGTAATTACTACAGGACCAACAACATTACCATTTAATACTGTTGCATATCCAACAAAAGTTATATTAGGAGTTCCAGAACTATATGTTTGAACTCCAATATTAACTATAGTTTGAATACCAACTCTATATCCAGAACCAGAATTTCCTATTGATATTGATTGTATAGTGCCAGCAATTGAAACTATTGCAGTTCCACCAGCAGAAACCAATGGTTGATATCCAAATCCATTTGAAGAACCAACTGAAACAATTACACCACCTTTTGGAACTCTATTAACATTAATGTCTTGAGTTAAACTATAATTTGCTATATTGCCAGTAAATCCTAAAGTAGATACGCCAGCAGATTCTTCGATTTTGTAATCACCAAGAATATTAGTCAATACGTTACCAAGTCTTTGAGGACCTTGGAATATATCATCAATAAGAATAACAGCGTTACCTGCCGTCAAACCATCTACATCTAAGCTATTTTGCTTTAATGTAAACTGTGTAGTAATACCATTAAATTGATCTGATATATCATCAAAGATATAGTTAGTTTCATACGCTCTTACAAAACTTGTAGTAAATGCTTGGTTAAGTGCCGATCTTATGAATACTCTTCCACTAAATCTACTACTAGTTGTCAATCCAGCATAATCTATTTCACCAGAAGATGTTGCTGTAGTTCCAAATCCAATTGGTAGATTACCCCACATTGGTTCAATAAAATTGATTGTATTATCAATAATATTGTAAGTTCCAGAAAGTTTAATTATTTGGTCATTAGTATTGTGAGAAGATTCTACAGTTCCCATCCATGATCTTAATACAGTAAATGTAGTAGATGCTGAACTAACAGCAGTAATCTTCATAATCTCTTCATTGATTTGAATTAAATCACCACCAAAGAATGAAGAAATACCAACAACACCAATAATAGTAGAACCTATTCCTACAGAGTTGCTAAGAGCAGAGGTTATTGCTGTTCCAACTATTGGAGTTTGTATAGTTCCATTGATTGTAATCAGTGCCTTTGTATTTTGAATTTTTGATTTAAAAATGTGAGTACTTCCAATTCCAACTGAAGTTAAATTGATAGATACTGGGTTAAATAAAAGTGCATTTTCTGGTGAAGAAGCAAAACGAATTCTTTGGTTATCTACCTTAATTACGTAAATTGATGGTGGTAATTTTGTAGTAACCCCTATTCCACTTATAAATGTGGGCACTATTTCTATCGCATTATTAAAATCATTATCTTGTGGAATATATTCAACTTCTTCACCTGATACGAAATAATGATTAATTAAGTTAACACTCGCATCTGCCAAGTCAACAATATTTGGATCACTTGCATTAAATTGTACTTTGAATATTGGATAGTTGTTACTATATAAGTCAAAACTTCTAGTATTATTATCAAATTGGTTACTAATATCATCAATTTTTAATACTCTATTGCCAATAAATTCTTGATATCTTTGTAGGAATGGTAGTCTGAATATAATTTCATTTGAAACTAATGTTTCATCTATTAATATACTTTTTTCTCTAGCAACATCAAAATCTTTTACGCAATTTAAATCAACAACCTCAACTAGGTCAGAAATTGCAATCAGTGCTCCGAAATCTTGAGATGTGCTTATTCCAACTTCATCTGCATTGAATGACTCTATAGATAATTCTCCAAATTTTTTAAATCCAGCAGTATGGTTTAAATTACTTACTACAGGATTCCAAATTTCATAACTTACTGGACTCTTCAATGAATATGAAAAATACTGATAATAGTCATTATCATGAATTCTTTGTAACCCATCACTTAAATATCCAGTTTGTTTTTGCCATCCTTTTCTGGTAATGCTATTAGAACGGACATCAAAGATTCCTTCAGCACCTTCTACCGAAGAAATTACACCTTTATTTCCAGAAGATGCACCAACAATTAAATCATTAACATTAAATTGATACTTTGTTCTAATTTTTAAGTATTCATTCGCTTGATCATAATTTTGAACTACACCAATAGAACCAGAATCTGTTGTAACTATTTCTCCTGCCCTGAAAGAATCTTTTTCTAATTTTATGTCAAAACTTGGGAAATATCTCTCTGGAGTAACTGTACCAAATGATTCAAAAGAATCATATATTCCAGGACTTTGGTTTGGTCCCAATAAACTTTGCAAACTATAAACAATAAAGGGATCTTCTTCTACACCAATATTTGAATTGGCATCTATTATTTCAAATAATACATAACCATAATTTGCAGAGTTATATCCTCTACCACCTTCTACCAAATCAATATTTGTATTTTCTACAATTACTTTTTCACCAATTATAAATGGGAATTGGTCTTCTGAAGTATAACTAATACCTAATCCAACGGTAACTTCTTTAGTAGTACTATTATAAGAAATATTACTAATTCTAGTACCATTTGGATTATTAATTGGAATTATGACAGGCTTAACGTTATACAAACCAGTTGTATTTCTTACAATAGTTACTTCAATGTCTCCAATTTGATATCTTAAATCTACTTCATCATTAACTCTTCCAGTAAATCCGTCTAAAACTAATAATTGCGGTGGAACAAAATAATTTACTCCAGGAGAAATTATTTTTATCTCTTTAAATTTGGAAAGAGGTTCAATTTTAAATACATTTGGAAACTTAGCATATGGTCTTAAAGTATAATCTACTGGATAGTCAAAACCAATATCAGTAATTTCAACTTCAGATGCTTTTCCTAAAGTTTTACTTGCTGGTAAGAAAATAGCATTAGTTCCAAGTCCACTACTAATATTTACAACTGTAGGTAATTTTCTATAACCTCTTCCTTTGGAACTGACATTAGTTGAATATACTGGGCCTATAGCAGAAGGAGAATTTGTGAAGTAAGTAGTAATACCTTCTGATACTGTATATCCAGATTTTTCTGGAGTATTTACTAAAGAATATCTAAATGTATTTGTTGTTACACCAGTAATAGTTGTTCTTTTACTGAACTCACTCTGAACAATGCTAAATTTATTATTATTTTTTACATTAAAGTCATCTTCAAAATATTCTAGTTTTGCAGCAGAAGCACCGTCATAATTAATTGGAGTTAATGTATAATATAAATTTTTTGGTACATTTTCATCTATTATCAATGTTAAGCGTCCACCATCAATGCCGATAGTTCCTGATTTGAATACATTAAATTGCTTTAAGTTACTTTGTGTGTTGAAGAATTTATTTTTAAATTGACTATCCGTATAAAGGTTAAAATCGAATGAGGGTACGCCATTAATGGATAAGGATTGATCTGACAAATCAAATATAACAGTGGAATTTGCTATCGCCTTTATTTCTGGATTAATAGGTGTCAACGTACCAAATGATGCAGAAGTAAGATCTACAAACTCAACTTCAGTTGATGATAATATTGAGGAGTAATAGTTATTTGATAATTTTATTAAATTCTCACTAATTGGAATTATGTAATATATTTGAGCATTATTCAGACCTCCAGTTGGAGTTTGTGAATTATGTATTACTTTGAAACCCAATTCAAATCCATGATTAAGTATAGATATAGTATTTTCATTAGTATCTACATTTAGTGCGGTAAATGATCTTGGATTTACCAACAATCTCCTATTTAAATCATCGTAACTAATATAAACTGTAGTTTGAATTCCAGAAATAACATTAATATCAATTATATCAGATACTCTTAATCCATGTTCTCTATCTGTAGTTACTACTGCATCCTTTCTATAAATGTCACCTGATATAATATTATCATAGTTTGTAACAAAACTATGGTCCAATCCAGTGCCATATCCAGAAAATGTTAGAATATTTCCTAATGCAGTAGTTCCAATTCCAACATAAGAACCAGTTGTACCTAATCCTACCTTTATAGTAGATATCCCAATAAAAGTATCAGAATATCTAACTGCAAATAGTTCACTATTATTTGCTAATGGAAATGTCGTTGTAGCAAATGAAACTTGGATTGAATTATTTCCATTATTTTTATAGATTAAAGTATCTCCAGTATTGAGATTATGACCTGGTAAATAAATTGAATTTTGTGGAATAATTACTTCTTTAATACCAAATCCAGGATTTGAGAAATAAGTAGTTCCAACTTCATTATCTGCTCTTAATACAATAGAAGATTCAGTTTTTATATACGGAGTTAATACATTCCCAGATTCTATTTGTGCCCCCCAAATGTAAAATGTAGACTCTGGTATTGTATATCCTTGTGGACCCCAACCACCAACAAAAAAGTCGTGAGGTCCAGCATTTGCGGTGCCAGATACTGAATATCTTTTCCAAGAACTAGTTAATACTAATTGCTGTGCAATAAAATTAGATCCATCTTCAACTATTAAATAAACAATTTCCCCACCAAATTGACCTTTCAAAAATACTGATATTGTGTAATCATCAGATGATAATGTTACAGGTCCATTTAGTATTCCAGAAATTTCTGTTGATGTTACTACACCTACTTGAACTTTTGCTGCAGATATTGTATTATTTGGAGCTGGATGATTGTAATAAGTTACAGTAACGGTAGATCCAGATCCAACAACATATGAAGACCAATTGGAGAAATCTACTGGATTAGAGTATGGTAGTACATTCTCACTTGGTATAGAAATAGCTTCTGCTGGATAAAAATAGAGTTCTTTATTTAATTTATAATTTGATATATCAGTAAGACCAATATTAACAAAAAACTTTCTTGGATATTCTTGGATAGTAATTCCTTGAGAATGTGCCACTCCAAGTGTGGAATCATATTCTCTTCTTACTTTTATTCTGGAGCTAGGTGTATCAACCTCTAAAACCTTAACCTTTTCTGTTCCAATTCCCAATACATCATTTACACTAAGATCTGGTATAGTCAACGTTCCAATAACATTAATATAAGTAACAATACCTGTTATTGAAGAATTTGGAATGTTTTGGGTTAGTGTTAATTGATTTGTTGTTATTCCAACTTTATAAATTCCATCAAACTGTGTATTTAAATTTGAAAGATTTTGGATTCTAATCAAATCTGATACTGATAAATTATGCGGTTCTGTAGCAAATCCAATAAATGTGCCACTATTATTATATGGAACAATTTCAACATTATCAATTACTGAAGAATTATATACAATATTTTGTACAGATCTTCCAGATATTTCTTTAATAGATGCATATGCTCCAGAACCACTAGAACCTTCATTGTTAAAGAAAATATTATCATTAATTGAGTAATTATCGCCAAAATTAACAACCTTTAATTCATCAACAAATCCAGGAACCGTGGATGTGATTATTGGATAGTTTTGTATGAATTTATCTGGTTGTACAAATCCATCATAATAACTGTTGTTTAAAAATACTGAATATGGTGTAGTATTTCTCAACCATTTTGTTTGATTTATATCAATAAAGTCTTGATTTGATAATAAATCAAAATTAAATCTTATAGGATTTGATTTATAATAATTTCCAATAAAATATGGGAAAACTGGTCTTAAAAATCCATTAAAGATTCCAGAAGAATCTTTTTGAGCATTAATAGTTGAAAAATATGCATAAACCCCGTTTGGAAATTCTGGTGTCTTACAATATCTTCCATTATAAATGTCTAAATCACCCTCACCCGAGAATTCATAATCTTCAACAAATAATCCAATTGGATATGATGATGGTCTGTCTGGTTTTGGTCTAAGTGAATAACCAGAAGTCATTCTTTTTACTAAACCACCTTCTCTATCACCGTAACCATAAGGTCCGTAAATTGGATTGCCATCGTAAGCCCATCCAATAATTGGAGAATGATATTTTAAAGTTAAATCATCATTTAATATATCATTTCTATAAATTACTGTTCCATCTTCACCTAAAGATGTGGATAAGCTTTTTCTTCTTAACTCTCTTGGAATATATGGGTGGCAATATTGTAAACCATATCTTTCATTTTTTCCTAACGACAAAACACCATCATCAAATCTTATTTGATTGGTATCTATTAATCTTTCGACAAGATTAATTCTCCAGTTTTTTATTTGAGCTTCAAACTTTGCACCAGAACCAGGAGATACAACTCTAACAAAAGTGTTATTTTTATTATATCCAAATCCAGTATTAATTATTTTTACCTCTACGATTTTTCCATCTTTAATAACTGGAGTTAATATGCAACCAACACCATCACCGTCTATTATTAATTCTGGTGGACTATTATAATAGAAACCTCTATTATTAATAATTGCATCAATGACTTGTCCAGTATTGGAAACAATAGGAGTAATTAATGCAGAGTCACCATTTAATAATGTAACCAATGGTTGTCTATTATAGTTTATAATTTCTTCATCACCATAATGCTTACCTTTATTACTTAATGATATTGAATCAATATTTCCTCTAAAAATAGCCTGCACTTTGGCATCAAAATCCTGCCCAGAGAATGTCGTTATGCCAACAGGCGATTCTATACTAATTGTTATTGGTTTATATATCAACTTGTGGATTCCAGTACCTTTAGTACCTAAAGATATGAATCTATTTTTATTAAAGTAGAAATCTTCCGAAATAGAAGTTCCAATTCCAACTAAGGATAATTTTATATGATCATTATCTATAACTTTTACATAATAATCTGTAGTAGATGATAATCCAGAAATTAAACTTTGGGTAGAGTTGTAATTTACTATTTCTTTATCTTTATATCTGTGATTTTTTATTGTTATGGTATCTGAGTAAATATTTACATCAGATGGATTGAAAAATAGTGTTTTATTTTGATAATTCTCACCCGAAGAAATAACATCTATAGATGATATTTTTTTTCTTTTTTCAAATGAATCTATAGTGTGTAATCCGTCGCCATAAGAAGTAAATGATATAGTGTTTATACCACTAATAGAATCTTTTAAAGATGAGTATAAATTGATAGTGAATCTATCAATTACTCCAACGTAGTAAATTGAATCATTTGTTAATCCACCAATTGAGGTTTGAATTCCACACTTATATACTACCTGTTCAGTATCAAAAAATCTATGATCTGTAGTAAATCCTATTGTGCTATTTGATAAGTTTACTTGATCGTATTGATCTCCAGCATTAAATTTTACCGAATTTGTAATTGAAATTAGGTTTGCCTTTGCAGAAGCACCAAAACCATTTCCGCCTATTATTGTTATTTTTGGTTCACTTATATATCCATATCCACCATCAATGATATTAATCCTTTTAAGTGAACCTACAACATTACATACACCAGTAGCACCAGATCCAACAGCATCACTTATGTGTAAAATAGGTGGACTTATAACATCATAGTTTGAATCTCCAGAAGAAGTTACTTTTAAATCTTCTATTTCACCATAATAAACAAAATCATTAGATTTATAATTTAAAATTTCAACACCATTTTTTAAAATACCAGTTTGTCCAGATTCAGTTTCATATGAAATCCCTTCATCAACAGGATCTGATATTTTTCTTACTAATTTTTGAGATTTTGGACTTAAATTATAGAATCTGGATAACTGAATTTTATTATCACTTATAGTACCAAATAGAGAAATGAAGATATCATTATATAAATTAGATTTACTAGATGCTAATTTAATAGTACTTTCATTAACTTTTTTCACATAATATATTCCATCTTCAATGTTTAATTTATTTGTAGGACTTTGGGACTTATAAAAAATGGAATCTCCAGTATAAAATGGATGATCTCCTAAAACTAAATCTTCACCATTAAATTCTCCACTAAAAACTATTGAATAGTCTTTTAAGGATAATGGAACATTATAATAGTTTGGTAAAGATGCTGAAGTTACATAAACATCATTTTTATCAATATAAACATTTTGAACATCAGATGACAATACATTTAATTCTGGATAATTTATGCAGTTTACTTTTGATATATCTTTGGTAATTGTATATTTTAAAGATTTATCAACATCTACAGTTAAATTAATATCAATTGTATTTTTATCGCTAACTGAAATTACAAAAGCATCTAAAATTAATCCAGTATTGGATTTAATGATTGCTGGATCACCAACGGTAAAAATATTTTCATCTTTTGTTACTAATCTAAATCTAGCAGCACCGTTTATTTTATTGGTTAATTGTGTGATACTAACTACATCATATGTTGGAGTAATATTAAATATCCATTCATTATGTTTTGGTTTATTACCCAATCTACCTAAGGAAACTAATTGAATCTCATCATTTTCTCTATAATAATAAGTTTCTTCTGGATTATAATCTAAAGAAGAAATTACTCCAGTGACTTTAACTCTAACTTCATTTCCAAATCTATCAATAGCATATGCATAGTCTAAAGTTTCTGTTCTAGTTCCTCTAGGGATAAATGGAACATCAGCACAACCTAAAAATTGGGTTGAAGATTTATCCGAGTAAGATATTAAATATTCTAATCCATCAACTTTTACTGACAAGACACCAGAAGTTGGGAATCCCAATGTTGAATCAACATCAAGATAAGTTTGATTTTGTGTTACATCCGATACTATCGCAGTCTTTGGGTGGATTGTAAATTCAAATTCTTCGATATCTGGGTTGTAATCTAAACTAAGCTGATAATATTCTTTCGAATTTCTATATATTTTTTCTATCTTAGTTATAGTTCCAGATGCTTTAGTTATTGATTCTGTCTGATCTTGAAACAGAGTAAGATTCAATAAGTTTTCTGGATTTCCAAGATATTGCTCTACAACGAGATCTCTAGTAATTCTATAGTCCGCATCTGATGGTTGAATAATAAAATCTTTTGGTTTAACTACTTTAACTATTTGACCATAGAGTGCTTTAAATAATATTTCAAAAGAGGTTATGGCACCTTTTGACGAATAGAAATCTTTTACTTTAGAAATGAACAGCTTTTCATTTACATCTGGGAAGAAATCAATATTGTCAAATCCTGGAACATATTGAGATTTAAATTTTTTAAATAATTCGCGTAAAAAGAAATTTGATAAGTTATATACTGTTGAACCAGAAAAATGTGAATCTGAATTGCTAGTAGAAAAAATTAAAGTATCTTTGTCAACGTCTCTATATGAGGTAATACCACTAAATCCTCTAGAGCAATTTACAAAAGAAGTATTAGTTTTAGACTCATATGATATTATCTCATCATTTATTTGCAATAATCCATAATTATTTGGAAATCCATCTGTACTATCTACTAATATTACATCATCATTTTCTGTAATATTAGCACTTAGTTCCGAATAATATGTAATTTCTGCAAGATTATCAATCTTTACATATTGATCAATATTGTTAAGTAAGTCTAAAGGTGCCCCCTGAGACTCTGAAGATTTGTAGTATTCTGTTAATAACTGTTGAAATTCTGGATATGATTCTCTTAGAAACTCAGGTAGTTGTCCTTCTAAAAGATTTCTGATTTTTACACGGGAATTTAACATATGATTACTGCCTTACTAAATCTCCATTTAAATAACTTGATGATACTATGTATTGTGATCCTGATATATCTATACCAGAAGAAATAACGTCCGAAATCATATTGACGGAAGAGGATGTCACATCTAATTGTATGTAAAGGTCTTGCTTTCCAATAACATCATTTGACTTTGGTATTGCCGAAAATTGGACAATATTATCTCCGAAAGATTTTTTAACTGTATCAATAATGTTAATAGAATTTATTCTGATCTCTCCTTTTTTATAATCAATATTTCCAATAGACTTTCTTATAACAATAGGATTTGATTGCCCATCAAATCTGAATAAAAAGATATTACCAATTGATTCAGATTCATTTGCTGGTGGAGTGTCTGCAATATATACGGTTCCTGATATACCGCTTACTGTAAATCCAGAGGACTTTACATTATAACCTGCTTTATTTTTGATATGAAATTCATTACCAAAACATATCTCATACTCAGCAAAAGAACCTATCTGGATCTTCATATCTCTTCTCATTGCTATTCTAGTGATGTTCGATGTTATAGAATCGCTAGAATCATCAATTAGTTTTAAAAATTTACTGTATTTAAATCTAGATCCATACTTATTCAACTCACTAGATTTAGAATATTTAATTATATTAGATGTCACTAAAGATTTTACATCTTCACTATTCTGAACTAAATTTGTATTATAATAAACTCTTGCATCATATTCAATGTAAAGATATTTTAGATCAATAAATTCTGGGATTATACCTACTACAGAATAGTTTCTTAATTGAACTTTTAAGTTATCTTTTACATTGTTTGGAACATATGAACCATTTTTTGGTTTAACAGTAATAAAAACCTTACCAAATTTTGGTGGATCTAATTCTTCTCCACCAAAAACAGAAACTGATTCTGTTTCTGGATAAATCTGAGGTATTAATGATTCATAGTCGGTAGCAGTCACCGCCCTATTTTGGGAAGCATATACTCTAGGGGCATACTTTTTAATTGAGGATACCGATTCAATACTAGAACCTCCTTGAGATGATTGATTTACTATTATTGCAGGTGGGTTTGCTGTAAGTATTGGAGAACCATTATTATCAAAAAGGCGTCCAGAAAATGTAAAATCTTCAATACCATTACCAAGTTCCCCACTGGTTATGATATATGATGAAATAATGTAATTATCATTTTCTAACTTACTACCAAATGTTCCGTCACCAAAGATAAGTTCGTATCTTTGGTCTTCAATTTCATTTAAAAAGAATACATTATCAGTGCTTTTTACAGTTGAGATATTATCTACAAACTTATATACTCTAGATATTGAACTATTTTTATCTTCTCTTACAACAACTCTTACGGTTGATGTGTCTATATTAGCATTATTTAAAACGAATTTTTGATTCTTATTAAAACTATCAACAGTAAAATTATTAACTGTATAGATGCCTTCGTAAATTTCTATATTTTCAAATAAGGCAAATCCATTAGTTACAGGAACTGTTATATCTGATGGAATTGAGAATACAAAACTTCTATCTCCAAAATTAATTGAAGTTGTACAAACAATACCTTGCTTTAAAGTTAATGATACTGGGTTACTTTCAAATTCAGTTACATCGATATAAAAAGATATAAGTGCTCTTGGTGCTGTTACAGACTTTGGTAAATATCCGATATTTCTAGCTAAAGATACTACGTTCTCTCGTAGTGTAGCACCGTCCAAGAATACCTCATTGGACAGCATGTTAGCATTATATGAGGAAATATAAGTATTATATGCTAATACATCTATCAAAATCGACAGATTAGAACCTTCAAAGTCGTAATCTGTGAATGTTGAATTTGATCTTAAATAACTTTTTATAGATTCCTTTATTTGATCGAAATCTAATGATGCGAAATTTACTAGTGACATTTATCTAGTTGGCAGTAATGCGAATGATAATTGTTGTGGGAGGGCATCAATCCCAACTATAATGTAAACAATTACCACATCAAATTTATTTTCATCATAATTTGGAGTAACCTCAACACTTTTTAATTCCACTCTTGGTTCATAGTTATTAATGCTGATTTCAATTTGTGTTTTTATAGAATCAGCAACAAAATTATCAACGTTTTCAAATAATAACCTGTTTACTCCTGACCCAATTAAAGGATCAAAAAATCTTTCTCCATTTATAGTCAATACTAAATTTTGAACAGAGCGAGATATTGCAGTTTCATTCTTTATATCAATAAGGTCTCTCGTTAAAGGATTTGTCTTTAACGAGAGACTAATATCTTTAAACCCAAGACTAACACGCTCTACAGGCATTTTTATTGTTTAATTATGATTTATTTATTAGGGTTTTTTTATATCCATTCTCTCAACGGAATTGGTTCTGTACCATAGTCCCAATCATCATAATCTTCATCATTTCTAATTCTTTCATGTACCTCATTTTGTACTTCAAAATTATGTTTTTTTGGTACTAGGTCATCTTCGGTAATCTCACGAAGCATTCTTCCATTGTGTGGACTTATTCCATGAGAAAAATGAGAACCTTCAATGGGTTTTGCTGGAACTTCTAAACTCTCAATAGAATTATAATCTGTTGAAAGTCTATCAGTTCCCCACATATTGTACATGTAATCTTTGTTTCGGTCTGGTTGTTTGTTCATTGTGCTTACTGATTTTAAAATAAAATCAGAACTTTTTACGGGGTTGCTATCCCGTGTTATCAATTAAAAAACCTTTTCGACGATAATCTTCGTCTCTAATATAGTTATAATTATCTACTTCTTTAATATCTTGGTCATTCCAAATAGGAATAGCAACATTATTCCCATATCTAAAGTCAGGATTTCTTCTAAAGTGAACTTCTATTAGTTTATTACCTATAAATTCACAGTTAATATATTCATAATTCCCCTTGAGACCATTTAAAATTGATGGAAATTCTATGAATCTATCAACCTTCTCCCATTTACTCCATTTGTATAATGGGTCTTTAGAATCTTTTGTGCCTAATACAACTAATTCTGGATACTTATTCTTGTAGTCTATACTAATATGTTCTCCTTCAAATACTTCACACCAAAACTCTGAAGGATGTATATGTTCTGTATATTGTTCTATCCATTCTATTCGAGCGAAACGCCCCATGCCTAGTAAATTAAAAGACGGGCGAATAATATAAAAGTCGGATTTAGGAACTGGAACCCCAACAGGCCCACAGTTATATCCTAACATCCGACTTAAAAAAAGTTTATTATAGACCCACAAATCAGAATCGTGGATATTCTTCCATTCTTCTTGTGAGTCTAAGAGATACATCGATTAATTTCCTTGTCCCCTGTACCTTTTACGAGCTTTATTGCGAGACGTAGCGGCATACTTAGTATGTTTACCATCACCTTGTCGAGACTTTTTGGGTGTGGATTCAAGTACAAACTTATTGCCACTCAGAGATTTTTTAATAGCCATTAGTCAAGTTCCTCCATTGTTATATCTTCAGGATTAAAGTTATCATAAGATTCAAAGTATTTTAATGCAAGTTCGTGAAGGGCATCAGCAGCATCTTCATATGAAAGATTCGCTGCCAATACCTCACCTCTAAAAATTACATTAAACCTCTTCATCAGATAACGCGAGTCTTCTCGTGTCCAACACGAATTCGTGGGTCACACCATGTTTCAATGCCTGCCTCTTTTGCATCGAGACAGAACGACACATCCTCTCCACACATATCTTGTACTGCCCCAGATTCAAAGACTTGCATCTTAGGAGCGAACCAAGGATATTCAAGACGCTCAAATACACCTTTACGAATCATAACCCAACCAAATCCAGTGTAGTCAACTGTAAATGGTTTACGACGCTTCTGAATCGATTCAACGGTTTCATGATTCATGACTCCACCGTTACGACGGAAATCATCTTCTTCTAACCAGTGAGCAACTGAGGTTGTGTGACCATCTTCGGTTGCATACCATCCAGCAACGATTTCTTTTTCATCTCCTTCTGCGGGAACTGCGAGGTCACACAGTTGCCAGAACTTTTCTGAGTTAAACACAATGTCATTATCAATCCAGAGTTGATAATCATATTGTAGTTTACCATCCCAGGGAACTTGCTTCGGACCTCTGAGAACGTTTGCACCAAGAACTTTGCAACGTGCAAAGTTTACCATCGAAGAATAATCTTGAGAAATTTGAATTGCCATTCCGTTTTGTACAAGATCAAAACAAAGTTGTACAAATGCTTTTAGGAATGTATAAGAACATCCACGACCTGGGAGGCAAAAAACAATGCTCTTCCCCCTCATTCGTTCTTTAATTGCTTCATAGTCCCACTCCTCCTTTGGTTTTGTAGGGGCAGTGGCCTTTACTGTGAATCCTTTTGCCATAAGTTTAAAGTACCTTCAGATCAATTTTATCGTTTTATTTGGAAGTTGTCAATAAGACGCTTCCTCTTGCTTTGAATAAGAAGCTTCGAGTTCTTCATATTCATAAGAATCTTCTGTGAGTTCTTTCCATGTATCACTGAATTCTTCCTCAGATAAACATGGAGATACACACTGATTCTCTTTGTTATAAATGTGATAGATTTTGTCGTCCATCTCACCACCTTCTCATTACATCACTATATATCACCCCTTTGAGACCCCTCGAAAAATTTTTAAGGGCGTGTGATATGAGAATCCATAGAGACTCTCGGAGACACATTATAACATACTTTAGTTGCATACGGATACTTATGTGAGGATTCTCGGAGACCCTTGTGAGGGTTTTTATCGACCTTATGAGGCGAAATTTTTCTGTAAAATTTTTTCTTATGAACATGAAATCACTCACTCGTTTTGTCACCTCTGTAGGTTAGGGGAGTCATCAATTTTAGCTAAGGGGGGGGTAGGGGGCACGGCCCGCCGTTATCACGATACCGTTATACCGTCAACTGTCTGTCACAGACTGTCACATTTACACTTACGCACGAATGTAGGGGTGCTAAGTATAAAGAACTCAGCACCCCATAAGTGTCACTTAGGGCAGGCACCCATTGTGATCTGTGAACCCAATGTGTAGGACATTGTTATACAAACCCACGTAGAGTTTGAATATACCAATGCCGAACTGTTCATCATCCTTTCCTGCCCTGGTGTTGATACCAAAGTAGAAAGAATCTTTGCCACCTTCGTTATACCATTGTGCAATGCGTTTGTAACACCAAAGGGTGACACCAACGATAACACCTAGCACGGTGGCGAGAGTATAAAGAACCTGCTGCACAGTGTCGTTAGAAAGAACTTCCTGACGCAGTTCGTTATACTTTTCAATCATCGGATTGTTGAGAAGAACGGTGGGGAACATGGTTCTAGGTGAGGTGGTTTGAGAAGGGGGGATTTCTCCCCCCGATTGTATCAGTAAGCGTCGTTGAATGCCCGATCCTTAATATAATCGAGGATTGCATCCCATCGGCGGAGATCTGCCGATTGTAGTTTGCCTTCCTGACACATATAGCGGTCAGATTCAATCAACGCATCACACATTAACTTAAGTTCGCGGGGCGAAACTTTCAGGTTGACGGTAACAGTATCGACGAAATCGACTTTAGGATTTTCGTCAATCTGCTGGCGGTCGGTGAAAGCGTAGGCGGTCATGGGGTGTGTCCCGTGTTGACTTTTAAATTCTACAGGGTGGGGGCACCCTATCGTGCCCCCGTTAACAATCGTTCACACTCCAGAGAGGGCGGCGATGATGCGGTCCCGCTTGCGGATTTGCTCAAAGTTCACAAACCACAGATCCCGCTTGCCATTATCGGAACGGGTGGCGGACAGGGTGCCTGCCTTTTCCAGATCGACCATAAGGGCGTGGATGGTGCCCTTGTGACGGCGAGGATCCAAACCCATTGCCCGCACAAGGTCGGAGCAGGTCTGGGGGCCATCGTTGATCAGGCGGGTGCGGATGGCGGTGCGGATGATGGATGCGAGCATCGGTCTGGTGTGGGTTGGGCGAGGTCCGTTTGCCTCGCTTGAGAGTATCCTACAGGGTCAGGGGGGTCAGGGGGTGACCAGTTCGGGCGTTTCGTTACAATCCGAAATAATGTTGATTTCTTCAAAAAATTGCATCCATTCACTATCACTTAGGACGGTGCAATTCTTTTCTACCAGCTCAGCGATTCTTTCGGCAGGTAGTTTGAAACGAAGGCGGGAGGGATAGTGTGTCATTCTGCTGAAATGATGGTGGCAGCGGTGTGTAAAGTGTTCGCGGTAGTGTTTCTAACTGCTGGAGACATTAAAAACATAACCGCAAAAATGAGGGCAAATGTTTTCATTTTTGTGCCTCACGGAAAGTAACAACCTCAGCGGGAGAACCACAGGAACGATAGAAATCTACCATGCGGTTTGCCTCATCAATTGTAGCAAACGTTTGCTCTCTCCATTCACAAGAATTGTAGGGAGTTTGGTAGCGAATCGTTACACCAATTGCACCGAATTTCATTGTTTCAGAGTGAAGAATGGGAGGGGGATTTCTCCCCCTAAGTGTTTCAAATCAGGCGGTGATTTCCATCCATTCCTGTTCGTTACAGTAGATTACAATGGGTTTGCCACCGAGTTCAATACTCCAATCGTAGGCAACATCTACGGCGTGTTCTTCACTGGTGAAAAATTCCAGGTGATCCATGCCAGTGCCTTTAGGAGCAGCAGACCAGGAAGTGAACATTTCGGGTTTCCGATTGTGCGGGGTCCGTTTGCCCCGCTTGAGAGTATCCTACAGCATGGGGGGCATCGCCAGCGATGCCCCTGTAACAATCCGTCACACTAGGTTTTTGTGTATCCTGCGATACGTAACCCAGGTGATCGCTTGCACTTGTGCCGCTGAATAATGCAAACCCGTCACCTCAGAGATTAACTTAGCGGCGTCACGGTAGGCATCTTGAATCATGCGGAAAGTCTTGTCTGACATAGAAGGAACCTCTTTCAGGTTAGTTACAGTTCCGTTCCAAATGTTGTAAGCGTGACCATCAATGCAGGGAGAATCGCTATCACCATTGTTAGCAATACAAAGGAAGAAAGCAATAGTTTTGTTGCCACGCAAAACTTTAACAATCTGCTCACGATTAAGTTGCAAATCGAGAATAGTTTGTGCCTTGTCTTTGTTGGCAGAGTAGGAACAAACTGCAACCGAATCATAGGAGATTTCGTATGCCCATGCTTTGATCATTGCCTCAGCATCCTCTACATTTCTCTCCCATTTGTTGTTAGGAGAAAGTGCAGCGATAACACCTGCAACGATGTCAGAATGGACACCATACTTTTCACCCAAAGTAACACAAACGCCATAAGCGTTGTTATACCATTGGGCACCAGTCTGGCGATCCAGAGTGTTGCTCTGGAAATAGGTGGCGATGATGGAGTCGGTGTGTGCCATGGGGGTGGGTTGGCGTTGCCAGAATCCTACAGCATCGGCGGCACCCTGCAACGGGTTTTCCTATCAGTCTCGCTTATGGGTTGCATCAGAAATGCTTATGGCTCAGGGGTTGACTTCAGGGGGGCATCGCCCCTACGCTAGAGGGCGGGAGGGGTGGGAAGCATACTATAAAGTATAAAAAAACCCCCGCACTTGGCGGGGGATGGTATAATCTTAGAACTCTACAATCCAGTCTGGATCTTTGTTAATGTTAACCCAGAAATGGTTTTTACCGTTTGCACTTGTGAGGAACACTTTGTCTCCTTTGTGTTGTTCTACAATACACTCATCAAGTCCACCCATAAGATTAGCAAAACGGTTTTTTGCTTTCTTAGATACGGGTGTCACAAATGCAGTTTCCATTGTATCAGAAATCGATGGGGTTTAGGGTAGGACCATCACTATCATCATCGCTGCCAATGATAGTTTCCAGAATCTGGAGAATTTCTTCACCAGTTTGACCTTTACGAAGAAGCGAAAGCAGGAGCGAACGATTTTCCATGTTAAAGAGAAGAATTTCAAGTGATTTGTGTGCGTATCTCGTCGAGATTTAATGACGTGATCTCGACGAGATTATGATGATTAACTAGTCGAGATTAGTCGTAATCATTATCGACTTCTACCCCATAAGAGTAGTCATCGTAATACTCAACTTCGTTAAGCATTTGTCTAACCTCAGGAGAGAAATCTTCATAAGGTTGTGAATCATCAATAAGATCAAGGATTGAAAACTGTTCGTTAGGGTCGAAGTAATCAGTCATTGTTCTTTGGGAGTAGTGTGATGGGAGGAGTTGCCTCCCCCCGTATTATACTATCAGGCGGCGGTCACTGCGAGCAGTTGTTCCGTTTTGATAGCATTATTTACAAAACGACCCACGGACTGCTGTTCGGCAATCACGGTGCTCAGTTGAGACACGAACATCTCAACATCTTGCACACCGTAGGTATACTCACGACCACCGTTGAAGGTGATAGTCACTTTACCATCATTCACATCAGAGATGCTTTCGATGGCGGAAGAAGTAAAAGCGAACTGAGACATAATTAAATCACATTGTAAGGGTTTGAGTGAAGTGTTTTGAGCGGGATGCTTCACCCCCGCTTGTTTTCTTAGATTAAGCGATTCCTGGCACCCTGTCAAGGGGTCTGTGCCAGTTCAGGGATTGGGTAGGACGGGAAAGACTCTGTAGAGTTTTATGGTATCGGTGACAATCAGGATACCAACCCATCCTGTAATAATTTATACTTTATTGATTTTCAAGCAAATCGGGGTAGTATTCTTCACATTCAGTGATCAATTCCTCATCAGAATACTTACCATAACCCTCATCCAGATAATCATAACAGAGTTGGGTCATTGTCTTGAGATCCATGTCATCCAACATCTGCTGAATGAGTTGGTCTTGCAGTTCAGAACGGTTCATCAGAAGGAGAGGTAGGGATGATCAGAGTCTAACACGTCGTTGGTGTCAGATGCGGTGAGAAGTGTGGTGATAGGATAATACTCATCCGCATCAGGATCATACACCGTAGGAGTGCAGTCCAACTGCTCTGCTGTCATAGATTGTAACATGACCAGCAGATCTTTATAGGTTTGGCAACCGTAGGGTGCGTTAGGTGTCATCAGTCGTTGTCAGGATGGTTGACGATTTGATCTTCAATTTGATTGGCAAGTTCTTCCATGAACTCACGGTCTTCACCATCTTCAAATTGTGCATTGTTCCGCACAATTCGCATCAGGAAGTCAATCTGTTCGTCAGTGAAGTGATACTGTCGGAGAGTTTCAGTCACAGTTCATCCCTCATTTCGGTGAGTTTGTCATACAGAAGCGGAATGTCTGCATCCACAAGTTCAGTCAGATAATGCCAATCACTACTCTCAAGAATTGCCATCAGGGCATCAATCTCTTGATAGTTGAGGTGTGTGAGTGTCATGATTGTGGAACCTCTTGGATTACTTCAGTGACGGAAATGATTTGCTTGTCTTCGTTGAGGTAATCTGTCTGAATGAGATTAGGTGCAACCTGCATCATTCCGACAACGTAAGCGGCAAGAACTTCAATCATTGTTCAATAATGATGGCGGGACATGACACAGTTAGGGTCATTATACCAATCAGATTCCTCGTAATCTTTATACTCTGTTTCTTGATAATCTTCTTCCCACATTGTGGGCATCGGAATGTCGTTAATCCAGGTGATTTCGGGCATGAGGTTCAAGTGGTGAACAAAGACAGTATGGGATGGAATGGGTCAGGAGTCAACCCCCTGACCCATAAGGGTTGTTAATCAGTCCAGGGCGAACCGCTCAACACCCATCATTTCATTATACTGGCGGAGCATCTCCTTCAGAGTGTTACCAGCACGATCAAACGATTTGGTGATAACATCGTTGTATTGATCGTAGTATGCAATCTGACCATGAATACCCATCACCGAAGCAACAGGATTCTTTCGGAACGATTGAATACCAGAAGCAGCAAGTTTGCGGTCAAAAACTTTCACTTGACCGTTGAGAGTATAAGAACACAGATACTCTTCAAAAACAGGTACAATCTCATCCTTTGTAAAAGGAACACGCTTTTGATCCTCAACTTGCAGAGAATCAATTTGCTCCTGAATTGCCTTTGCAATCGAACGGAAGCGAATCCGATCACTCCGCTCATCGAAGGTGTTAATCATGCCAAGTTGCATGACATTAGAATAGTTTTCTTCGTAGAAGTTGAGGTCTTCTTTGGTGAGATTGATTGGCATTGGTGTTTTTGAATGAACAAATGTAGTGTAGGGGGTGTGGGGGACCTTTGCAAGTCCCCCTGTGCCACTAGGTCAGGCGTCCATCCCCATCGCTGCCTTCAGGTTGTTGTAGGCGTTCAGATAGTAGTCTGCGTCAGTGGTCTTGCCAGCGATGCGGCAATCACAAGCGAGGCAGAGCACAGCAGTTCGGATCGTGCTCCACTGTGCCTCGGTGAGGGTGACAGTGCAGAGATCCAGGGGAAGGACGTTGGTGCGGACGGTCATGAGGTTCGGTTGCGAACTATCAAATCATACCACGGCGACCGAACTCTGCCCAGACGACGGACGGTGCGGCAGCTGGCACACCAGTGGCGGTGTTGTTCTTCACCCACACCAGGCGGCGGGTGGCAAGGTCAGAGGCACAAACCAGAGACATGGGAGGTTCCCGTGTTGACTCTCAAATCATACCACACCAGCACCCCCTGTCGAGGTCTGTTACAAAACATAAAAAAAGACCTGGGCACCACCCCAGGTCTGTATAATATCCACCCACTAGTTTTATAGAATATTAATATCTAACAGTGTAACTTTTAGGGCAAACACCTTCCCCATTATATTATAGGAACTCTGCGATATAATAATCTACTGTGATTTCCAGTTTAGACGCTTCTTCCTCAAATGCACACATGAAAGCATCATCAATATCCAAATTATCATTATCATGAGAGCAAAACAAATCAAGCGTGGATTCGTGCATGAGTGCCTCTAGGAGAAGAGTTTGGACCACCTCAGGTATAATATACCTTGAGAGTGGTAATAGGGACGGGGGGACTTGAACCCCCACAGAGTTGCCTCCGACAGATTTTAAGTCTGTTGTGTCTACCGATTCCACCACATCCCCATGTGGTTGATTATATGATAACATATAATCGAGATGATGTCAAATGATGTGTCACGTATCTCGTCGAGATTGATTTGATACGTGACACGCATCTAGTCGAGATTATGTGTGTGCTTTGAGACTAATACGGTCTGCAACACCCATAATCAATTCTGCCAGGACAGTATCATCAATTTGACCAAGTTTGCCAACAATGATACCACCGATGTTAGTATAGAGGAAATCCATCCATTCATCGGACTCATAAAGTTCCTCAACAACCTCTTGAACCATTGCACTTGCAATTTTATTCATGGATTGATTTGAGAGTGCCATTAGCGGAGTGGTGTGAACTGAGAGAAGTATAGGTCAGTTTTAGGTCATGACCCAGGACCCGTGTGCCAGTTCCTACGCTGTCACGTAGTTGGGGATGTCCACACGCTCAACAGGTCCCCACCCAATCTTATATGCTTTCCAGTTACCGTTGAGGTCGTACAGGTAAGCATAATCCTCACCCCAATCACCTGATACAAACTTATCAAATGAAGTGTGATCCACATTCAGATCTTCACCACGCTCAGTGTGATAAAGAGGTTGTGCATCGCGGGTTGGAGACATAACCCAACTACCATCAGGGTTCTCTACAATCTTACCATCCTCATCACGTACTGCTGCAGTCTCCCACAGATGAGTTGTGCGAAGAGAAGACATAGAACCACCATCAATCAGTTCTTGTACATCATCGCGGTTCTGATAGTGCTCTACCAGAATGCGACCGTTGTTCTCTACATAACCATCCCAGTGGCAGTAAACACTAACCACGGAGTGATCAGGAAGTTCGTAACCGATGCGAGAGCGGGTTCCCATTGTTTGGTTGAGTGGTGAACGATTTAAATTTAACCGATGGTGGGGGTCTTGTCAACCCCCTTGTGCCAGTTCAAATATTGGACATGGCAACCAGTCGGTTACGGATATCATACACCTCCATGTCATCCATGTCAACAGTACTCATATCCACAGGAGCAAACTCCTCCAGATTAATAGTTCCGTTTGCATAGATGGGTGCAAAGTACAACTCATCACCGTCCTCTTGAGACAGAGTATACACACAACCATGATTGGTAGATGTCAAAAAAATCATCGGTCGAATTGCGTTTGCCCAGCAACTGTACACCACATCTTCTGGGTCTTTGTGCCACAGGTGGACGGTTCACCAAACTGGCACCCAATGCAGGTTTTGCGGGCGTTCTGATGTATCATTTGCAGACAACCAGAAGAGGGGAAGGGTATCCCTGCAGACGACAATACATCGTCACTTCCCCAGCTTTGAAATACTTATACACATAAGGGTGCGTCAGCACTTGACGCATTAGATGCCCTTATGGTATAATATTCTGTTACCAAGGATAGTCCAAGTCCTCCACATAAGACTTCACACTCTCTGTAGGATTAAGGTCAAAGAGCTTCTCCCAATTAATATTATGGGGGTCGAAGTCACCAAGAACGTCGAGTTCTAGAGTGACGCGATACTTATGCTTTTGTGCTTCCATAAATGCGGTGTTACCCATGAGAACTTTGTGCGAACTGTGTACATTGTACATGATGCAGCAAGACCTGTCAAGGGAATCTGACGCACATCTCGTCGAGATCTTATTGATGGTATATATGATACTCGTCGAGATAATTATGACTAATTATGAAGTTATGTTATGATACTGTGACAATGTATCGTCGAGATTGTATGATATAATACTAATGTTATATTGTAATATGACTCGACGAGATCTTATGTGATATACTCGTCGAGATTATAAGATATAATGATACTGTTATATCGTGATGTAATCTAGTCGAGATATAACCGTGTATTCTCGTCGAGATTCTGGGAGTTGACACACGGGGCGTCTTATGGTAAAATGCCGCGTCCTTATGTTTTTGGAGCGGGGGTCTTGACATTTTTTCGCGGTTGTGCTATAATACGCAGCCTAAGATCACAAGGATCCAGAGGTATAATAAGCATAAAACTCAAAGGATCTGGCACGATTATAATGGATATAAGAGAGATTATAAGAGTATAAGACTACCATATAACACTAGTATAATACCACATTAAAAACACTAATATATGTTTTTTAATACATTTTTTAATATAAAAACATTAAAAACTATACTTTTACATCATCAATCGTCATATAATTCTTCAATACATCATACCTTAACTTATTACAATTCGCTTTAGGTGGAATCAGTATAGGTTTACGATGACCACTAAAAGAGGTACTCTCTACAAAGTCTAATGTATTCTTCTTAGAGTGAAGATACGGATGAATAAAGATTAAATAAGGATTATCTGTCTTAGGTAAATTAAACGATGCAATAGTATTACTCTTATAATCCTTCTCTTTATTAATATCAAATACATGTGTATAATACTCTATTCTATCCTTTGAGTATAGTTTATTAAACAACTCATCATGCAATGACCTCATTATTCTAGGAACGATACCTATCTCATAATCATAATCATTTAAAACATTTTCATAATAAGCAATAAACTTCTTATCAATAGGAACACGTACATCAAGGAATCTTCTCTTCTCAATAGACTTCTCATTCTGATACTTACGAAGGTAATTAAAACCAGATTCGCTTAAAGGAATAATACTAAACTTTAATTCATATAAATTTGGTATAATCTCTACGTTTGGTATAAACTGATTAAATGCTTGTCCAATTGTATCATTCCAAATATAACTACCAACTAATTCATGTACAATCATATCGGGGTTTTTTAAATCATATTCATCCCAACGACTTGCAACAAATTCATCATTAATGATACGATAACGGGACTTATCAATCTTCATGATTTCAGATACTCTTCTGATATGAGAATAAGATACAATATTCTGCTCAATAAAAGTAACATGCTTTGCCCCGTGTTTTAATGCTAAAAACCCTAACAATCCACTACCAGAACCTACATCAACAACACGTTTACCCTTTGCTCTTTTGAGTGATTCATCATAAAACTTATTTCTTGCGGCATCTTCTAATAGACCAAAACAAATGCCATTATAACCATTTGGTCTTTGATTCTCATGAATCATTCGTTCCGAATATTTTGCCATTTAAAACATCTTACGCATAATAATTATCTATCTTCGTATAAGTATGTTGAATATCAAAAACATATTCATAATACTTACACTTTAAATTAGGTGGAACTAAGATAGGTTGATTATAACCATTAAATGATGAGGTAGACTTAAACTCAAGTGTATACTCACCATGATGAACAAATGGTTCACATAGAATTAAATAAGGACGTTTTGTTTTAGGTAACTTGAATTTAACTCTTCTTTTATGATTAAAGTCATTCTCATCATTAATATTCACTACATGGTCATAATGATGAATTGCCTTAGAATAGATATCATTTAAAATATCCTTATCTCTTATATGATTCAATATTGATGGTTTTGTACTAACCTCAGTATTATAAAGACTTAAGACCTTTGTATAATAATCAACAAATACAGACCCTACTAAATCAACATCAAGGTCTGGTTTATTCTTTGCATTCCTATTCTCATAATCACAAAAGAATTTAAATCCTTCATCAGTAAGTGGAACAATACTATACTTTAATTGATAAGAACTTGGTATAATCTCTACATTTGGTAAATGAACATCAAATGCACAAGTCATTGTTTCATTCCAAATAAAATTACCAATAATTTCATGTACAATCATATCAGGATTAATGAGTTCATATTCATCCCAACGACTTGCAACAAATTCATCATTAATCACACGATACTTTGATTCATCAATCTTCATCCTACGAATCACATTCATAATATGATTTGATGATACCTTATCCTGTTCTATAAAAGTAACATGTTCTGCCCCGTGCTTTAATGCTAGGAATCCTAAGAGTCCACTCCCAGAACCTACATCAACAACACGTTTACCTTTTGCACTTTTTAAAATATCACTATAAAAATTATTCCTAACCTTATCTTCTAAAAGGGCATGAGTAATACCACTGAACAAACCAGTTCGGTTTAAATACTGCATTCTCTCTGTATAGGTCTTACTCATATACTTTTTAAGAAGTATTTATTTTGAATCAAATTATTTTTGCATACTTAAGTGTTTCTTTGTCTGTTGATTCCCAATCATCTTCTGGATACAATCCACATAAGTCTTTTTTAACCCATACATCACAATGCTTTGACATATTCATTGCCCCGTCGTCTTTGTCTAAAATACAACGTCCATAATGAAATCCACAATACACAATGGACTTCAGATTATGCTTCTTCATATAAAAGTATAACTTAAATACACTGTTTTCTAAATTATGAAGATGAGATACTTTTGGATGTGCTGTGACTGCTTTAACCTTATCGTCCTCCATAATGGTTAATGGGCAGGAGATACAAACATGCTTTAAGTTTGGAATATAATCTATAATTCTATCCAATACAACTTCATTCAATTCATCAATGTTTGGATATTGTTCTAAATCCCATTTGTATGGTGTAGGATACCAGGGGTCCATGATGACCCATAAGGCATTTTGCTCTAAATTATCCATTTTGAATTCCTGGTAAATTGAATTGTGATTGGCACAGGTAATTAAAGTTAATGACTATTCTTACCTTCTCATCCGTACATGTGGCACCAGTATGATGCATTTGCGTAGGGAAGATGACCATACGATTTGCCACACTATTGACCTTTGTACCATCCTCAAACAGTGTATAACCATTATTGGTATTCATGTATAGAATTGCAGTCTTTAGATGTGAACAATCAGAATCAGGAACATCTACATGCATACCATGTTCAATATGTTCTGGTGTACGTGGTAATAGATTTGCCTTAATGCGTATCAATGACAATGGATTTAATGATTGAATCGCAAATGAGAGTTCATTAAAATAAGGACTATTTGGTACATGATTCTTATAGAACACATGTACAAATTGGAAGTCCTGATCATTCTCATCGACTACATTATCATTATAATACCATGCAAAGTTTGGGTCTTTATGCAATAGAATATTTTGTAGATGATTAAAATAATTCTCTGGTAGATAATCATCATAAATTTGAATATCACTCATGTCATTGAATCAATAAACTCTGCACAGCGATTTTGCCAATCAGATACATCACCCATATCAGCACCAAAGGTTGCACCATAAGATACACCAACTTCTTCAATCAAAAGAACTGAGTTGTTCTGATTATCAAAGATACGTAATTGACCTTTGTATTGAGATGTATGCTCTACAGTACATTCATAACGATTGTCTAATGTACCACTCCATAAAATTGCATTCATAATTCGTTCCTTATAAAACAAACACTATTATACCACCCATCATAACCAATTAGTTTGATTTTGGTGTGTAAACTATGTATTCTTACATCTTCAACAGTATAAATCTTACCTTCTTCTAAAATTGGATATGGGTCGTCATTATTACCCCATTGAATTTGGAAGGTACTACAACTGAGAAAAGTTACAGAATCTCCCTTCTTCATTAAATCCCAATCACTGATTTTTTCGGTCATACTGATGCCACTTACACCAACCATCGGGAGAGATTTTTCCTTTTACAGCAGTACATTCATTTGGTTCTCGCCACATATTACAATTAGAGCACTTCTCATTACCCTTTGGTTCATTTTGATATTCTGCTGTTCTTTTGGAAGACTTTTCTTCCTCTGACAAAAAATCTTGAAGTGTCTTCATGACATCATCTCCTCGGTTTATGATGTCTCATACCATCATGATTACCATCACCTGGTAATGTACCATAAGCAAGATATTCGGCAACCTGTAAGGAACCACGTAAACGTTCTAAATCTCTTTCAATTTGAACGTATTCAGAATACATGGGATGAAGTTGTTCTTTTCGTATCTCTAATTGAGTTGTCCTCTTATTGAACCTTTCAATAAGTTGTTCATAACTCTCAGTTGATTTAGTCTCTCTGTCTCCAGTCATCGGGTTTATCCTCCGTAAAAAAGTCTACAATTTCATCAACAGTATCAAATCTGCGAATACCTTTACGCTCATGCCCAATACCACCAATATCAAGTTGATTTAAAAAATCATCTAAATCTCCTTCTTGCATATCTGGATTCTCTGCGGTTCTTCGTGCCTGACGTAGCATTGTTGCAGCAGTTCGATTTACTTTTGCAAGTTTCTCTGCCCAAATCATATCATGTAAATCTACAGATTCTTGATTAACAATTTTATCGCAGATTGCCTGAAGTTTAAGACGGTATTGTGTAGAGAGCATAATTGAATTAATGATTGTTAAATGATTCTAAGTAACGAATAATTTCATCCATTTGAATTGGATGTTGAAGATAATTTGCTGGAACATAACCAAGATGTTTATTATCAGTATTTAACCACCAACGCATCATATTATCTCCCTCAGATTGATTTTCTTTATTATATCCACACAATGAGTAAAGTGCAAGATACAATCTTAAAAACTTAATCTTATCTATATTGGTTATGTCAACATTTAAAATTTTTGCTGCCTTCTCTGCAGCATTGTTAATAATTGTTTCTGTAGTTGGAATTGATTTGGATTCAATCTCAATCATTCCAGAAGTGTTTACATTAAATGTATACTCTATTTGTTCTTCTTCTCTATCGTATTGATTGTTCATTATGTTCCCTCAAATTCGACAATATCTTCTACTGGAACTTCATATTTCCCAGCAACAAGATACCAATGTGTTCCTTCACGTTCACCTAAGTATTTAATCTCATCATCAGGAAAATTCTTCTCTCGCATTGCTGCTTGAATTTTAAGATGTATTAGTTCTGCTTTAGTTGGAACCTTCATACTAATCTTCCCAAGGTGCTTTTCTATTCATAATTTCTTTAAATCTTTCTACTACTTTAGGGTCTGGTGGTTTGTTGATTGCTTCAACCAAAGCATCATATTGCTCTTTGGTCACATACATTTTTTGTGGCTTCATACCAAGATGTTTAATACACTTACGTTCAAATCTCCATGATTTATACTTATACCACAAATCTAAGAAGAAGTATTTAATCTTTGCCATACTACCTACGAAGATAATCCAAGTTTTTGGGTTGGTAGGCAAGGAAGTCAAAAGAGAACCTTAATTTACCAAATCCTAATGTAATACCAATAAGACTACCATAATGTCCCAAAAAAGATAGCGTAAGATAGGGGATCCATGTTGGACAAGCATCCCACATGAATTCTAATTGAAATATATTAAACATCTTAAAAGCGAAGATATTTAGATATAGTTCATGACCATAATCTTCTTGATAAAAATAATAAAAAATCTTCATTTCTTTGTCCAGGAGTAAATGTACATTGCCATATAACCATCATTTAGTTCTGACCAAATCGCATGAGGAAGTTTATATTGATACTTCATATCCCTCATCCAATAACTCCATGCTTCCCAGGCATATCCCACACTCTGCCACCCCCAAATGAAGTTTCTCCACTTCTCATTATCATAGACCCAATCATTATCAGTGTCAAATGGATTCCACTTGAAATGGGGTTTGAAATCATACTCAAAATAGTGTTTGTTGTACTGTTTGCGAGTCCAGTTTTTGTAGCGGTCAAGGAGAGTCATCGGTCTTTGATTTCATAAAGCAATTATAGCATAAAAAAAGTGCCTCGCAAGGCACCTGATGTGCAGTTTTGTAAGTGGATCAGGACAATATAAAAGATGTAGATCCAATTCCTGCAGCAGTAAATACTAATCTGTTTCCAGAAATAGTAATTTCAACTGCTGCAGTGCTTATTCCACTAATAAATCCACCAAAAGAAGTTACAATTCCACTCACGCTTAAATTACTAGCAATTTCCGATTCACCACCAACAAAAAGTTTTGTTTGAGTTGATGGTGGTGGGGATACACCAATACCAGCAATGTGCAGATAATCGGTAACGTTTAAGTCTTGAATAACACTTGGATCAAATGGAATTCCACCAGGAGTAGATCCATCAGATAATTTAAAAATAGGAGATATTGCATCAGGATCATAAAATACCTCTCCCTCATTACCAACAAATAAGGAAGGATCTGAGTTTCCCAATTTCTCTACAAGTAATCGGTAAGTTGTATTATTGATTGCCATTTTATAAATGCTTTTTTAGATATTTAGTTACTCAAACTGTTTCATCACTCCAGTAGTATTTTAGTTGATCACCAGTGATATTCAAATGATAAATCTTACCATCTTGTCCATAAACACCAATCCACAGTGCTCGTTCATTCATACTTTCCAGATGAAACAACTTCACCTCTTCCAGTACAATCTCATCTGGGTTTTCAGTCCAATTTACTAATTTAGTCATTTTTTCCACTCCCATTCACTCTTGATACTCCACTCTGTTCTAATGTAAGAGTAGTTTAGATAATCCCAAAAAATACCTTGATAATCTTCAAAGTCCCATTCAGGGTCACGACCATCATAAGTCATCAGTTGCTTCCACAACTCAAAACATATTTTAAATGCTTTCATTTTGCCTCCCAATATCTACCATCAGGACCACAAGAATAATCAAGAATCTCCCATCTAGTTGACCTCAACATATCACAAAATCGTTGTCTACGACCAGTTACAAGGTCGTCAGTGGTATTTGGAGAGGCACACATATCATACCTATTGGTTCTAAAAAAGATATGTTCTATCCAAGATTTACGATACCACTTACAATCTTTACAGAGTTTGGTCATAGTAACTCGTGCTTCATTCCCATCAGTTTACCATAGATTTTGGCATAAAACAAATGAATAAACTTATCGTTGTCATCCCGTAACATTTGACCTTTGACCAGTGCCATCAATGCTTCAATCTCATGATGGTTCCAATCAGCATCAACATTATGTTCAGTGACTTCCATTTTTACTCGTTAGTCTTTTTTAAGCATTTGTTATAAATTTCATCAATATCATAATCATTCATATGTTCATAAAGTGGAATATCACCTAAAATTCCATATGCAGGATAATCTTCGGAATTGAGATGTACAAAGTCACTCATCAGTCTAGACTGAATAATCAAACCAAGATACGTATAGAACCTATCTTTATGTTCTTTTTCAGTAAAAACAGCAGATTCCCATGTAGTAATAAAATCAAATAGTCGTTGACGCTTCGTTTCGATTTTCATTTTAGTTTTCTCCATAGAGTTTTTAGACATATATTATGAGTAATTAAAGTGTAAATGTGTTTCCCAAGTGAATGCTGGTTGGTCTTTCCTTTGCATCATTTCTGCGACAAAATATGGAATGAACCTTGTGTATTTGTCCAGAAACTCCCTCTCTGTGAGTTCATCAAATCCGTGCATATAATGATCGCAATCAACAAACTTTGCAAACTTTTCATATTCACGGTCTCTATCATCAACTCTTTGATAGTTGCGACAGATCTTCAACCAGAATGAACGACCTTCACCAGTCGCACAATAATCAATCGCAAAGAAACGATAGAATGGTTTGTCACTCATTGTTCTTTCTCACTCTTTCAAGAAATGCAGTTGCTTGTTCATCCAATCGTGCAATCAAATCCTCAATATCACTAATTGCAATCTCATTATACTCACGATTGAGGTTCTCACACCGTAGAGCATCAATCATAGATTGAAATGCAATCATTTGTTGATGTTCTGGTGTGATAGGTGTGCCGTGAGGAAGTCCAGCACATTCCATATTGTAGAAGTCATTATACCGTTGAAGAACACGATTACTCTTCTCACGACGTTCTGCCTCTTCAAACATTTCGTCTGGATATGGTTCTTGATTCATCATAAGTTTCCTCAGTTTCTCTTTGCCGTATTCAGTGAGTTCGTGTTTTTTGTTGCGGAGTTCTTCTACTTCTTCTTGTGTGAGATTAACCCAAGGCATATCATTGTTCATTTTGCTCCGCAGCATACTCTTCTTGTTTTTCTAACTTCTTTTCAAGTTTCTCAATCCTATCACACAACTCGGTGATAATACAAATCAAAGAAGGATAGCAAATAGTTTCAGTATCATTCCCATCCTCCATATCAATATAGCGGTGATGGCAAAGTTCTTTGGCAAAGTTGCGTTCAGTCATCGTAGCATCCCCTTGATTTTACGCAAACAATCATTAAATCCATCAACAAGCAATTCAGTATCTACATTTTGACTTCCTGCAGCAGATTGTGGTTCAGGCAACCATTCTTCAACCAAATTTACAATCTGTTCACGAGTATCAAAATTACAACCAAGTTCATCATACAATCTATTGTAGAGTTTTTGTGCTTGGTGTTGTTTTATCAACCTATTCACAACCTCATCCATAGGTTTTGGGTTGTCTTTCTCATCCCACTCTACTTCATCATATTCAGGAGGTTCATCAGGACAATAAGGTTCATCATCATACTTCCCCTTCTTCACATCATTAAACCATACACCTTCAAGAAGACGAAGAGTTTCACCATCAATAATAGCAACCATCAGCAAACCCTCATCAGAATACTTTTTTTTATACCAATAAAATTCATCAGGAAATTCAAGACGATAATAAACCTCATCATTATAAGAGACGACCTCAAACTTACCACCAAAACTAAATTCCATTTTGGGTTGAGATTTATGTTTCTCAATCTCCTTGAGGAGTTCCAGTTTCTTTTGAAGCACTTTTATTTCTGCTTCTGTCTTTTCAATATCAGATTTGAAAGTCATTTGTTTAAGATAAGGAGTAGCATCCATCACACCATCTTTGATTGCTTGTCTAAAGGCATCACGAAGTCCATCAGCAACTTGCTCTGGTGTTTGTGGAGTTGGTTGAAATTCAGTCATTTTCAGTTCCTCCAACATACTGTTGTGCGTTTAGTGTTCTCCACATTATAATCTGCTCAAAACATTCCCCAAGATTGCGACAAACAAAACTATCTTCATCCACCCCATCTGGACCATCATAGATTTTCATAAAATATTGATCGTCTTGAGGAATATGGTTAATTTCAATCCTCATCGTTCCTCATTATAAAATACAAATCCAACACCTGTGCCTTCATCATAGTAATAATACTCTAAAAACACTCCATTAGCAAAATCATCAATTGTTTCCAGTTCATCACTACCCGTTGAATGATAAACATCTTCTAAAAAGTCATCATAAGAACCAACAAAACCACAACACCTATCACCAAACTTTGATACATTCTTGTCTGGGAACAGTTCGTAGTATGTGTCTAATACTTCCTGTCCGTATTCTTCTAGGATTTCTTCAAACGTCATAAGGTTGTTGCGGGTCTTTATACCATACCTTAGTATAGCACAGGTGTGGTTCAGTTTTATGATCCATTTGTGCCATCCAGTGATACCCGTTCTCATCAACAGCATCAAGATAATGAATACGGGTCTTTGGGTCAATTACTCGTGTGATACTTTTGAATTTTACTCGTTCAGTCATTTTCTTTCATACAAGGGTATTCAAACTTTTCACCAATACATTCTAACATAGTGCGGGCAAAGGTAATCTCACCATAAGCACAACCATCTTCAAAGGCATCATCATAACTACCAGCACTTGGAGTATAATCATCTCCAAATAGACCTTCATAGCAGTGTTTTACCTCTGCTACTTCTTTGAGAACCTTGAGGAGAAGTGTGAGTTTTTCTTCGGTAGTCATTTTACCCCCAGAAGTTTTTTTTCTTCATCAGTCAAACGAGCAAGAAGTTCTTGTCGTTTTTGTTCTTTGATTTTCTCTTGTCGTTTTTCTTCCAACTGTACATCAAGAATATCCATCATACCATCAATAGTGTATGATGCCTTATTCCAGTTGCTCTCACCCTTTTGAGTGATGAACATTTTTTCATCAAATCCTTCTGAACGGAACATTTCGTAAATGCGAATTACATAATCATCATCTTTGTCCTCATAAACCTCAACACTTAAATCAAGTTGTTTTGCTTTAGAAAAGAGTTTGAGAAGTTCAGTTGCTCTGATAGACATTTCAGTTCTCCTCTTGATTATGGAATACTTTAGCAAACTCTTCTGCTGCCTCAAATGCAAGTTCAGCACCAAACTTGAACACTTCTCGTCGTTCTTGTTCAGTAGCACTTTGCATATTAGAACAAGTTTTCAACCACTCAACATAGAGTGTTTGTCCCAAATCAACAAATTGTTCTTGAGAGAAGTCAGTCATCAGGTGTCTGTGTGTATGAGAGTATTATAGGGCATCCAGAGGCACCCAGAGCATCCCCTGTACCAGTTCTTCAAGTGTCAGTCCTCCCTTCCAATTAGATTAGCAAGTTGTTGAACGGTCATATCAGCAAGAACACCAAGAGAAACCATTTCTTCACTTGACCGAACACATCCATAATCAAATCCTTCTCTATAAGCATCCTTCATCAGTTTATAAACTTCTGTAACAGTAGAAGATGAAAAATTGAGTTCTTCCTTAAGTTTATAGAGTTTGCCTTGAGTTTCTTCAGAAAACATTTGAGTTCCTTTGTGTATGAAAGTATTATAGCACCCACAGAGGCACCCAGAGCATCCCCTGTGCCAGTTCTTCAAGTGTCCTCACCCAAGTTCTTATAAATCGCATCCACCCATATCTTATCAAAATATTTCCTGTCTTCATCAGTAATCATATTTTCTCTCATATACTCTTCAAAGGTGATGTTATTATCATCCAAGTATTTTTGAATTTCTTCAATACTATCCACCAACATCTCCACTCACTACAATAGGTTCTACATCACCACAGACAACTTCTGCGTTCATATTTTCCATAATAATAGACACCTTATCCATAACTCTTTCTCTGGTTTCTTGTGTCCAAATACTATTTCCAACGACACTCAAACTTTTATAAAGAGTATTATGGATTACCATAAGGTCTGCTGCTGATAGTTTAGTCATTTTTCTCATCCACCCATCTAATAGAAAGACATTTATTCATAAACCAACGAGTAATAGCATTTGGTTTATAAGGCATATAAAACCTCAAATAACCATTTCCAATTGTATAATACCCTTCGTGTTTATTTCCTTGTTTGATTACAAAAGTGGAAGTAATATTACTATTCGCAGAAAGAGTAGTGCCTATAGTAAATTTAGGTTTTAGTGGGAATTGTCCGTTCTTCTTCGCATACTCAAAGTCCTCAATAATTCTATTGAACCTTTGATTGTAAAGATACTCTTGATGACATTTGAGTTCAGCAAACTTATGCTTGATACTCTCAATTCGTTTATCAATCTTCTCATCAAACTCTTGTGAGATTTCTTCCAGAGTTTTAGGTTTCTCTGGAATATCAAGATAAGGTTTGATTACATCAAAATACTCAAAATCTTCGGTGTAATAAAAGGCACCACAAACATAAGGAAGAATACTTTGAGGTGCTCCTTTCAGTTTCTCTGGGTTCAGTTTATACCCTGATGGTCCTATTTTTAGTGTTGGTTCAGTCATTTTTCTTATAAAACTCTATTTTAAGTTGAGTAATGAGTAAATCAACTTTATCTTCAATACGAGTAAGTCGTTCCTCAATTGTGTCTATAAGATATTCATCAATTGCTTCTTTTTTAACTGAATACGGGTCAATCTTAGCCATAGTTCCTTGTAGTGAATTGAGTAGTTGTTCGTCAGTCATTTTGTGTCTCTTTTTTGGGTTCTTGTGAGGCATAATAACCTGCTTGAAAACCATGCCACCTTGCTATGTCTCTTCTATCAGCATCTGGACTGGTTGGAGGATATTCCCCCCACCAATCTTTATATGCCTCTTCTGCTGGTGTCTTTGGTTCTTCCACTCTCTTATATTTCACACCCATAATGGTTGCGTATTCTCCTTCTATGAGAACTTTAGAGATGTCGGTTTCAGTCATTTCAGTTCCTCCAATTCATCAGCAAGGTCATAGAGCACCCGAGCATCAACTACCATATCTTCTATATCCTGGTCTCTACAACACTGATAGTATTGATGTTCATTCACAATAGCACGAATAACAGCAACAACTCCATCTTTTGGAAAGTTGTAAGTATCCTCTGCTTCGTATGCTTTCATAATCTTTTGTGCTCGTTCAGTCATAGTGCCTCCACATTATAGGAAAGACGATTTAGATAATCTACATCAGGGTCAAAATAAAGTTGGTCAGCAATCTCACGGATAGCAGTAGCAAGTGCTTCTTTCATATCATCTGTGGGTTCAACAATCAATTCACCTTTGAATGCTTCCCAAACTTTGTATGCTGCGTCAGTCATAGTTATAATCAGTAGGATAAGAGGAGTTCAAGTATACACTTTCTTGGTGACTTTCCCAACCATTTTCATTACCCATTTCATAAATTGCTTGGGCAAACTCAATAAAATCTTCAGGAGTTCCGAAATATTCAGAACAACTACCATCGTCTCTCAACCCACCCTCTTCAAAGTGAAATCTCACAAGTTCAAGGATTTGTTCGTCAGTCATTCATCCCACCCATCAAAGTATTCAGTAAAAAAGTTGAAACTCAAACCAATCTTAGCAACTTGAAAATCTACACCAAATAAAGAATTAGTAAAGAATGAGAATAGGATGTGTAATCCACCATCACTAAAAACTAAACGACTGGGATTTTCATAATGAACCCAGAGTAATGTTTTATTGTTGATGATACCAAACTGCCAAGTGCGGTCAGTATCACCATCATCCCAAACCTTTTTATCGTATTGAAATAACTTCATAGCAACTCCAATTTACAACCACCATTCACATCATAAACCACTTTGACTTGATAATCTACACACATACCTGCTCTCCACATAGCATCTTTGAACTCTTCTGTTTCTTTCTCTGGGTATTTGGGAACAAGTTTGAAGTTCTCATCATACTCATTACAATTCACATCACCAAGATAATGGAGATTTAGGAAACGATTGAGTTGTTGCTTTTGTTCGTGGTCAAGTTGAATTCTTACAAATGTGACGAATTCGTTTGATACTGGGAGTTCTTCAGTCATTCTTCATCCTCCTCTTCATCACTCCCCCAGTCAATCTCAACGGTTTCAAACTGCTCTACATTAGTGTAAGGCATAGGATTTGCAGGTCCTCCCATCTCATAATGGATTTTATCAAACAATTCATTAAGCACTAAACTCTCAAATGCTTCTTGATCTGGATAATCCTCCCAGTCCTCAAACATTTCAGTTGTGGGAGAAACTGTGAGAGTTCTGGTGTATGTAACTGTGATTGCTTTGAGTTGGATTTTAGTCATGGTTTCACAGTTTGAATGAGAATTCGTTCTTTGGTAGTGTCCCGTGCTTTTGCAAGTTGTTCAATCGCTTCTTGATTTCGTTTGGGCAACTGATCCCATTCTACTTGCTTTTCAACATAAGGTGATGGAAGAAATTTATCAATCTTATGGCACACTTTGTCCAGAGAGTTGGAGATGAACTCTGCCGTTGCTTGTGCAATGGCAAACGGACCAAGTACAACTATTCTAAGTGCAACAAAGTGTGGAATGTACTTCAGATAGGGATAGGTTTTGGTTTCAGTCATTTGCTTAAAAGTTGATTGAGATCTTTTACGATGCGTTGTGCTTCTTGTGGTGACTTACATTCTTCTACGATGTAACTAAAACCGTTGGAGAATGTCCTACGGATTTTGTTACCTTCAGCAGAATAAGATCCATAGCGAGCAGGAAACTGATTAAGAATTTTTCGTATCACTTCCAGATGCCAGAGGCAACACCAACAATCAAAATGATAGCAATAATAGTAAGACCAATCAAAGCACTAATCCACAGGGGAGAAAGAACCCAGACCCAGGGCCAAGTAATATGACCAGTAAGTTTCAGACCAATAAACAGAACAGTCAGCAGACCAGGAAAACCGATACCGCTGGAGGAAGAGGAAGAGTTGCTGGACATGGATTTTGATTTAACTGTTGATATTATAAAGCAAAACACCCCACCTGTGAAGGTGGGGTGTGCCAGATCGATAATTGGTCTGAGTCTCAACAAAAAACAGCAAGTATTTCTTTAACGGGTTGCCTTGACACTCCTTTTGCTGCAATAAATCTACCAACATTAAAACTGTGAATTCTAGAAGCAGAAGAATATAATTCTCTAGACACCTCAGTATCATGATTACTAATAATAACTTTTACTCCCTGAGATTGTAGACCTAATGCCAAATTTTTAAGTCTTACTTGGTCATCATAAGAGAATCCACCAGTTGCATAATCACTAAAATTTGCGGTATTCGTCAGTGGTAGATATGGGGGGTCAAAATAAACAACTGTATCCTCAGTTAGATTAGTATAAATTTTCGGATTTGCAAAATCACCAGAAAATAACTGAATACTTCTTTGATTTAAATTTGTCTTAAAGTTTTCCATCTCTTTTTTTGGAAAATAAAGAGACTTATATTTTCCATAAGGAACATTAAACTGACCAGATTTATTATAACGTGTAAGTCCATTGAAACAATGACGATTCAAATAGACAAACAACATTGCTTTAAGTCTTTTGTCATCGGTTGTATTAAACTCCTCACGACAAGAATAATATAATTCCTCAGTGTTTTTATTATAAAAATAATTTTCACAATCATCAATAAATGAATTATCGTGAAGTATAAAAGAATATAATGAAATTAAATCATTATTAAAATCATTAATCACATAAGTATCTGCACAAACATTAAGAGTTACAGAGGCAGACCCAATAAAAGGTTCAATAAATTGATTGGGGAATTGAATTTCGGGTAAAATATGTTGAAGAACCCGATACTTATTTCCTGCCCATTTGAGAAAGGATTTGTTCATGATTAATGATATTTTTACTATTTTATTATGCTTTTAAAACTTTTGCAACTTCTGTTCCAAGAACAATAGAGTCAAGAACCTCTAAATCTCCCAACATATGATATTCTTCACATTTATTCTGTGGTAAGATTTCTCCGCGACGAAGTTTAGTCCAATTTTTATTATACTTATGCTCATCATCAGCAAGAAGAAATAGCATTAGTTTTCCATGCATATGACAATATTTTTCTGGGACACCATGAATTTTTTCATGTGCTGTTCCATCAGAAAAATATGACCTCATTTTAGATTCAATCCAAATGTTATACTCTCCCCTAACATGCAAACCATCAGGACGAAGAACAATCAATTCTTTTTGTGAATTAAAATATTTTACTTCTGGTGGTTTAGGAATAAAAATTTTATCAATTTTATCAAAGTATAATCGAACAATCGCTTCACCAAGAGGACCACTCAAATACTTCTGATTTGTTTCATTGGTTTTTGTTTTTTTTACAATATTTAAATCGTAAAGTTCTTTTCTTCGTTGCTTATCTTGATTTGCATTAGTTGAAGGATTCAAAAGATAATCACAAATCAAATCAATATCTTTTTCTTCAAGTTCATTATATTCTTTATATTTCATTTGTAAACTCCATCCTCCATCTCAAACCAAGTGTCAAGAGAGTTCATAATCTCCGACACAATGGCATCAGCAGCAGCATCTACATCAGGATTAGAATTGTGTTTATGGGCACGGTTCCAACCAAATCGAACACCTTCTTCAAGTGCCATTTCTAATACAGTGCGAAATTTAGGTTTCATTTGTTGTAAGGGCAATCAGGATGATATGTAAATTGTGTGCAAGCATCATATGTTTTGAAAAGACTTTGATCGCGTTGAATCAAAAAAACATTCCATCCAACCATTGCAAAAAGTCCAAAACCAATAAAATACTTCATGAATCATAACCCTGAATTTTTAAAATAGCACGACGGGCATCGTATGCTTGTGTTTGAGAAGCAAATTCAGCAACTTTCTCAAACGGTTCACGACGATACAATCCCCACCGCGAACTACCAATAATACCACGGATAACGTAGGGATTGTCCAAACCAAGAGGATAGGGTTTCATTTGATAGACCCCTCAACAATAAGATTGATGATTTCCCGACATGTTGATGATAATTGATAAGCATCACCAAGACCTTTTTCCTCATAAAGATCAAGAAGATCTGTATTGTTATATGTGTCTACAATTAGTTTACAGGCATCGTACAGTGCTGCGGTATGATGCGACCTAGATGGGAAGGAGAGAGACATCGTAGGAGTGCTCCGTCGATTACTCCCACAGTATAGGGGCTAGACTTGCTTCGTTGGGTTTGTCTGTGACACCAGGCACACTGTCTGATTAATCAATGTTTTCAAGCTCATCTATAATCTGATAAATTTCCTTACTGGTTTTCATAGTCATTGTTTCACATTCATCAATAACTGCAGACAAAAAGGTTGCAAGTGCTTTAGCACCAACTTGATGTTTTTTTAACCTGGTTCTTCTAGAAGTGAGAGCCAAAGTATTTAAATAAAGATTAGATAAACGTTCTGCTCTTTCTGACATGATTCTATACACCCTTTATAGTATTTATTTCACTTTCTAGTTGACTTATAATTTGGTCTGGATTTTCAATACCAATAGAATTCTTTTGTTGGTCACGCATGAATTCTCCACCAATATCTTTAGTCTGGTCATAATCACCAAGATCCAATTTTCTCTCAAGTTCCAAAGGATTTGGTACATGTCCATGCATCCAATACTTTGGATATATGACTTTTTTACTATTAGATAATGTCGTTCCCCACATACCAAATGTGCTATTTGCTGAAATGTGATAATCACACATTGTCATCAAACACAAATCAAATGAATGATTATATAGTTTATTTTTTAGTTTTTCCAAATATTTTGGATGAAGTTCATCGACAATAGATTTTATGGTACGTACTTCTTTTGCTGCAATTTGAGAGATAACAAACTTATAATTAAATCTAGAATGACCACTAAAATCAAGCATTTTATCAATTAATTGGCCATAATCACAATTAATTGGTTGGTTGTCATTGTAGATATCAGTTATCAATACAAATCTGTCATCTTGATAGAGTGGATTATTTTTTACATATTCTTTATCATTTGTGAATATAAAAACTTTTGCATCTTCTGGAAGAAGTTTTAATGCGTTCTGATAATAATCATCACCACAAACAAACATTCCGCTAATTGGATCTAAAAAATCTCCCCTTCTTATGTGTAAGGATATGATTTCTTGTCCTTCAAATTTATTAACAAATTCTGAACACTTATCTTTTATAATTTTACGAAATACCAAATCTTTTTTTACTTCTTCAAAGTATTCCTTTTTGTAAAAATTTGTTGGACTTGGATATCCAAATATCAAACTTTCATCTTCAAGACCTTTACTTACAATAGTATCAAAAGACTCATTATCCGAAAATTCAAGAAACTTATCGTATTCTGTGTCAGGTCTTGTTGTACCATCAAAGGAGACACCCTCAAAAGTTGATCTTAAATTTAAGAATTCGAACTCATCAGTACCGTATTCATACCCAAAGTGTTTTGCAAGACTTTTAAGCAAAACATATGAAGATATTTGATAACCCAATCCATTTCCAGTTGCATTGTGCTCTAATCTTATTTTAATCATATTAATATAAAACGATAATTTATTTATTTAATAATGACTATTGTTAGATCATTTTGGGGTCATCAAGAACTTCAATTTTAATTTCTATAGGTGAATCATTCCAATGTCTGATAACTCCAGCCACAATAAAAAAGTTAGTAATCAAGTAAGTTAAAAAAATAAAAGTTCGGATACGTGCAACAGTATCCGACTCTCGATCGCATTTAGAAGCTTTCTCCCCTAATGCCTTTGCCCACCATCTCCAAAAGGACTTAGAATTCTCCTTCATAAAGTTCTTCTTCTTCATATAGATCAAAAATCATGCAATCAATGCAAGACTTTAATTCTAACATATCTTCTTCATTCAGTCCATCTAATGTAATGACATGTCTTTCACTAAGGGCAATACAAATAGAGTACCCATCATCTGGATTATAAGAACCACAAGTTTGAATGAGTTTCATGAGAAGTCAACTACCATTTCAATATCAATTGCCCCTTGTTTTTTAACATGTTCTTGCCACATAATTGCATCAGACACATCTAAAAATACTGCTTTTTGGTTTGAGTAAAATCCCTCTTTATTTTTAGGATTTTTATACGTTACTTGGTACTTCATGAATTAAATGAAAATCTGTAGAATAAACAACAACACAAATGTCCCAACGAGAACCAGGATTACATATAGTCAAATATTCTGTTGTAATAAATTTGATTTTTCCAACATAATCTTTGTATTTGACCAATTTTCCTTCTTCAATAATCATCACCAGTAAGGTCGTTCAAAAACAACCAATTTTTGGGAATATCTTCTTCATCAATCACAAATTCTTCGTGAATTGCTTGGGCATCAAAGAGATTGCCACAATCCATATGATCAATAATCCTACTACAAAAATAGTTTTCTACATTTGTAATACAATCTTCTCGGATTTCATTTAATTCAAGATTCATAATGATTAACAGTCGTAAATTCTATTTTGATAGGTGTTGAGAATTTCAATCTCAGTTTGCATGTCTTCAATTTTACTTTCTAGATATTCAATTCTTTTTTGATGTTGTTCTTTCAACTCTTTAAGAATGTTGTTTGCGTGAGAGACGTTATGGTGTGTCATATCAAGTGGTAAAACTTTCTACAATTCGGGACTCTTGATTTTCTGCGAGTAAGAACTTAGGTGCAGAAACAACTCGTTCCATAATACGACTATCATATTCACTATCATATTCTTCTCTCCAATCTAAAAGAATATCATGGCACTCAGTATCGCTTTCAGCAATTACGTTAAAGAGACCACCATATTCAGAGGAAGGAAATGGAATCCAATAGTCAACGATGTAGAGATACTTCATTTTTTGATTTAAAGAACTTTTTTAGTCTAGGTTAAATGTTGGGGTTTGTCAATAAATGGGTTCATTTCTATCGAACCTCTCATAGTATACTATCTTTAACACCTATTTAAAGGTTCAATGGTCACTTTTTTAAGTGTCATATCCTAAATTGTAAAAGTTCTAGTGCAACCTCGGAAATAGGTAAGTTGAGACATTTAGTATTTTTGACTTTTTTAGCAATTCTGCTCCAAGTAGAGTAATTTGGCATAATGATAAATTTAGAATAAGCAATAACAAAAAAGTCTAATAAATCTTCAACTATTTTCTTATTATTATCAATATAATCATCAGTAAAACATTGCTTTAAAATGTTCTTAAATTTTTCGTAGTAATCATACTTATCTTTTATATTTTTTTTAAAGTATCTTGTTTTATAGTGTTTATAAAATTTTAAAGGTAAATCGGTGCTAATGTAAATTTTTACATTTTCATTGGAATTTATTAATTTTTCTATTATTTTAAAATAAACAGCATCTTTTATATAAGTGTAATGTGTTAATGTTGTTGGAAAATAAGATTCTTTTAAATATTGTTCCCTTAAATTTAAAGGCATTTCACTCAAATCATCTTCAGTATAATATGTTCCGTGATATCTTCTAATGTGAATAGAAACAAAAGATTTGAAATATTCACTCAAAATATCATTTATAGATGGATTTTTAAATTTTATCAAAGAATATGGATTTGGAAGATTGAGTTTATCATATTGACCTTCATAGATCAACCATTCATCTAGATACCAATAATTATTAGTTTTTAAATACTCAATATTATTTTTATGAATTATTAGTTTAAGGTGACTTTCACTAATTTTATATACTTTTTCATTTTTACAAAAATATTCTTCTTTTAATGCAATGGTATTTGGTAAATTTAAAAATTTTAATTCTGGCCATTTCTCTTTTTGAACCGCAATTTTATACTCAAAATTAGTTCTATAAGACACATAATAAAGTTGAGTCCATATATACATCCTATTCCCAAAAGCAGTATCTTCGGAGTTCATATTTTTATTGATAATACAATAAATTATCTTCTCCATTTATACATCTACTACTAATATTCATTAATTATTTAACAAAAAAGGGTGGAATATTCCACCCTTATAGTTCAAAGTCTAGATTTGGATGATTTAAATTTCATCTGCCCAGTCTCTATCAAATAGGTAATATACAAAGTTTCTTCCTGCTCTCTCGCTTCAATCTCATGTGGTTGATCTTCATAATCTAGTTCTTCCACTTTTACGGAACCATAATACATCTTTCCCCTTTTATCACGGAGATCACCAAAAACCCATTGACGAACATGAACTAACTCATGAATTAAAGTTTTTGTATAGGTCTCAAGGTCCATATGCGATTGTAGTTCAATCAAAAAGTCACGAGGACGTTTAATTTCACCATCAACGTCACAATAACCATAGACAAATTCTCGTTTAAGTCCTTTGTGGACAATGCGAAGACCAATGTGATGTCTTGGCATATACCGATTCATAAACCAATCGGTAACGCTCTCACAGACTCGCTTTCGATAGCCATAACCAGAAGTTTCGAGGTAATACATGTGCCCCAGTGAAGAAACCAAATAAACGAAGAGATGAAGATAAGTTTGTCAGTTTTTGTCATATTCAACGCATATAAAGATAACTACCTGCCCAATCAGCATTTTGAAGCAACCACTCACGCTGATTGATGATACGCAGATCATATCGCACACCCTTGGCAGGTGCCTTCCATGATGCAGACTTGTAGACTTCACCAGTTTTCTTGTCGATGAAGCAATGAACGGACTTATTACCATTGGCATTCATGATTACCTTATGATACTTTCTACCAGACTCGGGGTAGAAATCGTAATCACAAGTTCCTTGCTTGAGTTTAGCAATCTGTTCTTTGTGATATTTAATACCAGTGTCAGTATTACCCTCAAGACGCTGTAAAGAACGTTCATGACTACGAATGGAATAGTCAATGTAGTTCTGACGCAGTGCCTCACAGAGAGCATACGTATGACCCAGAACAGCAGTTGCAATGTCCTTCCTTGCCTCAGCAGAAGCAGAGTATTCAGCGAAGGTGGTGGTCATGTCCTTTGTTTGAACTGAAGTTATTATAGGGCAAAGTTCTCAGGTTGGTTCGTTCCAGTGGACAGTGGTTCATCCGTCCCCCTGGTGATATTTCATATATTCTTCAACAATTAATTCATTGGAAACATTGTGTTCATCTGGACATTCAACAACAATATCCGCAATTAACATAGATTTTTCAAAAACCTTTTTAATGTGAACGCAGTTTTGACCGTGCTTAGAATCTCCATATGCACGTTTTAAAAACCAAGTTTTTGAACCTTCTAATTTACCTTCACCATCTTTCCATTGCAAATCATACTCATTAAAATTTGGATGGTCACACAAGAATACTCTAGCAAAATATTTTTCACCATCTCTGCAATGTTGAATCATATAATCCTTCATTACATTACAAGAAAATTGTTCAAAACTTTCTTGCTTTTTTTTAATTAAAGTTGAAATAATTTCATTTCCCAACTCATCGTCCAATAATGTCCTGTCTTTGGTAATTGGTGCCCTACATTGAACGTAAGTTAAAGATTGTTTATCGCCTTTAGCAAATTTCTTTTTTAATGACTTGACGTTGCAGAGATATTCTGAATTTACAACATCTGCCATAAAATGATCCCCAGGAATCCATTGACTATTTGTTGATTTGGCAATGATTATTTCCCAGGTTAAAGCATCAATTACTCCCAATCTTTTGGCATAATACCAAACACAACATTTAAAAGTAAAATCATTAAATTCGTACATAAGATAAAGGGGGAGAAGTTCATTCTCCCCAATAAAGTTAATCAGTAATTTTTAAGTGTTCCCTACAGTATTCAAACCTCCCCCACTCCTCGTCGGTGAAGTTATCACTAGCATATGGAATACCAACAACATAAGCACAGAATCGGTTGATTTGCTCAGATTGATTGCTTGAAGCAATAATAGCACTAGCGAGGAGTTCAATCATAATCACTTACCAGTCAGACCACCAGGCAGGAAGTTCATCGAAGAACCATTCACAATGATCATCTTTTCAATGCCACCATTCTTGAATGCTTCCTTCATGATTTCATTACGTTGGTACTCAAGGTACTGAGGAGTGATAGTAGAAGCAAGAGACTTGTTCTCGTTTGCTTTCAGTTCAGCAGTACGGTTCTTCACAATTTGCTCCTTTTCAGCAGATTGAGCAGTCACCACACGATTCACAGCAGCAACCAGATCCTCAGGCAAGTCTGCTTTTACAACCACAACGGATTCAATATCAATCTTACCAGCAAGGTTGTTCTTCTCCAGGGCAAGGTTCAGATTCTGTTTGATGGTATCTTGAATCTTATCCAGACTGCTGTTCACATCCAGGGCAGCATATTCGTCAACCGATTGGTTCACGGCAGACGTAATCAGACGCTTGATAAACGTGGACATCAGTTCAATCTGTCCATTCTCACTGACACCATGGTTACTCATATCGTAACCAGTATAGAAGCTATAGAGTGAAGTGGGAGCAATGCTGTAAGTAACCACAACATCCATATCTTTCATGATGGTGTTGTCTTTAGTCTTCGGAGTCAAATCGTTAGATTGTACCGTAATCTTACGAGTGTTGAAGACTTTGATAGAACCGAAACCATCGTATTTAATACCAGGCGTCAGCACTTCATTCTTCACCTGACCATCAAATCCAACGTAGAGACCATTTTCTCCAGTGTTGATGGTGGTGAATTGACCAGCAGTAAGCACTAGAGCAAGAACAGCAGCACCAGCACCCAGAGCAATTTTTGTAGTAGACATAATTTAGTTAATTGATAAAGAACAATCAGTCAGAAGTAACACCAGCATAGATTAGTGCTGCTGCTACAAGAACAAGAAGAATGAGGGGGAACATCTTGATGAAGAATAGCACAGGAAGTCCCCTTGAGAGAAGAACGAACAGGATTAGAAATACTCCTGCCCCAACACCAAGAATACGAGCAATCATGATAAATCAGCAACCTCTTTCATAATGTTTTCTACATCATTCTCATCACGATGACCAAAAACATCATCAGTGATGGGAGTATCATAGCACAACTCAAATTTATCTGGATTGCCTTTAAGAATTGCTACTTCATACAATCCCTGCTCATAACCATATGATCCAGGAAAACAAACCACACTCACACCATATCCATTTTCAAAAAAATGAACAGCATGTACACCTCCAAAATAATGTTCCTCAAAGTTAAGATCAGTAAACTTCATTGTTGTTTTTGAACTTGAGTTGATGGAACTTCTGGGGTTTCAAAAGATTTGCGAATAGATTCTCCCTGCACAAATCCAACACCACCAAACAAAATAGCTGTGCCTAAAATTAATGCAACAGCACCATTATTACCAGAATCCGAAGCAGATTCCAAATCAGTTCTCAGAAGTTTTTGAATAATCCAAGTTGATGCTATTCCACCACCAAACATGAGAATCCAAGGAGTAAACGTAATAAATGCCCAACCAGCAGCAACAAGACCTACAAGGGCAATACTACCAGACGTACTACCTCCAGAAGATGAAGTAAATCCAGAAGAAGAATCTGAAGATACTTGCCTCAGATTATAAATTTGTTGAACATCACCATGCTTTGCATAGATTTGTTCTTTAGCACCAGAGAAAGTTGCCGCTTCAACTTCTGTCGAAATTTTGCCAACTTGAGAGTTGACAAATACATCAGCTTTCCAAGTAGTCATCACTTATTACCGAAACGGTTTTTCCAGAGGTCGTAAGAACGATTTTTCATTTGTTCTAGCAGATGATAACGCTGGCGAATTTCCGAATCCTCTTCCAATTCATAAACAAAAGGAATAGCAAGATCCATAGCATCGGATGCATGGCAAAGAATGGAATTTAGAAGGTCATGCTCTTCATAAGTAAACTCCATTGTGACCGATTGTTGGTCACAATAATTTTTCTCGGTCAATTCTTCATCAGTATTGACGCTCTCAGCAAATTCAGCAAAGTTTGGAAGAGAAATCATTGGTGTGCTTGGTTTACTCATGTAATATACGCCATAAAAAATGCCCCGTCAAGGGGCAGTGGACAGTTACTGAGGTGTCACATCATTCAAATAATACCCTCTCCAATCAGCATGTAATATACACTTATCAATTTCATACACTCTTCTTTTATTAGGAGAATTTCTATTGAGTGGTTTATAAACTAAACCACTCTCTTTATCAACAAAACAGTGAATTTTTGAATCAGATTCATCTGTAAATTGATAAACTTTATAATATTTTTTTGTTTCCTCAATAAAAAAAGAACCCAAATCAAGGTAATTATCAAGTTCTTTTAATTTGAACTTGTTACTTCTTACATCAATATTATCTCTAATTAATTTCTTAGCAATAGAAGAAACTTCATTAAAATAATTTTTAGTCAATTTTAAACATAAGAACCCTGTTTTTAACAAAATAGATTTTTCATCACTAGTTTGAGTGAAAAGATTTGTATCCATTTATTTTATGATACCTTTATTAATTATGTATCACATTGGGCAATTGTCACCTTTACCTTCCAAAGTTTTAACAAATAATTCAGTAAACCTTTCCATTTTTTCATAATGGACTTGAGATGGATCGTAATTAATTGCGTCTTTAAGAGCAACCAATTCGTTCCACTCTTCTTGTGTTAATTCCATTTGTTTTTGTGCAACTGTGTTGATTTTAACACATTCCATGATTATCTATGGAATTTTTAATAGTCTCTTAATTATTGATGTTACAAATCTTATTATTCACCAAAAGGTCCCCACGTCCCCTTATCTCCTTTTAGTCTACTCTCAAGTTTATCCATTAATTCATCAGTTTTAATAAGGGCATCAAGGTCAGCAATCATACAGGCAATATGCTTACCAACAAAGGGTTTTTCTTGTCTTGCTGCAAAAGCAAGGGCATTTCTAAGGGAAGACTCTGCTTCTCTTAAAGATTCTTCAACAGATTTTGATAGTGCCATTGGTTAATATAAAGTTAATTTAATAATAGATTAATATTTTTATTCTGTCAATGTTCGGTTAAACGAACCAAGTCACAATAGAATATCTGGATCCAGATTTAACTTCCATAATTTCATGAGGATACATAAAATTCGATGGAAATACAATTGCAGACCCTTTTGGTGCTTTAATGATTAATTCTCTATCAAAGAATGCAAATTCTCCACCTTCATAATCATCATTCAAATTAAAAGAACAGGACACTGTTCTAGGTGTAGTTTTATGAGAATCTGTATGAATAGAATAATATCCTCCCATATCATATCTCAAGAGATCATATCCACTATCAGAAATTAATTGGCAGTGTGGAAATTCTTCAACATATTTTTTAAGGGTATTACCAGAATGTTCAAATAATAAGGTATCGATTTTCTTTCTGGTTTCTAAATTTTTGTTGATAACATTTGCCATCGACAATCCAATAGTATCACAATTGCGAACGAATTTATTTACTTCTCCGTTTCCTGTTCTACTTGGATTCCAATCTTCACAATTTTTATACTCTTCTAAAATCAAATCACAAACATAATCTGGAATTGCAGAGTAATATATTTTAATGTATTCATCCAATGGATTTTTACTCTTATAATTTTCAGTTTTTATCATCACTTCTGGACTTTTTTTAATCTCATTGAAGTTGCAAAATTTTCTATTCTCTTTATCAAAATACAAGGCAACATTAGGTCCTCTACTTCTTACATAATGTAAAAATACTTGAGTGCAATAATTTCCTTTTAATTCTTCTCTCCAATGAGGTATATCTATGCCCAAGTAAAGAAGACCATCCCCTGGATTTAAAATGATTCTTTTTTGCTTTTTATCTGGTGTCATGACCCAAATAGGCCAAGATACATCAGAATCTAAATTGATAGTTATTGATATTTCACATTCTTTTCTGTCAGTATGCGATGGTAAAGTGCTTCCTTTTTCATATACTCTAGCATAACTATAAGTTGGTAAAACAGTTTCGCCAATAATAGATGATACTTCAGGAGTTTTTTCACAAAGTAATTCTAAAAAAGAAATATAGTCATATTGAGATTTTGAAGTCGGAACTTGCTCATCTCCATCTATATTATTTTCTTTACATACTTGTGCAAATTCTTTGGATAAATTTTTTGCACGTTCCGAACATATAAAATTTGGTATTATAATATATCCGTTTTCAACTAAAGATTGATTCATAATAAAAGTAGTTTATTAATTGTCTGGAATTTCTGCAGCGTCTACTTGTTGTTCTTGTTCAATAAGTTCTTCAATTTCATTTACAATTGGGGTGTCTTCGTCTTCAAAAAGCATTTCTAAGTTAAATTCATCTTCCAGAAGACTTAAATCAAAGTTTTTAAAGTCTTGAATATCTGAAGACTCTTCAATTTCAGTTTCTTCACCATCTTCTTCACTATCATCCTCTGTTGGGTCGAAGCTATCATCAAATAGAGATGGATCAATATTACTATCAAAAATAGTCATGCTGTCATAACTTTTTTCTTTAGATTCATCCTCAATTGCATTTTCTGCATAATAAAGATTAAGTTGATTCTCTTGAACTTTATTATAGATTTGTTCTACTTGTAGTTCGAATTCTTCTTTAACTCCTTCCAAATGCTTATCTTGTTCCTTTAGCATTTGTTCCAATTCAAATTCATGATTCTTTTGCATCACATCTAATTGAAGTTCAAGTTCCTTCATGGCATCTTCCCATGTCATCAATTTTTCTTTTTCAATTTCTGCAAGAATCTCTTGTTCCTTCATCCACTTCTGATATCCTTCAGTGAACAAATCTACATATTTTTTAATTTCTGATTTATTTGTAATTTCTTTATTTGGAATTGGTGTAGTATATTCTAATTCCCCCTTATCTCCATTCCACTGAATTGCGTGAATATCAGTTTCCTCAAAAGGCCAGTTTTCAGCAAAATACATTCCTTTGCCATCAACACTGATAAATTTGTCAGGGTAAATAACAGTTACTCTCATTGATCTGTTACCTCTTTTACATCTGTTGGTAGAATTTTATTTGTGTTTTCATCCATAGTTGCTTGAAGCATTTGTGCTGCAGCAGATAAAACATTAATGTTGGTTTGATTTGCTTTAACCATTTCATTTCTAAATGATTCAACAGCAGCACCTGTAGACCTTTGTTGCTGAGAATTTTCAATTAACATCATAGGAAGCCAAGTAATAGCACACGACCATTCATCAACTTCTTGCCCTGTATTAGGATTTACGCCTCTAACTTGAGTATACCAAGAACATTTCAATCCAATACAATCTTTTTTAAGAAGAGGACAATATTTTCCATTCTCAATTTTCATAATTAATACACGGGATTTTAATAATTAGTATAACATATTTATGATAATGTGCAAATAATCACATCAACATATTGCACACTAAGATCTGTAGTGCTAGTAATATTAGCATTTAAGTTTAGTGTACCAGACCAAGGATGTGTATGAGAACCTCCACCAGTAGATTCTAGCATACCACTAGTCGCAACACTACCAAAAACAGTTCTAGAACCAGCATTACTGAATGGAGTTGCAGAAGAACCTCCATTTGAACCCATAGTTCCTTCATGAGTGTGATTTGGAAGTTGTCCTAATGAAAGAGTAGTATTACCAACAGTACCACTTGCGGGATAAGAACCAGCAAATGGGAAAGATACTTCAGTTCCTGTAGATATAAAGGCATTAGATGCTGAAATTGTTCCACCAGAAACTCCACCACTTCCACTAACAACTCTTAACATTTTATTATTTTGAGTTGTATCTTTTACCCAACCAGTTGGTGCTTCTGCTTGATAAAATACCTTTTTAGTCCCCGCAGGATACATCCAATAAAAAGATTCAATTATATTGGTGAAATCAGTTAAACTAAATCTTATCCCGCCACTAGTTAAAGATGCCATATTAATCGAAGCTGCAGATAATTACATCTATATATTGGACTCTTAAATCCAAAGATCCAGTTGCAGTTGAAGTAATCCCAACACTTCCCGTAAAGGGGTGGTTGTGTGCTCCTCCTGTTCCTGTAGGACTTACTACTCCACCAGTAGCATTAGTTCCTGGAGTTCTAAATGAAGCACCACCAGATGCTGCAGAACTAGTGCCACCAGTTAAGCTATCGTGAGTATGATTTGGAATTTGCGAAACAGAAAGAGTTGTATTACCAACTGTTCCAGCAATTCCAGCACTAACACTAATTGGAATACTGAGATTTTTTAAATTAGAAGGGAATGCAGAAGTAAATGTTATTCCTCCTGCACCAGATACTCCACCATATCCAAATCCGCCACCAGTCCCACTAACAACTCTAAGTGCCTTATCATTATGTGTTGTTACTTTAGTCCACCCAGTAGGTGCCGAAGCTTGATAAAAAATTGCTACTGATGATTGTGCTATAACATCATATCTTGAATTTAATGACGTACTATCATTAAATAGAATACCAGTTGCGGTTAATACTGCCATTTTATAACGATATTATTTTCTTTTATTTACTTATTTATTGTAATTTTAATTCTCCTTTATCCAGAATCCATCTACAGTCATTTCCCACCCATCAGCAATCATATCCTGATAAGTTTTTGGTGCATCTTCTTTTACTTTTTTTATTGTAAAAGTCTTGTCGCCATTATCAACCCAAAATACTTGGTCACCTTCTTTTAAATTTGCAGCATGTAAAAGATCTTCTGGAAAAGAGATAAAATAATCACCAGATTCTGGATCATATTGTACAGGTAAAGACCATTTGATTACTTTATCGCTCATTATTTTTAAGTTGATTTAAATAATTTTCAATCTGCTCTGTTAAAATTTCTGTCAATTCCTCTTCTGTTTTTGTACTTAACCAAGAGTATGCTGGGTCATCTGAGTCCCATTCAACGGTAAAACTACCATCTTTTTCTTCAGTTACTCTTAAACTATCTTTTTTATTTGTCATCTTCTTCCCAATTAGATTTTTCTTTTTTACGAAGTTTTTTAAGTTCTTTCAACATCTCTTTGATTTCCTGATATGCAATTTCAGGACTCATTTTATCTCCAATTTCAAGTCCAACTATCAGTTGAACTTTATCTCCAAAACGAGCAAGTGCTCTTTCGAATTCTGTTAAAGACTCGTACATTAAGTGTCTCCCAAACTAAAGTTCTTTAAATCTAACACTGTAGGATTAATTTTGTCAATTTGTGCTTGTAGTCTGTTCTCCATCTCATACATTGCATTTGACATACAAACATTTTCTCTTTCAAGATATCTTATTCTAGAATGAAGGTTTGCAATTTCATCTGCGAGAGAAATTCTTTCATTCTTCCTATCTACCAAATTTATATTATAAGTTTTTAAGTCATAATCTTTTAAAAAACGATCAAAAAATTTATTGAATATATTTTTAATCATTATTTTATCCCTATCTCTTTTAAATATGCATGATATCTTAAAAAACTTCCCATTCTACAAGGAACTCCCAAACTAAGACAACATTCTTGATAAGATAAAAATTCATACCAGGGAGTTGTTGGGTCTAATATGTGATAGTTCATAATAGTGATAAATTTACATTTATAAGTTCTGCAAATTCTTTATTTGATTCTATACCACAATGCCTTAAGTCTCTTGCATAATCGTCTTTTGGTTGATAAAAGTCGCAATTTAAAATTTTTGCTGTCGTATCAAAAAGACTAAATTCATAATATTTACATTTATCCTTCCAAAGATTACGAACTATTTTAACATTCATCATGTTAAAAGGAACCAGATGCTCAGCAGGTTTTACTTTTACGCTGTCTGTAGGTATTTTATTATCAAAATAAAGTGGGTGATATACAAGATACCTCATTAATGAAGTCCATCCATATACAACAGCTGCAGGTGGTCCATAACGATCATTTAAAATCATGGAATTATGCAGTGCCAATTGAATAGATGACCCACCTACACCCATGTTAATAACGGGAATACCAGTTATCTCCTCTAAAAAAGAAGAAATAGTATGTTTATCATCAACTCCAGTTCCAAATACATACGAGCACCCAAACATAACGATAGAATTTTTCCAATCTAATTCATCAAATTCCTTAGTTCTATATCCTTCAGAATTTAAAGTATATTTTACTTTATTATGACGATAATACCAATCTTCAGGTTGTGTTTGTAAATGTTCATAATATTTTTCTTGGTTATCTGTTCCAGAATAATCCCAAGTTCCCTTTAGAGTTAACCTATTAGCAGGTATATATCCATTTTCATTATAAACTGTATGATTTGCAAGGGGTAAAAATTGATTATTTCTAATTGATTTAATAATATTTCTATTATTAAATTTTAAGTTAAATCGGTTTATCATTTATATATGAAGTTATCTTCTTTTTTAATTTTTTTCTCTAATCTTTTTAGTTTTATTTTTTCAATATATTCACTAATATGTATAATAATCTTTTGAATTAAATTACTCATTATAATTTGCCACCCACAGTGCCTTCATATTTAACAGAATCAACATTACTCCACCCTTCCTGCACACCTTTTAAGTAAAATCTTGTGGCACTTATACAATTCTCTTCATTTAATGCAGTGATTAATTCTTTCCCGTTTACATCAAATGACCTCCATGTTCCCCATTGGGATTGTTTGATATAAAATGATTCGTCAATTAGATTTTTGTTGCTCATTATTTTTTTGGCTATGGATTTGGGCAAGAATGCTGAGAAGTTCGGAAGTTTCTTTCCATTCCCAAATAGTCCCATCTTTTTGAGTATAAGTTCTTGTTGCCATAGTGTTTGTTTTAAAAATTAAATTTTATCACAAGTTCAAATTTTTAGCAATAGTTTCAGCAGCAATTTTATTAGTTTCTTTTCCAGAATGTCCCAAATCTCTTGCATAATCAACTTGTTTTATATAATCACAATTTAAAACGTCCGAAACTGTCTTAAAGAATGTAAATTCATAATATTTTGTTCTATTATTCCACATTTCTTTAGAAATAATAGATGATAATTTTAAATTTACTGCAGGATGTTCTTCATTACTATTCCACGATTCTCCCATTTTTTTAGAATCTTTTAACCAATTACCACAATGAATAACTTCATTTTTAGTATAAAAAGGACATCTATATTGAGAAGACCAACCATAAACAACTGCTTTTGGATTTGGATATTTTGCACTCAAAATTCCAGAATTATGTAAAGAAAAGGTTGGTGAAGATCCAGGTGCTCCCATATTAATTACAGGAATTCCAGTTATTTGTTCCAAATATCCAGTTACAGTTTCATCTTCTGCACTACCAACACCGTAAATGTAAGAACACCCAAATAAAACAATACATTTTCTCCAATCAATATCTTTAAATGGCTTAGTTCTATATCCAAAAGAATTTGTCAAATAATAAACTATTTTATCTCTATAATGCCATTCTTCTGGTTGAACTTTTAAATTATGAATATATCGTTCTTTTGTATCTTGGTCATACCAAAATTTGTTATTTGGTTTATCAATAGGAAAAAAGTTTTTATTGTTTAAATTATCTATAATATTCATGAGAATATTTTAACCCCATAAGTTTCTTCCCATTCTTTACAATCTTTTTCATCATTTACCATCGGTTTCCCTTTAATATTCAAACTAGTATTCAATAACATAGGACAACCTGTTTTTTCATTCCACATCTTTAAAAGATCATAAAGTTCTGTATTTTGTTGTCTATTAACAGTTTGAACTCTACTTGTTTTATCTATGTGAACAATTGCTGGAAACTTTTTAGAATATCTACATTTTACAGCATATTGCATGTATGGTGAAGAATTTGTAGGCATTCTAAAGTAATCGTGTACATATTCTTCCATAATTACTGGTGCAAATGGCCTAAACTGTTGTCTTTGTTTAATATTGTTGACCATTGATTTAATTTGTGGATCTCTAGGGTCTGCAAATAAACTACGATTCCCCAGTGCCCTAGGACCAAACTCTGCACAACCTCTTGCAACTCCACAAAGACCATAATCCATTAAGTGGTTAACAATTTCTTCGTTTGATGCAACTGATTTAATATAATATCCAAGATAAGGTCCATGCCAATCAATATGTTTCTTTTTATGTGCAAGCACAGAACCAATGGCAGACCCATTATCTCCAGGTGCAGGCATAATCCATAAATTGTCAAAATAATAATATGCAATTGGATTTGCAACACAATTTAACGCACATCCACCCATTAGAACTAAATTTTTACTTTTTACTTTATTGGATGCTACTTGCATAATATCTCTAAAAATTGTTTCATAAATGTTTTGAGTTGCAGCAGCGATATCAAAAGTGTTTTTAATATCTGGTCTCCAATCAACACATCCTTTATGTAAATTCTTTTTAAAGGTTGCTGTTCTAAATCCTATGAAATCTTTATAGATATCATCTTCATAACGTGTTTTATCCCCATAAGCAGACATGCCCATGAGGATATACTCTTCTTCATTTGGTTTTAATCCACACCTTTGTGTCATTGCAGAATACCAAAGTCCAACGCTGTGTGGATATTTACGTTGAAATTTAAGTTTTAATTTATTACCTCTTGCTTCCCAGATAGTAAGTGTTTGGAATTCTCCTATAGCATCAATAACCACCACACAACACTCGTCAAACTGACTGGTAAAGTAACCAGCACAAGCATGAGTATAGTGATGGTCATAATACTTGATTGGAACATCAACATACTTTTTGACGTTCTGAATCCATCCTTGACCTGCAAGAAGTTGTCTAAACGTTTTCTTATATGGATTCTCATACCAGCATACCAATTCTGGTTTTCCAAACTTTAGTGCATAGTCAATAATGCCATTATTTAAATAAGCATCATTTTTTATACCACTGAATCTTTCACTTTCGCTTGCGAAGACTAGACTATCATTAACAAATACAGAAAGTGCAGCATTATGACTCTCTGATGATATTCCCCAGGTAATCATGAATTTAACTTCTCCCAATAACTTACTGGAAGAGTTGGATCATTTTTTTTATAAGGATTATCCATATTTGCAGGGCACATAGAACAAAAACATTCATCTTCTTTATTTAAAAATTCTTCAAGTTCTTGATCAGAACAATCCGAATCTAATGGTTTATATTTTAAATAAGGATCCCATTTTTTGTCAAGATTATATTTTTTTGCTTGCATTGGTAAATATGCCAATGGTGGACATTTCCACAATTTACCCTCATGTATTTGTAGAGCTTTTTTAGATAGACACTTCTCCCAACTCTTTCTTGGATTATTATCTTCATAGGGAAGCATATTATTCCCAAATCCATTATATTGAGGAGTCCAGGTATCTGTGGTAAAATCCCAAAATTCTAAATTAATTCCGTATTGCTTTCTCCATTCTTTTGTCAATCTATAACCTTTTTTAAATTTATTTACATATCCAGCATGTACTTTACTATGAATAGATATTGCTAAAGTACTGTCAGTATCCAATAATGCCTGCGGTAAATTTGGATGTGTATGTAAAAAACTAGCATTTGATACAAGATCAATAGCAGTTGCAGTATCTGGCCACATCATCCGAACCAGATAAATTATATCAATCAAATTTTTATTAAGAGTTGGCTCACCACCAAGTATAGTGAATAGTTCTGGTTGTAATCTTCTACTCCAAGAATACAACCATTCATCACATTCTTTTAAAGTTAAAGACCCAGAATGTCCATGATTAGAATAATGAGAACATCCTTCACAACTAAAATTGCAAGTATGCGTTACATGTAATTCTATGTGAGGGACTTTAAATATTTTCATTTACGAGTTTCGATTGTAACTTTATTCTTTTTAAGTTTATGACGTTCCAAATATTTATTGAGATGTTCTTTACACTCAAAATGACAAACTCTTTTAACTTTGTTTTCTTCGTATTCTAATCTAAATGGGAAATTTGGATAAGGAAATCTAGCAGTATCAATCATTTTTTGTTCCACCATAAAATTTATTTTCGGATGTCTCATATCCCACTTCCCATGCAGTCTTCAACCATTTTTTGATCATGGGATAATCTTTAGTTTTTGCTGCGTATTCAAAATCATCCCAAAATCTTTCAGAACGATAAGAATAACCTTCCAGTTCATCAAACCAATCATCAAAAGTTTTATAATTCATAACTCAATTTCAAAATTTGGATCAAAATCTAAATTCAAACCAGAATTATTATATCCATTATAGTACCCTCTGGGATTACAGACAACTCTACAATCACCAATTTTGTAATCAAATGAGTTATGTGTATGTCCATGAGACCAAATTCTAATCTCTGGATGTTCTAAAATAAAATCATCAAGATCGCTGACATATGCACCATTCGCAATACCACTTGTTTTATACTGCTCATGAACTGATTGATAAGATGGTGCATGGTGCGTGAGAACCCAAATTTTTTGATTTTTAAAAAGTTCTAACTGATCCAGTAGAAATTGCTTTGATTTGTTATGAAAGGCATAAGTATCATCAGGATTCATCTTGCGATACTTTGGAGTAATGCGAATGGTCTTATAATCATTCATACACTGTGCTGCTTCCATCATTTCCAGGGCATTTCCATTGCGGAAATCAGTCCAAAAAGTCGAACCAATAAAAACCCAGTCCGCAATCTTCACTACACTATCTTCCATCAGATGAATACCATTGGGAAGGTTTTCTTTGAGAACATTCCAAGTTCCTTCATAGTTGTATCCATATGCTTCATGATTTCCTGCGATATACAGAACGTGCATGAAGTTGTCGGCACACTTCTTCAAGAAGTCGGTATAAACCTTGTGAAGGTTTCCGTCTTTTTTGAAGTGTCGAGCACAGAGAATATCACCACCAAGAATTAAGACTTCTCCCTCTCCAAGGTCAGGAACACCGTGACCGTATTCACAACATTCTAAATGTAAATCGGATACAACTTTTACTTTCATCGGTCTTTATGCTTTAGGAGATAAGAGTTAGAAATTGCTTTAAAAGTAAAGTCACTTTCCCACGATTTGAAGACCAGACCTTCACGTTTGGTCTGAGGATTCAACGATGGACCCTCAGCAAACTCAAGAAGGTCATCAATACTGTCGTATGCTTGAGCAACACGAACATCAACATCAACAATAGGAACGTGCTCAATATCAGCACCAAGCATCTTTAGTTTATCGAGAATACTATATCGAACATTTGCTTTAAAATATTCACCACAGGTAATACTGTAAATATCAAACAAATAGAATCGTTGACCTTTGATTTTTTCAGGATTACCCTGAATACCTTCACCAATCAATTCACCTTGAATAGCATATTCTTCACCCTTTTCTTTACACAATTCAAGAAGAGGTTCGATAATATTCTGCTCCCGTGCTGCTTTCCAGAAACTATTGCCCTCAGTTTCAATGAGGTCAATATTCCGCGAACATACACCAACCTCACCATCTTTGACATAGATAGTGGTGCTACTACCATCAAGTTTGACGGTGACTTCATAAATCTCCTCTTTATGAGTCTCAAAGATGTCTTTACGAAGATTTTGGCAACGCTCTTGATCAGTTTTAGGAATGAAGTGTGGGAAGTTACCCTTCATCGTACCCTGAAGTTGAGCAGGGATGGGCGGTTCCCACTTCTGAATACCCAGAGATTCTGTAAGGTCCGTGCCAATATCACGCCAGAACGTAAGTTCAATCGGCAGCAGAAGACCCTGACTAACTTGACCACGAAGTTTAACAGTACGAAGACGCTCACCCTTTACACCATTATACTCACGGGGTTCTTGACCCTTACTAAGGAATGGAGCAAGTTTGTGGGGCACCCAACTATCAATCTCAAGGTAGATGGCAATATCCCCAACCTTATACTCACCTTTTTTGACAACTACAGGCCAACCACCATCAACAATAGCACACTCAATAGCATCAGCACCTTCAATCGGTTTGATATAGGTGATAGGTTTGATGGAAGCAAGTTTACGGAGTTTGTTCATTTGTGTCCTCTGTAGGTGCTGGAAGCGGGGGTAGTGGTGGTACTGGAGGTATAGTTGGTTTAGGTTGCAATTCTACTTGTGGTTGTACCACTTGCTCAATTGGTTTTTCAGTTGTTACTTCTTCAATCTTTTTTTCCAACTCCATTACTTTTTGGTCTAATGGATTCAAAGGAACTTCTTGTTGGGAATTTGCAAGTTTCCAACCAGTAGCTCCAGCAGCAAAAATACTTGCAAGTGCAGCGAAAACGGAAACAGTTTTGGAAAAACTCATTGTTAATTTTCGTACAAGATGATTATAGGTTAAAAAAACTCAGATGTGGGATTGTATGTGCCAGTTCAAAAATTGCCCTTACCTTGCCCAACGTCGAACACCCAGATACCACGCTCAATCCACATATTCACAACCCTCTGACGGTCATCAAACACACCAAGAATTTGGTGAGTTTTTTCAATTTCGTCAGCAATTTCTGCTTTAACAACAGCATCATCCCGATGATCTTTATACTTTCTCATATAAATTTCATCGTAAAAGATTTCATTATCAGTCAACCACTTGACCGTTTGTTCTTTATAATCGTCTGAGCGACCAGAAACAATAATCAAATCAGTATCGTAATCATTAGCATTGCGAAGTGCTTGGAATACCTTTTGAACTGCTACGTTAGGTACATCATTAATGAGACCTTTGTTCCAAGCATCCCAGTTACGTGGTTTGGTTACAACATATTGTCTACGATGACTTACATTACAAATCGTTCCATCTAAGTCAAATATAAAACAATTTTTCTTTTTTTCTGCCATCAAACTTCCTCAAAATAATAAAATGCGTCTTGAAAGACTTCATCATCTTCACCTAAGCACATCCAACCTGCACACATACTGTCAGAAAATTCTTCCCAAGCATGAACAGCATCTTGATGTGAAATCTCATATCCACGATCGGCAAAGATTTTTACGATACGTTCAATATCGCTAGTATATTCAAAATGATGATTGTATGGAGATTTAAACTTTAATTTTTTCAACATAATCAAATCCCTCTTCTAAGGTTGGAAATTCAAACTGATGGTACATTCTATGAAGAATACTTTTGGGAATGAATTTGCCTTCACGGCATTCATTTCGTTTTAGTGCTTCCTCCAATGTTATTTCAAAGTATACCGCCTCTCTCCTGTAATAGGAAGGAAGTTTAGAAAGTTTTTTCTTTCTGGACTTAATTGATAAGTTTGTCTGATCCCAAATGATGTCTTTTCCCTTGTCCTTTGCCATATTGAACTCAAGTTCAAGTTCCCGAGTTGCATCATCAATCACATCATCAAAAATTTGATTATAAGTCAGACCCATCCTTTGTGCCTGCTTCTCAATATAATTGTCGGTAGATAATACTACAGCATCTTTCCAATAGTTTAAAGATTGTAATTTTTTAACATATGTGGACTTCCCACAAGTAGGAATTCCACACAACATTACACATTCAGGCATAAACGTACTCCTTCCATTCAGGAACATTAGAAGATTTTAAAGATATTAGCATTTTATTATATAATGCTTTTGGTTTTTGATATAGAGGAGTTCCCCATTCTTCTGGAGTTCTATCACCTTTTTTTGTATTACATGGCATACAAGCAACCACTAAATTTTCCCAAGTATCTTTACCACCTTTAGATTTTGGAATTACGTGGTCAATTGTAAGTTGTTTTATAGAACCACAATACTGACATCTGTGGTCATCTCTTTTGTAAATTAAATGCCTAGATGGTTTGCATGAAATTATTTTAGAAATTGGTAAATTTATGTAATTTACCAATCGTATGACTCTAGATGACAATAATTGTGCTTTCTCTTTTAGTAAAAGCACAACGGCTCTTTTCCAATTACAAAAATTTATTGGTTCATAACTTGCGTTAAGAACTAATATTGTTTTATATGGTTCTATTGATACGTTTTCCATAAATTTACCAAACTAGGTTTCCCCACATCCAACGTGATTGATCAATCTTAGTTTGTGAAGTAGTAGACTTTTTAATAGATTCTATCAAAAGACTCTTAGAACCTTTTCCAGAATTCATTGCATACATGAATGGTTGCAAGTGAGGACTAAGTTTTTGAACAAACTCCACAGCAAAAGATTTCTTATCTTTATAGTTTTTTCCTTTTTGATAAACTTCTGCTAAATTAAAAGCAACCTCGTCAACATTAATCCAAAATGCCTTTTGGAAGTATTTTAATCTGTTGGCATCAGAATCACTCAATAATGGTATTACATCATCAACTTTATCTTCAATGATTACTTCCAAGACATTTTTTTCTTGACTGATTTGTTCTTTAGATTTATGACGAAGAACATATTCTTCTGCTTTGATTTTTAACATATGTCCATTATCAAAACGAAGAACAATACCTTCCTCATCTTCAAGATTACGGACATATTCAACTAATTGTTGTATGTCCATATTATCTGGCCATTTTTTAACCAGAGGAATATCATAATGTTCAGATAAAAGACGAAGGTTATTATACGAACAATAAGAACCATTTTTAATACTTCTCAAAGCAGTAAGAACTAATTTATCTTCTGGATAATCAACTACGATTCTGTTTTTACGAGAGCACCATTCAAAAATTGGGGTTAGATTTCTAGAAATACAATGATTAATAAAATTTGCATACTCTGGTTTATCTGAAATAAAAATTTCAGCATTTATTGCAACATCAGTAATCCCAGCTTTAGTGGCGAGTCTAAATCCATATTCAGAAGGAATTGGTCTAATCATAGATCCATCCATCTTTTCAAGAACAGTGTGGAGGTCAAATCCAACTGTGTCGATATGGGTTTCTTTCCTTTCATTCAAATTAAAAAATTTATGATAAGGACGAGAGATTAAATTACCATCAACATCAAAAATTAATCCCCTACATTCTCTACGTATCATTCCATTAACATCATTCTCATCGACAATATCAAAAGTATTATCGAATGCTACAGCATAATTCACTACGGTATAAAATCCTTTGTTAGTTACGCGAAATTCATCATAACCTTCAATGGCAGTTTTAACCTGATCCAAATTTGTAATTGTTGGAAATTTGTAGTGCATAACTCTGCTTTGTTATTTGCCTATGATAGCAAAAGATCGATTAAAAAACAACCCCATATAAGTTGTTCTTATCTTAAAAACCTGTCAGATAAGTCAAGAATAAAAAGTATTTCTTCTATTGTATTTTTATACTCTGGAAATCTAGCCATTATTTTCACTTTGGCATTTAATTTTTTTGCCAAATCCATCAATTCGGGTCTTTCCATTAACCATGTTCCTTCTTCATAGGTCATGGAATCTTTTTTATTATCTAATATTTTTTTAAAAATATTTTTATAGATTTTTTTATCTTTTTCTGTCATCTGCGATTCTCATTTTTTTATCTTTATCTGGATACATAAAATCTGCAACAATGACACATCTATAATAATCTTTTGCAACCATCGGAGGTGGATGTGCTGGTTGATGATTCACCGCAGAATGATGTAACAGTAAAGAATTTTCATCCCCAGGAATTATAACTTCCCTCCCATCATTTTCAATTATTGTTCCATAAATTCTTGAGGGATTTTGTAGGTAAAAAATTAATCCCAGATCAAAATGCTGATGACTGTGGGTGTTTCCGTAGTTTATATACAATTCTTCTGCATATTTTTCTTCAGAGACATCTCTCAATCTCTTCGCCCAATAAGATTGAATTTTTAATTCTAAAATTTTTGGATTATTTGTTACTTTTGCATAATTATACAAATGATGTTTTACCATCTTAAAGAAGTTAACCCAACACTCTTTATTTTTTAATTTTCTAATACTAAGTTCTTTAGTAGCTTCTACAGATAAATCCCAATTAGGATTTTTAGATAATTCATCATCAATTTCTTCCAATAGTCCTTGCCTATCTTCCAAACTCAATACATTATATGCCCTATAGATGGTATTCCCACAGAAATCAAAATAATTTTCTGTTCTAGGGTCATCTGGATATATGACATTATAATGATTCAAAGGACCCTCTGGATCTTTTAAAATGTCTGCATGTTTAGTTCTTAAATCTTCTTCCATATAAAATCACTTATTTAAATCTTTTTGCATTTCTTCCACCTGCTTCATATACTTACGCATCATTAACCATTGACTCACAGGATTAGTAGTAACTAAAGGATGAAATCTTATCATCCAAATTAATCTTTCGATATTTATTTTAAACAATTTAATGCAAATATCAAAAAATCTTACTATATTTGGATCTGTTACCATAGCATAGGCAACAAGTGCAAATATAGTAAGAAAGATTAATTGTAATTGAGTTAACATTATAAAATAACATCTTTATTATATATTTGACTAATCCCACCAAAGTTCTAAAGATTTAAGTGCCCTGAGAAATTGACCAGCATAATATGGATCTGTATTCTCCATTTTTTTCAAATCCTCAATATACTCAATAATACCTTTAGTTGCTGGATTAATTTCAAAAAATTCATAGAAACGAAATACATCAAACTTTTCAATATAATTAAGCATCATAGTTTCGTTTCTTTGATATCCTTTGATATAAACATCTTCTCTTTCTATACCATCCTTATTCACAATATCAATTGGAATAAGTTCGTTCTCATCAAAATCCTCTTTTTCTTTCTCTTCCTTCCACCCATCTAATAGGTCTTTACCCGTTCTTGCGTCTAAAACATTAAGTCCCATAACATATTTTTGTTCTAACTCAAGGTCTTGAACAATTTCAGATTTATGCCACTCTTCAGCTTCATACATAAATCTATCTTTAGTGCTGTAATATTCATCATCTTCATCAGACGCACGAAAAACAAGGTTAAGATTATAACAACCCTGTTCATGATAAGAAGGCCAATGTCGATAGGAAAAATGAAGAATTTCAAAAGAACGATTTAAAGACATAGTTTTAATCCTCCAACAAGAATTCTTTTTTTATTAGAAAAAATAGCAGAATGAACAATATCTGAAGAAAATAACACCATTTTATCTTTAACTGGTTTTATTTTTATTTCAGGATCAAGATGAAGAAGGGTATCCCCATCTTCACAAGAATTAAGATAAAGAATAAAACTATAGTCTTCATTATGATCATGTTTGTGGGATGACATTTCACCTCCATTTTCATAATCAATCATATGCAAATAAAAGTATTCTAGTTCTTTATTTACACATTTCTCACAAATAGACTTTAACTCTTCAATAATATCTAAAAATTCATTATCGCCCACAAATTTTAACAGATTTTTTGTTGCAAAGCAATTTTTAGATAAACAATTGTTCGTATTATCTTGAACTAAATCAGATTTATATTTAAAAAATGGTAACCATTTGTCAAAATAATCTGCATAACCATGTTCAAGATATTTTATCTTCCACATATTATTTTTCAATTTTCCAGTTAGGGTCTTTACTTTTATTTACCCAAAAATAATACATTTTATTGAGAGACTCAAGATAAATCATGTCTTTTTTTTCTTGTTTTACTCGACAAGAATGAAAAGAATTCATTATAGTTGAAAAGTTTTCTTTTGCCTTATCTGTGATGGGAGAGACGCAAATAAATTTAGATTTCATAATTCAATTAATAAAAACAGTTCCAGACTTTGGTTGAGATGAATGGTCTTTAATAAACTTTCTAGCAGAATTTTCAGTTCTACAAACTTTCAACTGCTGTCCATTGTAAATAACCATGAGTTGATTGCCGAAAGGAACTGCGGCATATCCATCCTTTGTAATAAATCCTTCTTTCATCGTTTAATAGTAGAGATTGCAGGTTGACCTTGAACAAATACAGTATCAACAATACTTTGGAGACGCTTCACAGTAGCAATTCCAACATTGTTGTAGACAGGAACATGAACTAAACCAAAAGATTTAGTGTAATCCTGAAGTTTACCAGGAACAAGAGTTCCTTCTTGAATACGCTTCACATCATCAAGATGAAGACGAATGACGCGACCAACAGACTGACACATTTCAATCACATTCATCTGACGCATGAGAATCAAAGAAGTCAGACCAGGAACAGAGATTCCTTCGCTGAGAATGGAATAGTGAAGAACAATGAACTTTTTGTCAGGGTCTGCACCAAACTCACGAACAAGATTAAAGAATTCCTCACGGGAAATCTTTTTGTCGTTAAGGAACGAACCATGCTTGCTGGTAATCCAAAGAAGGTCATAACCCATAGACTGAACTTCTTTCAAGAAATCAGTCTCTGCAAGCATACGGATCATCACTTTAGTGTTAGGAGCAGCAATCAAAACCTTCTCCATGTGCTCTTCATTGTACAGGGTATCCAGAAGGGTCATACAGTCCCTCTCTGCTGCCTCCTCGCCCTTCAGACGGATACCACCGATATTAATTGCGTTAATCTTAGGGGGAAGAATAGAACCGTTGTTGACGAGGCGTGTAGCAGCAACATTGTAAATGATTCCACCATAAACTTCCACATCGTTCATTCCAGGTTTGGAAGCAGTAGCAGAATACTTAGGAGTAGCAGTGAAGAAATAACTGCGGTTAGCATTAGAAGAGAAATGCTTGACGGTAGGGTAAAAACTCTTTTTGACCGAGTTGTGTGCTTCATCATAATAGATTGTATCAACTACAATATCTGCCTGCTCAATACGATACAAAGATTGATAAGTAGTAAAAATCAACTTATTACCATTAGTGCGATAGCACCAAGAGAAGATCTCTTTGGGTTTTGTAGTAGTAAAATAAGGAAGATCATTACCAGAGTGAACATGCATCACAGAAGCATTGGTAATGTGCTCTGTAAACTCAGCAGACAACTGACGTGCAAGCATGAGACGAGGAGCAACCACCACAATGGTTTTGTTTCCTTGCTCAAACTGACGCACAGCATCCATAATGGCAATCAGGGACTTGCCACCGCCAGTAGGAACCACAATAGTACCTTTGGGGGTATTGCTCATGATGGAGAGTGCTTCGGACTGATGAGTTCGGAGTTTCATGGGTGTCATGTCAATAAAATTATTATACAGCAAAATTTACCCGCACGGGTGGTGCAGGTGGTCAGTTAAAAAATTGGTCTAAGGTAGGATGACCTATTGTACCATCAAATCGATAGTGATATTCAAGGGCATCCGCACAAACATAATGTGGATGTGTTGTAGGAACCCCCAATCGTTTACACAATTCTTTATGATTATCTTCCATCAATTCAACAGCATATAGCATATTGTTTAACACATAATCTTCATCATGATATTTACATAATTTGGTTTTTAATTCAAATATAAAATTTCCATTTCCAGCAGAGTTATCAAGAAATTTTGAATTGGGATTTTTAAATAAATCTTCATCGATACACTCAATCAACTCATTAACTAAATCTGGTGGAGTAAAAACTTCACCAGTCTCTGAAATTCTTTGGTCGGATCTTTCAACTTTAGACCCCAAAGACTCATTATGCTTATTTTTATTAGATGACATTTTTATCTTTTAAATACTCAAGTTCTTCAGGTGTAAAATCAAATTGTTCATGCACATTTTCAAAATTCTTTAAAAGAGGAACTTCTGCATTTTTAACTGCTGCAGCAAATCCAGCAGTAGTTTTATAATTTTCAACAAACAATTGTATTAGAGGAACATCAAAAATTTTTGATAGCAGGTCTCCCTCCTCTTCATTTTTAATATGGCACCACGAGTTTAACATACCAACATATCCATTTGTGATAAATCTACCAGAATATGAGCACGAGTATGGAACTACAAACTTCAATAAATCTCCAGTTGTTGGAACAACATTAGTTCTTTTAATATTTTTACCAGAGGCATAAACCTCATATTTTCCATCATCACAATATTCATCATTTGGAATATCCTGACCAATCTTAAGAGGTATTCTTGGATGATTTGAGTTTGCTATTTTGTTAAAAATAGAATGCAATATTTTTTCTTCACCAAATAAAGGAAGACCATCCCTCAAATCCAAATAATAAATTCCAGTCTCATGTATGACTTTTGTAGTTCCTTTATATGGTTCTTTTTTTAAAATCCAAGAGCAAATTGATACTCCTTCAGTGAAATACTTATCAGAAGTATAGTCAATCTGAATCAAATTATAAATTGTTTGACATTTTTGAAAAAACTTTTTACCGAATCCCGTTGTTCCAATGAAAGATGCTGGCGTAACTTTTGCCATAGTTCCGCCAGTCTGAAGAAGATTAATATCTAACTCAATAAATTTATACCAAAGTTTATTATTTTTTGCTTTATTATTGTCTTGATATGGAGGATTTGATAATATAGTAAAATTCATAATACCATATAGTTATGGTCAAATCTTACTAAACATTCTTCAATTTGTCAACCTCTTCTTTCAAATCACTAATTTGTTTTTGTTGCTCTTTAATTGCCTCAATTAGAAGTGCAACCATGTTTTGATATGCAACTGATTTTACTCCCTCATGATTTTCGTGAACCAATTCAGGAAGAACTTTTTCTACTTCTTGAGCAATAAGTCCAATAGTATGTTGTTCTTTATCGATTCTATCATATTCTACACCACGAAGTTGTAAAACTTTAGCGAGAGGGTCATCAATATTCTTCACATTTGTCTTATATCTTTCATCAGATAGTGCAGTAATTTCTCCACTAGCAGTAATATTACCATCAGAAGCAATTCTTAATTGTTCAATTGGTGCGGAAGGACCAGACTGTTGGGTTCCAAATGTAATAGCAAACTGTCCTGTACTACCTTCGGCAACACCCCTAATGTATCCTCTTACTCCAGTATTACCAATATCATTACCCTCCCAATTAATTCCCCCATATTGATAAGCAGAAGTAATTGCGGTATCAGATTGAACAAATCTTAAGAAGTTACCTGCAGTATCTCCAGTTGTTGCTGGATTTGTTGTAATAATAACGTCATTTTGGAATGTAGAAATACCAATCGCTCTTAATGTATTAACATTAACTTGCTGATTAAAGGTTGTTATACCTGTATTAACGAGGAATCCATTTGGAACATCAAATGTTAGCTGATTTGTTCTAATTGTTGTAACACCAGCAAAAATTGCATTACCACCAACATATAGTGCAACGCTTGGAACAGATGTAGTTGTTCCCATACCAACAGCTCTTGTGGTAGAGATACCAATACCATCGAACACCCAAACATCAGATACATTATCAAGACCAGAACCATCACCAACAAATGCACCACTAAAGATACCACAATATCTTTCAGTTCCTACAGATTTAATAGGACCAAATTCTTGCCAGGAATTCTCTAAAGTATAAACCCATCCAACAGCAACACCGCCATTAGGATCTGCTTTATAAACAATATCTCCAGCATTACCAGATAATAGTGGAGTAGCAATTCCTACGGTATATTTTCTAGAAGTTGTCGATTCTCCTTGAAGGAATAACGATGATGCCAAAATACCATCTTCAGAAGTCGATGTTATTTTTTCGGTAAAGATTACGGGACCGTTAAATTCAGAAATAATAGTAGACTCAGAACCACCCTCAACCTTTAAACCTCTAGCAACTGTTAAATCATCAGTGGAATCTACATCAAATCCAACTGCTTGTGTATTCGATGTAATATCTTCACCCCTGACAGTTGGGATTGGTGCTTTAGTTAATAAATCTTGACCAGTAGAAGCATTTGTTAGTTTATTAACTGTATATGTATTACCATTATCGTCCAATCCATTATAAATTGGAGTTCCACCATCATCACTTACAGACTGTGATAAGACTCTTTCAACATCAATAAATTGTCTATCTTGTCTTTCTGGAAGTGCTGTAGAGTAGTTACCTGGACCATAACCCAGATATTCAAAAGTATGACCAGAAGCACGTAGAATAGAGTTTCTTCTAAATTCAATTGGTTTAAATCTTACTCTTCTAACAACAGATCCAGCAGGATGTACTTGTTTTGAAGTTCCAAACAATCCACGGAATACATCTATTGCAGTGTCAATTACGACAGTTTCACTAATACGCATTATTTCTTTGTTTACAATAATATAATCCCCAGCTTGCCAATTGCGGTTTAATGCATTTGTAACTGTCAATGTATTGATTGTTGGATCTACTAAAGCAACATCCAAAGTAGTTGTAATACCCGCATATTGTGCAACAAGTCTACTGGAATTTGCTTCATTATCCGCAGCCAATAATCCACCTTGTGCGGCAAATCCTGGAATATAAATGTATGCTATTCCAGAAGATACTGGAGAAGTTGTACCTATACCAATATTAAATTCAAAATCATTTAATCCAACAATTTTTGTGGTAATAAAATCACCATTATAAAGACTTTGATTAAATCCACCAATTTTAAACTTTGTACCATTTACAAATCCATGAGATTGTAATGTTGTTACACTAGCAATTCCAGTAGAGTTGTTATAAGTAAATGAAGTGATTCCAAGAGAATTGCCAGTTACATAAGACTCGACAGTATTTAAAAAAGTTGCATTAATTTTACTTAATCCATTAGTATTAACACCAGCAATTGCAGTAGAACCAGTAAATGGATATTGGGCAACTACTTCAGAAGAAGAAGTAACTTGAATTTGATTTGTTTGCCCTACGTTAATTCCAGTAATTCTATAAAGATTATTGTAAGTATCAAATACTTTATCATATAGTCCACTTATAGAAATTACATTACCAATATCATTATTAATTTGGGTTACAGATACTACACCAACAATATGTCCTAATGTTGTACCAACACCAACCACGGAAAGGGTATTACCAATTCCATACGCAGAACCACCATCAACAATTCTAACATCAGTTATTCTACCTAAAGCATCAACTTTAATATTTGCAGTTGCATAGTTGCCAGTTGTTGAACCAGCAAATCCTACTAACCTAGCATTATAAAGAGTTTCAATAGAACCAGAACCAGAACCATAATTTTCACCAGCACTTACTATACCAACTCTAGTAATTCTGTTTAATCCATGGTCAATTCTAGTATATAATGTATGTGCAAATCCAGTAGCAGATTGGATATCAGTCAATCCAAATCCTACAGCAAAATCATTAATGCTCTTTACAATACTTTCTCTAGTAACAGAATTCTCTGGATTATTAACTTCGACTAATCCTAATGGAGAAGGTAATGCAAAAGATACTGTTGGATCTGGGTCAGAAGTAATATTATCTCTATCTAGTTGTGGATAAAGATTTTTTACTGGTTGAGAGAATCTTAGTTGAGTAAATGGTTCAACAGATGGGGAATTTGAAGAATCAATAATAGTTAAATGATAAACACCATCTTTTGTATTTGGAACATATTGCTGAATTTCTTCGGACTTATATACTACAAAAGTATTATTAAATCTAACTCTCTTATAATATGGTAACTCTACGTCTCTAATAGAGGTGTCACTTTGGAATAGTCCTGGATTTGTAGTTAATCCAATTGTAAATTCTCTTCTCGAAAGTTTTGAAGTTACAAAGTATTCACCATTAAAACCACTATTACCAACACCTGTAGTGTTAAATCCAGACTTAATGTTATTAATTTGAATTAATGAACCTACAGATAATTCGTGTGGAACTTCAGTTGTAAGAGTAGCAATACCAACAGAATCCCAAACTGCATTAGATATAAATCTGTAATTTCTTAATTCAGAAGAATTATTTAAAATTACAGCATCAACACTATTGTACTTGCCAATTTCTTCTTGAGTAGCACCAATAGTAGTATTAGATTCTTGAATTACGAATCCATCTCTAGGTGGTCGTGCAATAACTGCAGAATCTTTTGGAATTACATAACGAACTTTATAGATTTTATCAATTAATGATCTGGTATCAGACTTTCTAGTGATAAATGTTCTTGGTGTTGTTCTTCCAAGAGTAGTAGTTCCAAGACCAACAACACTAGAGTATATTTGATTGTAACTAGATATTCCACTAACAGTAAGATACCATTGACCAATATTACTATCAAACTGAATTGGATGCCCAATATCACCAGACTTTTTATCCGATACTCTACTTTCAATTGTTAAAATGCCACCTTTGTTGTTAACAGTTACTGCATCTTCAGTAATTGTATCGTTAAATGTTTGGGAAAGTTTAATTTGGTCAGAATTAATTCCAGCAGTAATTGCATAATAAACCTGATTATGATTTAATCCATCAGGAAGTTCACCATCACTACTAAAAACTCTTAAAGATTCGCCTTGTATGAATTGGTGAGGTGCAGTTAAAGTAAAAGTATTAGAAGAAATACTATTAATACCAATATTTGTTCTACCAACAACAGCTTCTTTATAAGAAGAACTTTCATAAATCCCAGTTGACTGGGTATTTGGCATTATAATTTTAGATGTTTTTGTAGTAGATTGCCCGTTAATGTTAAGAAGAACCTTTAATTCATCATTTATTTTAGAACCAATTCTGTATCCATCAACAACTGATAGTGGTGGATTATCTAAATCAGTTTCATTATAAAGATATAATCTTGTGGTACTTCCAATACCTACAGTTGTTTCTACGTCAATAGAAGTATACTCAACATTAATATCTTCACTTTGAATTTCTTGTGGTGGAATAATATGAGTTATAAATCCAGTGTCATCTCTTGAGAACGCTTCTTTTTTAAATCCTCTAGCAACAAGAGATTTTGCACCAAAGTTTGAGTTAGAGTTTGTAATAGAATGGTCACCACCACTTTCCGCTAAGAAGTGATTTGCATAACCAATAGCAAATACAGAAACTAACTGTAAGAATGCATCATTCGATGCTTTAATGTGGAAGTTTTCGTATTCTGGTTTATATACCGCAGAAGAATTTGTGTGAATATTCGATACTGCAGTTTTGTCTTCATATACACCAGAGGTAGTATTATATTTTAAGAATGCATTATCGTCTTTTTGTAGACCGATACCAGTAAACTGGGCAACAACCATGGATTTAAATCCATCGGCTTTACTACCATCAGCGTGAAGACCACACATACCAAATACTGATCTAAGAGAACAGTTAAAGATATATGGAGAAGCTGATGTTACAGTATCAACTACAATGTTTAATGTAGGTGTTCCACTTACAATAGTAGGAAGCGGATTTGCTGGAGAAGAAGAAGTTTTATAGGTAATTCGAGTAGGACTTTCAGATGTGCTTACAACATATTGTCCATTATAACCAGCAGTAGGTACACCTTCGATTCTAATTGGAGTATCTACATCTAGTCCACCAATTGGTTCTTCAATATCAACGGTGATTGTAGTCGAAGATACTACACCATCACCCGCCTTAATGCTGGTGATACCAACATTTTGACCTTTTGAACCAACAATTCTATATTCATCAATTTTTGTTTGTACATCTACACCATCAGTTGGAAAATCTGGAGATATTAATCTTCCACTAGATGAACCATATGCAAGTGCGATTTTATCATAATATAAATCTAGATCGGTTTTTGTAGTCTTATATGTAATATATTGGTCATCGAAAATAACAGGATTTACACCATCAGCATATTCAAAACAAGTTAGTTTATGGTGTGAAAAATTTGGAACGAACTTTGTAGGACCATAATCTTTAAATACTACACTATTTGGGTCTGCGTCAAAAAACGTAAACTGATAAAAATAACAAGAACCAGTTACTCTAAAGATTGATGTTCTATCAATAGTATCATCTTCTGGATTAGGGATAAATTTAGCCCTAATTTTAGTTTTCCTAAGATCCATACCAACAATAGATGTACCACGAGGAATAATAATACCCCCGAATACACTATTCATTTTATAAAGATCATTAGTATCATTATTAATATCAAAGTTGGAATTTAAGTTAAACTCTGGAAATTCATTAGATACTGCACCACCTCTGGTTAACCAATTATTTCCAGCTACTGGATTGTCATGAATTGGTATCCATCCAGGTCTATTATCGATTAAATGCTCACCTGGATATACAATAATTGTTGTTCTACCAAATCGGTCATTATCTAAACCTCTTTGATATGAAAATCTTGCTGCTTCTATTAAAGCTCTTTGAATAGTTTTAAAGGGTCTGACTAGAGAATTACCTTGATTCTCAATACTGTCAGTTGAATCTATACTTGAGGGATCAACATATATAATATCACCTCTACTATTCTTTAAGAAATTATCTAAGCGACTGAGACCCATTTTATTATACTAAGATTTCTATTATGTTTTATTTATTCACTTAAAAATCCGCAATAGAAATACAATAAAACCCTCACAAGGAGGGTTCTACCGTCACACTTTTTGGGTCACTGCGAATTAGTATCGCATTATTAATTATAAGAGAAATTTTAATGGTTGTCAAGCATATATTCTACAGTAGTTGCGATATCATTCATGGCAACTCTTAATTCTGGTTGCTGACCAGATTCCTGTTTGACAACGGGACGATAATCATCAGTCAATGTCCAACGCCACTGATTCATATCTTTACAATACCACAAATTAATTTTCATTCTTAGATTTCTCCAACTTCAACCAATTAATAAGGGCATTGATTTCCATTCTTTTTTCTTCAGTAAAATCAACACCTTTACTAAAGATATAAAAATTGAGTGCTTCAATAGCAACATCTCGATCTCGTTGTGAAATTAGTGACATTTGAAGTTTTATAAAACTTAAGCTCCCAGACGGAATTGAACCATCCTCTCCTGATTACAAGTCAGGTACATCGCCACTAAATGCTTTAGGAGCATATTTTTTGTTTATGAAAATCTAATTTTGCTTTCTCACGTCTATGAACTCTGCCGTTACCTTTATTCTTTGCCTTATATGTAGGTGTTTGAGAATGACAGTTAGGACAGATAAACCTGAGATTGTCAGGACTATCATTATAGGGGTTTCCATCAATATGGTCAACCTCTAAACTGATTGGGTTATTGTTCCATTCAGTTATCCCACAGCACGAACATTTATAGCCGTGTTTTTCTGTGAGATATTCTCTTAGTGTAGTTTTACCTGGAAGTTTTCCCCCAGATAACCACTCAGAAATCCTTTGTCTTTTTTGAATCTCTTGCTGACAAGTGTTAGAGCAATACTTACCACTTTGTTGTGATGGTTTGTACTTAAACTTTTGCGAACAATAAGAGCAAGTTCCTAACATGGTAGACCGTGTTGTTTTATTTATAAGGTCTACTACATTAATCTACTGGAAGATCTTCTGGATTTTCCAGTTCTATCGGAAACAAGCATGGATGTGCTTGTTCATCAATTAAATAAAAAGAAGTTTTATACAAATCTTCTGGATCGTATCTTCTATTTTTGTCAGCGATAGAGATTAATTCTGGATCTTCTAAAGAGATAGATGGAAGTTCATCAAAAGTGAATGGTATGTGATTGATAAAATACATTTTTACAATCATACTTCCTTTATTATACCAACAATATGTGGTATCGATTCTATACTTCATAAGAATCACCATTTATTTATATATGAGGGGCGGAGAGTTATGCTCAATCCCTTTAGATATTCCCCTCAATCAAATTTATAAGTAGAAGGATTATACTTTAAATATTCATAAAAAGTTAATTTCATTTCTTTTTGAGACATACCACAATGCTTAGCAGCAGATGGCAATGTCATAGTACAGTTAAATAAACCTTCATTTGCTTCTTTAACATTTTCTGGAGTTGTTTTAACTACAGATTCGCACAGGTTCCTATAAGAAATTTTATAAGGATTCATAAAAAGGTTTTTTAGCAAATTTTGGCGGAATTTTTTTCGACCAAAAATGGAATTAAATCCAAATTTTGGTAAGCGGGTGACGGGGATCGAACCCGTGACTACAACTTGGAAGGATGGTATGTTACCGCTACACCACACCCGCACTAGTTGTTCTTTACAAGAGGATCGGCATAAACAAGAATGTCTTCACCAAGAACACCTCTCACAAAAGAAAGAACATTTAAGAACTCTTCACTATTAGAACACTCAATTACTTTTTCGTCACCCAGATTTGAGTAAATTAAAAAGGTTCGTGTACTGGTATCAACAACGCAACGAGTCAAATATTCATCAATGTTTTCATCAATCATATTTATCAAGGTTTTGCGTTGTTTACCTCCATATAATAGCAGGGTCTTTGGGGGTTGTCAACCCCCCCTTAGTATGGTCCACCATACACAGGGTCGGTGAGAATTCCTGCAACTACAATTTGATCTGCAGAATCATCATCATTTTCTTTTATTTTCCTATTATAAGACCACACATGAAATTCATATTCAGTCTTATATTTTTTTACTTTAGTTGCTAAAGTATTATAAGAAGAAATTCCAGCAGATGAATTTGTGTATTGAATTTTTAGTGGTGACACATTACTCGCAATAGTAGACCCACCACAAGTTCCTGCCACGGATACTGCAAAAACATTCCCAATCACAGATCCACCATTTATAGTATATCTAGTATCTTTACCAATACCAGAATTACCAGAATTTACAGTAACATATCCTTCACCAACAAATGGATTTTCAACACTTACATCCAAACTCTCCACTTTTGGATAAGTATATGCTTCTAGAACATCACCTTTAATTACACCATAAGCAATTGATATTGAACCCAGTCCAACAACACCTAAAGACGCTGCAGATGCAACACCAACACTAGCAACAAGACTTCCATATGTAGAAGTAATCCAAGATGTATCTGCAGTGTAACATGCAGTATTTAATCCAGTATTACCACCTAAAGATACTGCAGTAACTTTTGCTGCATTTGCAGATGTTAAAAGATTTAATGCCAAGTCATCAAATTGTTTTGATGGCAATCTATAAGAAGCAGCCAATCCAGCAGCTCTATCACGATATTCTGGAAGTCCTTCAGAATTTTGTTCTAACTGAGATGCTTCTAATGTTAATAAATTTACAAGTTCAGACATTTTAAATTATCATTATAAATTTATATATATCACATTTTTAATCGAAATGAAAGTTGCTCTATTATTAACTGGATATATGAGGAATTGGGAGAACCACTTCCAAAACATAAAACAAAATATAATTGATAAGTATTCGGCAGATGTATATATTAGTTCATATACTTACTCTGAACTTTACATGGGGTCTGAAATAGTCCAAGTAAATGTAAATAAAGTAATAGAAAAATATAAACCAAAAAATTATTTGTTTAGAGATAAAGAATCTCTTCCAAATTTTGAATTCAAATCAAATGGATTAGAAGCACATGGAAGAGAATGGTCTTATAGAATACTAAGACAGTGGTATACAAACTTTCTTGGATTATATCTTTTTGAACCAAAAGAATATGATATTATTATTAAATGTAGAGCAGATTTATCAATAAAAAATTTCAATCTTCAATCAGATAAAGATTTAGTTTTACCTGTATGGAAGGTTCATCCAGGACCATGCAATCCAGAAGATTCTTATGTTGATTACTTTGCCCACGGTAATTATTATTGGATGAAGAAGTATCTTAAATTATATACAAAAATAAAAATAATGCATGATAATGATTGGGGTGATGTCTCTATTGGAGAAACCCTAATCAAATCATACATCGATAGGTATATTGGTTCAGCACATATCACACTCGATTATGATATGGATTGGAAAATGAGAGATGAACCTTGGATGTCTAACGTTCAAAAAATTTATACAAAATATGAACCCACTAAAGTTGTAACCACTGGGATGGGTGAGTAGACCCTTGGTGATAATCTGGATGTTCTGGTTTTAAAGTAACACGAATATCACCAGGAATCACAAGACGTTCACCCTTCCTCTCAGTAAATTTTTGAGTAAAATGCCCAATTTTACTAGGAAAGATTACTACACTTCCCTCTATTGGAGTAATACTGTATACATTACAATTATAACGATTATATCCAGTGATTAAATTCTTTTGCAATGCCTCAGTGAACATATCACCAACACACTCATTAAGATTTTTTTCTTGTGCTACACAAAATTTATCCGAAGTTTCATCAGTTTTAACATAAAAAACAAAACTCAAATCAGATGCATTGTGATTATGAGGTTTGATTGATGGAGTCTCATCATCTTTATGATATCCTACCCAAGATTTGATGATATGATAATCAAGTTTTGAATAATCTACATTAAGATATTCAAAATAATTATCTACATGAGTACGAAGTTCTTCAAAAAATGGACGATAAATTTTATTTTGATGTGCAAAAATTCTACCAGAATACTCTGGACTTTCATTTTGATATCCATCAAACCAATAATCACGAAGTTCTTCTAAATAAATTTTAATTTTATCGTGAGATTCCACCATTCCCTGATAAACAATCAGAGGAAATGCTTCATGTACTCTATGCATCACTTACCGTTGATATTATATTCTCTATTATCTCCTGGATAGTCCGCTGGTGTCAAGCCTTGGTATTCAGAAATATTTTTAGTGGTATCAATACGCTCACCAAATACAACATAATCACAATTAATTGCAGTTCCTGCATTATTTTTGATGTGGATTTTATTTCCCCATTCAATTTTATCAACAAATAATTCTTGCCAATGCCCATTTGGTGTTAAATTTATTACCAAATTGTCCATATCAACAAAATTCTTCCAATAATCTGGTAGTTGAATGTATGACTCATTAATCAGTTTACCCCTCAGATATACATCTGCTGTTGGACCTTCGAGACAAATATATCTAAGACGATGATCTGGTTTAGTTGGGTGCTGAATATCAAAAGATTTTTTAGCATCCCAAATAGCAGACTTTGCATTCAATGAGTACACTGCAGAAGTTTTAACATCTGCAGCCTGAACAATTTGATCTGCTTTTAAATTACCAACTTTAACGTTGTAATGAATCCAAGGAGTACATGCCTCTTTAGGATAATCATCATCTCCAGTTAAGGACTTTAAGATATAATCAAACTTTGTAGAGAATGGTCCTTTAATACCTTTATCCCCACAATTCCTTCTTCCAACTCTTTTTGATACAAAAGTTCCTTCTTCAGCCATTTTTAATCCTCCTTAATATCATAATGATATCCAGATACAGAGTATTCATCATTATTACCTGGATAATCAGCAGGGGTAGAACCCTCATATTCAGGAATTAGTTTTTCACCATCTTTTCTTTCACCATAAACATGATAAAAACAATGTATTGGGAATCCGTTATTTTTTATATAAATTTTATTGTCTTTAATATCCTCAACAACTAGGTCTTGATTTATTCCAATCGGTGTTAAATTAACAGTTATAGAATCTTCATCAACTAAATTTAACCAATATTCTGGAAGTTCTATAATATTTTTTTTAGTTTTACCACGAAAATATACATCATTAGATGGTCCTTCTGGACAAGTATGGCGAAGTCTCCACCCTTCTTTTGTTGGGTGTGGAATGTCAAAATTCTTTTTAGCAGAAAGAATATGCCCACCGCAACGTGACATCACTTCACCCTGAGCAATAATATTGTTACCAGCACTGATGTTACCATTTACATCAAGATGCGTAAAGATAGCAGCATTTCCAATAACACCTAAAGAATAAGGTGAATTATTACCAGTACATAGAGCACCAGGAATAATATTTGGTGGGGAGTCTGAGTTTTTATTTGGACCAACCATCAATGTAGCTTTTGGTCCAGCACCAAAAACTTTTGGGTCTCCAACAACTTCTGGACCTTCTACATATGCAGAACCTCTAATTTCTGTTGGACCTAATCCAAGTACAAGTGACGGATCACCAACACCAACAAATAATCTTTTTTTAACTTCTACGTCAGGTAATTTCATATTAAGTCGAGTCCCTTGCTTCTTGATTTTCTAAGTTAGATATTCCTTTAGATTTTCTAACAGATGTAGCACCATCTGCACAATCAATTAAACCGCCAGCAAAATTTAAAGTATTTTTGCCAACTATCTCACATAATCCAGAGGAGAAAAATTTTGCCACAGAAGAGGCATTAATTTCAATATTTTTAGAGCGAATGACTACTTTTTCATTAGCATCAATATTTACAAATCCACTTTTATTACTATCACCATTTGCTCTAATATCAATATTTTTTGCTTCCATCATTATTCGCCCATTTGGAGCACGAATAATGATGTCACCATCAACAGCATTTAAAACAAATGATACATTGGTTACTGGATTATTCCCACACCATATTTGATAAACTCCAGGACATCTATTAATTGTTCCACCAGCCATAGTCCCAGTAGACATGAACTGCATGTAATGCTCTGCTGCGGGTGCTGGGGGACCATTACGAATCATTACACCAGCAACATGATTATTAATGTTAATGTGCCCAAATTTTATTTGTCCATAATCATTACCAACTCTTAGTGGGTTATGTATTTTAGCCTTTGCCATTAAACTTTACCAACACAATCTACTACTCTAATAACATTAACATTTTCTGGAACTTCGCCTTCAGTATCATCGCCAAATCTACTAACACAAAATATAGGATTTAATTTTGCATTATAACCTGTTTCAGAATTAATGTAAATACTTGGTCTTTCAGTAAATCCTTTTCCACCATCAACAATATTAATTCCAGTCAAAACACCAAAAGGTCCAAAAATTGGTTCAACAACAGCACCACCAGTATTTGGTTCTATAACAATTTTATCTTCACTAGAATAATTTATACCAGCATTTTCAATGTCAATACCACAAAGATATAAAATAACAGGATAAGAACCAACATTAACTCTTGGGAAAGATTTAAAATCAGTTGCACCATTAACACCAGAACCTGGAATAGGTGGTGTTGCAATATTATTAGATGCAGTATCAGTTCCAGCAAATCCTATACTTGGACTACCAGTACTACTTCCAGCAATTCCAGTATTTGTAGGTCCAAAATTAATAGGATTATTAGAACCTCCACCCAAAACAGCAATTGTATTTAATATTGTTCTATCTTCTGGTCTAATTACTCTATCACCATCTCTTAGTTCTGGTGTTATTTCTTCACCTGGATCATAGGGAACATCATAACTTCCATTTACTCTCTGAACAACTGTTTGATTATTTGTTGCCCAAGTTCTTCCATCACCACCAAGATCTCCATTTGGTGATGGTAGATATCCATAACCCTCATCTAAAATAACTACATTCGATACTGTACTAGTTCCATTTCCTGTGCCATCATCATTAACTATAACTCTACCTCTACCACCTTTACCTTTTCCACAAGAATCTTTAAAATTAACATATGGTGCCTCAGTATATCCAGATCCACCAGCAATTATATCAACACCCAATAAGTCACCAGTAGCACTTATTATTGCATTTCCTACTGCACCAGAACCCCCACCACCCCAAATTTGAATACTAGGAGGTCCACAAAATACTGGTCCAGTATTACAAGAGTCAAATGCAGATCCTGCACCAGAAATCATATTAGAAAAGTTGATATTTAAATCATCAATACTAGACAATCCAGCTACACTAGCAGAAATACTTTTAGCTTTGCTTATAATAGAATCAAAATCAAAAATTGCTCCAGGTTCTCCTGCTTCAAATATATCCCATTCTTTAGCTTGTGGACATTCTTGTTTTTCATCGCACAAGAAAAACCCAAGAATTGCTTTAAGAAGTCCAAGAATACCATCAGCAATACTAAAAACAGCACCTAAAATAGATGATAAAGTTCCGAGTATTTTATCTACAAGTCCCCCAACAAGACCCAACACATTTCCCAACAAATTACCAATAAAATTCTCAACAACACATTCAGGAACTGTAATAAACTTATCAAAGGCATTGAATAAGAATCTGCCAACCATTTTAATTAAGTTGGCAATTAACTTATTAAACAAACAAACAATTAATTCTACAACAGTGTCTTTAGCAGCCTTTACTTTATCTCTATCTGGTGGATTTACAAGATAATAAAGTTTTTTTGTCTTATCATTTATTTGTTCTAATACAAATTTTCTAATTTCTTCAAATACCCACTTAAGTGCTTTGGCAATAAATTTTGCTGCCTTATCAATTAATTTTTGAATATATGCTTGTTTATCAGCAATCCATCCTTGAGCAGCATTTTGCCATCTTTTTAATTGGCGTTGAGTTTTTTCAATGTCCTGTATCAAACCCTGAATTGCTTTTTGAATTCCTCGTAAAGGAATTTTTTCACAGTCTGATGGTGCAGCAACAGCAAATTTTGGTTCATCTAATATGTCTAAATCAGAAATACTCCATATATTTGGATAATTTATTCCCTCTAAAGGCAATCCTTTTGCTAGAGGTACATCATATCCAGCAACAGTATCTTCAGGAGTATATCCACTGTAAGGAGTAAAAGCAGCGTTAGTTGGTTGAGTTTTTACTAATTTTGTTTGGTCATTATTTACTTTAACTCCCAACATTATAGGATTAGTTTTTGTGGAAGGGCTACCCCAAATACCCCAAACTCTAGTTCCTTGAGTAATTCCAGGTGTTATTCCAGTTCCTTTGTGCCCAGAACCCATAATGGTTGTTGGTACTTCAATCCAAGGAAGGGCAGAATCTGGAAGTATCTTCTTATCTTCAGGGTGAACATGTTGTATTCTAACCTTAACACGATAAGCCCAATTTTTTAATTGTTCCCTGGTTTCAAGACCTTCATCATCCCTAGGCCATTCAGTTCTAGGTGCAACAATACCTTCCCATATTAACCAGGGTTTATCAGACTCGAATAAAAAAGATCCAGCAAATTCCATTTATTAACTTTCGTATATTCTACATTCTGGAGCATCAGGGTTTTCATCACAAAACAACTCTAAAGGAGATGGATCGTGTTCATCATTTGGGTGATTTTCTTTATATTTCTCTAAAGAAGACAATTCTTCTTGAGTATGTCTACGAGCTTGTGGAGATGTTTGTGGATCATCAAGAATTTTTTTATCCTTTTCAATGTGTTGATTGATTGTATCCATGATTTTTTTACCTTGGTTTTCTTCCAAATGAGTCACGGACTAAGTTCATTTTTGTTAGAGTTGAACTTGGTGTAATGTGAAAACATATATCTGATATCATATATATACCACTTAATTCCTTGTCTGCCATAATTGTTTCTTTTTCCCCTTGTTCTGGAAAATCACAAAAAACTAAATCACCAGCTCTTAATGAACAATCTCCTGGAATAATAATACTTAATACTAAAGTAAAAACTTGATTATATCTCATAGAAGATTGAATGAGAACATTATTAGAATCTAAATTTTCTTTTGTCGCTTTTTGAAGTTGAGAATTACTATTATTTGCAGGTTCTGGCAAATGCCCAACATCCATTCTTTTGTACGATCTTCTAGTTGCACCTTCAAAACCCTCACCCAGTTTGGGAGATTCTAAACCACCAAGTTCTTCTTGTTGTTCTGAAGATAACTGTTTGGTAGTCCTAAATTTATCGGTATATGGGTCGAATGTTTCAATCTTACTTTCATAAGAACCCATAACCAAATTAGACATAACATCAATTGTTTTACTTGCATCATATCTTAATATTTTGGCATCATAACCAGGAGGTAATAATGTAGTACCATTAAAAATATATTTTGCTACTGGTTCTTGTTCAAATAATTTATCAATGGATTTAAATTTAAATCCATCATAAGTTTCAAACAAAAAATATCCCGCAGAAGTTCCAGATGATCCACTGGGAACAGATAACTTTGCAACTTCTGTTGCCAATTTAAATGGTTTTTTTCCACCACCAATAAAATTATATTTGTTTACTGTTGTATCAACATCTATAATTTTATCAGTTTTTATATTATCTCGCAAAATTCTCATTACAGATTCTGATATTTCCCCATCAAATCTCCTATACACTTCAGAATTTGTGAATTGATTTGTCAAAAATTCTTTACTTACAATATCTAAAGTAAATACAGCATTTTGTCTATCGGAAAAAATATTTCTAATCTTAGAAATATACAACTCATCAAATTTTAAAACATTACCATAATTGTCTTCAAATTCAAGTTCTACCTTTTCAAATCCAGATAATTTTAATCCTTCCAATACAGTTTTACTACCAGGAGCATTTCCAGTATCAATAATAGTAGTAGAAACAGTTATAGTATGTTCTAGTACACTTTCATAATAATCAAATAATACCACACCAGTAGATACATCACAAGAACCACTACCTCGATTCGAGTAGACAATAAACTTTTTAATATTGGCAGATTGTGCTTCTTTATTTGCCGTCATGCTAGTGCGGATTCGATACTATTATCTATGTGTGCAGATCTTCCAATATTAGGAATTCCTCCACCAGACCCAACAGTAGATGTTGATTTAATTCTTTCATGTATTGGTAGTATTACAACGGTCATTCCAGTAGATTCATATGATGCTTGAGATTTTATGCTTTCAGGAACATAAGATTTTTTATTTACTTTTGATATTTTTGCAGATGGTTTCATATCATGCATTTTATTACCCATCTCATTCATTGCTTCAAAAGTTTCTCTGCCAAATAGATTAACTGCCTTTGAAGACATAACCATTTCATTTTTGTGAAGTAATCCTACACCACCATCACCAGTATAACCACCCTTTTTAAATGCTACGTGAACATGGTCATAATGTGCAGCATTAGTATTGGAAGGATCTCCCCCAGCCCATTTAGATTTTGATGGTGGTCCCCAATGTGTTAAAGGAACTTTTTTACCTCCAGAAATTCCAAATCCAAGAGGAGTATATATTAATTCTTGAACGGAACTTCCATATCTTTTTACAATTTCTTTTGCCAAAGCAAGTTGTTGCGGTGTTCCTAATCCTTTAGAATCATTTGAGAAATCCATTGCACGACCAACTCCATGATAACCTCTAGATCCTGGGCGATAACTAGAGAATAAAGGAACACCCATACTTTCTGCTAATGATCTAACAGATTGTAAATTCCCTCGCCCACTTCCAAGCTGCATATTTGGATCAATATTTGCACCAGTTGATGGTTTGTATACTGTAATTGGTGAAGCACTTGCAGATTTTTGTGCAGCATTTAAATGTTTTTTGTATGCCCCAGTTTTATATACTGTCCATGCACTAAATCCTTGACTTTGTTTTATCAATTTTGCAGCGTGTGCATTTATAACTGGGTCTTTTAATTGGTCATCACTTGTTATTCCTATTTGTTTTCTTCTCTCTGGACCCAAATTACCAATCATATTAATTTGCCATAAACCATATGAATTATCTGGTGGTTTTGCATTATGTGCGTTGGAATTTCCACCAGATTCTGCCATAGCAATTGCAGCCATAATTATAGCATCAGACTGACTAAATCCAGCACCTTTAGCCAAACCAACAAGTTGTTCAATAGTTATTTGCCCTCTTGCCACAGTTCCAGCAGCAAGTTCTCCATCTAATCCAGCAGTAGGGTCTCCAGTAACAGACCCAGCAGGAGGTGTCTTTTCAGATTCCAATTTAATCGAATTTAATATTATATCAGATTGTCTTTCTACAAATTGCCTAAACATTCCAGCAACAGCATTTCCAACTCTTTCACCAAAATTTAACTTATCATTTGATAACATAGTCGGAACTATTCCACCATTAGCCATTGCTAGAATAGTTCTTGCAGTATCATTGACTGCCATATCAGCATTTGTATCAATTAATTGTTGAATAACCGAACCAAAAGCATTGCCAACTTGATTATAAAAATTCTTATTTGGTTTTTGACCCATTACAAGATCAACACCAACACCCATAATTTGACCAAAAAATGAACTATTTGGTTTTTTAAGTTCACTAGATGCAGTTGTTAAAACCCTCAAAGAACTCATTTGCTGAGAATTTTTTGGATCTTCTGGAGTAAATACTTTTTCAATTACTTCTTGTCCACCAATATCTCTACCAATTTGAACTGGTCTTTCATTTATTTTTGGTGGTTTTGGTTTTGCTCTTTTAAAAGATCTTTGTATTTTTCCACCAACTTGTTTTCCACCTCTTGTAGATACCTGTCCACCTTTAGCACGGCCTTCAATTTTTGGTGGTTTTTGATAAGCAACAATGGTTTCATACAAACTTACACCCAATTGATCTCCAATTAATCCACCAAGAAGACCTCCAATCGCAGCACCAGCACCAGCACCAATTAAATTACCAATAATTGGGACTACAGTTCCAGCAACACCACCTACAGTTCCACCCAACCATGTACCAAGTGCTTGCCCAACTCCAGCACCAACAGCACCAGCAGCAGATTTACCAAGTGGTTCTCTAAGAACAAAATATCTAAAAGCAAAATCAACTAAAGGTCCAATAATAGGAAATCTACCGAGTGCTTTAGTAGCACCACTAGCAATTTTTGCCCCACCCTTACCAAAGTTCTTTGTAGCAAATCTAGTTGCAGTTCTTCCAAGCCCTCTCCTACCGACTTGCCCAGCAGTTTGTCCTTCTCCAGCAAGTCCAGAAATATTTCTGCGATTAAATAATCCTCTTGGTTGAAATCTTCTTTTAACTTCTTTGAATGCTTGTGTAGAATTTTTACCAGAGTCTCTTAGTTCTTCATAATATCTTGCTGCACTATTACCAAATTTTCTTTCAATTAATTTTGCTTCCTTCCCTCGATTTAAATATCTGTTAAGAGATTGATTTGATGGTGCTGTAGGTTTTGTTCCAGGTTTAGTAGGCAGTCCCTTTGGACTTTTTTTACCCATTCCAAAATCAGTTCCACCCATGGTGGACATTCCAGCAATTATAGCAAGATTAATAAAAGTGTTTAACTGCCCAGAAAATTGATCAAAAGTTTTTTGAAGATTCTCTCCACCAATATTTTTAATAGTATCTCTGACTTTATCATATACACCATATCCAATCTCAATAAAACTAATTAATTTATTAGCCATTCCACCAACAAAACTCTCAATAAAAGTTATTGCTGGAGTTATTTTTTTAGCAAAATCAATTATTTGTGGGAGATATTTTACTAGTCTTACTAAAACAAATCCAAGTAAAGTACTAGTAACAAAATTTTTAATGCTGTCAAGTAGTCCCATTCTTTTAGTGGGAACAGATAATCCACCTAGAACAGGTTTATCTTTTTTTTGTTCTAAAATACTTTCTTTTTTTGCTCTTTTTCTATTTTCTAAATCTTTACTTTTTCCTATTAAAGTTTTCTTTTGTAAATCTAAACTCTTTTTTAAAATATCCTCTATAGATATTACTTTTTCTTTAATAATTAAAACATCTTTTTTTAAATCAATGTTAGATTCTTGTTCATCAGGTTCTGGAGAAACTGGTGCAGTATCCCTATACTGCACATTTTTTGCTGGTACTAAAAATCTAGTAACATTACTATAAGATGCCCTTTTATTTTCTTCCTTAGAAGATGGTAATAATTTTTTAGGATCTAGTACAGCCATTTTAGTTTATACCACCTATTCCGTATATTTGAATATTATTTTTTCGATGAGAACTCATCATAAATGCAGGGAAATCTTCCACATCTCTTATAGCACTCATTTTAGTTCCAGAAGATTCAGTTGACTGTTTTATAACAGGTGGTAATGTAATAATATTTGATTTTGATTTTACACTAGGTGGTTCTGGAATATACTGCTTAATATTTGGTTGTATATTAATATTTCTTTTTCTAAGATCGACTAAAGTATCACCCACACCACTTATCATTGTCATTGCATTATTAATGAATGGTACAATGAAAGGCATTTTTTGAGATAATGGTCTAAATGATTGTAACGCAGCGTCTTTTATCGGAACTGAGTTTGTATCATTAGATATTTGTAAATTGGATGGTTTATTATTTGGTTGTATTCTTGATGGTTTAAGGGAAAATGGTTTAATGGAAGATGTTTTTTGATTTGATTTTTTATTTGTAGTTGGTGTATTTTGTAAAGTATCTGCGGTATCTCCAAACATTTTTGTTGGAGTTGTCATTTTTTTATTTTGGTCAAAAGAATTAGTCACATTCATAATATTATTAAGACCCATCATAGATTTTTTATTAGCAACCTCAGGATTAAAAACAGATTTTTTAGCAGCAGCAGATGGTTTTTCTGGAACTATTGTTCCAACCATTCCTCCACCAGCAGCTAGTTGAATATTGTTCACCATCTTAGGAACATTGGTTCCCCCACCAGACTTGTTTAATCCTAAAAAGAAGTTTGCCCCATACTTATCAACTGCTGGTTTAGAAATAACAATCTCTCCAGGTTGAGCAGCAATTAATTGAGTATCCTTTCCAGCACCAGCAATTCTAACACCAGTATCATCGGTTATAGCACCACCACTTTCAAATCCAATATCTCTAATTGGAGTTGGTTTTTGATAATCTCCAAATTTAGGGATTAGTCCTCCACCCCTAAACATATTAAATCCACGACTTTGTATTTGCTCTTGCGATAACTGTGCAGCACCTGGTGCTTTACCAGTTTTTGCAGTTTCTTGAGGTAGTACTGTAGAAGGATCTGATTTTTTGTTTTCTTTTCTAGTCTTATCTACTTGTTGTGTGGATGCATAAGCACCAACCCCAGCAGCAATACTACCACCAATAAGAGCTGCCGCAACAGGATTTGCCTTTACAAAATTAAGAAGTTTAGGGATTGCAAATTTACTCAATCTAAATGTTAATTTAGCAACCGTTCCAATAATAGATCTAACAAATCCGCCTAAAGGAGTTGCGAATAATAGAAATGCCCCCAATAAAGCAGGCCACCAATCACCAATAAATCTAACTAAAGTATCAATTTTCTTCTTATTCTTTTTGTCTGATATCCAATCTATAAACTTGACCATCAAACGACCAAGTAAAGTCCAAACAATAAAATTAATTATTTTGTCAAGAATACTTTGGAATGGTGCTAAGACTTTTGATGCTAATGTTTTTAACTTGTTATCTTTTTTTTCTAGGTCTTCCTCTCTTTTACCTCTTTTTAAATTCTCAGCAATTTTTCTTTGATTATCCGCATCTTTTTGAATCAGTTTATTTTGAGATGCAAGAAGAGAGGCAATAGAAACTATAGAATTTTTTATTGCTTCTATATCTTTTTTTATAGAACTTCCAATGTTTGCAGATTCTCTAGAAACATCAGGTACAGAAACTTTTCCAGCAAGAAAATATTGCTGCCTTGATACTCTTATCGGACCTGTTGTTCCAATATTATCAGCATTTATTTTTTTACTTCTTACTTTAAATCTACCAACTTTTCCTTTTACTCTTTTAAATTCATCTTGTAATAATATCTGCTCTTCTCTGGGGATTTTTTTATCCCCCATACTTATGGTTACTAATTTTTCTTTTAGCAAACTCAAATAAGTACCATAATCAATATCAAAAACATCTTGTATTCCAAGTATTTTTAATATTCTTTCATCAATTTCTTCATTAATTAAATCTTCTTCTTTGATACCTTCATATAAGGTTAATGCACCAGAAGGATCTGAAATATTTCCTTTAGACTGTTCTTTGGGAGGAACTTCTTTTGGTATTTTTGTTTTTTTACTTTTATCATTTACATAATAATTCCACAAAAATAAAATATATTGATCACGTAAACTAAAGTCTTTATTAGATTGTGGATTTTGTACAGACTCAATTGGTGCTGGATAATCCTTATCAGAAGACAAATATGCTTTAATAAAAGTATCTACTACTTTATCTGCCTTTACACCAAAGTTATTCTCGATTAAATACTTGCTCTTCTCCATTCGTTGAGCAAGTATTTTTTTGTATTGCCCAGTTCTACTTGCTACAATAGTAGATATTGGCCAAAATTTATCGATAAACTTTGGTTTATTAGCCGCCATTTTGTTGCTGTTTAAGTTTTTCTTCTTCCAAGTGAGCCTTCAATAAAGTAACGTAAATATCCCGCTCCCACGGTATCAAATTTTCAATCTCTGTTAATGAATATTTATGATACTGAATTAAAGAGAAAGTTAATTTATAATAATTCTCTAAGTCCATGTGGACCAGGGCTATACGAAAAAACTCGACAGACCCTCCAGAACGACAGTGCTCTCAACCCCAGTGTTGGGATTAGTAACTTTAATTTCATGAGAAAGTTTTGGCATAGTATCAAAAAATTCTTCAATCATTTTAAATTGAGAAGAATTCATCTGATCTAAAAATTCTATTAATTCTTTTTTAGTTACATCAGAGGAAGACCATGCTTCATCCTCAGTATAAATTTTATCAACACAAGAAGCAACTAAATCAAAAGATTGCTCCATATTACTATTACCACTAAAATCAAAGTTACTCTTAATAAATTGATCCAATGAAGGATACTTCATTTCCATCATTATAGAGTCATCAATTTTAATCTGCGTTTTGTGCTTATCATTTTTTTGTACTTGAATATCATCAATATTAATAGTCACAGGCACTGTAGTCTGTTCGTCATCAGGACAAATAATATTAACTTCAAGTTCTTCCCCAACAGATTTTCCACGAATATTTAAGAACAAATATTCAATATCAAAAGTTGGTAACGATTCTACTTTTATATTTTTTGTAATAATACAATTTTTAATAACTGTTTTAATTGCTGTAGTAATTTGTTTTGTATCTTCACTTTCTAAAGCAAGAACTAATAATTTTTCTTCTCTTACTAAAAAAGGTCTATATTGTATAACTTGACCAGTTGAAGGCAATTCCAACTCATATGTTGGGGCAGAAATTTTTGGTAAAGGCATAATCTCCTATAAAATTCAGTTACTTTATTTATTGTGCTTTTAAGAACTTATACACCATCATTCAATTGGGCTAATGTAGATCTTCCATCTTGTAAAGTAACATTTCTAGGTATATCCGTAGATCTTGGTCCATTTAACTGTACTGTTGTTGTTCCAGAAGGAACATCTGGATTTCCAATTGAATTTGGATTTCTACTTGGTACTGTCGATTCTGCAACTGTAGTCAAGTCATCAATGACATATCTAGTATAAGAAAAAGATACGGTAACTTTTAATAAAGAAGAAGATTCATAAGATACTGGAATAGAATTAATACTTATAGGAAATGCCTCTATAAATTTATAAATTAGTATTGGTGATGTCGGTGATCTTCCTGTTCCATAGTCTCTTTCATATTTGGCAATTTGAATAACTGATTTATAAAATTCTGGATATTGAACTCTAGATATTGATGCCCCCGATAATTTATCATTAGCAGATACTCCTTGAATATACTGTTCATTTGCAATATATCTCATCCATGCTTCAAAAAATCTTATTTGATAATAATTACTATTTTGAGTTACATAAAAAGTAAAGTCTGCCCTGTCATCATATAATCTCCTATAAGCATGTTTTTGTGTTATTCCCATATAATCATTACTAATATCAATAGTTGCAAAAGATGACCCTGGAAGAGATGCTTCAGAGCAGGATAATTCTAATATTTCATTATCTATTTGTTCACCTAATTGGGTTTCTATAAATGATAAGGCAAAACCTTTATCTCCAGATTGTCTAGGAAAAGATGCTTTACCTGGAGGAGTAATTATAACAGAATAATTAGAAGTCAAAGCAGGTTGCAATAACCTGCTTTTTATTCTAGACATGGATACTCCAGGATTTATTGGTGGAAGACTTTTACCAGTCATCTATAAATATTTTTACTATTATATACTATGTAGTTAATTTATGAACGAAAGTATAAAAAGCAAGTACCGACCATCAAACCCACAAAAATATAAAGGTAATCCTAATAATATTATTTGTAGAAGTAGTTGGGAACGCAAATTTTGTCAATGGTGCGACTTAAATGAAAATATTTTAGAGTGGGCAAGTGAGGAATTTTTTATTCCTTACATATCACCAATTGATAGAAAAGTTCATAAGTATTTTCCAGACTTTATAGTAAAGATGAGAGATAAAAGAGGGTCTATAAAAACATACGTAGTTGAAGTAAAACCAAAAAGACAAACTGCCCCACCAAAGAAAAAATCAAGAATAACAAAATCTTTTTTATATGAATCTCAGTTATATGAAGTAAATAAAGCCAAATGGAAGGCTGCAGAAGAGTGGTGTAAAGATAGACTTTTAGAATTTAAAATTATAACAGAAGACGATTTAGGTATAAAATAATGTCTAAAAAAACTCTGTTTGAGGAAATTAACGAAGAAGTAAACCTAGAAGGAAAAGGAAGATCATCAATTTTCTACAGAAGAGCCTTTAAAAGATTATCAGAAAAATATAAAAATGATCCACAAAGATTAATATTAGATGAGCAACAAGATAATGGAGAAGAAGGAAGTAAAGATAAAAATGTACTAAGAAGAATTCCAAAATCTGGTCATCTAATGATGTTTCAGTATGAAGCATCATCAAAAAATTTAAAATACTTTGATAGAAATCCTTTAGTATATGTAATTTCAACTTCTGGAAATTCTTTTACTGGGAGTAATTTGCATTATATTGACCCAATTAAGAGACAAATCATAACCGAAAATTTAATGGAAGGTAGATTAAATTTACCATATAGTTCTGTGTCTAAATATAATATGAATCAAATTAAAGGTTTATTATTAGATATAGCATTTGACGAATGGATGACTGCCATAAATATACCAATTGAATCTTTTGTATCAATAAAAGAAGGTAGAGAAAAATCCATTTTAGTAACTGATGTTTGGAAAGACACTAACAAAACATTTAAGAAAATGCTAAGAGGAGTAAGAAATTATAAAGGATACGGCAAAAATGATTTAGACTTTAGGGGGAACTGATAATGGCAGGAAACTTTCAATGTCCCCAAGGTCAAATTTGTAGTGGAGAATTTTCATCTAAAACTAGTGGAAGTGCTAGATCATCCACTGGAGTTAGTGGTCTTTATAGGACATCTACTGCAGTTTCTCAGCAATCTGGAGGAACTGCAGTTACTGGAGGAACAACTACATTATATAAGTGGCAAGGAGTAAATAATTTAACTGGAGTAGTAACTGGAAATGGTAGTTGGGTTCCAGTAGCAAGAACAAATAATGGAACATCTTGGGATTTATTAAAATCTTCTGACGGAAAGCAAATTTTAAGTGCTTCAGAAGCAAGTTCCTTAACAAACCAAAATGGAAAATTATACCAAAATACATCTACGGAAGTAACAAGAACACTTGAAAATAGTGGCATAAGCTCAAAAGAAGAACAAAAAAGAGTTATAACTCCACCAGATACATCAAATCCTGCAGACACCCCACCAACAGGCGGTGATGTTAATAATCAAAATGGTCAAGATACTACAGCAACTTCAGTAAATATATCTGGGATAGCAAATTTAGATTTTAAAGGTGTTGGTCAAAGAGGTGAATATGCAGATTATAGATATCCATTAAACGAAGGAACACAATCAATAGATTACATTATTTTCAAAGCATTTAAATATGGTGGAAGAGATGTTGGTGGTGCTAGTGGAGATATCTTTAGTTTTAAAGAACGTGATTTAAAGCAAGAAATAAAAGGATCCGTAAGACTTCCAATTCAACCATCAATTACAGACCAAAATGGTGTTAAGTGGAATGAAGGGACAATAACACCTTTACAAATGGGAGGGGCAAATTTGTCCCTAGGAACTATAAACAATGGTGTGGAAGGTGCTAAAGCAGCATTATCAAATGCATTAAGAACTACCCAAGACGGTGAGGTATCATCACAAATACAAAACTTTGTGGCATTATATGCAGCAGAACAAGCAGTACAAACAAATCTAGCGGCAAGATTAACTGGTGCAATTGTAAATCCAAATTTAGAATTACTATTTGATGGACCAACACTGAGACCTTTTACATTTAATTTTAAATTATCACCAAGATCTATAAAAGAGGCAGAACAAGTAAAAGGAATTATTAGATTTTTTAAACAAACTATGGCAGTAGTAACTACTCCAAAAGATTTGTTTTTAAAAGCTCCATGTGTTTATGAAATCTCATATTTCTATCAGGGAAAACCACACAAGGGAATTAACAAAATAAAGAAATGTGCATTACAAGCGTGCAGTGTTGACTACACTCCAGATGGTTCTTATATGACATTTAATGAAGATTTCATGGAAGATGGGGACAATAAAAGTCACTCAATGTTTTCGTATACTTTAAGTTTACAATTTATGGAACTTGAACCAATATACGCAAAAGATTATGACGATTCTTCTAGCGAAATAGGTTACTAAAAATGGCATTCTATTTTAGAAACGTACCCAATTTTGAATATGTAAGTAGATTCCCAGGAAAGAGGAATCTTAATGATTATGTAACTGTAAAGAATTTATTTAAGAGGGGTAAAATAAGAGACGATATTTTTGGTAATTTAAAATACTTTACAAAGTATGACATTATTGGCGATGAACGCCCAGATAATGTTGCAAAGAATCTTTATGATGATTCTACATTAGACTGGGTAGTTTTATTGTCAAATAATATATTAAATGTCTATGATGAATGGCCAAAAACACAATATGCTCTCGACAAATATCTACTAGAAAAATATGGTTCGTATGAAAATCTTTATTCTGGAATACACCATTACGAGACAATAGAATATAAAACTGCCAATTCTATCACAATTGTTCCTAATGGAACCATTGTAGATGAAGGATTTTATAAAGCACCAGAATATACATTAGAGTTAGATAGTGATATAGAATTACCAACAGCAATACCTGGTGAACAAGCGACTGCATCATCAGCAATAAGTAATTCTAGCATTGTAAATTTAAACTTAATTAATGCTGGTACTGCTTATGACGATAATGTACAAATTTATATTGAGACTCCACCACAAGGAAGAGTTGCTATTGCTACAGCGGTATTATCAACAGTTTTAGGTGAAAGAGAAGTTGCTTCAGTATCAATTGTAGACTCTGGTAGAGGTTACACATATCAACCATTAGTATCATTTACGCCACCACCACCAACTATACCTCCAGAATTTAATGTTACTATAGGTACAGCAGGAACAGTAACCTCAGTTTCCATAGGAAATTCTGGAGATGGTTATACATTTTTACCTACATTAGAGTTTTCTTACCCAGAGGATATTATCAGTAATGCGATATTCTTGGGTGAGATGCCTTCACAAACAATTAATACTGGTCTTGAAGGAATGTACATATCTCCAGATGGAGACAGAATGTACACTGCCCATGGAGCATCTGGTTATACACAAGGCAGAATAGAACAATATACTTTAACAGTACCTTGGGATATCACATCAGCATCTTATGTTGGCACATATAACCTAACCGTTGGAGTATCATTTACTTATGCAACTGGAGTAGAATTCAGTCCAGATGGTACAAGGATGTATGTTTCTGGACTGACATCAAGTGGATTTAAAGTTGCTCAATATACTTTAGGAAATCCTTGGTTATTAACATCAGTAACTTATAAATCCAACATATCAACAATTGGTGCCGCTGGGGTAAGATTTCAAGATAACGGAAGATTTATTTATCTTTTAGATGGAGACTCTCCAGACACAATTAGAAAATATTCTTTAGCAGTTGCTTGGGACATTACAACATTATCACCAATACAAGTATCTTCATTAAATCTTTCCGCAATTACAAATGATTTTAGTAATTTAGGATTTAACTTCAATGATACTGGTAAAGATTTATTTGTAGGTGGATTAAACACAGTATATGCTTTTACTTTAACGACTGCGTGGGATATTACAACTGCAAGTCTTTTAACAAGTTTAGATTTTTCATCTAAAGATTTATATCCACAAGATGTTTTTATAGATTCTGCAAGAACCAGATTAATTATTTCAGGTTCATCTACAAGAAAAGCATATGGTTATAATATTGATTTGCAAGCAAGAGGATATGTAACACTAGATGGAGAAAATATAGGATCATTTGTATTAACTAATCCTGGTGGGGGTTACACTGTACCACCAACGATTACTATTCAACCACCAATTCCATCAAGAACAACTCAAGGTTATGCACTTTTTGCTGATGGAACAGTAAATCAAATAATAATAACAGATCCAGGATACAATTACAGAGAACCACCCCAAATCACAATACAACCACCGTTAGACCCTATCCAAGCATCTGGAAGAGCTGTAGTTGAAGATGGAGTAATTATTGATTTAATACTCTCAAATCCAGGAAGAGGGTATGAGACAGCACCACAAGTAACAATTAGTCCTCCAGGAAACATCTACGAACCACAAGTAGATGAAGTATTTGAAATTAATGGACAGTTGTGGAAATATAATGGATTTAATTGGTATAGAAAAATATCAGATGGTGTACAATATTACGACATAAAAGAAAGAAAAGTTGTCGAAATTGAAGGAAGAAGAGTATCAAAACCAGTAACAAACTATGAATATGAGATTGAACTCGAAGAACGTAAAAGATCAATTTATGTTCTGAAACCAGATTATATAAGTATTGTATTTGATGACATTGAAAATCTTATGACATACAAAAAAGGTTCTGAACAATATTTGTCCAGAACCCTTAAGAGAGCAGATAATCCTAGATATTACGATTAATCAACTTTCAGCTAATTTTTGGAAGTAACTCATAGCATCATCTTCTTCCTCATCTTCATACGAAGAAGATGCTGAACTTTTAGAATTTGAAGCGAGTGCATTTAATTCGGAACTAAGATCTTCTGGAAGTTCAGAAGTTTGACGACGAGACTCAAAGTTTGGTGTATAGGAACCGCGTGAATTGTCTTCATCATCAACTTCATCATCAATAGGACGTTGTGATGCAGATTTTTGTCCCAGGACATACTTAAGACGCTTCTCAAGTTCTTCATAAGTCTTGAATTGTGAAGGTGCAATCAATTCGTTAAGAGAATACTCTTTCTTCCAAATTGCTTCCATTGCTTCATCATCATCCAGAAGAGGTTCAGGGCGATCAAATTCGGACTTATCATAGTTCCAATAACCATCAACCTTACGAATCTTCAGTTTAAAGTTTGCACCTTGCCAGAAGTCAAAAGGATTGATGGGAGTTTCGTCTTCAAATTCTGGTTGCATTGCTGCCATAATCTTATCAAAGATTTTTTTACCATACTTGAAGAGGAAGATTTTACCCTCATTTGCGGGATTTGCTGGGTCCTTCACCACATAGATGTTGGAGTAGTAAGACAGTTTACGCTTCTGCTTACGAACAGTTTCTTTATCCTTTTCGTTACCACTATTCCACAGTTCTCGGTTGTATTCGGAGACTGGATCTTTTTGTCCAATAGTAGTAAGAGAATTCTCAATATACCATCCACCAGGACCTTGGAATCCATGGGCATACATTTTTACCCACGGAAGATCTTCACCTTCTGGTGCAGGAAGAAAACGAACAACGGCATAACCATTACCAGTTTTATCCATCTCTGGTTTCCAGAGACGTTCATCAGAACCATTAGAAGATGTATTCATCTTCTCCATCTCTTTAACAAGTTTTTGTGTAAGAGAACCAAGAGAAGATTGCTTTTTAAGATCAGAGAAAGACATTAGATTACCTCGGATTTAATTAGATTTGGCCTTTGGGTGCCCGTTAGGGCATCTGCGGTGGGCACTAAACCAATATATTGCAGATGCCCGTCAGTGTCAAGTCTATTTGCTTTCGAATTTATTAATTTGTTCTTTCATCTTTTCAATTAGAGTTTGCATATTGGTAAATATCACATTCATATCGACATTTGCTGGTAATCCCATCATTACAGCAGATTTGGAAATATTTTCTTTCATCTTTTTTGCCTCTGGATCATCAGACAGAGACAGTCTAGTATATAAAACTTTTTGTTTATCTAAAAGTCTTTGAAGTAAATTTACATGTCCCATTTTACCATTATGGTCCATTTGGTAAAATTTAAACACGCTGTTATAAAGTTCTTCTTGTAGTTCTGAAATTTCTGCCATCTCTGCACGAACTACATCAGATTCAAAAAAACTCATAATACACACTCCTTTAAAATCTTTTTATACTTAAATATATCAATATTTAGAAACGAAGAATATTTTTTTATTCTAGATGATATAAATTTCCACACAGGGTCATTTAATTTTTTATCAAATATTTTTACAAAACCAAAAATTTTATCAAGTATAATAAAAGTTTCTAAGGAGATATTATTTTGTAAATGCTGCTTCAATATTTGTGGATGAGATGATCCCTCTATAAAAAACATCTCATCAAGATTAGTTTTATTAAATATATTACTTACTTGCTCTTTAAAATGATATGAAAGTGATTGCTTCTTTTTTTCCCAATCGACGTATCTATCTTCGCCTTCTCTAATTATTTCTCCAATCCACAATGATTGGGGATCATCACAGGTAACAAAATTAGCAACAAAAAAATTTATAACTTCTTTATCACTTTTTTGTCTAGATAATTTTTCAAACCAATACCTATCCTTCCTTTTATAAAAGGACTGTAAAGTTGCCCTACTTTTACCACAATACTTATGATAATCGTAACTATCATTAGTAAAATGATTTTTTAAAGCAAGATATGTTTTATAGACCTCAAAGGGTGTCATAATATAAATTAAAAATCAAAAAATTAATTTAGCTCTGGAAGTTCGTTTTAAGAAATTAAGTTCCATTGCATTATATTTAATTTTTTCTTTTAATGGTTTAGATATAAGTTTAGGGACAGATTCTAAATCAATATTATTCCTATCGCAAAAATGAATAATAGCATCAATATAATTCATATCACTATTGAGATGAACTAAAGACTCAATTTCTTGAGCAAATTTAGTCGGACAAAAAAACTTATTTTCTAATACCTTTTCAAATTCTCTTTGTTCTGAATTACTTTTTGTTTGTTTATCAGGTTTCATATTTTCCCAATTTGTATTGAACAAACTCTCTAATATACTGTATGAGTAGTTTGATGTATTTTTCTTTGTCGTATTCTTCATAAACAATGCATTCTCCATTTTCACAGGACATAATAATTACTAGTTTTTTAACCGTAATTCCAGTTAACTCATAAAGCATACATGCGTATGCTACACACTGAACAAAATAATGTTCAATCCACTCTCTTGGTTTGGGTTTTTTTGAAGTTTTAAAATCTATTATTGCCAATTCCCCATTAAATTCGGCAATACAATCTACTGTTCCAGCAACACCTAATACTTTACTATAGAGAGAAGACTCTAGAGCATGAATATTATTTATCTTATTTAATTCTGGCTTAGCAATTTTAAATAAGTAATCTGACAGAGGTTGAACTTCTGGAAGTTTTTCATTTTTTAAATGATACTCAACCAGAGTATGCATATCAGTACCACGACTTGTTGCTTGTCGTGTAATTTTATCCGCCTCTTCTTCACCAATTTTTTTACGCCAGTTTGCAAAAAACTGGCGATTTTTATGACTAGTTACCGAAGTAATAGAAAATAATTTTAGAAGTTCTTCTCCATCAGGAATTTTATAATAACGAACTCCATCTATAGTCTCCCGCTCTAGCGTGGGAAGATTCAAATCAATATGTTTAAACATTAAAATCCTAGTTCAGTTTTTGCAATAATGTATTCTTTACATAGACCAGAACGAACAATATCTTCTACACCAAATTCGATAATATCAAAAGAAGGCATTACCCTTAAAATTTTCATAAAATCAATAATACCATTACGCTCATTTGTTTTTACAAGATCCGATTGAGTCGCATCTCCACAAAAACAAATTTTAGTATTCTCACCAACACGAGTAATTATACTATCAAGTTCATGAAAATTCAAGTTTTGAAATTCATCAACTATAATAATAGAATTATCTAATGTAGTTCCGCGAAGAAATGATGTTGACCAAAAACTTATCGTTCCCTGTGTTTTTAGATTTCCATATAACATCTCAAACTCAGTATCACTTGGAAGTTGGAACATGTACTTTACCATATTCTTATATGGAATCTGATAAAGAGAGGACTTATCCTCATGATCACCTGGAAGAAAACCAATCTCCCTAGTTGCCACAAGGGAACGTACAATATAAATTTTTTCGTAAGGGTTTCTTTCGTCAAGTACATCTCTTAGTGCATTATAAAGAGTGATAAAAGTTTTACCAGTTCCAGCAGCACCATATGCTACAAGATTTTTATTTTCACCGTATGAAGAGAATAATCTTTTTTGATTTTCCGTCAAAGGATCAATATCTAAAAGTAATTCTGTATTAATAGGTTTTTTTCTTTTCATTTGTTTTGCAGTCATACCAACACCTATTGGTTGATGCTCATCACTTCTTCTTCTTCTTGCCATTAGATTTTCTTAACAAGGGACTTAGGGGCTTTAGACGCTTTTTCAAGAACTTCATTCCAACCAGGATGTTTTTTGATGAGTTGGTCTTTCCATTCACCAACTTCTCCAAGAGAAGCACATCCTTCAGACCAATCTCGTTGCCATTCTGGATTATCTTTATACCACTGAGTGATTTCATGAACACTCATCTCAATGACTTTTTGTTCCCCAGTCTCTTTATTGATGATAGGATAAATTGCCATAAATTACCATAAACTGTAACAATATTTATTCGATCGTAATAGAAGGTGCATCCACGCATTCAGAACAACCTTCACGAGTCCATCCAAGTGCTTCAGACACTGCAGGGAACTGACACGTAAAGATGCAACGAACTAGTTCAGCAATCTCCATGTGTTCCTTCTGTGTACCGTGTGCTGAACGCAAATCAATGTAGTGGATCCAAGAACGCACAGAGCCCGTCATATAGAGTCTTGTAGGGGTCGCCAAGGGCAATACAAACCTTGCACACTCCTTTGCCACACCCTTCTCTAGAAGACGATTGTAGAGTTTTTGAGAGTGTTCAAACAAAACACGAATGTCTTCAAGTAAAACCAGTTTCAGATAATCTGGAATGTCATCAATGCTATTTTGACGGTTCTTTGTATCCTGACGACGAAGTTCAGGAAGAGGAATAGTCTTGTTTAGGAGATTAGTATCAGCATACCGTTGTGAAAATTCTTGATATGTAAATGAACGGTGACGAAGAATTTGTGCTGCCAGTCCACGAGTAGTATTAATCTCAACAGTCATACTTGCCTGTTCAAAAATACTCCAGTGCTGATGTTGAATACAATACTTGAGCAGTCCAGAGAACTTTTCATTCTCTTGATTAGCAGGATTACTTACACGGGCACAATACGCCATGTGTTTTTCTGCATTTGGGGTAACACTAATAAGTTTTACTTCTGGTTTCATAAACTCAAATTCATCAATCTGATTATTCATCTTCGTCTCCGTCATAAAATACTTCGTCGTAATCTGTAATTTGAAAGTTAGATTCTTCGTAATCCATTTGATATGGAGTCGTGTCAGAATAAATTTCTGACTTCAGGCATTCTACCAGAGACTCAAGGTTTCTGACAATTAGCTTAACCTTTTCTACATCCATTTTTATCAACCGTTTCAAAGGTAATTATAGTTAAAAAAAAGAGGGGTGTCAAGACCCCTCAGATTTAAACATTTTTTCAAACCATTCCACTAGATGAATACGATAACATGACCAGTATCGACACCCACGATATGTTAAAAGATAACAAGCTGGACTTCTACTGTCCTTATCCATATCATCATAGTGATAATGGTAATCTTTCATTATCTATTGCCAACTAGTTGGGCAAGTGATGCTTCATGACGACGTTGCTCTTTTTGCTTCTGCTCTTTAATGAGTTGAAGTACATTAAGTTTTTTCATCACTTATGACCCTCCTTAGTAAACTTAACACCACGATAGGTTTCGTTATACTGTTGGGGTTGCTGCATCATCTGCTGTTGGTATTGAATACGCTTTTCGGTATTATATTCAACGCCGCGATATACTACTTTAGACATTAGAATTTCCTCCAAAGAAATGAGATTTTTAGGTCCCGTTCCTTCGGGCGGTTTGCGTTCGCTATTTGCGAATAGCGAATGAACGTACCGTTCCGCCGTCCTACTTGCGTCAGAGTTTCCTCTGATGAACGTAAGGTCATCATAGACCTCTTGACGTATTTAGTCAAGAGGTCTTGTATAATACTATACAATTATTAGATCAGATAACTTTTTAGAATTATATATTAAAAAATTTCGACATCTTAAATGATATTCATTTAGCTTTTCTTCGGGCAAATCTGCTGGATGACATTCTTTGTCTTGGTCAGAATACAAATCTATAATTAAATTTCTATATTCATCGTTGATTTTTTCCACAACATCTTTAGTATCATCTGAAAAATTATAATCAAAGATATTACACAAATATTTAAAATGCTCTAATGGAGATGGATGTCCTTCTACATAATTTTTATGGAAGATATTTTTGTCATTATAAGTTTTTATTCTAATATCATTTTTCCACAAAACCTCAGAATAACTAGGATATATTTTATCAATTATATTTTTATAATTTTTTTTTAATTTATAATAATTTTTATTAGTATGCAATTTATCATTTAATAAGTTTTTTATCGAAAGAAAATGGTATTGTGTTTTATCTTTCAACAAAGAATCTACAAGTTTTATATTAGACAAATCTCTCATTAAAAAATGAAAAATATCTGCTATTTTTTCAACAACAACTTTATCGTATATTGTGTTTGGTGAGTATATGTTGCCGTGGCATTCCCATCTATCGGTTATCCACCTATCTTCTCTTGTGATACTTGTCCAACAAACAATTACAAGATCATCTGAATTAAAATTATAATGTTGATCTACCTGAGAAATAATATTTGCTATGTATGTATTACCAGATGCACATTTACCAAAATTATAAAATTCACATCCAGTAGTTTTATTCAATTCAAATCCAAGTATATTTGCCCACGTTGCCCAAGCATAATCAGTAAAACTACACCCAAAAGTAAATAATCTTTTTGGAGAACTGGAATAAAGATTTTTTTTATTCATTATTTTTATACTATAAGAAAAATTTAATTTATATCAAAAAAGAATACTTGAGTAAGTCTTCCAGTTTCTACAGTATCACCAAAACCAGAAACTAAACTTCTATGAAATAAATCTCCTCGGTATAATACCAATCTATTATAAACATTCCCAATTATAGTGACCAAATTTTGATTTTGATCATATATTCCTGTCCCAGAATTTACATCAGCATTTGGAGTTAAATACAAAACTCCTGCCCATTCGGAATCATCTTTATGTATCCAACTATCATCATTTTCAAAGCATAGTTGAAATCTAAAACAATCGCGGTCTTTTCTAAAGATAATATTACTTGTTCCTAAAATTTTTGTAAATTTATCTTTAACCATTTTTTGATAATCTTTATCCGCAGCATCACTCCTTAGTCCAGGGAATGTTCCAGAATGTATGAATGGTATTTTTAATACAGATTCTCTCACTAAATTTGGATTATCTAAAAATTTATCTACTATGATAGTATCAATATTCATCTCTCAATATAACTTAATGTATGATTTTCAGACTTTAATTGTTCAATTATAATATCACATCCTATTTTAGGGTTAGATGTTCCGCACGTATAAACATCGCAAGCAGCCTTTCCCTCTTCTGGCCATGTATGAATGCTAATGTGACTTTCAGAAAGTAAACACAAAACAGTTACCCCTTGAGGGTCGAACTTTTTATAAACTGTCTGCAATACTGTAGCTCCACTAGCATATGCAGCATTTTCTAAAAGATCTATTAAAAATTCTGAATCGTTCAATAAAGAAAAAGAACACCCATACAAATTAAGTAGATAATGCTTGCCCATTCTAAACAACGAAAAAAAAGATTATTTTATATTTAGATTCATTTAAAAAGAGTTATTGTACAGATAAAAATCCATATCATATAACTCTAAGAATGAACTATTCTTCATACAATATCTGTTTAATATTTGATAACAAAAATTATAATTTTCCAATTTAAATTTATATTTTTCAATGGGATTATCATGTCGCAATTTAATATATTTTCCCACAAAATCAGATATTTTTTCTTCTAACTTCTCATCCATTTTTATAAGAGATAAATCAATGTCATACTTAAAGCAAAAATCAATAGATGATAGTTGAGGTCTTGTATGCCCATCAAATATAAATTTATTTCTTTTTAACTCAAGCAAAAATTTTTTTCTAGATCCCTTTATATCACCATCAAAATCTACACCAAGATCTTGATATATGTTTATGAATTCATTAATTCCAGAAATCCATCTAGTTTTTGGATCTCTAATAATAGTAAAAAATTTATAATCTCTATATTCTTTTGGTATATCAATATCAAATATTTCTTCTTTCTTTGGTTTTATATAAACTGGTTCAAAGTTTAAAGAATTTTTTATTGATGTAGATGCATTTTTATATATTGGAATATATGCTATTTTAAGTTCATCCAACTTATAAAAAACATCGGTTTCCCCGATAGCATCAATATCCAATTGTTCTTTAGGAAAATAATTAAATGATACTGAATTATAAACAGTATCATTGTATTTTTTCCAATCTAAATTAAGTATTTGGTCTTTCCATTTAGGAGATATCATCTTCACCGTATTCTTCTAATAAACTAGACACTTTTTTTTCGGTCCCATCAAGTGTCATAATTTTATATAATGAAGACTTCATATATTTTTTTATTTTTTTATACTCTTTAATTAATTTTGTAACTTCATCATCATTAACTATTACTGTTGCTTTATTCTTTTTATTCGGAGTTCCACCAAATCCTGTTGTCATTTTTTCTTTTTACCCTCCTTAGGTTCAATTCCCCAAAGTTTTGGATTAACTCTACCATCAGTCCATTTTATAGACTTTAAACCTTCTCTATACCTATCCCAATAAATATCAAAAATATCTGCACGTTTATTACAGATAACAATATCATATTGTAGATTATCTTCTTTGTAATATTTTACAAGATAGGAGTTTAATGGCAAAGTCTTGTCCTTTGCCAAAGATACATCACAATTTTCATGAATAATTTTACACATTAAGAGCGACCTCCCCAAACAACATCGGGATATGCTTCTTTAACAAGGTCAAAGGTGATTTTATATCTATCAGTTAACTTTTTATCTTTGACTAAGCACATAATTTCTGCTTCAAGAGGATGAAGTCCTTCCAGCATTTGAATGAACATAGTTTCTCTACGTAAAGAACTAAGTGCTGGATTTCCGCCTTGAAGATAATTATAAAAGTTTTGATATTCATTTCGAATAGATGTATGTCTTTCTCTGATAAATTCATCTGCCCTACTCAAACCTTCCACTTTTGCAGATTTAGATAGAGACGCAGACAAGGTATCATTAAAAGAAGATTGCTCTTCTACGCGAGAATATGGAACTTCACCTACAGGTAAAAGTGAAATAATAGATTCATCAAAATTCCAAATCAATATAGATACCAAAGCATCATTTCTATATTTTTTTAGAACTTCAACCTTATTAGCATTCGACCTTTGTTTTGATGCTAGTTCTAAAATTTCAAACTGAAAAGCATTAGGTTGAAGTTCCGTAATTGTAGATTTACTAGTTCTTTCAGTCGTCTTCTTCGTCTTCGTAGTCGTCATAACTGTTTTCAAATCGTACTGCTAAAATTTCGTCTGGAATAACATTTCCGTTTTCATCAAACATTTCGGGATGTGTATATGCGGTATAATTTCTTTCAATTAAATACTGTTTTACCATCCATCCGCATAATCCACCAACAAAAAAGAACATAATAGAAATTAATGTTCCTAAAGTAAGAGTTACTGCTAACATTTTTTTCTCCCGAGAGTTAAATCTTTTTTACATCAAAGATAAATTGGAACTGAATATGGAACTCTCGTTTGAAGAGAGAAACCATTTTACCAAACATTATCTCAAATGTTTTTGGCGTTAATGAATTTTCCCTCCTATTATTCTGTCTTAACATTAACTCAAATCCCCGATTAATTTCGGGTTCATGATTATTTAGTTTGCTTTTTTCTTCCTGGTCTTCTATCATTACTATATCTCCAGGCATCTTCTAAAATACCATAAAGGTAGTTTCTAATTTTTCTTGCTTGTGGTTTAGGAATATGTCCATATGCTTCCCTAAGAAGTTTATGTTCATTATCAGAACCACCCTCCAAATATTCATCTAAATCCATAATAATATTATTAATATTATTAGCGGTTTTACTCTCAATGAATGTTTCAACTTGATATCTTTTTGCACTATTAACTTTTAAATAATCATAAAAATTTAAAACAAATTTTCCATTAAAAGCAAGGTCAATAGCCTTTTCAACATCATGATGAACATCGAAAAGATTGTCGGTCATTAAATTCATGTGCTCTCAGATTAAATTATATATTAATAATAAGAATTAAACAGTTGCTTTGATTCATAAAACCAAAGATAATCTAAAGATGAGTTGTTTAATGTTTTAAATGCATCTTCAGGAGTTTCTACTAATGGTTCCCCAGCAAGATTAAAACTAGTATTTAAAAGAATTCCATGTCCGCTAATTTTTTTAAATTCTAGCAGAAGTTCTTTCAAGTGTCCACTATTAACCGTTTGGACTCTACAGGTTTTATCGACATGAGTTACACCTGGAATTATATCAGTTTTTACTGGAAAGCACACTGTCATAAAAGGATTCGATTTTAAATCTCTCATATCAAAATATTGGTCAGCATCCTCTTCCAAAACTATAGCAGCAAAAGGTCTATACCATTCTCTTTTTTTAATGCCATTAACTATTTCTTTTGCATTAAGGTTTAACGCATTGAATAAAATAGACCTATTGCCCAATGCCCGCTGCCCAGATTCAGCAAGATCATTATATATTGCAACAGATTTATTGGTATATAAAATTTTGGCAAGTTGTTTTATATCTACAGTAGTTCCTTTATATTGTGATATGTCATATTTAAAACCATGAACAAATGTATTTTTTATTGGAATTATTTGTGAATCTTTGGTTATCTTTCTATATGCATACATTGCTGCACCTATAGATATCCCACCATCATCACAAAGAGGTTCAAAATAAAAATTGATATTGGGAAATCTTTTAGTTAATAAATGATTGGATATTATATTCATTCCATATCCACCACTTATGCAGACATTTTTTATACCAGTTTTTTCAATAGAATTTTTTACTAACTTACAAATAGCTTCTTGTGTTTGAACTTGAACCTCAAGACAATAATCAGCATAAAACTGATAATTATCTTCTGTAATTTTTACATTCTTTCCATTGTCAATTAAATTAAAAAACAATCTTTCTTCAGCATCATTTAATAATACTATTGGTTCATCTATTGTCTTATCAAAAAAATTAATAAAATCTGGAATTCTATTCCCATATGATGACAACCCCATTGCCTTACCACAATCATCAATGGTTTGCCCCATAATCATTGCAACACCATCATATAAATTACCTATTCCATATTGTGATTTACAAATGTATCGACACCCATCAATACTTTTATCTAAATTTTGTGGAATAGAACTATGATGGTTTTTATAAATTGGAGTTATCTTATCTGGATATTCTAAAATATAAACAGATTCACACTCATGCATATTTTTTAATATTGCTCCAGAAGAATCTACTACTAGCACTACGCTTCTTTCAAATCCACTATTATAAAAAGCAATTGATGCATGATATAAGTGATGATGAGTATTAGAATTTATTAATATTATATTTTTATTCTTTTGCTGAATTATTTTATTTTTATCATCCTTTACTTCATTAGTATCATTAGTTCTAAAAATAAAATAGTCACACTTATCTACAAAATTTTCTAAACAAATTTTAAATATATTGTCTATCTTTTTGTCCTTCTTTACTTTAGAGAATCTTTCTTCTTTTAAATAATGTTCGATGACACCATTATTTAAAACAGTTGCCGATGCATCATGACCATCAAAAATTGATAAAATTCTCATAAAAGTAACAAATAAATATTGTTATAATAATTTATATTATAAGTGCATGAGTTTAAAAGATATCTTACTAGGCACATTTAATAATTTAGAACCAGTAGATTTACCTCCATGGTTAAACAATCATATTACAGAAAATGAATCTACTATAACTTCATACATTTGGAAGACTGATAAAATAAGAAGGATAAGGTTGTGTGAATTAAATATAAAAAATAAATTTTTTGCAGAGTCTTTGGTATTATATCCAGACTTCAACTACGAGTTTCCGATTCTTGGTACTGAATATTTGGGAACCTCAAGTAAAAAATATTTTGGAACTATAGACTTCCATCCATTGAAATCAGATTCAGAATATAATTCAAAGTATATTGATTCATACTTATCAGATTTTGCAGATAGAAAAAAAGAGCAATCTAAAATATATGATTTAAACAAATACTTTTCAAAAAAATTATGGCTTAAAAGTTCTGATGTATGTTTTTATAAAGAATACATAGATCAATTTACACAATATATATTTCAATATAAAAAATGTGTAGAAAATTCAAAGAAGACAGAAGTATCATACCTTTATCAAAAAGGATATGATTACCATCTGTCTTCTACAGATCCAGCTTATGGAATTTTAAAAGCACATTATAATAAAGAATTTGCCGAAAGATATATTTACAATTTTTTATTCGACCTACACTAAATTCTGCTCTTTTAAATACTTCACTGTTTCAGTACAACCACCAAGATGTTGTTGATCATTTAACAATACTTGTGGGAATGTAGCACCTTCACCAAATTCTGCATAAAATTGGTTACGGGTAAAATCATCATCCAACTTATAAACCTTATGTTCAAGGTTTGCCAACTTTAAAACTTCTTCAACTTTGGTACAATATGGGCAACCATATTTAGAATAAACTGTAAATTTCATCATTATCTGTTCGTGGTTTTTCCTAAAGCGACTATGTTTATATCTGTTGATGTAGCCTTCGCAAAAATAATTTCTCCAGCACCCAATTTAATGTCGTTCTGACAAAAATAATTTCCAGGATCAACTCTCTCATTATATACCAAATAATGATTTGAGCCAATGGTTGTACCGATACCAACGCTAACCTCTACGTAATCTGGCGATGTATTAGTTATGTATAAATTAGCATCAGTTTCAAGTATAGATACTGGAATATTGAATACCGTTTGTCCAGCACCAATTTTAACATTAGTTACTGGACTAAAGGCAGATAAAATTCCACAAGTTGAAGTTGATAACCCAACTTCGCTACCACGGAAAGTAAATTTAACATTAGGCAAATCTGCTCTAACAACTACAGACTCACCATCTTTTAAAAATATTTTATCGGAGACAAATTTTTCTCCAGTTGGAATTGTATGGTTATATATAATGTAATCTGAAATTAGTAAATCACTTATATCATTGCTCCCCAAAACCGCAACTCTAATTTTAACGGGGAAAGAATTCATATTAACCACATATACACTACCTTCAGAAAAATTTGAAGATGGCGAAGTATATAATATTTGTGGGAAGTTATTTATTGTAGAATATGAGGCTAGAGATCCAAAGGACATTGATATACTTTTAGTCTTTTTTATGTTATTATTTATTATAATAGGAGAATTATGATTATACTTACAGGATCATCTGGTTTTATTGGTCAACATTTTGTAAATAAAATCAGTACAAATGAAGACATACTATTAATAGATCAAGAAGATTCTTGGAGATTATTAAGAGAATTTGAAGATTGGGACAAAGTAAGTCTTATCATACATCAAGGTGCAATATCATCGACTACAGAAAAAAACTTACAAAAATTATGGCATTATAATGTAGCATTTTCTTGTGCCTTATTTAATAAAGCAATCGAATATAAAATTCCAGTAAAGTATGCATCTTCAGCATCAGTATACGGAAACACTAATGGGCAGATTAATCCATTAAATCAATACGCAATTTCAAAACTTCAAATTGATTATTGTGTATTAGATAACTTAGACCAATTCCAATTGATTCAGGGATTCCGTTATTTTAATGTGTACGGTGATGGAGAAGATCATAAAGGAAATCAAGCAAGTCCAGTTAGTAAATTCACCAAAGAAATTAGAGAAACTGGAGAACTTAATTTATTTGAAGGATCAGACAAATTTCTTCGTGACTTTGTTTGTGTTGATGATATTGTTGATATTGTTTTAAACAATGATGCACCAAGTGGAATTTATGACATTGGCACAGGAAATCCAATTTCATTCCAAGAGGTTGCAGAATTAGTTGCAAAAAAAGAGAATGGTAAAATTAATACCATTCCCTTCCCAGATCATTTAGTTGGTAAATATCAAACTTATACTTGTGCAGATATGAGTTGGTTAAAAAATTATAACTTCAAGTCTGTTGCTGAGTATTTACAAGTAAATTAAAACTAATAGTCCTTCTTTCTAAAAGACTTTTTTGTTTAGTAACCCAATGCATAAGGTTACTGGGAAACAAAAAAGTCTTTCCTATTTTCTGCTCAGGTCTATGATGCTCATTATTCCAAATAAATTCCAAATTATGTAAATCATACCAATCCGAATCTTCTGGTAAATCCAATATCGTTATTCCAGATATATGTCCAGCATGATCATGTGGTGGTGTATAGTCATTTTGAAAATATCTATTAACCCAAACATCAACAAATAACTCTGAAAAATGTGAATTGTTAAAATATATATCCGCACTATTCACACCATGAACTTTCATATATTCTTCAGAAGCATTAGCAATAAAAGATGAAAATCCAATAGTATCTAATTGATCACTTGTCAAATATACAATCTCAAATCCTCTTGATAATAGATCAGGAAATCCTTGAACTTTACTATGCTTAGAGGAACATAGTTCTTTTGTTTCTTGATCCATATTATCAATGAAATTATTAAAATTATCCACCACATTTTGTGGGCAAAAACATTCAAAAATGATAGGACCAAACGGTTTAGTTACATTGTATTCTAACATTTTATATCCGTATAATTGATAAATGAAGTAGCAATGTATTTGTCATTAGATATTGGCATATTACCTTGATGTGGAAATAAATAATTACAAGGAAATATTAATACTTTACCCTTTTCTGGTTTAACTTTTATATCATAATGTGGAAATTCTGTCTCCCCACCTTCCACAACATCATTTAAATACATTATAATTGCAAAAATCCTAGTAACATTACCACCAGCATCTTGATCAACATGAGGTTTAAAATAACCTTCATTTTTTTTATAAACTCTTATAGAATAATCTCTTGCACAAATATTTGTTTGAGGTGCTGGTCTTATTTCTGAATAAGTTTTATATGTATCAAATATAATATTAGTCATTAAATGAGACACTGGATCCTCTGGTAATGGATTAGATTGCTTCGCTTTTTTAAAATCCATCATTACATAATTATCATTTTTTCCATTTAAAGTTCCAGAAACAGTTCCATCTAATTGTAGATGAGAATTAGTTTCAAACCATTCTATCATCTCATCACATTTTTGATCAGATATAAAATTATTAAATTCAACAACTAAATCTTTTATATCCATAATTTAATCTCCTTTAATAACCCTGTAACTATCTTCTTCAAAATGTTGAGTAGAAAATTCAAATAATTCAGTATCTTCTAGGGCATACATTCTATGTCTAAGTCCAACTGGGACATGGAATTTTTCTCCTTTTTTAAGTGTTCTTTTTTGTGCTAAATTAATATCATCATCATACCCATAATGAAGTATCAATAATCCAGATTGAACATAGAAAGTTTCATCTTTAATTTTATGATAATGCCAAGAACACTTTCTACCTTTTACAAAATATAAAAGTTTACCACAATATTGTTCTGTATTTACAATCCACTTTTCAAATCCCCATCCTTTGGGAACAAATTCAATTGAAGAAGTCATTGTCTTTTATTGCTTTATCATCTATATAGTAGTCTGCTGATGGTTTACCCATTATCAATTCATGGTATTTACATCCCCATAATTCTAATTGCATTTTAGTTAAATTATAAAATTTATCTTTCGCTTTTTGAGCATCATCATTATATCTACCCATTCCTCTAGCAGTAAAATATTTTATTGTATGCCCATCTTCATAAAGTTGATTGATTTTTTCAATTCGTTCTAAATGAGGCATACTTCCCTCATAAGCACATACTTTACATGCTCCATTTTCACAAATTGTACCATCAATATCAATACAATATATTGCCATTATTTAAACTCCTAATATCATCTTCTGATAATGTATATGTACCAAAATGTTGAACAGCAATTGCTGCTGCTTTATTTGCATATTTAATAGATTCAGAAAATCTAAATCTATCTTCTTTACATGTCAAGTAAGAGTATACAAATGCTGCTAAGAAGGTATCACCAGCACCAACAACATCAAATACATTTACTTTTTCCGATGGATATGTATATCCCAAGTATTTAACTCCATCACTACCCATAGTAACAATTAAATGTACATCCTCTGGATAAGATATAAGATTATTATATTCTCTCTGATTTATTTTAAAAATTACATTCTTTTCAGTAAATAAATCCCGTTTTTTAGTATCAATAAAAACAGGACCATTAAAGTTCTGACAAATTACTTTAAGGTCGTCAGTTGTAAGAAGACCTTTATCATAATCAGATACAACAACTGCATCATAAGAAAAATGCAAAAAAGCACTCCGAACCTCAGAGGGTTTAATCGGAGATACTTTTACATCTTTATCAATTCTTAAAAGTTGTTGTTTACTACCATTGTGAACTACTCTAGTTTTTTTAATAGTTTCTTTATTGGTTATATGAACTACATTAATACCAAAAGATTCTAGATTATTTTTAACATTAGAAGACATTCCAGAATGAGTTTCAGTACAAATATACTTAAGTATTGGTACTGGAGCTTCTGGACTAATGCGTTCTACATCACCATAAAGATATTCATCTTCACACTTCTCCCCTATTAACAATACGTTCAATTGTGTTTGTAGTTGAGTATCCATCTAATCTATTAAAAAATTTTAATTCTTTTGCATGTTCAGATCCAATAACTGTTTTACCAATCCAATCTGAACCTACAACCATTATATCAGGTTCTATACTTTTAACCAAATATTCTAATTCTTCATCTGTATTGAATAGAACAACATAATCTACAGATTTTAAATTAATTAAAAATTCTGCCCTATCATTTTGATTATTAATTGGTCTTGATTCTCCTTTTTTTTCTTTAACTCTCTGATCAGTATCAATGGCAACATATAAAATATCTCCTTTTGATTTGGCATAATTTAACAGTTCTAAATGTCCTTTATGCAAAATATCAAAAGTACCATTAACGAATATTTTTTCCATTTTTTCCATTTAATTCTTTAGTAAAGGTTTTAACAAATTCCGAGTGCAAAATAGAATTTTTATGTTTTTCTATTTCATTATCATGAAAATTATTTACTAACTCATATGAATGTTTGGTATCAACACCATCTGCAAATTTTGGAATAAAAGATGTATTTAATTGACAAAGCCATATACTCCAGTTATTCCCATCAAACATTTCTGTTCCACCATGAGGAAAACTATATGGGTTATTTAAAAATTCATCAATAAAATATTGATGTGTAGTATTAACCGTATGTTCTCTTTTTACCCATTCCCAAAATTTACCAAATCTATTTGTATTGGAATAATGCATATTAACAAAATCAACTGCAGATTCAAAAAAACATTTCATCTTACAATTGTATAGATTAATATCATCATAATTATAATGTGCTTTTTTCAATCTATCCCCGAGTTCTAAAATACCCGCACAAATAAGACCAACACCAGTGCTTTCTAATGGTTCAATAAATCCAGCAGATAATCCAATAGACACCACATTATTATCCCAAAAATTTTCATGGTAATACGGAGTCCAATCAATAACTTTTAACGATTCTTTTTCTACTCTATTATCCCAATAATTTACAAAATACTCTTTTGCTTCTTCTATGTCAGTTACAGATCTATTAAAAACTAAACCAGAACCTATTCTAGACCTAACTGGTATATTCCAAATCCAACCATGTTCTACAGCATCACAAATTACATATGGACGCATTTCCTCAGATTCATTTTTATAAGGAATATGCCCAGCAATTGCAGTATCACAAAATAGTCTATCTCTAAGATTTACAGTTTTTGGTTTGGATCCCAAAAATCTTTTGAATCCAGTACAATCAATATACAAATCAGATTCTATTTTTTGACCATTTACCAATAATAAATGATTTATATCACCAGTATCATCCCTAATAATATCAATAACTTCAGAATTTATAAAATTAATATTATTTTTTATTTGAGATTGAATGAATTTTACCAATTTTCCACAGTCAATATGGAATGCATATGCTCCAATATTATTGGTATCTATTTTGTTTTCTTTTACAGAACATTCATATAAAGCAGATCCATGTGTTTTAAGACCAAAATTAGTTTTTGACCATAAGTTGAGTAAAGAAGATTTTAAAAAATCAAATTGAGGAAAACAAAAAGGATGCCAAATGTCATCATTTTGTCTATTCCAATTTGTAAATAGAATTCCCGATTTAAAAGTAGCATCAATTTCATCAAACCAGGATTGAATAGGAAATCCACAAAAATCCATAAAAGTTTTAAAACTAAGTAATGTTGCTTCACCAACTCCAACAGGATTTCCCTTTTCTTTATCAATAACTACAATTTCTGTACCAAACTGTGATTGTTTTAAAAAGAAGGCGGCACTCAACCATGCAGAAGTACCTCCACCAACAATAGTTATTCTTTTTACTGAATTAATTTTTTTCATTTTTTACATAAATTAAAAGTTCATATTCTGGAAGATACAAATATTCAATAAGACTATTTGCAAGAGTTCTGATCGCATCGTCCAAGGTTTCAACTAAAGGTTCTCCACCAAGATTAAAAGAGGTATTAAAAATAATTGGGCAACCAGTTTGATTATAGAACTCAGAAATGAGATTGTAATAATGTTTATTTTGCTCTTCTGTTACTGTCTGTATTCTACAAGTACAATCAACGTGAATAATTGCTGGAATTTTTTCCTCAATCCCTTCCTTGCAGTTTACTGCATACATCATAAAAGGAGAATCTTCCATTCCTCTTAGATCAAACCAGTCGTGAACGTGCTCTTGCAAAATAGATCCTGCAAAAGGTCTAAAGTATTCTCTTCTTTTAATTCTATTCACATGATCCTTACCATCTGGATCTCTAGGATCATAAAGAATAGAACGATTACCAAGAGCACGAGGACCAGCCTCCGATCTTCCCTGGAACAATGCAACGATATTTTTTTGGGTAATTAATTCAACAATATCTTTATAATTTGAACTCGATACTGATGTTACATTGTATTTTTCACAAATACTTTGAATTTCAGTTTGAATGTAAGTATATTCTAATCCAGTATAAAGATTATCAATTCTAGATTTGACAATACCATCTTCATTAAGTCTATGATGAGCAAGCAATGCAGCACCAATAGCAGTTCCTGCATCATTACTTACTGGTTCAACATAAAGATTAATTCCTTCATCTTTAAGTTGCTCAAGATACCAATAGTTTGCAACACAATTAAGTCCATATCCACCAGAAATAACAACATTATTATTTCCAGACATTTGAACTGCTTTACGAATTAAATCAAGAACCATCTGTTGTGATTGTGTTTGAATAGCATACGCCAAGTCACGACGATTTTCTAAAAGAGTTAGATCTTCAAATTCTTCTGGAGTTTCAAGAAATTCAAATCTTCCTTCATTAACAATTGCACCATTAGGATAGGTAGGGACAATAACATTTCTATCAGCACTCTTCCATTTTCCCCCACCACAATCAGTATAAATTTCTGGGACTTTATCATTTAATTTTCCATAAGGGAACAATCCCATGGTTTTACCAGCTTCAATAGGAGGCCATCCACAATATTGAGTTACTGCTTCATATGCTTTTGTAATACCAGCAGTTTCGTCAACAATCAATTCATAATTAGATTCCTCATCCTGATTATACATTTCGGGAATTTTGACAGAAGCCCATGGACCTCTACCCCCCTGATGTTTATAAAGAGTTTTGATATTTGCAGGATATTCACAACTAAAAATAGTTTCTAATTCCCATGTCATTTCTTGCTGTCTTCCAAAATTCATTGGAATAAAAGTTCCTGCACCATCAACAATAACAGCAACAGCACTCTCAAAACCAGAACGATAAAAAGCACAAGAAGCATGTAACTTGTGATGAATTTTACTTAAATCAATAACTTGAGGATGATCATAGTTATTTTCCTTTCTATCAATTAACCCAAGTTTTCTAGCCATACCAGTATACATATCATCCCCAGTAAAATCAATTTTACCAGCATCAGATAATGGTTGTGTATGAGCGATAACAAGATAGTCTAAGCGATTAGTATACTCTAATATTTTAACCATTGAAGCCAATGGTCCACCATCATACTTATGTCTAGACAGTCTTTCCTCTTCAATAGAAAAAACTAATTCACCATCTTTTAATAAACACACGCCAGAATTGTGACCTCTAGCAATAGCAGCAATCCATTGAGTCATTTAATTACCTCACTTAAGTTTTTTTAAAATATTATTAATTTCTTTATCTAAAGATTCTTTTCCACTAAAACCTTTATTTTCTTTTGGCATTAACACTGGATTTGATGGCATTTTCATATCAGGGGATATTGCCATTTTATCTTGGGGTTTGGGGCAACATGTTGATTGTTGTGAAGAAGTTTGCACCCAATCACCAGTATAAGCTACAGATTTACCCATTCTTTTTTTAACGGAAGCAATTACTTCTTGAACTTTTTTTGTGTCTAATTCCATTGCTTCATCATTATACCTATCAATTTCTTCATCTATTGAAATTCTAATAGGACTATATTTTCTTCTATCAAGTCCAGCATCAATAATATCAAAATCTTTTGAATTTGGATAAGAAATATTTTCGGGGTATGTAGACCCTAGAACAACAGTTGCAGTTTTACCAAATGCTTTAGCAATATGTTGCCCCATACTATCACATCCCAAAAAGTGATCGGCAGCATTAATAATACTTGCCCAAAGTCTCATATCAGTAATTTGAGGTCTTGCAACACGATATTTAGATTTGTCTTCATTTTTCTCAAGAGGAAAATGAATTTCACTCATAATAACTACTGCATAATCTTTCTTAAGTTCATTAATAATTTCAACAATATTATTAAGAGAAAAACTTCGTGAAGTGGAATCTGCAATAAAATCATTACCAACTTGTTCTACACTTCTACCAAATGGTTGAACAACCAAAACCTTATCTTTACCAGTTCCTGCCTTTATTTCTTCTACAGAATTATATCCCTGTAAAAGTTCCATTTTATTTAAAATTATTTTTGGATCTTGAAGTTCCCTAGGTTCTTCAAGATTGTTAATGATCATATCAAATGCTTGAGATAAATTACATTTTTGATTGTAATATTCCCAAATTCTATATGGTTCTGGACTTATACAATCTCTATGTTTAATTTCTTTTTCAAACAATCCTTTATGCCAACTATCAAATACTTTATTATGTAAAATAGGATGACCTTTATAGAAATCTGTTCCTCCTTCACAAACGATTATAAAATCGTCATGAGTTTCTGCATATTTTTCAAATGCAGGGATAGAGCATATTACTCTGCCAGCTCCACCATTAATAAAAAATGCTTTTGATCTCATTTGTGTTCAACCCCAGTATTAACTAATATTTGCTATTTTAATAGCTTAATTTGAATTATTTAGACCAATCAAAAAAACATAATTTGTGTCATTCTATCATAATCTTTGTACATATTTGGTTCTAAAATTGCACCATGAACCAGATTAGCGTCATATAATATTGCCCTATTATACTTCATTGAGCATGTATATTGCAACTTTGGTTTATTAATTGATCCATTTTTTTCTGGTTCAACCACAGAATAAAATCCAGTTCCAGAAATAGAATCTTCAGATCCATATTCGTCTGGAGTATTTAAATACACCAAGGATGCCCATTTATTATAAGGGCCATCAATATGACAGATTGTATCCCAATCTCTACCAGAATCAATAATTTCTTTGTCATTAGTAACATTAACAACAAATCTCATAGAATTCCATTTTTCATAATGATGAATTTTATCAAACTTAATATGCCATTCTTCATGTTGACACATTTGCTCAAATACAGGGCACATTTTATTTGCCATTTCAAACATTATTTCTGGTTCTTCTCTCCATACTCTTCTTCCTATTGCCCCAGCAAGAATATCTTTATCAGTATGCAATTTTGATTCTTTTGCCAATTTTCTAACTTCATCTGGATTTTTGTAAAAATCATCAATAATAAAAATTGGTTTTTTTATTATTACACTAGAATCAAAACTTACTAATCCACTATCAGTTGAAGTCCAAAATATATCTTGAACTCTTTCTATTTTTACTTTTAATTCAGAATTTATTTCAAACATTATAATAAAGGAATTGCTCCAAAATTTTCAGTTGGTAAAACCATTCCAGTATAATCACTTTCTAACATTATATCAAATCCAATTGTAATTCTTTTACCAGAATAATTTGATTTATTTACAACTCTATGAATATGTTTCCCTGGACCAAAATATATATTTCCACACTCATTTTCAATAAACCAATCTTCAAATTGAGTAATTGTATCTTGAGGTTCTATTGATACATATCCATGCCAACTAGAAGAGTGATTGTGCCAACCTAGGACTTCATCATAATCATGATAGTTTAACCAAGACTGTATCCAAATTATTTCATTTGGAAATTTATCTCTTACAATATCTCTAATTTTTTTATATATTACGTATAAATGTTTAGATGGAGAAGACACCCCAAAGATATTATAGTAGATATAGGATTTCGTAGTATCGAAAACCCCATATTTAACTAAATTATCTTGAGATGTCTTTAAATCTTTTATTATTTCTTTTTGATTTTCTTTAATATAGTCAAAATAAAATAATTTATAATTCATAAAAATTTATTACTCTTGTGATGGTGGTGGAGTTGATCCTGGAGTATTAGGGAACATGTAATAAGCAATATTTGGTTCAACACCAGATTCTTCTAAAACTGCAGGAAGGTCTCTTAATTTTTGACGATATTCAATCCACTCATTTTTAACTGATTGAGGCATATCTTCCGCGATTTGACCATCACTATTAGATAATAATAATGCCCTATGCTTTCTAATATCATCCCAAGTCAAATTAGTTACTTTATCATGAAGTTTTTCAATTGCATTATAAGGAGTAGCGACTGGTTTACCATCAACAACTTTAACACCAGTTTTGGGATATATATCACCAGGCATTAATGGAGTTTGATAAGTATACTGTGGATATCCTTCTACAACTGGAGACCCTGGATGAACTTGTTCTCCAGTATATTCTTCCTGAAGTTCATTAACAACAGGTCCTCTCAATTGGCAAATTAAAGGATTAGTTGTACAGTCAACTTCAAACCATTCTACAACATCGGCAGGAACTGGTCTACCATCTGCAATTTCATCTTCTGTTAAAGGACCATATTTTTCAGTTCCATCTTCGCCAATTTGAAGATAAATTTTATCTGGTCCATGATAAGTATATTTTCTAGTTTTACCCTCACTAAAAGAATGATCTACTAAAAATTCATTTGGTAATGGTAAATCAAATTCTACTGAAATTTGTTTCATGGTCTTATCTTTAAATTAAATTTGCCGTATATGTATATTTATAGGAAAGAAATCTTAACTAATCCAGGACCACCAGTTCCACCTTGCCCACAACAACCACCACAATAAGCAGTCATTCCACCTTGGCCCCCATGTCCATAAGGAACAGTCCAGCATCCACAACGAATCCAACATTCTTGAGTGCTTTGATGTACTTGTGTACCAATAAAAGGTGCTGGAGTAGGTGTTTCTCCACGACATTGACAATGGCAGTTAGAGCTGTGCAGATGAAATCCACCTCTATGATTACCCATTCCAAAATCACCACCATTTGAAGTTGGTCCTAAACAACAAGAAAAATCAGAAAAACAAGCTTCCTGCCAACTTCCATTGGCACAACCACCAATACCACCAATGGCACAAAAATTACTTAAATTAAATCCAGTTATATAAGAAGAACATCCTTGACAACCAATACATTCATTAGTTAAGCAAGGAAACACTCCAGCAGCACAAATAGTATATTGACATCCTGGTACAGTATCTATCATCTTAGCGTTATAATATCCGCCGCCTGCACCAGCATAATGTTGGCATCTTCCGTTAGAGCAGGCACCATGACCGTTTCCACCAGCACCCCATAGTTCAAAATAGACTCTTCTTACATTAGAAGGAACTGTCCAAAGACAGCAGCAACCAGTAGAACAAAAACAAGGTTGCCCATAAATCCATTGGACGGACCATGTAGCAAAAGAACTCAATGAAATACGATCTTCATTTATACTACCATCAACGATAGAAGAACCATCTACTTTTTTGTAACTTGCATAAGTTGCCATTGAATTTACTCCTTAAAAATATGTAATTCTAACAAGACCAGGGCCACCCATACCACCTTGCCCACAACAACTAGTACCACAATAAGAAGTCATTGCACCTTGTCCACCATGCCCATAAGGAACAGTCCAGCATCCACAACGCATCCAGCAATAATTAATTGACTGTTGTACGGTAGTTCCAATTAATGGTGCAGACCTTGGTTGTGTTTCTTGAATATGACAATGGCAGAATCCAACTGTAAACCACCATTCAACACCACCAAAAGTTCCTGCATGATTTTCATATCCAAAATCTCCTCCGTTATAGGCACCTTGAACACAACATTCCCATGCAGAATTACATTCAGTAGTCCAATCGGTATTAGCACATCCAGGAGATCCACCAAGGGCACAGAAGTTACTTAAATTAAATCCATTCATATAAGATACACATCCACAGCATCCTATACATTCAAAACGGCAACAGTTTCCATTTCCACCAGCACAAACTGTATATTGACATCCTGGGACAGTAGTAATCATTTTAGAATTGTATTGTCCACCACCAGCACCTTTATAGTGGTGACATCTACTGCAAGAACATGCTCCATGTCCACTTCCACCAGAACCCCAAAGTTCAATAAAAAGTTTAGTTACATTAGTTGGTACAGTCCAGAGACAGCAACAACCTTGAGAACAAGCTTCTGGTGGTCCAAAAAACCATTTTACACCAAAAGTCTTTCTAGTAGTTGGTGAAAAATTATCATTAGTTAAGGATCTTTCTGGTATAGATACCGCATCTACTTTTTTGTAACTTGCATAAGTTGCCATTGATTTTGCTCCTTAAAAATATGTAATTTTAACAACACCAGAACCGCCCGTTCCGCCTTGGCCACAGGCATTACCACAATAAGTGGTCATAGCACTCTGCCCACCAGCACTATAAGGAACTGACCAACATCCGCATCGAATCCAACATTCAGTCAATCCACCAACTACTCCAGGACTTCCTAAGAATGGTCCGCCACTAGAACAAAACTTATGACGATAGCAATGGCAAGCAAATGAACCAGTAAATGCTCCACGATGGTTACCCATTCCAAAATCACCGCCCCATCCACCAGGTACTAGACAACATGCACCCCAATCAGAATTACATTTTTCTGACCAATCAGCATTAGCACATCCACCAACACCACCAGCAGCACAAAAGTTACTTAAATTACATCCAGTAATAAATGAAGCACATCCAGTACAACCAACACAATCAAATTGACAACAAGGAAATACTCCACCAGCACATACGGTATATGTCCATCCAGGAGTAACAGAAATTGTTCTTGAGTTATAGTATCCTCCCTGAGCACCAGCCCAATGTTGACACCTACCATTAGAGCAAGCACCACTACCATTACCACCAGCACCCCAAAGTTCAAATGTAACTCTTCTTACACCAGAAGGAACTGTCCAAAGACAGCAGCAACCACCAGATGCTGCACCTAATCCACCACGAATCCACTGAACAGTGTAATTTTTCAGAGCAGTAGAACTAATTTTAGATTCTGGAATAGAACCTGCTACTATACTTTCTGTTAAAATTTTTTTATAACTTGAGTATGATGCCATTTTTATTACTTGGATTACTATTATTTAGTCTAAAGGAGGAGAACTTAATTCTCCTCCCTTTTATTATTAAACAGTAAAGATTCTCCAACCTTGTGTATTATCAAAGAATACTAATTCAAATGACGCACCTTCAGAAGTTACTGTCATGTTTTCAGCAAGTCCACCGATTGGTTTTCCATTTCTACCAATTGTTAAGTTATTAGTATCAAAGGTATTATTAACGTCAAATACCCTAATTGCATCACCCTTAACTGGAGAAGCAGGAAGTGTTAAAGTAAATGCACCACCACTTGTATTGCAGAAGTAAGTTCTCCAAGATGACGCAGTAGTATTTGTAGATACATCCACAGTTAACCATCTTCCAGCAGGAATCCATTGAGTTCCATCATAATATTCTGGAGTTTTAAGATCAGTGTTGTAACGGAATTGACCTTCAATTAAGTTGCCAACACCAGGTCTTTCAGCAGTAGTTCCTGTAGGAGGAACCATAGCCTCACTACCCATCTTATCTCTGGTAAGATATCCACGAACTGCATACTCAGTAGGACAAGCAGTATTGGAATTACCACTCATTGTCTCATCAGATGAGAATTCATTAATTGCTTCACCAATCTGACCACCAAGAGAACCGAGTCTCAATTCTGTAAGACCAGACAGGTTGAATGCAGAAGCATCAAGAGTTGCAGCACCAGTTAACTGGTTAACCGAGAAGAGATCACCTACACGGAAGTTACCACCTTGGTCAGTAGATACATAGAATACTTTACCTGGACCAAATGTATTTGTCTCATTACCCTGTTGAACAGTTGATTCGTCAACGTTAGGATAATTTGTTTCAGCTTTGTTTCCAGTACCAACAGATAAGAAGTCGTGACCAGTTAAACGAGCATTAGAGAACTTAGTTCTAATGTCTACGAATGAACCACCAGAAGCAGTACCAACACCAGATAGATAAGTAGATCTTGTATCAGGAGTAGCACCACCTTTTTCAGGAGAAATTGTAATGGTAACTCTATTGTTATAAGTTACTGAAGATAATCCACTAGAACCACGGTACTGAGTATACGATGAAGTAAATCCAGTTACATTATTAATAATATAGTATCTTACTTCCCCACCCGTTCTATCACTACCAATTCCAGTTGTAGTAAATCCGATAGCATCACCAACTAATGGTAAATTATTACCATCAACTTCATCAAGTTCAATAATAACACCCTTTTGTCCAGATACTGAACCAGCAGCAGTAGCGATTCTAAGAGCACCAGTTGTACCAGCTCCAATAAATGTTACCCACTCACCATTGACAAATGATGTTGTACCAATACCTGTAGCACCATAACCAGGCCAATACTTGAAGTAAATTCTATCTGCACTGGTTTGATCATTAATGAAGGTTGCTCTTGCACCAGAGGTTTCACCAATCATTGTCATACCGACGCCGATAGTTCCACTTATAGTTCCAACAACGGTATCTGCTCTATCACCAAAGACTCTACCAGTTCTTGGAGTTTCTGATGTAGAGAATCCAGAAGAGACAACACCATAATCACCATAAGAGTTGTTACCAGCGACAGAACGAATTCTAGATCCACCACCAGAATAGTAACCCCATCTACAATAATAGGTAAAGCAAGATACAATTTCTGCACCAGCATCCCTATCAAGAATGAATCCAGCACCATCACTCAGAACATTGGTATATGCATCGAATACCATTGTCTTGGCACCTTCATTATGCACTCCTCCATCAATGAATACACCGACGCCAGCACCACCATAACCATTAGGATCTGGATCACCAAATGAAGTACAATCCTTAACGTAAGGTGATTTATTTAAAATTGGTGAACTTGGATTGAATGCAAAGTAAACACCACAAGCAGTTGTTCCAACACCAGTTCTAACTGTACTTGCTTCTAATTCATAAGGACGGTTAACGTCATAATTAAATCCAACAAGACCAGATACATTCAGACCTTGAATTGTTGTTGCATCAGACAATCTAAACATTGTCTGGCGATTATTTGGAGTAGTACCATCAGTTGATAAACCAGCAGCAGGACGAATCTTAGACGCTCTAAGAGTAGATCCAACGATGCTTGTAAATGCTGGAACAGTAATTGGAAGTTGCTCAGCAAATTCAGATGCAGATAACTTAACAACTGCAGGTGAAAGGTTAATTACGTGACCACCACTTACATAATTGTGATAAATTGTAGATAGTCCAGCATTAACTTTAATAGTATTATTATCTACAATTTCACTTACTGTAAAATAAGATTCAACTACATTTCTTGGGAATACTGTGGTATCAAATCCAACAAATGCATTACCACCACTTACATAAATGTGGTTGATTGTAGAAACACCAACGTTTACTGCAAATGATGTTGAACTATTAACAGAAGTTACTGTGAAATTAGGTCCTTGAGCTCTTGTACCATCTGGGAATATTGTAGTTGTAATTCCAGATCCACCAGGACAAGTAAATTCTAAGTCTTTAAGTCTAACTACTGTACCAGGAGAAATTCCTGTTGCTCCAGTTCCAACAGTTACAGTACCAATACCAGATGTTCTATCATAAGTAAATCCAGTAACGTTATAACTTCTACCACCACTCAGACATTCAAATTCAATATCCTCAAGTCTAATGGTAATATTTGGATATAGAATTCCGTGCGAAGGAGCAGTAATTGTAGAGATACCAGTTAATGGATCATATACAAAGTTTGTGATAGATGTTACAGCACTAGCATTATCACAGGCATACTTCAGAGTTCTGAATGCCATATCAGGTGTACTACCATTATAAGTATCAGAACCAAGTTCTGGATCAACGTAGTAAATACGAGTAGAATCACCAATGGTCATCCATTGTGGAACACCCGATGTACTTACACCAAGAGACTTATAAGGAATTGTAGAAATTCCAAGTCTAGATGGGGCAGAAGAATCTCTAATTAAAATATCACCTTTTGTGGTTAGTAGGGCATTGGAATCTCCAATTGCCAAGGCACCCCAAATAGCAGCATTTGTTCCAGGAACAATTCCTTGGAATGAAGTTGAACCTATACCAACATATGCAGATGAAGAATATTCTACAACGTCATTTGCAAAATATTGAGTAGTTGATGAATATGTTCCAGCGTATCTTAATCCAGTATTAAATAAATCCCAAGCAGTTACTGCAACACCAACAACAGTAGATCCAATTCCAATGGTAGAACCAATTGCAGGATTAACATATTGTGCAGTAGTCGCGTTAAGTCTATATGTATTTCCACCAAGTCTTACTAAATCTCCTTTATAATAAATTGAATTTCCTTGATAGGTAGTAATTCCAGCAGCATTAATACCATCAGCAAGAACATTCCATTTTGTTCCCAATTCAACAGGAGGTACGACTCCAGCAGTTGTAGTAGTAATAGCTACGTAGCTAATACCATTAAATACTACAACATCTCCACTTTGGTAAATCTCGCCTGGGTCATAAGTTCCCTCACCGTTAAATCCAGAAACATATAATGTAGTATTTGTACTTCCAATACCAGCATTAGTAGCAATTCCTGAGGTAACTCTACGCTGTGTATTACCATCAAGAACTACATCGTTAATTTTATAAAAAGTCCCTGGAGTATAAGTACCAACATTTCGTACTCCTTCAGTATGTAAAGACCAATTTGATACGTCTACAGAATACCATACTTGTTCTGAAGAAGAAGAAGTATGGTTTGTAGTACAAACATAAGTATTTGCACCAAATTTTACAATGTCGTCAATAACATAAGCAGTACTGGGTGCCCACTCGCCTCTCCAGTTGAATTTTAGTCTCCCTAATCTAAAATCAGCCATTGTGTTTTAATTCCTTACTTTACTTAGGTCCTTGGGTATTATAATCATAGGTGCCATTAATTCTGGCAACGAGGTATCCATCATCATCGATGAGATAATTTAATCCTCTAAAATCAAATCTATACTGTTGGTATTTATCTGTTGGATGATTCGTATAAGATTTCTCTTCTGTCGTTTCATCTACATAATCAACACCATCCAAAAATCCAGGGTATTGAGTTCCATCTGTTCTATGAAAATCAGCAACTTCAGTACTTGCGGAACCAACTCTAGTATAATAAAGCATTCCAGTAGAGTCTCTACGCAATGCATGAACGACAAAATCGTTTGACTGCGTTACTGTCTTTTCTCCAGTTGTATTTGATCTACTTAGATGCATTGTCATGAGAACAGTCTCCAATAAGTTCCTTCCCAAATTAATTCTATATAAGCCCCAGATACATCACATACCAAAGGTGCATCAATATATCCAGTACTATCTTTTATTTGTTCACCACTTTGAGTATTCACCGTAAGATTATTTATACCCCAATAGTATTTGGAATCTGCTAATTGAATGACATCACCAACATATTTTAATGTTGGTAATGTTACAGTAAATGGACCGCCAGAAGTATCAGTAAAGTATTTAATATTAGTTGCCAAATTGGTTGTTGAACTAATTTCAGTCAATCTAGATTTTTGAACTTCAAATCCAGATGTTGTCAATCCATCATGCATTCTTATGACACCTTTTGTCGTATCATAAGTTACTTCTGCTAATGCCCCAGTAAATGAGGCATGTTCTGTTTCGGTCCCTTTACGAAGTTGTACTCGTTTGGTATTTGCCATTAAAAAGGGAAAAAATATTCTTAAGATTATTTATATTTTAGATTACATATATTCTTGGTGGCTTCTTAGGTTCTGCCTTAATCTTTCTATCTCTAGATTCTCCACTAATTTGAATTTCATCGTATCCATTATATAAACCATATGCAAATGCTTCACGAAGATTTCCATTAATTCTGAGGAGAGAACCATCGGAAATAACTCTAACTCTGAAGATTGTGGTGCTCTTACTTCCGATAGAAGTAATAAGTCCTGTTCCTTTATATGCTTCAGTATTCTTCTCTTCAGCAGTTCCAGAGAATCTGAAGAGTTCAGTTGATACTTCAGATACGGTTCTAGTTTCAGTGAAGGATACAAATGTAAAGATGGAACCAGATCCAACATGTGGAGCAGGAGTTGTAGACTCCTCACCTTTACCAGCGAATCTAAAGAGAATTGTTGATTCTGGAGGATTAGAACCAGATGCTTCAGTTGTGCTAGAGAATCCGAAGAGTGAACCAGTTCCAATATAAGATTCGGTATTCTTCTCTTCAGCAGTTCCAGAGAATCTGAAGAGTTCAGTTGATACTTCAGATACAGAAGTGGATTCTGTAAATGATACGAAAGTAAAGATAGAACCAGAACCAATATGTGGTGCTGGAGTTGTAGATTCTTGACCTTTACCAGAGAATCTAAAGAGCTCTTTAGAAGTCTCGGCATTAGAAATAGACTCAGATGCACCAGAGAATCCGAAGAGTGAACCAGTTCCAAGATAGGATTCAGTATTTCTCTCAACTGCAGTTCCACTAAGTTTAATAAATTCACCAACTTCTGGTGGATTATAAGAAACAAGTTCTGTTGCAGTTCCAGAGAACTTGAAGAGTTCTTTGGAGGTCTCAGCATTAGATGTAGACTCTGTTGTACTGGAGAATCCAAAGAGTGAACCAGAACCAAGATAAGATTCTGTATTCTTCTCAATTACATTACCAGTAATTCTGATTGGTTCTCTTCCAGTCTCAGTAACTCTGAGTCTAAAAATTGTAGTTGCACTACCTTCAATATTGACATTACCAGAACCAACGTAATTCTCAGTGTTCTTCTCAACTGCAGTTCCAGAGAATCTGAAGAGTTCTCTGGAAGTCTCAGCATTAGAAGTAGATTCAGTTGTGCTAGAGAATCCAAAGAGTGAACCAGATCCAATCTCAGTTGCTGGTGTTGTAGATTCTGTAGCATTACCAGTAACCTTAATTGGTTCTCTTCCAGTTTCAGTAACCTTAAGTCTAAAGATGGTTGTTGCAGAACCATTAAGTTCAATAGTTCCAGATCCATCTGGTCCTGGTGAACTTTTCTCAACTGCAGAACCAGTAATCTTGAAGAGTTCTGTAGATTCTGCAGGATTAAATACTGCAGTCTCAGTAAAGGATACAAATGTAAATATGGATCCAGAACCAATTTCAGTTGCAGGAGTTGTTGATTCAGCAGCATTACCAAAAATATGAACGAATCCAGAACCATTATGCTTAGGTAAGACATAAATTCTTGCCTCACCGCTAACGGTAATAGTTCCACTACCAGGATAATCTGGTGCAATCAATACATATGCTTCACCAGAAATCTTGAATAGTTCAGTAGATTCTGGTGGATTATAAGTAGCAGTCTCAGTAAAGGATACAAATGTAAATATGGATCCAGATCCAATTTCAGTTGCAGGAGTTGTAGACTCAGCAGCATTACCAGAAATTCTAAAGAGTCCTTTAGATTCTGCTTGTACAACAGTTGCTTCAGTTGTACTGGAGAATCCAAATAGTGAACCAGATCCAATGTATACCTTAGTTTGAGCATCAGTAGTTCCACTGATAAACTCAAACTTACCATATGGTCTTCTTGGAGCATCTGGAATAATAAATCCATAATCATCACGCTGCCATGGATATATGGTTTGATCACCAACTAATCCATAATCATCACCAACATCAACACATCCAAATTCAGATACTATTTCATCAGCATAAGTACTAATCAGTTCAGAAGAGTAATCAGAAATAGTGTCACAAGATGATTCAAATAGTGGAGTTTCAGTAATAAATCCATAATCATAAGATTCAATATCAACTATTGAAGATTCATTGTAGTGATATGTAACTCTTTCTGCATGTCCACTAATACTGAAGAGTGATCCAGAACCAACGTAAGATTCTGCATTTCTTTCAACAGCAGATCCAGAGAATGTAAAAAGTTCTCCTTGTTCTTCTGGATTTGGACCATAAGATTCTGCGGATCCACCAAGTGTGGAGAATAATCCAGATCCAACATAATTCTCAGTATTCTTCTCAACTGCATTACCAATGAACTTGAAGAGTTCCTTAGATTCTTCAACAACAGCAGTAGACTCAGATGTGCTGGAGAATCCAAACAGTGATCCAGAACCAACATAATTTTCAGTGTTCTTCTCAATAAGTTCACCAGCAATTCTGATAAATCCAGATCCATTATGCTTAGGTAATACATATACCTTAGCATTGCCATTGATGGAAGTTAACCCATCACCAATATAAATCTTAGTCTGACTATCAGCAGTAGTGCTAATAATTCTTGCAACACCATATGGGAATAGTGGTCTATCTGGTGTTAAGAATCCATAGTCATCAATTTCCCATGGATAATAAGCATCTCCAGTTATATTTTGATAATCTTCAAATAATGTTGGAGATTCACTTACAAATCCATAATCGATTCCTTCAACATTAACAATTGAAGTTTCATTATATGAATATACCCTGCTATTATCTTCAATGTTGCTAAAGGTAAGTACCCTATCAACTTCATTAAAGATAACAATATAATTTGCATTACCTCTGACTAAAATATCCTCATCACTAATACCAACTTCATCTCTTACTGCACTAAATGTAGTTGTACTCTGTACTGAGAATAGTTTTCCTGTTGGAGATTCTGTAAATGTAGAAGTTTGAGTAGCACTACTAAATCCAAATAGTGATCCACCACGGAATCTGTCTGGATATCTATCCCATCCACCATCCGCCTTGTAGTGCATCCTAATTTGGACGCGAGGAGTTCCTTCAAGAGTAATCTTTCCAGATCCATTAATTTTTGGTGTTGAATAATCTTTAGCAGTACCAAGTAGTCTTGGTTGCTTATTACCCCAAGATCCATCATAATTTGCAAATATAAAGCTCTCTTCACCTTTACCGAATAATTTAAATTTACCGTAAAGATTAACGGTAATATCTTCAGTAATAAGACCCCAATCTTCTGCTTCAGAGTCCCATCTTTGAATATCTTGACCTTCAGTTATTAATCCAAAGTCTTCTGTTCTAGAAAGAGCTTCAGTAATAAATCCATAATCATCACTATTAAGATCAAGTTTAGAAGAGTCATTGTAATCATAAGTTATAGATTCATCTGCCGTTCCTTCAATATCAAATACTCTATCTCCTTCATAGAATACTGGATAAGTAACAGCACTTCCTTGAATTTTCAACAAAAAGACAGACTCTGGAGAAGAAAATCCCACAGAATCTGTCGCTTTGACGCGAGGGAAGTTGACAATGCCGTTACCAGCAGAAGCCAACGTAGCCCTAACAGTAGCAGCACCTTCAATATCAAAGACTCTATTAACAGGATTAAATATTACTTCAGTTGCTGCCCTACCAAACAGAGCAAATTGAACTCCCCCAACACTAACTCGGATTAAACGAGAATCTGCAAAATCACCAAAATTAATTTCCCCATAAGGAGATCTTGTAGTATTAACTTCTAACGTACCATAATCTTGTATTTGATACCATAATTCAATGGTAGCGGTTATTTCTCCATAATCTTCATCTTCAGTTATTGCATCAGATATACTTCCATAGTCCCATACATCATAGGTAACTATAGAATCTTTATTATAATCGAAAGATGTTTTTTCTTCGCTATATGTAGATACAAAATATCCTGGATATGACCCTAGTAAATCGCCATCATATCCGTCTGTAATATTTAAAGTGGCAGAAGATGTGTAGGAGTATACTGCCATTTAATTCTACAATCTTAAATTGTAGATCTATATGTTTTATTTATTGTAAATTCCACGAGGGAATACTTGACCAGTTTGAGGTCTTCTTCCAGTTAATGTACCAGGACGAGAATTATCAATGATCATTCCTGATATATTCCCCATTGGAATTGTCCCATTTGTTGTTGTAACAGATAAAGCAACACCAACTATATTAGAATAAATTGTCTCTGTTGATGCAATTCCAACTCTTGCTGTTGTTACTGATGCAAAAGTAAAATTAGCCATCAAACAGTCCTCGCACAGAATAAAATTCCACGAGTCACTGTTGTTTGATTATAAGATCCAGTAATTACAGTATAAACTTCACTGGGACTTATTGTAATTGTATCTCCCTGTTGAATATTTGCACTTGCAGCATTGTAATAAAATTGAATCAAAACAAAGTCATCTGGCAAATAGTATGGAATAGGAAGAAGGCATCCACTAATCGGCAATCCTTTTATAACGGCATTAAAGTTTGCATCTGGAGACACTCTTTCATTTCCACCATCAGTATTGGGATATCCACCACCATAAGTAAGAACAGAATCATTAGACCTATAATACATTCTTGTGGTATACGGAGTCATGTCAAATGGATATGCAGTCGATTCTATAATCCAATCAACATAATTGTCCGAACCAGAAGTGTATCCCCTATTATCTTGATAAGGAAATTCTGCAGTTCTTTTTGCTCCAGAATTAAGATTATCTGGATCTTTGGAGCTCAAATAAGTTCTAAACGTTAATGTTGGATTTGTTGTATTCCCAGTTGTAGGATAAATCACAGTCATTCCACCAAGAAATACATGATCCAAATCCCAAATATCAGTAGTAAAGTTGTGGAAAAACCAAGTATCAAAAGTATTTGTAGTAAGATGTGTTGATGATAAATTAGATGCTCTATAAGAAAATACTGCAAACCTAGGGTCAAGGTTAGATTTAAATACATTTAAATCCAAATTAAATCCATAATTTGTTCCGTGATTAACAGTTGCCAAACGCATAATCTGGGTCGTCAAAGTGGCATATTCTGCCAATGACATTCCACTGTCCCTTATATCACTTATATTATTAGATGGGTAATCTAAAAGAGTAGATCCAGCAGCTCTTTTGGGAGACGCTGTTCCGCCATGATAATCGGAAGTGTCGGTATTGTTATTATCAACGTTACCATAATATTCCCCACCATAGTAAGAACTATATCCACTACATGTTACAATATCAAGATACCCAGCAGTATATTCTCTAAAAATACGATAAGTAGATCCATACCGTTTATTATCTTGTATCTTATGATTTTGAACTGCCCAAGGATAAGTTGTTGATAAATCTTTATCCCAGAAAGTATTTGTTGATCCTATTCCAACTAATGTTCTATCACCAGGATTTCCACTCCAAGGTTGAACAATCAATCTACCCATTTCTGGTCCAAGATTACTCCCTGTACCTCTAAAGGTATATGTTCCTGCTTGTCCGATTTTAGGTCTAAAAACAATAAAATTATTATATGGAATACCACCAGAATTTTGACCTGCAATCATTCCACGATCTCTATTTGTATTTGTATTACTTGTCGTATATGGAGTTGGATTTGCAAGAGCGGGATTAAATGAATTAGTATAACTATTACCAATACTTACCACATCACCTTCTCTTACGGTAATATGAGTTTGACCTGAACCAATTACTCCATTTCTATCTGAACCCGAAAATCTCCACGTATAATCAGTTCCACCATAAACAATATTTGTTACTGCTATAGAAATATTAGTTCCACCCGTTACTGTTTCATTTACACAAACTTTAAACGATAAGTCTGCTGCACCACTTGAAATTCCACCGATGCTATTTCCATCAAGGACAATTAATTCACCACCAGTATATCCAACACCAGGACGATTTACAAGAACATATCTAACCCCAATAGTGTCTCTATAAACAAAAAAGCTAGCATTTGTTCCAACACCACTTGTAGATTTTTGTCTGACATCGTAATAATACTCGGTAACACCAGTATTACCACCACCCCAAAAACTACTGAGTCCAACAACTTGACCAGTTTCAGTTCCAGAATGCCAACCTAACCAAGTTAAAGCACTCTCCATCTGACTAATAACATCAGATCTTGCCCAACCTGGATTAACTCTAAAAGTATTTGTAGAGATTGCCATTTATCCTTATGCCTCCAGTTGAAGAATGGTGAGATTTGCGGTGATTGTTTGCGTCGAACCAGATAAATTGGTTATAGCAACATAAATTTTATCGGTGACGGGAGTATCCATATTGCCACCCATAACAAAAGGAGTAATTATTTGTTGAGTTGATATTCCAGTAGTTACAACCTCAGCAATCACTCCACTTCCAGGTGCTGGATCTTCTCCAACACTTCTGGTCACATCGTTCGTTCTAGATGTACTATCAGTATATAGTCTTATCCATCCTGCGGTAGATAATCCAACTTTCATTAATGAATAAGATTTAAATCCAGTAATATCAGTATTACCAATCCCAAGATTAGGAATTGATGTAGTTACTCCACTAACTGTTATTCTAGATTGTAGTGAACCACCAGATGATGATACAGTTGCTATACCAGAACTGAATGTAACATCAAGTCCAGTTCCAAAATTGACTGTTACTGCAGATCCAACATTTACATTATTATCTTCAACTACAATACCAGTTCCAGATGCAGTTACATTTATTAAAGCAGAACCATCAATTGCTGGCAGTGATCCTGTAAGTTGTGCAGCTGGAAGATTTGTAAGTCCAGAACCAGATCCAGAGAAGGAAGATGCTGTAATAATTCCAGAAGTATTAACACTTGCTGTAGCAATTAAACTAGAAGATATTCCCGATGAAGTTGCGTAAGTAGAGATTCCTGATGAACTAGCATAAGTAGAAATTCCTGATGAAGTTGCATAAGAAGAAGTTGTAGAAATCCCAGCAGTAGATGCATAAGTTGCAATACCAGATATATTTGCATAAGTTGCCAATCCATTCCCAGAGACAGTAGCAATGCCAGAGGAAAGAGTAACATTTAAGTTAGATCCAAAATTTACTGTTGCTGCAGTTCCTACAAGAACATCATCATCTTTGATTTGAATTCCAGACCCTAGAGCAGTAATTCCAGTTAATAAAGATCCATCTCCAGAAAATTTAGTAGCATTTAAAGTTCCAGTAGTACTTATACTAACAGCAACAAAACCATTTGCAGCAGTTGCATCATCTTCTCTAAAAATTCTAAATTCATTATTGGATGAGTAGTTATCAATACTCCAACGATAAGAGGATGATGGTTGTCCTCTAAAAACAATTCTATTATTGGAACCAGAATCTTGTTGTATCTGTATTCTACCAGAAACAGTTAATCTATCTGATGGATCGATTGTACCAAATCCAACATTACCACTTGAATTAATATACTGACGAATATTACCCGCACCATCAGCAATGACTACATTATTTGATGATGTTCTAATATCTAATCCAGTCTGTCCATTATAAGAACCAATGATTACATTATAAGATCCCGTAGTTAAATTTTGTCCAGCACGATCTCCAAGTCCAATGTTATATTGTCCAGAAGTTACTGCATAATAGGAAAGTTGTCCAATAGCAATATTATGACCAAGACCACCATTGTTTAGTCCTAATGCCTGATCTCCAATCGCAACGTTTGCAGAACCAAAACCACCAGTTAAATCTCCAATTTTTATATTTTCCCCACCACTACCAAACTTAATTCTAGTTGGAGAACTTATTTCTCCAGTAAGAATAATATTACCAGTAACAGAAACATTACCTTTAACTGTTAATTTTTCTGTTGGTATAGTTGTTCCAATTCCAACTGCAGATGTTGTTCCAATTCCAGCAGTTCCGCCTTCAAAAAATCCTCCTCCACCACCTGCCAATACAGCAGTTACAATAGCAACATTCCCTGTTTGCTGAACAATTATATTACCACCAGCAACAATAGATGAGATGCCATCAGTAACGATTCCAGTTACATTAGAAGCATCACCATATAACTTTGTTCCAGTTATGATACCAGCAACATTTATATCGGACCCAATTCCTAATGGAAATGTTACAGATCCACTACTACTAAAAATTCTTATTGATTGTTGATTATCTGGAGAAAGAATATAACCAGAACTCGACTTAAGACTTTGTGCTGTTAATATTCCAGTAAACTCTGCATCATCAGCAACAAATTTACTAGCAGTAAGAATACCAACATTAAGATTTGGTACTCCTGTTAGATTAGCAGCAACAGTGGCAAATCCAGCAACAGGAGAATAACTCGCTATAGAAGCAGATCCAGATAATGAGGAATATGTTGATATTCCAGAAACAGAAGCATAAGTAGCAACGCCAGAAACTACAGCATACGTTGCAATACCAGAAATTGATGAATAAGACGCTACACCAACAACATCAGCAAATGCTGCAGTTTGTGCTTGAACAGCAGATCCAGAAGTTGATGCATATGTTGCAACTCCAGCTAAATTAGCATAAGAAACTATTCCTGCAGTAGCAGCATAAGTAGCAATACCAGAGGTTTGCGAATAAGTTGCGACACCAGCATTTGGTGCATAATCAACATCAACAGTTATTCCAGTACTACCAAATCCAACAATAGAGGATGTTAAAGTAAAAACATCCTCAGCAATTGAATTGATGACTTGTCGTTGCTGTTCAAACGTTGAATTTATACCTACATTACGTGCTGGCATAGTATTCCCTTATCTCCGATAAAAAAATAGGAGGGATCGCTTTGGCAATCCCCCCATAACAAAGATATCAAGCAGTGTAAATCAGTCGAGGCTGATATTCAGAGTAACCTTGATTTGGTCACCGTTGTTCTGAATGTTGTAAGGACCGTTTGTGAATCTTTCTGCGAAGAAGATGCTGCTATAAAGAGTAGCACTTCCAATACCAGATAGGGCAGGAACAGTTCTAAAGGTATTAGTATTTGGAGTCTCAAAGATTGTATAAGTTGCGGATGTTGTAGTTGTGTTTGCAGCACCAGCAGCAATATAAATTACATCACCAGGAACTAATCCGTGATCAGTAGCAGTAACTTGACTGAAGTTAAAGTAAACGATGTTACCAGTCGCAGACTGAATGTTGTTATCGAGTTCATTACTCAGATATACAATACCAGTTTTTTCATCAATACCAGTGACAACAGTTCCAGCAGGAATAGCGTCAGTTTCTCCAGCAAGGAATCCATGGGTAACACCCATACCTACACAGAGATCTTCAGTAACATTTCTAAAGAATGTTGTAACACCGCTTACAGATCCTGTATTTTTCTTACTAAGAACAATAGTAGTGGTATTCATGATACCAACAACTGTTGCACCAGAAGCAATACCTACACCAATAACTCTTTGGTTAGTGGTAATACCTGCATTTGTAGATACTGTGATTGTAAATTCAGATCCAATACCAGTTGCAGTTGGTTCAGACTTGAATGGGAATAGAGTTACAAATGACTGTCCGATGGTTCCACTAGTCTGTGCCTTAGAAATTGTTGAACCGATACCTACTGAAGCAGCGTGAAGAACACCATTTAGAGCAACAGGCATGTTGTTTGCTCTAACTAGGTAGTAACCATAGCAGTTATTAGCAGCAGAAGTAAAGGTAAAGGTCTGCTCAGCATAAGAAGCAGTTGTTGTTCCTCTACCAAACTCTAGTGCTTGGTTGCTGAATGTAGATGCGTTCTTAACAGTAAGGACAATTACGTTACCGTCAATTGCAGCAACAGTTGCATTAGAACCTACACCACCACCAGATACATAATGACCAACAGCAATATTGGTTGTTGAAGATACGGTAATGGTATATTCGTTGATGTTACCACTTCCAGTTGGAGTTGCAATTGGGGTAACAATTGTTCTTACATTCCACTGACTACCATTCAGAAGAATACCGTATTGTCTTGAATAATCTTCGTCGTTTCTATTATTAATTACTAAAGGATATCCAGTGCTTGCTGCGGTTCCATAACCAACAGATCCAGATGCGTCATATGGTTCATAATACTTCAATTGAGTTGGAACATCACTCTCAGCTGGAGTGGTGTTGCTAGTAAAAAGCTTCAGAATTAAATTTCTTGGAATATTGCGATTGCTATTTACCAGATATCTCAATGACTGTAATTCACCACTGTCTGATACTAATAAAGCCATTTGAAAGGTCTCCGTTACAGTTGTCCGTTATGTTTTTATTTATAAGATTTTAATAATTGTATCAAAGTAAAAGTCTAAGGAATAAAGAACACTTTTTAATTCCAGAACAAGATATTACACTGAAGTCTAAAATGTCCCCAGCAGTAATAATTGTGCTCCAAGTTGTAAGATCTTCATCTCTATTTTTAAGTTGATTACTTAATCTTGGGTATTCAGTTCCAACAATAGATGTAAGGTTATCTGGGAATGTGTCATATCTATCCTTTTGAATATCAATGACTATTGATCCAACATCCTCAGAAACTAAAACCCAGGATTCTATTCTTCCAGTTACATCAATACCAAGTTGTCCTTTAGACCCTGGTGATATATCTTCAGACCCACTATCAAGAACAAAATTAATAGTCCTTGTAAGATCTGCAGTGGTTGCCATCGCAACCCCAAAAAATACATCTCCATTAGATGGAGGTATTGTGAAATGGATATTACTTCCAGATATTTGATAATCTACACCAGGATTTAAAACAACATCGTTAACAGAAATTATTAACTGTTGTTCATTTAAAGGAAAATATGGTTCACCATTGACAGTTAATGGAAATGTTTGAGAAGTTCCATTAAAAGATGATGATATATTATCTAAAAGTAAATTACTATATTGTGTTGATTTTGATGGTATCTCATAATTGACTCCAAGATTATATCGTTGTAATCCTGGATCAATCGTAACATCATATAAACCATCATCAACTGTTACTATAAAATCAGACATTAGAAGCTAACTCCTGGAGACACTAATGCCATTCCATAAACTACTTTTGTCTTTTTACCATTAGATGATTCAATAAAAATATCATATACATATCTCCCCTCAGTCAAAGTTGCCGTTACAGCATCTGACATTTCTAAAGATATTCTTCCATTAATTCTATCAACAAAAGTAAGAATAAAAGGATATGTAGTTGTTGATGTATGATGCTTTCTTAAATTACTCGAAGCAGTATATCCCAACAGATTCAATGGAGTACCATCTTTATTTCTAACAGTTAAATTTATTTGGAAATCTGCACCCTGTTCAATAGTAAGATTTAAGGGTATTGCTGCCATTACACTTCTTCTGAGGGTTTCAAATATTTATAGTATTATAAAGAGCTATATTTATTCAAACCCAACAAAGGTATTTTATCGATATTTTGGGGTGGTGTCAAATTTCGATATATACGGTATAATAGGATGAGCGGTAAAAATAAAAATGACGTTATTCGTAAAAGAAGATATTAAAGCTTTTCATATTCACATTCCCAGAACTGGTGGTAGGTATATTAAAGAAGTTTTGTCTAATAATGGGTATGATCTTTATCACACTGATTATGAGCAATCAATTTATGGCATCAGTATAATGCATTTACATTATCCATTATATGAAATGCTAGAAGACGTTGAGAATTCTAAACAGTTTGCAATTGTTAGAGATCCATTTACCAGATTTGCTTCTTCAGCACACTGTATGATTAATGAATGGTACTCTGATATGGAAGACCAAGTAATTTCTTCATTGGAAACTGAAGAAGGGTTAAAACATTTCATTGAATACCACGCAATTACTAAAAGATATAATTCAAACTGGATGAGACCACAAAATGAATTTTTAAGTGATAAAACCTTAGTCTATAAGTTTGAAGATGGATTGACTAAAAATTTTATTACATGGTTTAATGAAAACTTTAATGATAATGTAGAAATAAAAGAGTATTCCTATTATGGAGATCCAGCAGAATTAAAAGAAAATAAAATAAAAGAAAATAAAAAAATAGAATCCTTAATTAAGAATTACTATTTTGAAGATTATGAAATTTTAGGATATTAATTTTTTATACTTTTGGTAGTTCCCAAGAGGGTTTATTGTATGGAAAATTTATATACCAATCAAATCTAATAACATATTTTGGTTTTTTTCTCAAATCCTCTAGTTTGGGAATCATATCAGAATGATATGACTTACCAGCATCAAAAATAAAAAATGAATTTTCAATACCTTCATTATAATAAGTATTTTTAGAATTAAATAATCCTTTTATTTTTGGTTTTTCTATAGAAACATAAGTTCCATATTTTGGATCTGGATTTGACAAATAGTATATAATACCAATTAGATGTTTACTAATTACATTATCTGTACTGTGATTCCATTCTAAAGTTAGGTAATTATTTGGATCTTCATAATCTACCATTCTAGAAGACCAGCAAGAATGCGGAATTATTTTTTCTGGATCAATTCCAGCATGAATACAATAATTAACTACATGTTTTTTTGCTGCCATACAAAATGTATTCCAGCAATTTTCTTTATATGGATATTCTGGACTATTAGACAAATGATGCCCGTGACAGTCTATGATACACCCACTATTTTGTTTTCCTCTTAATGGAGTCTGATTTGTCTTATTAAATTGTCTATCACAATCTTCACGCATACTATTGATAGTCACTTTATCAAAAAGATTGTATGCAGTATAAAAATAATTATCCTTTACTCTAACAATCTTGGTATTTTTTTCTACCTTTTGTGGGTAAAATGGATATGGAAGATTATCATTCAAAACCCACTTTGGTTTATCATAGTCTAAAAATACTTCTTTTTCTATATTATCTAATCTTTTTTCTATAGATTCTAATTTATTAATCAAGGTTTCTATTGATGTATCCATTTTAAAAATTACAATATTTTTCTTATTTAGATTTTTTTATTGAAGGTGGATTAAAATTTTTAGGTGGTCGATACAAATTTGGCCATGTATCTCTAATAATTTCAGCAAGTTTATATGGAGTTGTTGAATTAATCATGATGCATTATTTTTCCTTGGACGATAAGAATAAAGATTCGTTGGTTTAGGTGGTTTCATCCACTCCTCTATTATATCAAATTTTTCTTCACAATAAAAATCTTGCTGAACATACCACAATTTCCAGTGGTCATGTCCTTTGGATTGATTGCAAGACTTGCAGCAACATACTACATTTCTTGTAATATCTAATCCACCTTTTGATTGTGGAATAACATGGTCAAGAGTTAAATCTTCTTCTGAACCACAATAAGCACATTTATGATTCCAACTTTCTTTTATTTCTTTTCTCCATAATCGTTTTGCTTCAGATTGACTTGTTGTTTGAAGATTGAACAAGTATTCTTGAGGCGATTGGAGAGGTCTCATAAGTGCTTGCAACTTATGAATATTTATTTTAAATTTGTTACAAGCACTTGTTATCGATAACGATTTACCTAACGTGGTGTCCTCCAAACATATACCGCATTCCGTTCAAGATTTTTGCTCCGAACGATCCGAGATTGCGTGAGTTAAATCTTTCAAAAAGGGCAGTAGTAATAACAGGAGCGGGAACCCCCAGATCCACAGCGGTAGAAACAGTCCAACGACCCTCACCGCTGTCGGATACACCTCCAGAGAACTGTTTAAGGCTACCATCCCTGCGTAGCACATCAGCAGTAAGGTCAAGTAACCAAGACCCAACCACGCTACCACGACGCCATAACTCAGCAACCTCAGCAACATCAATATCATAGCAATAGGATTCTGGATCTGCCATTGGGGCAACTTCCGCATCACCTTCTCTAACATACTGAGCACCTGAATTGGCGTTCTTAATGATGTTGAATCCTTCTGCATATGCCTGCATAATGCCATACTCAATACCATTATGAACCATCTTCACAAAGTGTCCAGCACCTGGACCACCACAATGCAACCAACCGTATTCAGCAGAAGTTATGTCTGAGTCAAATTGAGTCCTGGGGGCAGCGTCAATTCCTGGGGAGAGGGCATTAAAAATGCTTGAACAAGTGGAGACCGCAGTATCTCCGCCACCAACCATAAGACAGTATCCACGATCCAGACCATAAACACCACCGCTAGTGCCACAATCAATATATTGGATACCAAGTTTTGCCAAGCGTTCTGCTCTCTTCCGACTGTCCTTAAAATTGCTATTGCCATGATCAATAATAATATCTCCCTCACCACAATATCGTAGTAACTCATTAATCGTTTCCTCTACTGTTTCTGCTGGCACAACCATTTGAAAAATGCCTGGTTGTTGCCCATCCTTTTTTACTACTTTAACAAGATTTTCAATAGTAGTTGCAACTCCATTCACATATCCTTTCTCATATGCTTCCTGTGCTTTTTCATAATTTCTACGATAACCCCAGACTTCTATTCCTGCCTTCATCATACGACGAGACATTCCTTCACCCATTCTCCCTAATCCAATCATTCCTACTTTCATTTTTTACTCCTATTTTAATTTGAGTGGATAATCCCACTTAGTAATAAGTTCTGTTTTTTGCCAAGGTCCCCAAACACCTTCATTATAAAGATATGGCATTGTCATAATGCGACAATGATCTCCAGTACATAAAAGATCATCAACAATTCTCCAAGATTCTAATACCTCATCAGCATGAACAAAGTGTGACTGATCTTCATTTATTGCATCATAAAAAAGTTTTACATAACCATCAATTGCTTTTTCTACTGGATAATGATACTGAAGAATTGCTGATTCTACATTATCATTTAGTCCAGGAGATTTGATGTCAATACGCATATCCAAATGTGGATCTGGTTGTAATCTCATTACAATTCTATCGTTGCATTCGTGCCCATCAAATAATTGTTGTGGTGGAGATTTAAATTTAATCACAACCTCAACACAATTCACGGGCATTTTTTTACCTGTCATAAAGTGAAATGGAACTCCTTTCCATCTCCAGTTATCAATATAAAGATCACCAGCAACAAAAGTTGGAGTTTGAGAACCTTGAGTTACTCCTTCCTCATTTTTATATTCATCATATTGTCCAAGAACTACATTATCACCAAGTCTAGTTGCAGCAAGAACCTTAACCTTCTCTCTGCGAATTTCTTTAGCATCATTTTTACAAGGAGGTTCCATTGCAATTAATGCAAGCACCTGAAGCATATGGTTTTGAAGCATATCTCTTACGGCACCAGCAGTATCATAATACTGGGCACGACCTTCACAACCAATCGTTTCAGTTGCAAAGATCTGAACTTCTTCTATAAAGTTCCTGTTCCAAAGTGGTTCAAGTAAAATATTGCTAAAGCGGGTGGCAAGAATATTATTAACAGTATCTTTACCCAGATAATGGTCAATGCGATATACTTGTTTCTCGCGTAAATATCCAGCCACCACAGATTGTAAATGATTAGCAGATTGAATATCGGTGCCAAAAGGTTTCTCAATAATGACTCTAGATTTTTCTGCGTCATCTAATTTACCTGCCTCTTTTAGATTAGTAATTGCATCAACATATCTTTCTGGAGGAACTGATAGAAAATAAGTGGTGTCATCGCAAGAATCTATCAGTTTTAAAGATTCTAAATCGCTTAAGTCACAAGGAACATAATCAAGTCGTTTAATAAACTCTTGAGAATAGTGTCCTAAAATCTCAACCCAACTCTCCTTACTATGTTTAGTTCTAGAAGCACCAATAATTTTAAATCCTTTTGGTAAAAGATTTTTCTTGTGAAGAGAATAAAGTGCTGGTATGAGTTTCCTTTTACAAAGGTCACCAGTTGCCCCAAATATTACTATTGATTTCATTTTTTATTATCTAAAACAGAGTCCCAATCTTTCTGGAAGAGTTCCAAACCCTTATCAGTCATAATGTTCTTATACATTGCCCAGAATACAATGGGAGGAATTGTAACTACATCTGCACCATTAAGAGCAGATTGTTCTACCTGTCTTACGTCACGAAGAGATGCTGCAAGAATTTGTGTAGATGTTCCTGAGTAATCAAATGCCTTACGGATGTTTTTGATAAGTTCAATTCCATCAATTGAATTATCCATCCAACGTCCAACGAATGGGGAGATGAATGTTGCTCCTGCCTTTGATGCAAGAATTGCTTGTGCCACTGAGAACACAAGTGTTACATTAACTTGAATTCCTTTATCGGAAAGAAACTTGCAAACTTTAAGTCCTTCTACAGTACAAGGGACTTTGATTGTAACAGCAGGAGCGATTGTGTAATATTGTTGTGCTTGCGAAATCATTTCGTCAGCAGTGTCTGCAACTACCTCAGCAGAAATGCTGTCTAAATTTGGAAATATATCCGAAATTTCGTTAATAACTTCTTGAAGTTGTCTACCACTTTTAAGAATCAAAGTGGGATTTGTAGTAACTCCATCCAATAGTCCAGTCTCATATGCTGGACTAATCATTGAAACATCTGCGGTATCTAAAAAGATCTTCATATAAAAATAAGAACTCATTATAATTATAACGGGTTCTTGATAAGATATTAAATTTTGTTATGAATTAAAGACATAATAAAAAAGACCCCGAAGGGTCTTATAAAATCAAAGTGCGTTGCCCCTCGGGAGAACCTCATCTGGAAAGACAAAATTCTCATGAATCTGATCTACTGGAGCCATCCAAGCACGAAGACCTTCGTTTAGAAGGATATTTTTCGTGTAGAACGTTTCAAATTCTGGATCTTCTGCTGCACGAATTTCCTGCGAGACGAAATCGTATGCTCGAAGGTTAAGAGCGAGCCCAATAATTCCAATACTAGATGTCCAGAGACCCATAACAGGTACAAACAACATAAAGAAATGGAGCCAACGCTTATTACTAAAAGCGATTCCAAAAATTTGAGACCAGTACCTATTCGCTGTAACCATAGAATAGGTTTCTTCTTCTTGGGTGGGTTCAAATGCCTTGAAGGTATTTGATTGTTCACCGTCTTCATAGAGGGTGTTTTCAACTGTTGCACCATGAATAGCACAGAGTAGAGCACCTCCCAGTATACCAGCAACTCCCATCATATGGAAAGGATTAAGAGTCCAGTTGTGGAAACCTTGAAGAAATAGAAGAAATCTGAAGATTGCTGCCACACCAAACGATGGAGCAAAGAACCAACTGGATTGACCCAGAGGATACATCAGGAAGACGCTGACGAATACAGCGATAGGACCAGAGAATGCGATTGCGTTATAAGGACGGATGCCAACCAGACGGGCAATCTCAAACTGGCGAAGCATAAATCCAATTAGAGCGAAAGCCCCGTGTAGTGCCACAAAAGGCCAGAGTCCCCCAAGTTGGAACCACCTGACAATATCTCCTTGAGATTCAGGACCCCAAAGTAGAAGAAGAGAATGACCCATAGCATCTGCAGGCGTAGACACAGCTGCCGTGAGGAAATTAGCACCTTCAAGATAAGAAGACGCCAACCCGTGGGTGTACCAACTGGTAACAAACGTTGTGCCAGTAAGCCAGCCACCAAGGGCCAAATAAGCAGTGGGAAAAAGAAGTAATCCAGACCAACCCACAAAGACAAAGCGATCTCGTTTAAGCCAGTCATCCAGGACATCGAACCATCCTCTTTGTGAAATTGGTTGTGAAAGTGTTGAAGAAGTCATAACCTCCTATGTATTTCTCATATTTATCTTAACATTCCTTA